TCTTCCTGTACTAAAGGTTCTCCTTTTTCATAAATTGTATAAGTAGGATTATCTTCCTGTACTAAAGGTTCTCCTTTTTCAGATACCGCATAAGTTGAAAGTTCTTCATGTGTTAAAGGTTGACCAGTTTCATTTACAGAGCCAATCGGCTTCTCTTCCTGAATAAGAGGTTTACCTACCTCATAAGACACTTTATTTTCTGATTGAGGAGTTTCAATCTCAGGAACAGACTCTGTTACAGAAGAATAATTAGGTTGTACTTCTTTGGAGATTTTAGGAGTTTCTTGCTTAGGTAAGCTTTTAACATCATTAGATTGACTAGAAACTTCTGAAAATGATGAAGATACCTCTTTAGTATCTCTCTCTAAATAGTTAGTCATAGACTGATTATCTCTAGCTGAAGACTCACTTTTAGAAGCCGATACCTCTTGGGTTGCTTTAGGTGAAGGGATTAAAGTCTCATCACTTTTATTTACTGTAGAACCCTCTAATTTTTCAACAGACTCCTGCACCTTGTTACTGTCTGAAGAAGGTAAAGAAGAACTACCTAAAGAATTTTTCACAGATAAAAGCTCAGGATAATCAACCCTATTATCTTTATTATCATCTTCTGAAATACCTTCTACCAAGGAACTTAATTGAAGATTAGGTACAGTTGAAACAGAACTTGCAACTTCTTTTTCTTTGTTTACATAAACTTCCTCCTTGGCTTCGATAGGAGCATCCTTCAATTTCTCATCACCAAAATTCTTAACGGCTCCATTAGATGAAGAAGATACCGCTAATGAGTGATCTCTACTTTCTTCTGACGTGAAGCTACTAGACACTTCTTCAGGTGTACCTTCGGAGGTTGCTATAGTTTGTTGAGAATTAATAACAACAAAAGCACCACCCACCACTGCACTTGTAGTAGCTCCCGACATTAAAACATTTTTAAGAGATTTATTCACACTTCTATACCCTTCTTATATTGATAATCTCCTAATCGTTTTAAACTAAACTACACGACCTATTTCATTTTTGAAAAGTCATATCTAAGTATAACAAAATTTCTGTATTTTTTGCAAACTTTTTCTTGATTTTACATTGAAAAACTACTAAAGTTTTTGGAAAACAACTAAAACCTATAGTAAAAACCCTACTAAACAGTTAACGTAGTACCTTTGTAAAACTTATTAAAAACTAAAAAGACTATCTAAAAGAATTTCTTCTTTCGGATAGTCTTTATTTAGAATAGTTTAAGTCAAAACCCTTAAACACCTTATCTAACTAAAGGTTATAGAGATTTTCAATCAATTTCTGATACGAAGGAACCTCTTTAAACCAGATATAGTTATATAGAACTTAGAGAGTTCAACTTTAATATTAGTCTTCTTTTTTCTTCAATGAAGCAAGACCTAACGCACCGAGTGCTAAACCAGCCATCCCAAGCATAGCGTTATCTCCACCACCTGTATTTGGCAACTCAGCTACAGGAGCCTCAGTATTACCACTTGGAGCAGACGTTGGAGCTGCACTTGTAGAAGTACCTACTGCATTTGGAGCTTCAACCACGTTATTTGCAAGTGGACTTGCAGAAGGAGACTCATTAGAAACAGTCGGCTCTACCGCCTTCTTATCTGCAGGAACAACTTCCACATCAGATACCGCAGGGGCTTCGTCAATGCTTGGTTTCTCATCTTCTACAGCTGGTTTTGGATAACGACCATCATTGAAGGTATCACCAATACCATATTCAGGTTCAGGTTTCAATGTTGATAAGTCAAACTCAGGTACCTCATTGATAGCAGGTTGACCGTCCATATCACCATTTACACCACCTGTGAACTCAGGAACATCCAATACTGGTGGTAATTCTTCACCCGCAGTACCTACAGCACCTGTAAACTCAGGAACTTCATTGATTGCAGCGTTACCGTCTACATCACCATTTACACCACCGTTAAACTCAGGAACTTCAACAGTTGGAGCTGCTTCGTTACCAAAGCTATACAAAGCTTCACGAAGTTTAGTCTCTGTAATTTCCCCAGTGTTCAAATCTACTGCAAAGGTAGTTGTATTACGGTAAACAATACCATCTTTCTTCTCTAACTCAACAATTGGTTTGGCACCTACACGGATAACTGTTTCAGTTGCAACACCTGCATGTTTTGTAGATGAACTTTCAGTAATCGCACCTGTAAGTGGGTTTACTGTATAAACCGTTGTTGTGATGTCTTTACCATTATGACCTAAGAAGATTTCATTCTCAGTTCCTTTAGTCTTCAAGACATCTCCAACATACTTACGAGGTGAATTAATAATAGTTTCTACAACCTTATCTTTAGCAGCAACTTTTACAATAGTGGTAGTTGGGTTCACTACTACTGGTTTACCAGTATTTTCTGTGATACCACCAGTTGTAGGGTCTACTGTGTAAGTAGTAGTAACTGTACTTGTACCGTCAGTACCCTCTACTGTAATATCCTTATCACCTTTTTCACGAGTCGGATCTTTCTCATAACGAGTTTCTTTTGGAATAGCAGTTACTACTACTTTATCCTTAGCTCCAACCTTAATAATTGTCTCAGTTGGTTGTTTCTTAACAAACTTCGTAACAGCTTCGTCAATCTTACCAGTTGATGGGTTCATACTATAAGAAGTACGAGTCACTTCGATACCGGGAACTCCTTCTTCACGAACGTTCTCAGTACCTTTTTCACGAGATTTGTCTGCAACATATTTCTCTGGAGAAGGAATTGGAGACTCTTCTTCTTTATCTGTAATCAAAGTACGAGAAGTTGTTGTTGGTTTCAACTCACCTGTGTTAGGGTCTACTGTAAACTCAGTTTTATTCTCTACTACGGAACCACCAGTCTTACCATAGTCCACCTCAGGTTTACTTGCTACTTTTACAATTGTTGCAGTAGGTTCAGACTCACGCACAGTGTTTGTAGCTTCTGTAATCGTACCTGTAGTAGGATTTACTTTATAAACAGTTGTTGCAACTTCTTTACCAGCTTTACCCAGAACTTCAACGTTTGGAGTTCCTTTGACACGACTATCATCGTTCTCATATTTCTTAGGTGACGGAATTGCAGTTACAACTACTTTATCTTTAGCTGCAACTTTTACTACAGTTACTCCTGCAGGGTCAACTACTGGTTGACCAACTGTTTCTGTAATAGCTCCTGTATCAGGATTTACAGTATACACAGTTGTTACGGTACTTGAACCTTTCTTACCTGCTTCTGTAATGTTTTCAGCACCCTTTTCACGTGTTGGGTCTTTTTCATAACGAGTAGTTGGCTCAATTTGAGATACCACAACCTTGTCTTTAGCTGCAACTTTAATAATCGTTGCAGTTGGCTCAGTAATTACTGGTTTACCTACTGTTGGAGTTACTTTACCACTTGCAGGGTCTACAGTGTATGTAGTCGTAGTGACTTTCTTACCTGCTTTACCGGGAACTGTGATATTCTCAGCACCCTTCTCACGAGTAGGGTCTTTCTCATACTTCTTAGGTGAAGGAATTTCTTCAGTAGATACCGTAGGCTCTTTTGTTGCACCGTAAGTAACTTTAGAAGTTGGTGTTACATGACCTGTGTTTTCATCGACCACATAAGTTACTGTCGTAATCTCAGTACGACCTTGGTCATCCTTACGACTTGTTACAGTAGGTTTTGTACCAACAGTAACAATTGTGTCAGTTGGTGCTGTTTCAGTAGTTGTCGATTTCTCTGTAATATCACCTGTAGTAGGATTTACGGTATAAACAGTTGTTACTTTACGAACACCCGGGGTACCTGCTACCTCTGTATTTTTTGAACCATAATCTTTAGACTCAGAACCACGATATTTCTTAGGCGAAGCAATTGGAGTTGATACCACTTTATCTTTGGCTGCAACCTTAACAATTGTCTTAGTAGGAGGTGTAGTTACAGGCTGACCTACACGGTCTGTAATGACACCTGTAGTTGTATTCAAATCGTAAGTTGTTGTAGTTTCTTTACGACCCGGTGTTCCTGCTACCTCAATATTTTTTGCACCTTTTTCACGTTCTGGGTCTTTGACAAACTCTTTCGGAGAAGCAATAACTTCAGTCACAGTCTTAGGTTTTGTACCAACTGATACCACTCGAGTAACCGCAGGCTCTGTTTTTGTAGTCGGAGCGTTTGGTGTTACTGCACCTGTTTCTTTGTTCAAAGTGTAAGTTGTTGTTTTAATCGTTTTACCGTCTTTACCAACTACTTTGTCTGAACGAACATCACGATCCGCTTGTGGATTTGGCTCATAACGAGTGTCAAATGGGATGCGAGTTTCTTCTACTTTTGGTTTTGTCCCTACTGCAACTGAACTATCATCAATTGGAGAAGGTACTTTCTTACCAGCCTCAATATTATCTGCTGCAGAATAAGTAATCTCCTTCACAACTCGCTCAGATACCGACTCTGTAACCGCACCTGTGGTTTCATTGACAGTATAAACTGTTGTCTTCTCCACAGTCTGTCTTCCTCTTTGGATGGTTTCTACCTTGTCTTTTGCTGCGACTTTTACAATGGTTGGAGTTGGGTCTTTTACCTTCTCTACGTTTCTTTCACCTTCACTTACTGTTCCGTTAGATCGGTTTACAGTATAATACTGTGTAACTTTGTTAATACCGTTTTCTCCGGGAACTGTAATGTCTTCCGACCCTCTCACACGATCTGGGTCTTTTACAAACCTTTTCTCAGTCGGTTGAATCGCTTCATTAGTTACAGTAGGTTGTGTTCCGACTTTTTTAACCCCTTCTTCTGGGTACACTACAGTACCCCATTCTGCTTCCCAAGTACGCCCTGTTTCTGTATCTCTCCAAGTTACCCAAGTTCGAGAACCATTTTTAGGTTCGGATTCTGTATACATTGCTCGTAACGTGTAATTAGGGTCTGCTTCATAAACCCATTGAATTGGAGGAGTATCCGTTAGTGTTCTTCTACTTACTTCTACATTAGCAGCATGTACCTCTCCGCTTTCTCCAATCAAATTCCCTAAAACAGGAATCTGACTCAAAGCACCCGGAGTAGCCATGAGAGCTGTAGCAAACATAGCACCAACTAAACCGTAGGCTTTATGTTTTCTAAACGTATATTTGTTTTTATTATCATGCATGAACTAAAAACCTCTTCATATTTATTTTATTTATGAAACTATTTTAGCATGACATATGGTCATTGTCAAAAATAAAAAGTAAAAAGTTTAGTTTTTTACTCGACTTGACCAAAAAGGTATGCTATACTTAATTCAAAATATCTTATGCATAGGAGTATATTTACATGAAATTTGATAGAAAGCGACATTATTCGCTTAGAAAATACAAATCAGTTGGACTTGCTAGTGCAATTGTTGGTTTAAGTATGTTAGGAACTACAGGAGTCTTAAATGATGTACCTGTTGTTGGGAGCTTATTTGGAGTTAGTGAAGTACATGCTGCTAGTGTGTCTAGTTCTGTTACATTTGTAACAGACTCAGGGTCGAGTGTGAGTTCAGAACCTATTGAGTGGCAGCGTATTAATAGAGGACATGAAGATAGTTTCACAGTAACTATTAAAGCTCCCACTGGTTATGTTTTCACAGATAATAATCAGTCACATATTAGTTTTGAAAAAGCAAGCCCTGAAACTCTTAACTTAACAGTTAGAAAAGTTGGTGGACGAGACTTCAATGGAAATACTACGGATGGTTATAATTACAATACTTCAGATGGTCGTGTAGATGGTGACGGAAGTATTTCTACAGTTTATCAACCAAATCCAAATGGTAAAGCAGGTGAACAGAATGTAGTCTCTCAAGGAACTCCTGGTAAAAGTAGATATCATAGTGATGATGGAAGGAACTATACAACCATTTATGAACCCGGAACTCCTCGTGTAGTTTCAGTAGGAACACAACCAAAAGTAACCACAGAAGAAATCCAACCCACAGAAAAACGTTATGTTGCAGATAAAACTCGTGAAAGAGGTGCTGAGGATATTGAGGAGAAAGGTCAAGTAGGTCGTAAAGAAGTAACAACTACCTATACTTTAAATACTTCAAATGGAACAGTTAGCCCAAACGCACCAACCTCTCGAATTATTTCAGACCCAACTCCAACCATTGTAAAAGTCGCAGCAAAAGACAAGGTAGAAACCATCCAAAGAGGAAGACAGACTGTGGAGAACCTAAACTAAATACCTAGAACAGACCGAACCATCGGCTTTTTATTTTGTCTAAACGAGCATCAAAATCCTTCTAGAACCCAAGTTCAAACCGAACTTAAATAAGATACCGCTAACCTCTACTCTCTTTTAGAAAACGAAAAGAGGGAAGCCGACCAAACTGACTTCCCTCTACTGTGTACAAAATTTTTGAAAGAGTTACTCTAAAACAGTTTAAACAACCTGCTTTATCAAATCAATTAACGAACCCACGCACCACTTGCGTTTACAGTGTAACCACCAATAGTTGTGTTCATTGCAAGAGCACCGTTAGTGTATGAGTAGTACCATTTTTCACCAACTTGATACCAACCAGTAGCCATAGCTCCGTTTGATTTCAAGTAGTACCAAGTACCGTTGTCGTTAACCCAACCTGTAACCATAGCTCCTGAACCGTTTAGGTAGTACCAAGTTCCGTTGTCGTTAACCCAACCAGTTTGCATAGCACCTGAACCATTGAAGAAGTACCAAACTCCTTGAATGTTTGCCCAACCAGCACCTTGCATTTCACCAGCTGCATCTAGGAAGTACCAAGTACCACCATCTTTGATCCAACTGTTTTCAACGGCTTTACCTTCTTTGATAAATTGCCATTTACCACTTTCAAGCTTATTCCAACCGTCTTTTACTTCTGGTTTTGTTTCTTCAGGTTTTTTGTTTTCATCGTCTGCTTTTGTTACTTTACCTACTAATTGTGGGTTTTTCACAAGAGTAGCTTTACCGTTCGCTACAGTTACTTCAAGTTTGTAGATACCACGGTCAGATTTAAACTCAACTGTTTGACGACCTTCAGTAGCTTTTACAGTTACTTCTTTACCGTCCAATTTCAAAGCTTTACCATCAAAACCAAGAACTGCAATGTCTTTCACTTCTGGAGCTGGTTTTGGCATGTAAGCTGAGTCACCACGATACGCATAAATATCGTTGATTGTGATTGTGCTTGACGTGTCATGAATTGCACGTTTTACACGCTCTTCTTCTTTACGATCAGCTTCTGCTTTTGCTTCTTCAGCTTTCTTAGCTTCGTCAGCTTTCTTAGCTTCCTCTAGCAATTTCGCAGAGTCTTTATCTGCTTCTGTTGCTTTGTCTACTTTAACATCTTTTGGCAATGTTACATTTGCTTCTGATGCTTTTGCTGTTTCATCAGCAGATACCGCACCTTGAGCGGCGAAGAGAACTGCACCTAGTGCAGCTGTTGATAATAGAAGTTTTTTGTGCATTAAAACTTACCTTCTTTTTATTTTATTTATTGACGGAAAACCCACCAATATGTGACATCTAGGACTCGAACCCAAGGTAGAACCAACCCTGTAAAGGATTTTTCTAACTCACTTATATTTACTTAACATAGTTTACCACAAACAAAAGGAAGTGTCAAGGAAAAACTGTACTTTTTCAAAAACTTTATTTTACATTGAGTATTTTACCATAAAATTAAGATTTTGTCAAATAAAAAAGTTACTCCTACGAATAAGAGTAACCAAAAATCCAGCAAGGCAGTCCATCTTTGTACTGAAACTTCTTTTATTATCACTTATGAGTATACACTACTTTTCACAATCTGTCAAGTCAGAAACTTTGCTTTTAGAAAACTTTAAGAAAAGAAATATCATTCTACAGGAATAATACGAACTTCTTCTTTTGGTTTTTCTTTGTTACTCATACTTGGTTGTGATGAACTACTTGGACGAGAAGTTGAACTAGAAGAACTTGAAGAAGATGGGATACCACTCTGTGCTTCTTCTTTCTTACTGCTAGGGGGTGTACTTGGCTCTATAATTGGCTTGTAGTTGGGGTCTTCTACATACTTAGGAGAAATAACTGCAGTGATAGCTACACCACTTAAAATATAAGATGTGTTTGGAACACTTGAACCATCTACCCATAAACTACCTACAGGAGATGAATCACTAATCAAGAAACCACTACGCTTTATCAAACCTTCTAAAACAAACCCTTTTGAACGAGCTTCTGCTAGAGTAGTAATGCTATTTGCAGAAACATAGTTAGATTTCTGACCAGTTAACTTTGTCTTAAAAGCTAACCAAGACAACTGAGTAGCTAATTGTTTATTATTCTCTATCAAACCTTTCCCTTCTTTTTCAATCAGGGAAATAAGAGAAGATACCGCTGCATACTTTTTATAACTCTCTGCTTCCTCTACCAAAGAGGAGAAATCTTCAATACCTTTTGATACCACAAAAGTACCATCTTTAACCACACCATATTGACTCAAAACCTTTGTTATAAAGTGATTTAAACCACTATAGTCTTTAGCAACAACTTCTAAACGCTTGAGCATTTCTTTATCAACATCCCGATTGCTTTCTGCAATCCTAGTCGTCTCAAGTTGAACCAACTGCTCCAACTGCTTTGAGTCAGGTAAAATATAAGCACTATCCAAGAAGTCTAATATCTGAACGTAAGACTCTAACCGAGTAACATTCTCAACCATAGCACCTTTATCAACACCTGTGCGAGATAAAACTTCTTTTGCACTTTCAACTAATCTAGCCGTTGTGTTTCTATCTGCTACAGTTTTATCTTTATCCACTCTTTCCAATTGGCGAGTTACTTTAGCCAATAATTCAATATCATCTACCGCGCCGATAGATAGATTATCTTGCACAAACTCAGCAGGAACATCAGATAAACTAGAACTCAATTTAGAAGATGACCAAGAACTAGTGCTTCTATACTGGTAAATAATTAAACCTACCAAAACTAAAATAGAACCCAACCCACAAGCTAAAACAATAAGATACCGCTTATCTTGTTTCTTTAATCTTTTCTTACTCTCCTTATCCTTTAACCAATTGGGAGGAGGTGGTGGGGTTTGATTTAATCGTGTAAATTCCACTATTCTGACACCTCCTGTAAGGCTTTATAGGTCTTTTCATCTAGTACGTTGATAGAGTCTGCAATACTAGGATTTGATACCCATAGCTTATACAAGGACTTCCAAGAACCTAACTTAGACTCAAAGTCTTTATCAGCTGCTTCTTCTGCTTTTATAGCAGAGATGGATGGTAATTCAGTTAATTGTTCCACCTCTACACTTGTACTACTTAAATCTTCTGAGTCTAATACCTTGTAATGTGCATCAACCCCACTTCCTGAAATCTTACTAACAGTATTTGGCTGTGACCAATTCGGAACCGAACGAGAGCCATTTAAAAACAACTGTAAGTCTTTCCCCAAGTTCGTATACTCCTTATAAGTATCCGCTACTTGTGGGCTTGTATTTGGCTCATCATACCCAGTCCAAATAGCAACTGAATATCCGCCATTGGTTATAGAATCATACCATGCGTCAGAACCTCCTGAACCATAAGGCTTGGGTGGAGATACCGAGTCATCAAAGGCAACTGTACCAGTCTTTCCTCCATAACCTTCATATTCGGCAATCTTTGCAGCAGGAGCGGTGTAACCAGTCTGAGGAACACCTCTTAACATTTGAGCTAATACAAAAGCAGTGGACTCTCTCATAGCTCTGTAAGATACCGCTTCTATCTTCTTTTCAGAACCGTCCACAAAGGTTATACTATCCACAAAACGAGGTTCCGTATAAATCCCTTTGTTATTGATGGCATTATAAGCAGCAGAAGCCTGTAATGTAGAAATATTTAAACCAATACCATCCACAGAAGAGTAACTGTCTTTTGTGTCTAACCCTAAGCCATGTAAAAAAGTTTTCATTCTCCTAGAACCTAGAATCTCATCGTCAATTCGAGCTACTGGAGTATTTAAAGACAAACGAAGAGCTTCTTGTAAAGACTTTTTACCGTAGGTATACTTACCCCAATTGTACATAATAGCATTTGAACCGGGATACTGATAGTTATCAGTAGACATTAAAGTTGCAGTGTTATACTTATCGCCACCTAAATACTCAAATAAAGCACCGTAAGCCGTAAAAGGTTTCATAGAAGAGCCTGACGACCTTGTTTGTTGAATAGCTCTATTTAACTCATCATTTTCTTGTCTGGAACCAACCATACCAACTACTACACCCTCAGAGTTCATAACAGATACCGCTATTTGTTGGTTTTCATCTTGAAACTTCATAGCCAAAACCTTTTCACGTATCTGCTGAAAAAGGTCAGGGTCTAAAAAAGTCTTAATATTTAGAGTCGCTTTCTGCGTGTCATACCCTAAAGCTTCAACTTGCGCTTTTACGCTATCTGTATAAACCTTAAAGCGCAAGTTCTGTTGCCTTAATTCTTCTTGAATGTGATAACGCTCTTTCAATTGACTTACTAAATCAACCTGACTTGCTTTTTCACGCTCATCAGAAGAAATTAAACCACGAGACTCCATAATACCTAAAACAACCTCAGTACGCTCCTTAGCCCCATCAGGGTTTTCATATAAGTTATAAGCCGTAGGAGACTGACCCAACCCTGCCAAATAAGCCTGCTCTGCAATATTTTCAGGAGTTCGCTCTGCATAGTCCGAAGGAGTTTTACCAAAGTACACATCCATAGCAGCAGATACCCCTATTGCACTCTCTGCAAATTCTAATTTATTGACATAAAAGCTTAAAACCTCTTCCTTTGAGAAGTTTTCATCCAATTGTTTAGATAAGAACCACTCCCCTATCTTTCTAGTAAAGGTAGATGTCAACTCACCACGCTCATAATAGGTATTCTTTATCAGTTGTTGCTCCAAAGTAGAACCACCGCGAGCCACATAACCTTTATCCACTAAAGAACGAGCTTTCCCTACAAACACACCTAATAAAGCCTTCGTAGAAAAGCCGTGATTTGTCCAAAAATCTTTATCCTCCGTTGCAATTAAAGCATCTCGATACAACTCAGGAATCTCACCATACGTCAGAGGTTTTGAAATCTTACTCGTCTCTTTCCAAATTACTTGTCCATTCTTATCGGTAATCTGACTTGTGCCAAAGGTATTCAAACGGTAACTATCAACCTTCGGTAACTTCTGTAATTCCAAATATACAACAAGAGTAGATACCAATAAAGCAGATGCGAAAGCACCTGCAATGGAAAAACCAATTATTCTTTTAATCTTTGCTTTCTGAATCTTCTTCATCTTCAAACCTAATGTTTTGCATTTCACAAGCATATTCTACTAAGCTATGTCGAGTTGGTGCGGATAAATTGTTAAATTCTTCTTCTGATAATTTGTTCTCAGCAAAAATTTTTGCTAAAGTAAACAAACAAGAAGCATATAATTCATTAGCCACTTCACCTGATTTTACACCTAACTCTTTTTCTACAGTTTCAGGTAATAATAATAACTGAGAAAAACTTGTCATCATCGCCTTCAAAAGCTCAAAGCGCATACCATTTTTAGAAGCAACAAATTGATCAACATAAAGATTACCGTCTTCACCTTCTACTACTGCCACCTCTAAAATACCGCGTGTGGTTTTACGATTCTTTAATAAGTTTTGATTGAAAATCAATAATTGCTTTAAGGTTTCTTCTACTGGACTTCTATCACTATCAAATTTAACCATGTTTATTCTTCTTTCTTACTTCTTACATTTGGAAGCTCACCGGGAAAACCAACAATCTCACCAACTCGTAAATTCGACACCGCTTCAGAACCATCTACCAAAGCAAAGTTACGCTGATAAACTTTAATAGCATCAGGAGAATGATAGGATGTTCCAAAATAAAGAGCGATATAATCTAACAAAGACGAGAAAATTTGGAGAATACAAGCTGAATCACTAGTATCACAAGAACGAATAGAAGCTCTAAATAAGGCAATAGACTGTTTGTAGGATACCGGAAGAACCACTCCTTTATCCAACTTAGGTAATAAAAAGTCCACCAAAGTTTGTAAAATAGGCATAGTTTCCTTGGACTCAGCGCTTATTTTTACTTCAACCCTAGTCAATTTATGCTCTATCAAATAAGAAACAGTCTCAAGAACCGACTCTTTATCATAAGACTGCTTTAAATCTTTAAAGTCCTCTATCGTTAACGAACCATTTGCAACCTGTTTTATAGCTTCTATCAACTGATTCTAAACCTACTTTCTAATTTTCTAAACTATTCCAAACTTCCTTAAACAAAGCTTCCAAACAAGGAACTGCAATGGAATTACCTGCTTGTTTATATAACTGCAACTTAGATAAACCTACTGCTTTTGCTTTCTCATAATCTTCTGCAGAAAACCCCATATAAAGCCAAGATTCTTCTGGTGTAATTTGTCTCATAGTTAGAAATTGAGAAACTTCACTCATAGATTGAGATACCGATTCTTCTTTTTCTTCAAAATTAAATAAACCAAAACCACTAGCTTGAGGTTGTTCTGAAAACCACAAGACAGAAGGGTCTTTTGCTAGAACCTCTCTAGGCTCTCTTAAACCCCTCTCATACTCCACGAAAGGATAAGCTTGAGGATTTGTACTTGAACTTGGGAAAAGCTTCTCAGGGAGCTTAAAATTGACCGATTCTAACACCATCTTAGGACACTTATAATCAGTTGCTAACAAACAACTAACCTTGCCACTTGGATAAAGGCAACGAGTACGCAAACCTAACGTATCCTCACGAGTTTTATAATCACCAAAATAATGTACTGAACCCTCATTCTTCAAGTTATACTTAAACCTTGATATTTGTAGCTCTGTTGCATATTTTTTCTCTTCTTCACTCGAAACCAAACAATCTGACATATCCTTTCGAGAATCAAACCCTACTGGGAACCGATAATGTTTATGTTCTCCTCGAATCGATACTGCAAAAACCCTTTCTCGATTTTGAGAACTCCCAAAGTCCTTGGCATTTAATACACCGTAATAAGTGGTGTAACCCAATCCTCGTAAAATAACCAACCATTCATGGAAACCATCTAAGAACTTATTACTCAATAAAGCTTTAACATTTTCAAGGAGCAACACTTTAGGAAGTTTACCCTCAATAAGTCTTTGACACTCCCACAAAAGAGAAGAAGAAGTACCTGAACCCTTTTCTAACCCACGTTGTTGACCTGCTGTACTGAGATCCGTACAAGGAAAGGAATATGTAAATAAGTCAAAATCAGGTAAATCATTAGGGTTTATCTTAGTAATGTCTCCAAAATTCTTTGTTTCTCCATGAATCGCTTCATAGGCTTGATGAGCATACATATCAATCTCAGATACCCCTACAACCTCATAATCAAGACCTAAATTTCGTAAAGCCATGTGCTGACTACCTACTCCTGAGAAAGCTTCAAAAACTCTTAGAAAAACCAAAATTATCCTAACTCCTTTGTAAACATGCCACGTAGACCATCAAAACGACTACCTACATTTGGGAAAATTCCAACTAAAACCGTATTTTCTAACAGTTCGTCAATCGGAAAACCTTGCTTACCTAACCTTTCATAAGCCCTAAAGGAAACACAATCTACAACAGTAAAGTCAAAACCTTCGTCATCACCTTCTAACGGTGTAAAAATCAATGTGTACTTCATCAAAAAACCTCAAATTTCTAAATATGAATTTGGAACTTCAAAGCTTGTGTACGCAACAAAGATAAATCCAAAGGAGGAATTATATAGTCTGCACCATATTCCAAGGGTTCTAATATCCGATAAGGTTTTCTTCTATGCTTCGGATTTTCCATCTCTAAGAAAGCACCATTTAAGTTCATAGCACGATACCGCTCTACGAACTGACAACCCTCTTCCTCAGTTAACCCATACTTTTCAAGAAGTTGGCGCATATGCTCTACTTTCTCTGTCGGCTCCTCTACTTTTACAAACCAATCTCTTAGGTTAAACAAAGGCGGTAAACTACTTACCGAAAAAGGAACATTCGCCAAGGTAGAAGGCTCATACTTTGTTAGTTGGCGCTTATAAGGCAAGAGAGGAAACCGTTCTCCTGTTGGTTTATATTCATAAAAGACCCCACTAGGCTCATAACGGAAAATATCCACACCTTCTTTTTCCATAAGTTCTGTTAATAAATCAACTAAGCGCTTCGGTTTTCTAAAGAAACCACTCATACAAGGAATAGTATCAGAACTATCGCCTCGAATAATCTTAGTCGCTAATAAACTATTGTAGGGAGCAAAACCACTCAACTTCTTCACAGAAGTTTTCCGCTCCAAAATACGCTGATAACTATTTGGAGTAATCTGCTCATAATTGTGTAACTCAGGAAAACCATCTTCTGCATAAGTTTGAGTTGCTGGGTACATATAAATAGAAACTTGTTCATCAACTAAAGGAACCATATCTAAATCCCCTGTTAATACACAAATCGGATTATTAGGATATTGTTCTTTTGCAACGCGAACTGCTTCTGCAATTAAATCATCAGCCTCATAATTATCCTTTTGCAGAACGCAAGCACCGACACCGCGGAAAAGATTTAAACAAGTTTCCGCTGAATTCCACCAATCAGGAGCTAGTCTAGGACGACCTGACTTATATGTACCTGCTTTACCTTCATTCTTTAACAATGTTTTTATATACTCTTTGCGAGACCAAATCTTTGAGTCTGCACAGATAACCATAGGATTATAACCGCCACCTGATAACCTATTTGCAAAAAACTTCAACATAGAGGATAAGACCGTAGTATCTACAATCACAGTCTCCTGATAAATAGAACCTCTCGAATCCTCTCTCTCTACTGTAACCTCTGCTGTTAAAGTTACACCGTTTGCGCGCATCCCTTGAAAATATTTATGTACTAAGTGGTTAAAGTCAACCACCCATACAATCTTTGACATATCCAATAATTTTACTTCTTTTGTTGTCATAAACTGCTTCTTTCTTTCGTCTGATGAGACTAAGTATAACATAAATTTGATGATTTTGCAAGGTTGAAACCGTTGAGTGAGGTAAAAAAGAAAACTACGAAACAAAGCCGTAGTTTCAAATCATTTACTTCAACAAAGCTTTTTGAAATATCACATCAAGCAAACCTGAGGTTAAAGTTGAATTTAACTTAGTTATATCACAAGAGGTATATAAGAATCTTGTAACTTTTTCAGACTTGTTCAACCCAAAAGCCGAATAGATCTGAGTTTTTGCTTCATGATAGTTAAACCTAATATAAAACTGAGAAGTTTCTTTGCCAACCTTAACATAAAAATCTAAACAAGCGAACCTATTTCTCAACTCTGGAGAGGAAAGTAAGGATACCGAGACCTCTACTTGTTGAGCGTTCCACTCAAAAACTTGCTTTTTCAAAATAGGAAGTGAAATAGACTCAGAACGTAAGTTGTACTTGTACTTCCCAAAAACTTGAAAAACACTTAAGTATTGAGGTTGGTTCAAAACGGTTTGAACGTACGCTTTGAAATCATCTTTGCTGATAAAAGGCTTTGAATCAAGTTCCTCAAAATATTTTCGCTTTATATCAGAATCTATATCTGCTAAATTTAATTCATCAATTTCTGGATTGTAAAACATGAAAACTCCTAATCTTAACGTTTAATTTTATTTTTACGCATGAACTTATCAATAGCGTGAGGGACTTCTAAAACTAGCTCAGTAGGATTAAAGTAAACCTCAATTAAAGCTTCGATGGGGTCTTCTAAAGCATCACGCTCTTCCTTAGACCAATATACATAGCTTGTGTAAGTAAACCCTTCTTCCGGATGCCCATTTTCTGCTTGGTTAAAAGGTGTACTTTCAATCCAGAAACCTTTATATTCGAATTCAATCATAGTTAAACCACCTTACTTTGAAACCAACTGTTTCACTTGCTCTTCCACCAAATTCAAGATATCAAACTCTTCTAAACCGCTCTTCAAACTAGAGAAGAAAGAGTCTACCAATTCAGGAGAGAATTTAGACACCAAGTAATCAATATCACTCAAACCACGTATAACTTGAACTTTTGTCTTAGAAGATACCGCTTGACCTTTTCTAAATGTACGACTTGTACCAATAACGGCACAGGCAACAACACTATACCCAAACGAAATCTCTTGTAAAACTAGTTCTTCTTTATCTTTAATCTGCAAGAAAAACATGGCATCATAAAAGGTGAAATTATAAGAGGAATCTACTACCTCTGAAAAAGACCGTGGAACATAATCTAAATGTTCTTTTTCTCCTTTGAGCCATAATAGATAAGTTGCATATAACCAGATGGAAAGCTCTCTTTTCTTTGTCATGATAAAATCTCCGTTTTTCTTTAATATACTTTTACTATACTACAAAATTTTAAAATTGTCAACTAGATAAAAGATACCGAAGTGAAAAAGAGGAGCAACCGCTCCTCTTTTATTTTACATAACCTAAACTAGTATAAGCAGACCACAAACCTAACTTCGTAAGCGCAGACTCAAATACATTGATGAAGTCTAACATATATTCTCGTGGAATTAAACCAGACAAACGGTCTGCATCTTCATAAAACATACCAACTTCCGTAAATTCAGCTAGTTTACCATTTGGACTTGAGAGTCTATAAAGGTATTGGTCTCGCTCATCTGTTGGTGCAATCGTAAAAATATAATAAGCTTTGGAATCAATTAAGATAGAGTATGAAAGACCCATTTTGTTGACATTCAATAAGGAGGTTGGGGTTGCTTCTGCGTAGCTTTGCTCATCCAACATAGAATGTCGCAAAAGAGACTTATAGAAGTCCGACATACGAAGAAACGTTGTTCTTAACTCTTTTCTAGCATCCACTTTTGTTGCATGTTGTCGTTTTACTAACTGTTTAGCAGTTGGAAAAATTTGCAAAGAAGTCGATAAGAAATGTTTAAAGGTTTGAGACCATGTGTTTTCTTTACTGAAAATAAGCAACAAATTATTTACAAAAGGAGCTAAATAATCAGACGGTAAATCTGAAGCTAATTTCTCAAAATCGCTATAATCCGTGAAGATACCATTCGTAACTTCCTTAAACTGAGGATTGTTTCTTACATAAGGAGTTACTGCAAAAGCTAGTTTATTCTCTTGGTTAAACGTAAAACTAAAAGTGTACCAAGTTAAATAGTTTTGTCTTAACACATTTACAAAACAACCTTGATTATCAATGTTTAAAATCATAGTATCAGTATTAAATTCAGTCGTAACTGGTCCGTTCAGTTCTTTTCTCAACCTCTCCCAAGTATCTACCAAAGCAGTTGCTACTAAGGCGAAACGTTGTTCTTTTGTAAATTGTTTTAAATTTATCATTTTAAATCCTCTTCCTAAACTCAAGTTCCTTTTCCAACTTTTTTAAAACTTCCTTCAAAGTAAATTCTAAACCAAATCGCTGAGATTCACTTAAAGGTGCTAAAATCTCAGAAACATAAGAATGCCACTCACTATCTTGTGTGTTAATGCTACCTCGTGTAAAATTGTATTGAAGTTTATTTCTAATATAAAAATGAACACTTGAACGTAATACATAATCAGCAACTCCCATTTGCCAATAATCATACATACAAGAACCTACTTTTCTAATAGATACACTGCAACTAGGTAACTTATTATCTCGATAAGAAACAAACTCAAGAGTAGTTGAATTAATCATCAAATCTAAGTAGTAATCTCCAGTCTCAATCCTAAACCCAGTATTTTGAGAACAATCTAACCACTTATACAAAACCTTTTGAAATAAACTAGTTAACTTATTCAATTCTATTTCTGAGTAAACCACAGCTTTCTCACTTTCTAATATAAATCAATCCCAAACCTACTCTAAAAAAAAAAATCACATAAATGCACTAATTTAGAGCATTATCTTTTAAATCTCAATGCTACTTCTTTTTCCTTATTTTTCAATAAAGAAGAGAGACTATGCTTTTCTGCTAAATCACTTACTCCATCTAAAAACTGCTGTGGAATTACAGGCAATAGTTCAAAAAATTCCGCTAAGTCTTGCCTAGTATAAGCTGACTTGGTTTTATTATAAGACCAAGAAACTTTACCATAAAGGTAATTATAAGCTTCTAAACTACAATAACGATAAGCCTTACTTCGTCTAAACCGAACCAAATAAAACAAAGAACCTTTTCGATGATACCGCTCAAACTGTAAGCAATCTTTCATCCAACTTAATTTATAATTAGAACCATAATCTACGAATTCAACGGAACTCTCTAACCAAGTCTCCATCAAAGTAACCAAGGTTACATAAGCAGAATGTCTGCTACTCGATTTTTCTGACTGAATCATCATTAAATACCACTTTTACAGATAACCATTTGAGTTGGCTTGGAGCAATTGAATTAAAATTTCTTCAAAATCTTTTTCACAACCTAAGTTCGACATGAACTCATACAAACCACTTATAACTATAGAATGTTTTAGCTCTGGAACCACTAAAGCACAGTTTATAAAGTCTTGTAAACGATAAGGACTAGAAGTCAACATATAACGATTTACAGGTCGTCCCCTATAGTACGAAAAGGAACCTAGAGACCAAAAATCTGTATCCTCAGTAAATACAATAGAGAAACGATACCGAGGCTTAACTGCACGTCTACTTTGAACTGAAAAATCCAATCGACAATCCGATACTTTTAACTGTACTTGATTCAAACTAAATTGAACAGGTAAATGACGAAGATACCGCAACTTCTGTCGGAATAACTTCTCTACTGCCATAAGCATGAACGCAACTTGTACTTCTGAACTATAACCCTCAAATAAACTGTTTTTAATCATAAGAAACCCTCAAACCTTAATGTAAATAGTATATCAAATTTTAGAAGGTTTGACAAGTTGAAAAAGAGATTATGGACACAAGACATAACCTCTTAAAACCTTAATCTAATAAATCTTCCAAACTCTCTGAACCTACTAAACCAAATTTTTCCAAGGTTCTGAAATGATAGTTTAAAAAATCTGCAAAGGCTTCATCTGTATCAAGCAATGAGTTTACTTTTTCTCCCCCTGCTTGAAGAATACCATCAGAAACTTTGTCAATGTACACCTCCATCATATCAGCGATAATTGAAGCTGGCTCAATTCCTAAGTTAGTTAGAACCTTATCATTATTAATAGCATCAATCATAGTCGCTACAGAAGTATATAATAACTCCAAATAATCTCCATTGTAAGAACCTGCCACAGCATTAAAAGAAGTTTGACCGTCTTTTTCAAACATAGCAACTTCCACTATTCCTGTTAAATCACCTTTTGAAGTATCTTCTGCTAACTTTTGATTAAAAGATACTAACTCCCTTATAACATCACTTGAATTGTTAACTTGCTTTGTAGACCTTTCTTCCATTCTTAATTTCCTCACTTTTTATTTTATAGGTTATATTATACCACAAAAATAACTAAAATAAAAGAAAAACGTAGACTAAGCTACGTTTTCTATCTTTCTCTTAAAAGCTATTCCTGAAAAAGTACCAAGCAATAAACAATACAATAAAAGCAACTAAGGCACCTTTTGTAGAGCTATCTAAGTTAGACCACCATTTTTTCATAAAACTTACCTCCAACCTTCATCGGAAGATACCCAATCAGTGTCTAATTCTTGCTTCTCAAAGACACTTACTACACGAGAGTTTTCTTCTTCCTCTTCCTCTCGTTTTAGATATTGCTCTCTCTTTACCCATAGTAAGTAAATAAAAGTACAAATAAGACCAAAACACAACAAGGTTAAGAACCATAAAAGATACTCATTACTTGTATAACGGAACCAAAATTGCATAATCGTACCTAACGTAATCAATACAATTTTATATAAGGCAAACAATAAAGCTAAACCAACCACAGTTGATAATAACAAGAACAAAACAATGCGAGTCTTCCTATGGGTTTTCAAAAATTGTAAAACTCTTTTATCAAAGCGTAAGTGTTCTTTTGGCTCACTATTGGATACCGCTGATTGTGAGAAAGTTTTCTGTTTTTTCTTTCGCTTAAACATTACTCATCCTCCAACTGCGCTTTCTTACGAGCTTCTATCTCTTCTTTTGCTAAACGCTCAAGAGCTTTCTGATCAGCTTGCGCTTTGTTCTCTACAACCTTCTTCGTATTACGCTCAATCTTACGAGCATATTGATCGTAAATTTCATCACCTAACGCATTCACAAAAATTGCAGGCTGTTGATGGTTGAAAGTTTTACCGTCAATCAAAAGTGCGAAAATCAGAAAATGAATAACACGATTGACATTCCCATATTGAGCCAAATTTTGCCAAAGCTACTCTTTGTTTGATATACTCATAATTTTCAGGGCGTGTATATTATAGTGGTTCGGCTTTACGGCTGACCTACCACTGAAACTAATTTCCTCTAGTTTTCAAAGGTAATAAAACAAAGTAATTAAGCTAATACATATCTGTCTGTTCTTGCAATATTTAACGAAGCATTGAAATCTCTATCTATCTTCTCTTGGCAGTTGTCACAATGATAAACTCGTTGACTGAGTTTTAAATCCTTCTTATAACTACCACAATTTGAACAAGTCTTACTAGAAGGATAAAACCTATCTACCAACCTAACTGCTATTTGGCGCTCAGTTGCCTTTCTAATAAGATATTCTCTGATAGTGTAAAAGGAACAATTTATAATATCTTTTGCAAGATGTTTATTCTTCATCATCCCTTTTACATTCAAATCCTCTATTGCAATATATTGTGGTTGCTTTTTAACCAAATCTGAGACAAATTTACGAATATGATTGATACGGATATTCTTTATTGAACAGTGTATCAACTTAATCTGTCTTTCTAGCTTAATAATGTTCTTTGTTTTATTGTGTTTGTTGCATTTATTGATAAGGTATTTACGAGAGACCTTACGTTGTAGTCGCTTCAAGCGTTTGTTCAAGATACGGACTCGTCTAAAAGTCTTGATATTAGGTAAAACTGTTCCATCAGATACCGTTGCAAGAGTTTTAATTCCTAAATCAACTCCAATACCGTCTGTATAATCTGATAAATCAGTTACTTGAACCTCAATATCTTCTGTATAGGATAAGTACCAATATTTCCCATCAAAAGAAATAGTAGCAACTTGTTTCTTACAAGATAAATCGAAATCTCTTCTAGTTGAACCAAAAGCAACTTCTCCGAGACTTGGTATTTGAAGTTTTCCCTTATCTCTTAGATAAATACGACTTGGGCGTTTCTTGTTGGTAGAAACATCACAACGAACATTGAAACTCGGTTGAACTTTATTGATACCCCTAAAGTTTAATCGCCCTTTATTCTGTCTCCTAACTGTCACTACTTCCTTAGAAAGAGAAGTATAAATAAACGATTGGTTTGGTTGATAATACCAAGACCAAGTTTCACTGTCATCCCCATAGTTCTTAGCGACAACAATTTTAGCAAGATTGATATAATCTGACTGATTGAGACGATATACTTCTCTGTCATAAAATTTTGAATAATAGGTTTTATTCCCATTTCTACTCAAAATCTCATCAAACTCACCTTTGTTATTGCGCTTATCAATATCGACTAAAAGGTTCCAATAATTGCGTGAAACTTTACTATACCACCATGCAAGACTTTCTTGTTCATTGGTCAGTTTTAACCTAAGCTTCTGACTTCTCATCATGAGCTAACTTCTCCAAAACCGCTTTGTTAATGTATGACGACAAACTTATATCAAGTTTCTCAGCCATAACTTGCGCTCTTTCTTTATCCTTTGGATAAATTTTAAAAGCAGTATGCACCTTAACACCCTTTTTAGATTTAGGTCTCCCTGTCATATAAGTTTTCTCCTTAAACATTTGATAAACCTATTGTATCATATTATGGATTTTAATGCAACAAATTTTTATCGTGTTATTCAATTTTCAATGTGCTTTTCGTACTTTTGACTGTTTCCATTAAGGCGCAACCCCTAATAGCTAGGCTAATTCCTAGACACTTCCATTACAGAACGTGCGCAGACTATATGTCAATCTGAACCACTCTAACACAAATTTTATGAGCAGTTAGACCAAATATTTTTCTTCCACCATTAGCTTGTGGCTTTACTCTCCCATCAGGAGATAGTCGTTAGAGGTTATCCTTATCTCTTATTGAGACTTAGGACATTCCTACCGAAACTTACCCTTGTTCATATTGACTTAGCACTAACGTTTTCTAGCAGTCACTATTTTCTTTTTACTAGACACTAATTAGCTTTTATTTCAGCTTTACAATCGTTCACTATTGTGTCAGCTACTAGACTGTATCAACATCCTGTTTCTTCTTTCTGCTTTCGCAACCCTCACGCTTGAGTTTTCACCCTACGTTGTGGCAAACAGGCTTTAAGGTAATTCCTCGGTTTAACTTTTGTAATGATACACACTCCTTGCAGAATGTGCAGGGCTTTCTAATTGTCATCGTTACTTCATATAGAAATTCAAGAAAAATTCATGAACTTTTCTACATTTTCGTAAACTGTTAGTTTACCCCACATTAAATTCAACGTCTTGGTTTCTTTCGTGTTGAACCAGTCTGCCATCTCAACAGTTCCACGAGCAGGAATCTTCGCACGCTCAGGAATGTTATAAACTGTCCCTGTACGAGTAACCAAGTTTTGCTCTGAATCAGCTAACGTAAATTCAGAGTTTAACTCAACCTCACTCTCCTCCAAGTTCTCAACTTGGAACTTAACAACCCCAAGAACCAACTCAGATACCGATGTAAAGCCTTTGTTCTTGTCGTTGTAAGTTTGAACATCTTTTATAGCGTCATCAGCTACTAAGACTTTCATAACCGTTACACGAACATCATGGTAATTACCATCAGTTCCTTGCATTTTCGTAACAAATGGAGTACCGAATGTTACAGGGTCTTCATATTTACCAGTACCAATATGAACGTTAGTTGTCTTCGCGTCACTATCTTTACTTGAAATATAACCAGTACCAATCCAACTGTAGTAAACCACTTTATCCAAGTTCTTATCCGCATTTGAATAAGTGTAAGGACTTGGTTCCACTTTTTTCAACTCAAGCCAAGCAGATACCGCACTATCATAAGTAGGATTGTTCAACTTATCAAAGCTATTTGGGTTTGCAACCTCTACCTTTTCAATCTCACCTGTAGCAGATTTCTTAGACTGCTCAACTGTACGAGCCGTCAAACCAAGGTAAGAACGCAAGCTATTGATGTAAGAAGTTAACTCTTTTTCTCGACCAGCCCAATCTTCATGAGCCTTACTTTCATATTTCTCACCGAAAGTGTCTTCTGCAACTCCTACAAACATATCTTCTGCCTTATGTAAGCTTTCAGCACTGAAAGTAGACTTATCCAAAGCAATTGCAAAGTCCTCAGTTAATTCCCCATCAACCACAACTCCATTTACTTCGTTATCTACCAAGGATTTAGGTACATCTGTTCCTTGCATATAAGCTGCTACATAACTATTCTTATAGGCTAACATATCTGCTAAGTTTGCAGAAATATACTTACTAAAAGCATCAATTAAGTCATCCTTGTAAGTATAACTCTCTTTTTTCAAATCTTTTGTTAGCTCTTTTACTTTGTCATGGTCAACATGTTTGACAACCCAAGCCACATAGTCCCAATTGGGAGACTGATACCGGATAGTGTCTCCTGACAAGTTTGCAGAAATAGAACGAGCAACTGCAGCTGCAAAGTCTGTACGAGCAGTATTGGTACTGACATGAGTTAAGTTTAAATCCCATAAGGAAACACCGTCATGATTGCTTGTATCAGAAATCTCTGCCAAAGAAAAGTGAGGAATACTTGTTTGTAACTGCTCCTCTAAAGTTTTCATAGCTTCTTCTTTTGCTTTTTTCTCCTGAGCTACCTTTTGATTATGCTTAATAACCATATAAGTACCCCCAGAAGCCAAAGCTAATGTTGCAACAATTCCTAAGCCAATAAATAACTTCTTGTAAGAACGCTTTGGTGGCTCAGGGGTTTTCTTAAACTCAAAACCTTGAGGAGTGCTACCAAAACCACCACCTTGAAAATTCGATGTGCTTGGAGCATTAAAACCACCAGAACCACCAAAGGAACTACCTGAATTTCCAAATAAATCACCTTTGTTATCCAAAACTGTCACCCCTTTCTATTTACATAAACCCTTGCATAATCAAGGCATCGGTGTCGATTAATTCATCAATTTCTGAGTTGTCTGAAGAACTTTCTGCTGAGTCTTCCCTAGAGGATACTACTTCTTCCTCTTTATCCACTATCTGCTCTTTTGAAACCTCTACAGGCTTTTCTACGGTAGCTGAAACAGCCTCTTGACTAAATCCTTCAACTTCCTCTGAAACCTCTTCTAACGACTCCGTAGGAGCTTCTACAGGCTCTGTCACTTCTTCTTTAGGCGTAACCAAACTACTAGTAGAACCTAACCTAGAATTTAAGTTCTCATCTACCAAACGAGCTACCAAAGCTTCTAAATCAGAAGAGGAGCTAGAAACAGAAGAAGAAGAAACCCTTTGAGACTGAGCAATCTCAGTAGATACCGCTTCTATTTCTGCACCTTGTTCAACCAATTCCAACCCTAAATCATCGAGTAAGTCCAACATAGCAGACTTAGCGTCTACTAAAGGCATAGATAGACCACCTAAATGAGCTAATTTAACAGAATTTAAGGTTTCAACCCAATCTACAAAAGGAGTTTCAACCTTAAACTCTAACCACTTCTCATATAAGTTAGCCTTAACAGTAGAATCTACTAAGTCATTGTAAGCAACTGACTGATCAGAGAGTCCTAGCAAAAATTGAGTCGTGGAAACTTTATCTTGCAATAAAGCACTAAACAATAATGACATATAACTGTTCAATTTACGCTCTTTGCGTAAAACCTCAACTAACTTGAGGTTATCTTCACTCAATCGAATAGACAATGTTGTTCTTACACTCAAATCGTAACCTCCTCAACTGCTCCTTCGTGTTGTCTTACAATACGTTTCCAAGCACGCTCACTAAGGGCATTTGTACCTCTCAATACTTTAGGCTGTTTATCTAAACGATGTAAGAACTCTTGAACACCTTGATTTGACTCCAAACCTAAATAAATAGATACCGGTCGACCTAACCGAGCTAAATCATGGAACTTAGTCTCCCAATCTACTTCTACTAAATAATTCGGAGGAAGCAAATTTGTAGGGGAAGTTAATAACTCCAAACCATCTGATACCGCTAAGCGCAAGCGCTCATACGGGCTATACAAGACTCGAATATTTTGAGAACCTAATAACCACTTACCTACACGGTTACGCTTTGTAATCTTGACTAAAGTGTCCATAATACTCTCAGGAGACAAGTCAATCAACAAAGTATCCTCAGAGTTACACAGTAAATATTGGTAAGACTGAGCCAAATCAAAGCTAGAAGCCGTTACATAAACTTCTACGTTTCTAGGAACAGATAAGGCAGACAGAGGAGCTGATGTTCCTAACCGTAATTGATCTTCTACCTGTTCTTTCTCTAACAGTAGACGAGAATATTCTAAAGACTTTTGATCTATTGTGGCATCTAAGTCTTTAATAGTTCCTCTTAAGTCTTCAACCAACTGCTTCTCTGTATCTAAATCATTCTCCAAACCTTCTTTTTGTTTCTCTAAAGCTTGTACAACTTCTGCGGATACTGCTTGTTTTTGTTGTTCTTTTAAGCGAGTATTTTCATCACGTAGAACTTGCACCTCTTCTTCCAAAGTCAAACCAAAGCCATCATCAACAATAGTCTCTGAAATTGAAGTATGAGTCTCTTCAATTGGTTTAGGAGCTTCCACTATAGGAGCTTGATTAACAATAGGAACAGTTTCTCTTTGTGGTTGAGATTGTGGTTGAGATACCGCTTTAGGTACTTCAACAACCTCTTCTTTTTTCTCCTCAATCTGCTGAGAAATACCACCTGTTAAACTAACTTCTAACTCTTGCTCTAGTAAAGAAATCAACTCTTGAGCAGAACTAATTACATGTACACGATCTTCAATCGTATTATAAAGACTACTGTTCTGTGACTGCAAAGTTTGCTTTTCATCTGCAGTAAGCAAGAACCCTGCTGTAGACGGTTTATTAGCTTTACCCCTTACAACAAGAGGAACCATACGAGAACCGCCTTGCTCCAACGTAACATCTGTTCGGTGAGAGCGTAACAGAAGTGTTTCCACTTCTGAAACAATCGCCTTACTTAATTCATAATAAATGTAGTTATACATGGAATGCACCTATCTTACTTTTTACCAACTTTTTGAGCCAAGGATACCCCTGTCATCAATCCTAGAATATTCAAATAACGAGGGTTAGTTAAATCAAAAGGAATACCAATTACTTCAGGCTCTTCTAAATAACTCAAATCAACTAAGTCTAAATCAGGTAACTCTTCCTTCAATTGAGTCAACAATGCTTCTGAAATCGTTACAGTAGAACCATTTGAAACAACTCCGCCACCAACTAACAAAAGACGGTCAAACGAAGAAACTTCCACATCTGCTCCACGCAAATAGTTCAAAATTTCTACTGTCATATCAGAAGAAACCGAATAAATAGCACTTTCTACCTCTTCTTGAACATCATAAGTATTTGAACCATAATGAACCTCACAAGTACGCAATACATCACGGAAATTGGATACCGGGATATCGAAGCCTAACTTCTGATTAACTAAAGTACGCACTTTACTTACTACAGTCGAACCACCAATTTTAATCGTATGCTTCAACCCTTCTAGTAAACGCTGCTGAGACACACCAATTAAATCAGTAGTACCTTCTCCAAAGTCGATAATTAAAACGTCTCGAGAAGCTAAATCTGCATACTCTGCTCTTGTTCGACCCGTCGCATAAGACATAAAGACAGAATAGAAGGAAGCATACCCTTCTGCTAGAACCATGATAGAGCCAATATTTAAGGTTAACTCAGCTTTATCATACACATTTGTATATGTTAAAGAATTTTGGAAATTCTTTTCAAAAGAACTGCGAGCAGTTGAAGCTTGAGCTGGCGGAACCAATAAAGCTAAGTCAAACTGTACTTCTTGTGCTAACTCAACTTTAGACAAGCTACGGTAGTAAGTAGATACCCAATCCAAAACCTTATCCATTAAGTTTATCAAAATGACATAGTTTTGCACAGTATCTGCTTTAGCACGACCACTGACAGGTGGTCTAAGTTTCTTAGATAAGTTCTTAACAGCAAGCTCACCCCACAGAACTAACTTATTAAATCGCAACGAACCTTGATTTAAACTCAACTCTAAAATATTAGAGTCTAACTTGCTAAAATCTTCTGAGTTAAAATATTGCTCAAAATTCCCTTTAGTTGCCAATTCCTCCACCACAAAGCGGTTCTCTAGGAGATACCCTCTAGTATGAAGAACTTGACCCTCTTCCATAATCTGTGCTACTGCACGTGTTTCTGAATTTCCTAAATCAACCATTAATTTTACTTGAATCATATTTCGCTCTTTTCTTTGTATTTTCTTTATTTTTATATTATTTTCTTAAAATTAAACTTAATTCACCACCAATAAGGTAAGGTACAATTAAAGCGTTCTTAGGATTTAACTCTTTATCAAAAGAATCAACGAACATGCCATTCACTTCATAACCCTTCTTATTTGCAGTTTCTTTATAAGTGGAATAAGCTAACCCACTATAAGATACAGAATGAAAGTGAGAACTCAATAGGAATTCATTTTCATAAGCTAAGTCCCTTAGTTTATCCATATTACTCAATAAGTTATCCATCACATGAATGTTCGATACCGCTGAGTTTGTGCTACTTTCTAATACCGACAACTCTTCTGATAATTTACCAAAATCAAAACGACTTTTTACGGCAACTAAACCAAAAGCACCTTTGTGACCCTGAGCATCAAACTGATGTTGACTAAAAAATTGACGATAATCTACATCTGAGTGAACCCCACGGACAGAGCCTCTCAACCACTTCTTTCCTTCTGTTGCTACAATCATAACGGTTTTACCTGTATCTCTCAAATACTGATTGGCAATCAAACCTAAAAAAGAAGTGTACTTGAAGTTGTACATATCGGAGTCCGCAGTTGGTGGAATTTCAGACACATCTAAAGCTAAAACCACCAAATTACCAACCTCTTTCACCTTTAAATACGACTTCATGTGGTTTAAAACCCTTGCACGAATAGTTTTTGCAGGCAAAGAATAAAAGAAGGTTGTTTCCATACATAAACGGAACAAATACTCAGTTAAGTTGAGCTGATAGGAAGCATTGATGTAAGGAGATAAGCTAAAGTCAACAAATGTACGATCCAAATAGTCAGGATACCGCTGAAAGGCTTCAGGTACTTCTGCTTGACTAATCTTTGAAAGTTTCCTCAATACAGGCATTTGAGTTAAAGGGGTACTATAAGTTACCTCAAGAATTTTTCGAGCCAAAGGGTTCTCAATATCACGAACATCTGAAAGCAAAGTAACACCGTGCATAGCAACCCACTCACGCTCAACCTCAATATCTAAAATCTTAGATAAAGCATTCAATACAACACCTGTACCCGACCAAAATCGCAATTCTTCAGGCTCAAAACTGTACTGATTATTGATTAAAACAGCTTCTCCTATCGTGTCAAATCCTTCTCCATTTTCCACCTTAGTAGACCAATACTGTTGGTCTGGAAATAAAGGACTACTTTCAACCTCATGGTGGTCTAAACTAATCACGTAATTGCCTTGGCTTGTGAGCTGCAACATCTCCTCAGCAGAAAAAGAAGAATCAACATTGATAATAATCTCATTTTGATGGTACTCAGTTGGAATATAGTAATCATACTCTCCCCAACTGCGCTCACATTTTTTAGATTCTTCTTCTACTAAGCCATGTCTTCTATCTGTGTTGACACAAGAGTGAAAAGAATAACCTGCTTTTTGTAACATCTTTCCTGCTACGAACCAAGCGAGCAAACCGTCAACATCAGGGTCGCCTTTCAAAACAATAGGATACCCTCTAGCTAAACCATTTGCAAATACTTGCTTTGCTAAATCAACACCTTGCAAGGTGTAAGTTTCTAAGTTCAATCGTCTAACTGCTCCTTCCTTTTAACAATAAATCTATTATAGCAGAAGTAAGGTCTTTTTGCAAATTTTATGACAAATGTATGACAACTTTTTCTTAATGTATGACAGGTTTAATTAGTTGTAGGACAAATGCGTTTAAAGTTAGGACAAATTATCAAAAATGTAAGACAAATGAGAAAGATTGTAAGACACTATATACTTCTTTTAAGACATTTTCAAATAATTATAGGACAAATTTTATAAATTGTATGCCAAAAGGTAATAAATCTAAGACAAACTTACCTAAATTTATGACTAACTTAGTTTAAAGTAAGACAAATCTTCTTAAATTGATGACATATTTCTAATAAACTAAGACAAAATAAAAGCACCCCTCGTAAAAGGAGGGATACCGCTTGAAGTTATTCAGACCAAATGACAATGCTATCATTTTTAACAAAAACAGGGAGAACACCCTCATCAAACAATTCAAATAATTCTTTCTTTACTTTATTCGGAGAATTGAACTCAAAAGAATGAGAATCCCACTCACCATCTGCACTTGTTGCAGACACCTCTAAAAGACCATGCGTATAATACCCTCTGGCTGTCTCCTTAGCCGACTAAGGAAACGTAATCTCCAAATCCCAAACTCTGCAATCTTTAAAGTGATTCAGAATAAATTCACTAAGTAAAAGCAAAAAAGCACCTGTATCTTTCATTTATCTACCTATTAACTTTCTAATTTATCCAACGAACCATAGGTTCGCCACTATACCCCTTCTCCCAAACAAACCAAGCGTAACAAACTGCGGAACTACCGTATTTGTCAAATTCACCATTTTTAGCGCACCTTAGTCTATTACTCGCTACATAAATGTACTTAAGTGGGAAGCGTTTGAAAAACTCTTTTCGCTTTTTACCCTCCAAAAATTGAATTTTTAGGAACATAGCAACCCTAGAACCTTCTTCAATAATCTTCAAACTATGCTCTACAAAGTCTACTGCTTGGGAGTAAGGAGAGTTTGTCACAATGTCCCCATGCCAATGAGTGTAATCAAAGAAGTCTTTAACTTCTGCACCAACCCCTCTATCTAAGAGGTCGGAGGTAGTTACTTGATACCCTTTGTTTCTTAGTACATCAGTTATGTGATTTAAACCACAACAAGGTTCTAAAATATCCTTTTGAAAGTGCTCTTCATCAAGTAATAATTCTACTGCTTTTGGTTCGGTTGCGTAGAAATCATGTTGTTCTCTATCTGAACCTACTACGGTTGTACTACCTAGAACTCTTAGTGTTGATGTTATGTTTTCCAAAATTGAAACTCCCTCAATAATATCTTCTCAGTTCTTCTTGGTGCTCTTCAAAGAACTCACGCAACCAATCCATACCGTAAGCTAACCTAAAACCATCTAAAATGTAAGCGAAGTCTACATTCTTAAAACCGTTTTTCTTCAAGAATTTATATAAAGTAATTGGAGAGCTTAAACCTCTATACCTAATAATCTCACCAACATCTATTAAATCTTGCTCACGAGCGCTAGTTAATTTCATTCCTAAAAGGTAATCTAGTGAAACTGTGTAGACAGTTAAGTTTTCAAAAGAATACAAAACCTCACAAAATTCAAACGGAGGTCGTGGATTTAAGTTCGCAACACTATTGTTTAACCAAACGTCCTCAGAAGTATTCAAACCTAGTTATTGTCCGACTCGGTAAATGACCTCGTTTAGTTTAGGTGTTTCAATATAAAAAGCATCTATATCTTGAGTAGTTCTGAAACCATGTTGCTCCAAAACAAAACCCCCAACACAAATGAGAGCTAAATTGAGACCTTCTTTTGCTAATTCCTCATTCAATAACTCAAAAGCGACTTGTCTTCTATCCAAAACTATAGTCCTCCAACAAATTTCTTACCTCGTCAACATTTGCTCGTTTATTCAAGGATACCACATGCTCATGTGTTGGAGTTCCTTGTCGTACTGCAAACTCTAAACTGACCTTTTGAAAAGCAGTTAGCTCTGTTGAGTTGAGTAAGCTCTTTACATCTTCATCAGTTAAGTAAGTATAGTCTTCAAAAATAACCTTTCTCAAATAACGGAACCAATGTCTAGCACTATGTCGAGACTCTTTGGCTGCGTTTATCATAAAGTCGTACCAAGTCATGAAATATCAACCTTCTTCTAAAACTTCTAAAAATGTTTTTAAGTCTAAATGGTGTGGGTCATAGTCTCCTAAATCAAAAACAGGTGGTTTTAAGGACACCGTGTAATAATAGCAACCGTTACTACTCATATCTCGAACTAACAAATCTCCGAAAACGTAAGTTTTGTCAGCGTTATACATAAACGTAAAAGGAATATCTTCTGTCTCAACTCGGTTAAGCATGAAATTTACGTTTACCAAACGATTGTTGTTTCCTTGAATGATAAAACCGTTTTCTTCACACAAAGCATGTAGCAAGTCTGTTTTGTACTGCTCAGTTTCCCTCAAAATTCTACGGACTCTTGCAATCATGCGTTTATTGAAATGTTCTTTTGGCTCCACTCAAATCACCTCTTTTATCCGTCTCCATAATAGAACTAACCCCACAACTGTCTTTGAATACATGGTCTAAAGGAGTTAAACCATCTTTATCCCTGACAGGTTGATTCGTTTTACCTAGTTTATTTCCAATAAATATAAATTCTCTACTCAACTTAAATACCTCAAAATTCTAAATACAAAGGGGAGATACCGAGACCACCCTCTTCAAATCGAGAGTGTAAGTCTTCTAAAACAGAACTAGGTATAACCCAAACCTTACCTAATTTCTCCAACTCAATCTCAACTTTCTCTCCTAACAACTCACCTGACTTCAGAAGAGCTTGCAATCGTTTTGCAGTCGCTAAGCAATGACAATCACCATAAAACTCAACGAGATAAACTTCCTTACTTCTTCTGTAAACCTGTTTTACCATGTTTTACCTCACTAAATTAGGTTATCAGCAATATATTTACCCAAATTCTCAACAACCTCAACTACCAAGGCATTTCCCATGAAGAATTTTCTGCGAGTATCAGATACCTTCACTTCTTTTCTTTTACTGAGTTTAACCTTAGTCCAGTTGTCCGGGAAACCTTGTAAACGCTCTGTCTCCAAAGCAGTTAATAGTCGATACCCTTTGCTATCCTTAATCAAATGAGTAGTGCGACTAATTGAACCTTCAGAAGTCAATAAAGTGCGAGAAGGCAAATCTGCGCTATCTACTAAAGACATAGCGCCTTCAGAATAAGTGTACGTAAACCCCTCAGAATTGGTGCGCTCAAACTTCTTAGCGCCTTTCAAATAACGGAACTTGTCTACTTTATCCTCAGACAAATATAAAGAATCAGACAAATCAGAAGACGACTCTAAAATGTCTCCTAAAACCTTATGAAAACCCTCATATTTTGGCTCTAGTTCCTTTGTAACGACTTGACCTTCTATCATACTACCTGAGTTCCAAAACTGTGTAGAGAAAGAGTCTGAGACCTCTACGATGTCTTCTGGTAGAACAAAGGAGTGATTTCTGTCTTTTACAACCTCTAATTGAGTTGGGTAAGTCTCCTCAAAAATACCGCTAGTACCTACTCCAAAATCTTCTAGTGTACTTTGTTGATTAAAATAAGAGGTGTCTTTTCGATAAACAAAGAGAAAAACTCTCTTTCTTCTCTGACACCAACCATAGTCTGCAGGGTTAATAACCCTCCAATCAACTCCATAACCTAAGTCTGCAAAAGCTCTTAGCATAATGGCAAAATCTCTACCTCTTTGCTTTGAGGGAGCTTTCAACAAGCGATCTACGTTTTCGAGGAGTAAATACTTAGGATGAGATAGTTTTATAGCTCTCACAATCTCCCAAAATAGAATTCCCTTTTTTACCTTCGATACCCTGTTCATCTTTCTTAGTTCTTGCTACAGAATAGTCTTGACAAGGGAAGCCTCCTACAATTAAATCCACCTTACCTTTTAAAGCTGAAAAACGCTCATCGGAAATAGTAGCAATATCTTCATTCCAATTTTCACTGTCTGGGAAATGATAATTATAGACTTCAAAAGCATCTTGCGACTTTCTTGAGGGTTCAAACTGATTCGACCACAAAGTTTTAAACCTTGGACTTGCTTTCTCAAGACCAACTCGAAAACCACCTACTCCTGCAAATAATTCTAATACATTCATTTAATCACTTCCATAGTCTAGGATTTGTTACGATGCTTTTCAGTCTTACCAACAAATCCATTTTGTTAGAAAGACTTAACAGAGGGTCTTCTGAGGATACCCAAACTAACTCTTTCCCCTCTTCTTTCAAATCTCTTTTAGAATTATCTTGGAAAACAAAGTGGATATAATCACCTCTAAATTCCACTTGTTTAACTAAAGAATAAACCCCAAAAGAACCGTCTTCATTTTTGTAACTTTCGTGAACAAATAAAAGTTTAGCAAGTATACGCTCCAACAAATAGTCTGGAATGCTTTCCAAGTACCCTCCGTTTGAGGTTAAAAGTTTCACATTGAAAAAGTTTTCCATAAGTCACCTCTTACTCTTCTGTATATAAATAGTTTAAAACAACTTTCTCAAATATAGCCAATAAATCTGAGCTTGAAATAATCTCACCAAAATTTAATTGAATATCTTTTTCGTTCCACTCAACTCCATCTTCCAACAAGTTCAAAACCAAGTTTGAACCTTCGTTCAAGCGAATAAGGATAAAACTTTTAGAAAAAGTAACCGAATGTACAAAGTTAGCTCTAGTAAACAAACCTGTTGTTTTATCTCTTGCAGAAACAGAACCAGTAACTATTTCTTCACTAAGTTTGTTGAGAATATCTTGTCTCACTGTGTAATCACTAAATTTTAGCTTCATTTTAACCAACCTCTACCCTTCAATGTACAAAATATCAATTACTTCAAGAAGGAATTGTTCTAAAACCTGCTCTGATTTAATTTGAGGATACCCAAAAACAGGTATAATTTCAGTTTCAGACCAATAAGGTGCAGAATCACCTAAAATAACAACTTTTTCTGTACCATCTACAAAACTAACTGAGATTTGTGATTCAGTTAATTTAACAGAATTAACTAAAGTATAAGTGTCCCAAAGGTGTTCTTCTTTATCTACGCTATGTACAACAAGTGAAATTAGAGTTGAAGCAAGGTACTCCGGAGCAGTTTTATTCAACATATAGTTTTCATATTTTAATTTCATTTATTGCACCTCTTCATATAGATAATCTATAACCACTTGTTTCATCTTCTCTAATAATCGAGTTGGACTAAGATAACTAGAACCAAAATCAGGTTTAATCTCATTTTCTGCCCAGTAAGGTTCATTGTCTCCTAAAATTAAAACCTTAGTTGTATTATCTGTAAAAACAAACTGAACGCAAAGACGAGATAGATGCACTGAGCGAACCAAATTTAAACGATGTTTAAAACCAGAATCACTACCTGTAGTAAAAACAGTATAACCAGCTAAAACTTCACTTAGTTCAATTACCAAATTTGTCTTTTCTATATAATCCTCATATTTTAATTTCATCAAAGTGACCTCACTTCACATTATTGTAATAGAAACCCTTACGAACAATCTTCTTCAGATGTTTCTTTAATAAAGGATTTTCTGCAAATAAACGACCTGAAGGCTCATTTTCTTTCCAAACGGGTCCGTCTGGTGCTAAATAAAGAGTGTTAACCACGCCATCTACAAACTGCAATAATAAACCACCTTTAAACTCACGTACTTGAGATACTGCTACTTTACAGTCTAAATAACCGTCAACCTCAGTAAGTAAAGTATAAGATAAAATATCTCTTAAAACTTTCGGTTTCTTTTTAAAGTTTCCTTTTAGTTTCCACTTTGTCATAACCTATACCTCCACAACCTTGAACCGATAACCTAAATCTTCTACAACACTTTCAATCTTCCAAAAAGAAGAGATACCAAGACCTTTAAAGCTCTGCAAACCTATCTTAGTATAGTTCTCTAAATCAGATAAATACAAAACCTCTTTACTGCGCAACAAACCTCTAATCTTCGAGTTGAACAAATCAACCGTCAAATAAGGCTCAATACGAGTTGTCTTTTCATCTTTTTTAGGTCGGTAAGTAACCACACCTTCAACTTCTGCTAGTATTTGACCCTCTTTCAATAAACGCTCAGAAACCTCTTTATACATAATATAACGAAATACTGAACCCCGATCAATATACCAAGCCTTACTTACATTTTTAATAATATTCGCAATAGAACGTTCTACAAAAGCTCTACGAGTGTTTGATACCGCTACTGTACTTGAAATAGCAACTAGGAAGTCCCCCGTAGAAGAAGCACTTAACCAAGAAGAACCTTTAAAAAACTTCTCAAACCACTTCTGCTCTGTCTCACTTACACTTGAGACTACTGTTTGCACAAAAGGTAAAAAGGAACTAAAAAACTCCTCTGAGAACTCCCGCACTTGAGTCCCAAATACAAACTCACAAAAGGAACCAAAAGCCGTATCAGGAATCCCTTCATACAAATCTTGATTATATACCAATGTATCTTGCAAAGGAGCAACTAAACGACCAGTAACCCAAGCACTTTTATTCAATTTTTTTCTCGAAAAACTAGAATAATTCGCACCTAACTGTCTCTCTGCTTCCTGAGCACTAATAGACCCTTTTATCAACTCTGTCATAATCTTAGAGATACGGTCAGCTTCTGCTTTTACCTCTTCATAAACTTTTTTATCTAAAGCTGGCATAACTTTTACTTTCTATTCTTGATTAAATAAAGTGGCTGCAAATAACCGCTTATTAGCAGTAATATCAACCAAAACAATAGCTACCAAAGACGGAATCATGTAATTCCCTGAATAATAGCATTCTACACCATAGCGGTAAGTATGGTAATAATCTTCTGCACTTCTATGAATGAACTCACCAATAGAACGCTCAAAATCATCTAAGGATAAATGAGTGGAACTCTTTGGATCCAAATAATGATTTGGACTAATTCTTGTTTTCTCCAATATTTCTTCTACATTTTTCGCATGGTCTTCATCTGTTGGGAGATACCCTTCAGAAGCTTTCAAACCCATATTAAGACGAGCTGAACCTGCGAACATAACATCTGCAAATTCCCCATCATTTAAGCAATATCGGAAGGGTACCAAGTGGGTTCTATGGTATAAAGGCATATTCTTCCCCTTGACTTCCGCCCACTTCCGTTTTACTAAATCAAATCCGGGAACAAAGGCATTTTTACGAGTTTCATCATTCCGAGAATATACACCATAACTTACATCACGAACTCTCTCATCTGCTTCTTCTCCTGTAAAAGTAACGTAACCACCTACAATGCGACCTAACTCATCTTTTTCAGCTAGTACATAACTTCCTGTCGGATAATACTCTTTCGTGGAAATTAAGGCTTGATGGTAAACTGTACGACCTTTCAAACTGTAGTAATCTAAATCTCTAAAACGACCAAAAGGCTTTAAGCCACCAATTCTATCTGTTGATTTATCTATAACACTAGCACGTGGTTTGTCAGTAGAGGATACTCCAAAGAAAAGATAAGCATGGAAAGCCAACCAACCAAGTATGAGCAACCAACCAAGCAACTTAAAAGGAGTAAACAACAAAACCAAACCAGACCAAAATATAATCTTACTTAGACACATAAAACCTACTTCTACTTAAGCGTAGCTTCCAATAAAGCTACGCACTCTAAGAAACTTAACAAATCTACAACATATTGACCGACATCTAACAAACGAGAAGAAACAGTACCTACTACGTTATTTGTAGATTTGTAGCGTACAAAGAAGGAGTCTCCTTGAGGAACCACTTCAAATGAACCTCCTAACTCCAACTCATATTTATCCTGCAAATTTTCAATCATTGACAACATCGTCTAACCTACTTTCATCTTTTTTTCTTTTATTATATCAGAAAATAGACTAAAAGTCAATAAAAGACGGTAAAGTTACCGTCTTAAATCTTAATCATCAACGTAAGAAAACACCAATCATTAAAGCAATCAAAGTAAACAAACCGATACCGCCCAAAACAAGATGGTCAAAGTGCATCCGTTTCCTATTTTTCAGGGGTTTAAATACTTGACTTTCCTTTATACAAAAAGATACCGCTACTGCCATAAGGTACAATATATTAAAAACAAAGACAAACCAAATAGCTAAATCTGTGTAATCTACTTCCAAAAGGCACCTCTAGGCTTATAAGATGAAAGCTTACTTGAAAGTTCACCCTTCTTATTTTCATCCGCTTGTTTAAATAACTCAGTTCGCTTCAAAGCCATTTCTGAGTCATTGAGCATAGGGTCTGCATAAGCTCTATAGTTCAAGTTAAATCGAGCGCCCTCTACTAACTGATACATTTGGTACTCATTGTAAATAGGATACCCTTCTGGATCGGTGCTACATACCAAAGGTAAGCAACCAAATTCATAAGCACGTACACACTGCTCAATCTGACCTGCTGTAAATTTATCATTGATATAATGTGTAATAAAGTCTACAATCGAAATTTTTGCACGAACTTTTAGGATAACCATGATTTTATCCTCAGACCAAGAACCACTCAAGAATGGCTTAATATCCACACCTGCTAATCGTAAAGAAATCAGAAAATCTAAATAGTCCTTATCTGATACCGCTCTGCTTTCTTGTAAATCTTCCACTTCAACACCCTGAGCCAAAGCAGAAGCAAACAAAGATACAGTAGCTAAAGGAACCATTGTAAAATCAATCTTTGAAAAATCAACATTTTCTAAAGCTAAACTTACCAAAACTGCAAAAGTTTCCGCTTCAAGTTGTAACTCATGTGTATGTTTATTGAAATAAACTAGCAATCCTGCTGAATCTACCGTTTGATGCGCACTGTACAAGCGATACAAAGGAGTCAATACTTTTTCCGATAAATTCGCTTCAATCAAATACAAAGGTACATCATATTCTAAACATAAGCGAACCGCCCTTAAAATATGAAAATCTACGCTCTCATCTACAATGAAAGGAGTTAAATCTAAACCATGCAAGAGACCTAAAGTCAACTCATCTTTCACACCTTGGCTGACTTCCAACCCTTGAACATCAAAGAATGAAAGTCCTAAATAAGTGTTTTTACCCATATCGTTTATAAACCTCACTAAAGGCTTGAAATATTACCATAGGTCAAAGGAGAAGTCAGAAGCAGCTCCTAAAGCTTCCTCTGCTTTTTGTTTTTCCATACGCTCTTTCAAGCTCAAATCTTTCTTCAATTTTACACTATTTAAAGCCAATCCGTCAAGCGGAGTCCAACCCTTAATGGGCACTTGCATTTCTTTCAAGAATGGAGACATTTTAGAGGAACGAGTCAAATAAACAGTTCTCTCTCTACCACGTGTACCTGCAACAAAATGAATACGGCGCTCTTCTTCAAAACTCATGTCTGTACTCAAAACATACGGAAAGACACCATCAGAATCATCAAAAATAATATTGACATCTGCTTCTCGACCTTTAAAACCAAATGGAGTTGCAAAAGTTACTAAAGAAGTACCACCTCTTTTCGCCCCTGCAATTTTATTGTTCACAAAATCCATACTCATAAAGAAATCAGAAACAGTAGATACCTCTTCTGCTAGTGTAGCAATCGTCCCTACAACCTCAGCATTTGCAGGCTCTCCCCAATATTGCACATGATTTAAAAGTTCTTTAAACAAGGTCATCTCACTAGGAACACCCTCACCTAACGAGCGTAGTTTATCTACCAAAGTAACTAAAGACTTAAGACCATATTCCTGAGCTATAAAATCAAGATACCCATAATTCTGTGAATAGAGGATGTTTTCATTCTCAGGAACTAAATTCATCAAACGCTCTGCAAGACGTTTCGCATCCCAAGGTTTTAAGTCAGGAGCTAATACTTTTAAATTATCCTTAATATCAACCAAACCACGACCACGAACCATCTCAATCAAGTTCCAAACTTTACGATACCTAACTGTGTTTAAATCACGCACATCACCTAATAAATTAAAGTCTCCCTGACGTTTAATCGCATACAAAATGGATGCAGGAGAATACGAGAAGTTTACACGAGACTGCACAACTACTGACTTTCCTTCTAGTAAAGCTTGGTCAATTAACTCTAAACAAGCTTCTGCCATATCTTGCATACGCTCAAAACGATAAGCAGACAACTCCCCACCTTCTTTATAAGAACGCAAAGAATGTTTATAGCGATGGTTATTTTTATCAATTGACTTCGCAATAGGGTTCAAAATATTAGACGGACAACGATAAGATACCGAAAGAGGATAGGTCTCTGGTTTAAAATCTTTCTCAAACCAAGACATAAGCTTAGGATTGGAACCACGGAAACCATAAATAGACTGATCAGGGTCTCCTACTAAAACTACTCGAGGACAAGACTCAAAAACAGGACGTAACACTTCGTATTGAAGCTCTGACATATCCTGCGCTTCATCCAACATTAAGTATTCATAACGGTTTCTAAAATAACTCAACCACTGCTTCTTAACCGCACTATCTTCCTCCGTCTCAGATACCATGAGTCGTTTAACCTCAGTCATCAAGTCATCGAAGTCCATAATATAATAGGTTTTCTTCAACTCTTGAAAATCTTCTACAACCTCAGGCAACAAATTCAAAGGTAAGTTTAATCGTTTTGCCGTATCCTCAGCTTCTCCAAAGGTATACTCAGACAAAGTACAGTTACGATAGTTAGAAATAATTTCTAATAAAGCCTTTCGGTCTTGTTGTGAGATATAATTAGAACCCTCTTCTCCTAAATCATGTTTACGGAATAGACGACCTGTTATCGTGTTATAAATACGAGAAACCTCAGCATCATCTCTCGAATCCAAAAAACGGTAATACTCCATCTTCGTCTTATCTGTAAAATTATATCCTCTAAGTTTCAATAAATTTAAAAACTCCGAGTGAAGTGTACTAAACATAATATCATTTGTTGAAATATGAGATAAACCCAACTTCGCAAGAGTTCGTTCAATATTCAATTGGAGTTCTTCCGCACCGGATTTCAAGAAAGTTGTTACCCACGCTACTTTCTTACCTCTCTTCTCTGGAGATAAGTCCCCAAATAACTTATCCTTAGCAAAAATAAGAGACAATGCAGTAGATTTACCCGCCCCTGCTGTAGCATAAAGCTCAGTTTTTCCTTTAGAGCGAATAATCGGTTCTAACTCTTCTAAATTGTAACCTTTAGAAGCAACTAACTCCAAATAATTTTTCATGCTCTCTTCGTAAAGAGATACCGCACTGTTCTCTGAATTAGGTACTTTTGGTGTACCTTGACCTAAATTATCTAATGCTGACTTATACATATTTTTACCTTTATTTATCTAAAAATTTCTATTTAACTTAATTTTAATAAAACAAATAACTTATAAAAAGAATACCACCAAGAGCGACTACAACAAGAAGACCTAAGGCTAACCATAAATCCGCAGAAAGACCACCTTTGTCTGATTTTTCCTCATCCTCAGTCTTCACTAAACTTTGATAATGATGAGCATAGGGATACCCGAATAGAGGACGGTAAAGTAAGGCATTTACAGGACTAGGACTTGAGTATAGAGGACTTACCTCACTTGTTTTAACTTTAGATGAAGCTAATGCCGACTCACTAGACTTAACCGATTTTACCTGAGAAGACAGAGAGCGCCAAGACGATACCGGAGTGCTAACCGCGCTTGCTCGATAGGAATGACCGCTACTTTTAGAAGAGCTACTATAACCAACGTGACTTGTAGAGCTACCGCCTTTATGTGAACCAGACGAACCTTTAGAAGTTCCATGACTTCCTGTAGAACCATGATGACTTCCACCATGACCGCCATGACCGCCATGACCGCCATGACCGCCATGACCGCCACCATGACCTCCGTGACCTCCTTTTGCAAGAACCAGCGTAGGACTTAACGATACCAAGATTAAAGCCAAAATAAACCATTTATTCTTCATATTTCTATCCTTCCTTTTCTATAAAGCGCCTAATGTAATTTTCCTCTAACTCTTCATAATTAGCCACTAATCTTTTATACTTAGCTGAACTAACTCTTTTATTGTAAAGATATAGTTCTGGGATAGCATACTTAAAAGCCATATGCAAAAGTTCCAAAGGAACCATAGAACGTAACTCTACCATCTGCGCTTCTGTTAAAGCAGGAATATCAAAAATCCGTTTCTTGACGAGATGGCCTCGATACCGACAAAGGCTACCAGTTTTCACATAAGGCAATGTGTAATCCACTACTTCAAACAAGCAAGTATAAAAACCACGTTGAATCCTTTGAACTAACCCTCTATAAAGCTTGTGCTTTCTCAAGTTTACGCAAGCTACAGTTCGCTCTAAACCATCATCCTCTACTTCAACTTTATAATGGTAACTATCCATAAAAACCACCTAACTAGGCAAGGACTGAACCTTACAAAATGAACGAATAGAAAAACCTAGCAAGTCTTCCAATAAACCCAACTGAAAGTCCACTCTCTTCTGCAAACTTCCTAACTGTACTGAATACTCTTCCTCAAACAATTCTTTATCAAACTCTACTTGATAAGCTAATAATAAGTAAGCCGTAGCTTCAGATACCGATAAAGTAGTGATGTCAAAATGCAAATCTTCATCTAAAACCGTTAGCGGAACGAAGTAAATCGAGTCTACTTTTGTTATGAAATAATGCTCTGCATAAGTTGGATTGTTGCTCTGAGCATAACCTACTCCCAACATATCCCACTGAACTTCTGTTCTACTTACTGTAAGTGATGGCTCTAAAAACTCTTCAAAGCTCCCATATAACTGTTGAACTACTTCAGGTAAAGCTAAATACTGCTCATATAAACCTTCTTGTGTCTTAAAGAGGTTGTATAAATGAAATTGAACCTCAGTATCGGTTACTTTTGTTATTTTTGCTAAATGTACTTTATCTATGTACTTATTTTCACCAACCCGACTACGAACTTCGCTATTTGATAAATAATTCTTTTCATACAAGAAAACAATGGAGCCTACTTGATACCCTTGCTCTTTAAAGACTTCCTTTTTCTTTGTCTTTGTTAGAACTTCTTGAGTCATAAACCCTTGATAACGAGACATTTCAACATAAAGCTGACTATTGATAACATCAATATCTTTTGTCTCTAACTCATAATCTACTTTCAAATAGTCAAAAATCTTAAAATAGTAGAACAAGCTTGACTCTGCTAAATAACGTGATAAACCTTTAATCTTCAGCTTGTACTTACCTTTCGTAGTCACATCTAAATAGAAAGCAAACCACATCAAAATAATACTGAACGAAATTTGATACGGATATGAGCTTGGCTTTAAATACCCATAATTTTCTTCTGTAACTACATAAGACTTACTCGATACTTGATACCTCTCTGCAACTTCTTTAAAATGATGAATCAATCTCCTATAGTCATAACTTGGAGGTAAGGGTTGTACTTCTTCTAATAAGGAGACTAAACCTCTACTTGAAGCCATACTAATGTAAGGATAACCGTCCAAACTCTGCAAGGCTTCTACCTTAAACGGAGAATTAGGTTTATAAGAAACCTTAATTCCTAACTCATTTTGTACCAAGTTAAACATAGACCAATACAAGATTTTGTAAGGAGAGTCTATTGTTTTAAACTTCATTCGATACCCTCAACCTTCTCAATTTGAATCTTAGGCTCAGGAAAACCTCGCAAACGCAATTCTTGAATTAAAGCTGCTGGGATAGTCTTATTTAACTTCTGATACCGCAACAGACTTCCCCAAATTAACCACTGGTCTTTAAATTCATCTAAATACGCAACAATCTCTTTATTCAACTCTACAACTTTCTCCAAGGCGTCTGCCATCTCTTTTACAGAACACTCTTGAACCAAATCTGCACTAAATAAAGAACGATTGTTAGTGCTTTTTAGAGTCGGTAAAGCTTTCATCAAGGGTAAATTATGAAGAGTCTCTAAGATAGTCGAAATCTCAGACGAGTCTAAAGAAATATACTCACTAATTATTTCAAACTGACGATTTTGCCACAAACTTAATAAACCTGTCGGAAATCGCTCAAGCAAACTATCTTCAACTGCATTGCTTGCATAATAAACTTGACGAATAGTCATTCCAGTCAACTCAACTAAACGAGAAGCACTGAACCCACTTCTATAACAAGATAAAACAGTCATAGCAGTCTGCTTTCCTTGTTTCAATGTAAGATAAGAACCACTCTTTAAATACCGCACTAATTCTTTTGCAAATTCTAAGTCTTCTAACTCTTGTAAAACTGAGGTTTTAGGAATAGGCAACCCTTGTTCTAACCGAGTTTGAAAGGTACTGATATCCGAATAAATAGTAAATAATGTATTAAATACAGGTTTCTTTGGTTTTCTCATAGTAAATAACCACATCTAACTAAAAGAAAGTTTATTTTGTTTGTCTTTTTATTTAACACAAATTATACTTTCTTTTATATGTATAATACCCTCTCTAAAAAATTTTTACTCCTTCAACTAGTAAATTCTCAGGATTTTTCTAATTGAAATTATCTAAAGACCATTATACAATAATTTAACATTAAAATCAAGTTATATATTTAACTTTAATTGACTAATTACATCCATTTACATACTTTTAATTGACCAAATCTAATAAAGGAGGTTCAATCTACCTAAACTAACCAAAAACAACTAAAATTTTAAGTATTTAAAAGTGTTTAGAACTACTCTACTAGAAATATTGAGCTAAACTTAGTTCACCGTTATTTCTAAATTTTTGAAAATACCTGTACACATCTCAAACTAATTTCAAATTTTTTAAAAATAACCTATTAATACCTCTAAGAGATAGAACCATGACTTAGATAAACCCCACCATCTTTCTTAAGCATAATTCAGAAACTAACATTCAAAACAAAACCTATAATAAGACCTCACTCTAAAAAAACTAACTGCACCTTAATATCACCCTCAACCAGTTAAAAGAATCTTAAACATAAGTTATGACAAATATCTTTTGATAACTGACAAATTTAAACAAAGTTAGGACAACTTAAAGCCAATTAAGGACAATTTTACGGTTTAGTATGACAAATATAATAAACCTAATGACAAAATAAGCATAAGTTAAGACAATTATAAAATAAGTTATGACAAATTCAAGTAACTATAAGACAGCAAGGCTTTCAGTTAGGACAAACTTATACTTATGTAGGACAATAGTTACTAAATCTATGACAAATAATACATAAGTTATGACAATAAATAAAAAATATATGACAATTAGCATATTAGATAGGACAATAATTAAAAAATGTAGGACAACTACTTAAAATCTTATGACAAAGAAAAGATACCTCTATATCTTAAACCTAACTTACCAACTAAGATAGAACAATGTGCAAAACTAACTAAAAATAAGCAAAATATAAAAATAAAGTCAACCCACATCACTTGCACTTTTAAGAACAAAAGACAAAAAGAAAAGAACCTCTTAAATCATTTTTAAAGGCTCTCAATTGCTCCGTATGCGATTTTTATTTTGTATTCGATATTTTATACCATAAGAAGTTTAAATCGATTAGGGACGATTTTAAGGCAGTATTTTAAAAAATAAGAAAAAGCAAGTAAGATATACTTGCTAACTTGCTTTCTTGATATCTTTTAACAAAGGTTCTTCTGTTACAACCTTATTTTCTAACAAAAACTGATCATGGAAGTCTTCAAAGTCTTCTAAAGCAACTTCCGTTAACAAAACCGAACCTAGTACCAAACCTAAGACAACTACGACTAATAGAAACCACATATCAAACCTACGTTATTCCCACCCATCATCTGAGTTAGACACTTGATTGTAATCAATATCTGCACCATCAGTATAGCTTGAACCTGTGATAGCGGAATAAATCCATAAAACTAGATACCACACAACAGTGAGGGTAAACCCTGCACCCATAGGAACTGTGGCATAAATAACATCTAAGTTTGTTAAACCTAACAAACGAAGAACAAATAAAAACAACACACCGATAACAGATAAGACTGCTACAACACCAAAAACTAAAATCGGTAAATTCCACTTATTTACAAATTTCATCACAAAGAACCTAATGCCTTTCTTTTCTATAGCTTAAATCGATATTCTTTTTGACCTACTTGATACCGTAAAAGGGTAGAACCTTGAACAACTTCCGCTACTTTTTCCTCTAAATCTACAGTCAAACCTACTGCACTCTTTAATAGTAAATCATAAGCAGACTGCAACTCCTTGAACGCTCCGTGGCTACCTCCTACATCAGGATGTACCTCCTTTGAACGCTTCTTGTAAGCTCTCTTTAGCTCTTTTTGTTCTACTTTTACAATACCTTTAAAGCCTAAGATACCTAAAGCTTGTTTAATATTTTTTAATTCTACCAAAATTTTACCAATCTTTCAAGTACAAATTGCTTATCCGAGACTGTAGTAATTGGCAACCCCTAGATAAACTGAACTAGGATACCGACCTTGAGTGTATGGATGGCGCAAAACCTTATAGGCTACTTTACTATCCTGAAACTTCAAAATACGATAAGGATTATCATCAATAAAGATAACTTCTTCCTTACTCTCCTTAGCTGAACGTAATAAACTTGCCATAATTTGAGCTTCTTGCTCTTGGTTCAAGAAAGATAAAAAGTCACAATCTTGATACCCTAAAGTATCTAATAACTTTCTTTTCGCTACTGCCACTTCATTTGTTGGGCTTAAACTCAAAAAACACAAAGTAGCATCTTTTTCACGTACTAAAGAATCTAAATACCACTGCAAATTCTGATTTGCTTCAATACTACTTGGGTTATAAAACTCCGGGTTTGCAAAATGTTTCAACAAAGAACGGTCTAATTCATAAGTAAATTGATTCTCAGGAGCATACCAACTCTCAAAATCAACTAACCGACTTGCTGAGTCTAATAAAGTATTGTCTAAATCTACATATACACGCACACCGCACCTCCACTATTGCTATTCAAAGGCAACGTAAACAATTTGCTGCCAAGAAAATTGAGAAAGAGTCTTTAACACTTGCTCCAAATTAACCCTATTCATACTTCTAGGAGAGTTTTCTAAGTAAGAATCCATGTTGAACTGAGGATAAATTGTTTGAAAAGTTTCGGTATCTAATCTAGAACCTAAATGAGAAAAACCTTTATAAAACAAAGCATCTTCTAAACCTAGATTATAAACCCAATTATAAAAAAGCTCACTCTGACTAGGTGCAAAACGATACTGCTTACTGCTTTGTACAACTGAAGTGGGAGACATAGCAGTTAAAATAGTATCCAATAAACCTTCACCTTCAATCCAAATTAAACCTTGTTCTTTCAAAGCTTGTAACAAAGTAGCACGCTCATAAACAGTTACAACCAATCTACGCCCTAGAGTCATGACCAACCTCACGATGCAAGTCCTTACAAGCTTTATCTTTACACTTATGGTTATAGTTTGTTACGACTGCTTTCGCTGCACCACTAGATACCGCTTCTTGTGTTTGTCTTGCTTTCGTCATCAACTAAAACCCGCTTTCTTACTATTTTTTCTTGCTACTTCCTGTTCGAATTACTTTCGGACGCGCAACTTCTCCAAATTTCTTATAGGAGTCTACAACTTCTCCATTCAATTTCTTCTCTCGCAAAACCCCTGATGTTGAATAGACTAATTCAACCTCAGAACTATCTGCAAGTTGACCTGTTACAATCTGCTGAGAGTTTTCTCTACGGACATTAATCTCTCCAACTAAAGCGTTCTCCTTACGAACTTTCTGCAAAGCTTTGTAGATAGGAACCATAGACTCTTTGATACCGCGCTCTTCTTCAAGTAAATAACCCATTGGAATGTGATAATCTCGCTCGGTTAAGATAACCACAGAACCTAAGCTTACAAAAGGCTCTTTAACTTGCATATCTGATTTTAATTTAGATGAAATATCTAAATCAATCCAAATATCAAATCGTACCGGAATTTCTCTATCCTCACGTTTTAATCGAACCAAACGGTCAATGTAGGCGTGCGCTATAGTGCCTTCTTGACTAAAGCAAATCGTATTCATGCTATGAGTGTCTAACTTAAACTCTTTTCTTGGATAAAGTTTTGCTAACACATTCTTTTCTGCACTTCTTTCCCAATACTTCTTCAAAATCTGTGTTGTACGGATAAAAGGGGTTGAAGGAACTCTTCCTAAATCTAAATCTGCTTGTTTCTTATTTACCAAATAAGTTCCCTTCTTTCTAATCACCAAACATATATAAACTTCTATCTCTCGCTAACTGCTCTCTATACCGCTCTAAACGATAATACATAGCTGTTTTTGTAATTCCTACTGTTTTAGCATAAGTAGGTACTGGAATCCCTTTTAAGAAAATAGACTCCAAATCCTCTTTCATCTGCTTTTCAGAAGGAGTATCTAAATAAGCACACAACTTAACAGGAGATACCCGATATAAGTCTTCCATACGACCTAACCCTTTGAAAACATCTTCTACCGCATTATACGGATAAAATGTAGCCAAATGCTCAGGAGTTACCTTCACATAAGTCGAAACCTCTCTTGCTCTATTTTTACGAGATAATGTAGGCTTCTTAGAACTCTGAGACTCCAACCAATTTAAAAAAGCACCTTCATAAGACTTTTCTAAACCAACCAACAAAGCGGACGGTTCAAAGGTCTTTTCAAAATAAGAATAACGAACAATCGGATAATCCGTCTCTTCTGCAAACTTCTGTAATTTAATTCCAATACGAGAAATTAACGAGATACCTGTAGCTTCTACCAAATCAAAAACAGATAGTACAGAACCTTCTTCCAACAAAACACCATCAGGCGTATACTTTGGTAAGTCTTTCGCTTCTAAATCTGATATAGGAGCGCGATCTACATAGCGACTTCCTCTTAACTGCTTACGAGACTTACCGTTAACATTTGCTTTAACACCACTTCCTTCAGGTACATAGGCAAAACCAATTCGACCTTTCTGTAAATGGTACGTAAAAGCTGAATCTAATAATTGATACTTAACTCGGTACTCACTCCGAGTCAATCCTTCGGATTGGATACTCATTCTAATAAAAGCACTCCTTTAATCTTACTTCTCTATAATTATAACATAATTGATTGAAAAAGTCAAGAAACTATTTTGAAAACACAAACTGTTTTCAAGCAATTGGACAAATAAAAGAAGCCTTCTAGGCTTCTAAGTCTCATAAGGTTATTTATAAGGATAAGGTACTTGTACAGTTCCTTCCTCAGAAGGATACCCTTCTTTACCTCGGTAAAGAGCTTTTTCTAAAGCATCTAAACCATGTGAAGTTGAATTTACAAGAGCTGCAGAAGATCCTTCTAACAAGGACTTCAAAGCATAAATAGTACCATGACCTACAAAGCGCTTCACCACTAAAACAATATCAAAATCTTTTAATTTAGAAGGAATATGAACTTGGTCTTCATGACTGCTTGAATCGATAAACACTAACTCTTCTACTTCTTTCTCTATTACAACCATAGTACGGAACCGCTCAGTTTGTGACTTTGGTAAACCTACAACTGCTACTTTCAAACCTTTTAAATCAAAATCCAATTTCGAAAATACCCTAACGCTTTTCTCTTCCACTTGTTTAATAAACTTATCTACAGGCTTAATAGAACTGTTACTTATACTATTCACAGAAATATCGTCAGGTTGATGTACCCAAACAACACGAGGAATAGAACCGGGACGAATGAACAAGTCAACAGATACCGCTGTGGCTATTTTATAGCTTTCTACTACTTTCGGAATAAGGTTAAAAGGACTACAAATAGAACCAAACTCAGTTAAAGAACGACCTTCTGAATTAGAAGGTACATAGTAACCCTCATCGTCTTTTTCAATAGGGCAATTTTTAACAATCTCTACACCATCTTCCAAATCAATGTAGTCTTCAAAATAAACATTTAGTAAGCGAACCCCAATCCTATTGAACGAAATAACCGCTCCATGATAGAAATTAAAATGAGTCACTACTTTATAATTTCCTTCATAAAGAACTTTACCGCTTTCTACATCTTCAATTGAGCAACCTGTTTCAGTTAAGATAACGATACCACACAAGTTTCCTTTCGCTTCCGGAGAAATATACTTTCGCTTCCACTTGTAAGTAGGTTCTTGAACTTCCTCAAACTCTCCATGCTCTAAATCAATTGTTGAAGGAGATACCTCAAGAAATGCAGAGTTGTGTTCATCCTTAGACAATTTTACAAGATTAGAATCACTAGAAGAGTAAGAAACCAAATGGTGAAGAGAATTATCTTGTGGTGATAAGAGAGGAGCTAAAAAGTCTCCAAACTGAGAATTGTCATATTCTAATAATTGTTTTACCAAGGTAACTTTTTCTAAGTTACCCTTCAAAAGACAATCTTTTACAACTAATCGTAATTCATCTAAAAATGTGTCGCTAAAAATCATAATTTATTTTTTTTCTTTAATTATATCAAAATAAACTTAAAAAGTCAATATAAAAGAGCAAATCTATGCTCTTTTATAAAATTCTAAATAATACTAAGTCTTAATAATAACTACAAAATTTCAGATTCTTCAATGTTTTCAATCTTGTCAAAATCAAGAACCTGCATTAAACAACGACCAAACTTAGTTTGTCTAATTTTACGCACATAGAAATCAATGCAAACCAAACTAACCAAGCAACTTATATAGAAAGTTATTACTAATAAAAAAGAAACAATAGCTTGAAATTCCAAACTCAAGGAATCAAATGGGTAGCTATTAGATAAATAGTATAAAACAAAACAAATAGGAGTAAAGCCAATTAATAAAGCGAATAGATAACCTACTTGAAATAAAACCAACTGTACATTATACCACAAATAATCTTTAGGTTTATAATTATAAAGAACTAAATCATGACCTAAATCTGTTTTCACCCATTTATAATAAGTGTAGTTACAATAATTTTGTTTCAAAACTTCAGGAAGTAAACCTAAATCAAAAGGATCCGTAGCAGACACATGGATTGTTTGTCTAACTTTATACCAAGCAAAATAGAGAGGGTAATAATTTTTAAAATTCTGACCCATCACTTCCATCACTTTAACCTTTACTTGCTTAGAGACAGGAGAAGAAACTACCGTCTTAGGTAGAAAAGCATCTAAATCTTCAAAGTAAGAACGTAAAAACTCAATCATCTATATGAACCTCATCAAACCGTACCGTGTGCTTAAATTCTTTAAACAAATCAGTCCACCTAAAACTTATTGTAGATAACAAACTAGCAACAGAAGCAACAACTGATACCGCTAAAATATAAACTAAGAAGTGCAACAAGAAACTCAAAGAAATAATAGAAAGACCCAAATCAATCACATAATTTGCTAATAAGAAAGTAGGATAAGATAAAATTAAACAATAGAAAAACCACAGACAAGCTAACAAAATATTAGCCACTAGAAAGCGAGAATGAGCTTCTGAATGATTTTTATAAAGAGTTAGGGTATATTTACCTTCCTCTTTTTCTAAACGTGTATGAGCGATTTTAGAGCCTAATTTAAAAAAGACTGCAGGTAGCAAATCATAATCGAACTTGAGCTTAGACTCAATCGGAATAGATACCTCAGTCGAACCTCCATCTTTCTCAAAAGAAGATAGATATGGTTCCAAAAATTCAGCCATATAACCTACAGTTGTCTTCTTGTACTCAATATGAGATATTCTGCGAGCTTCCTCCATATGCTTAGAGCGAGCACTTTCTTTGCCTAATAGATAACCGAATAAAAACATAATAGACCCCTCATTTTAACTTAAATCAAATTCAATGAACAAATTAAATTCATTCTTCCTACTATGTGGAGTCAACCATAAGCCTTTAACCTCATAAGGTTTTTCAATTCGCTCAAGAGAACGCATGAGACCATGCAGTTCTTTCATGTTGTCTACATAGTAGTGAGGGTAAGCACCCCAATTATAATTTTCAACTTTACCATTTTGGCGAAGCTTTTTATGGGATACCCCCGGTGTGTTGCGCAAGAGTTTGTAAAACTCTTCTCTCATGCTAATATTAGACGAGAACCAAATTTTCGTTGAGTTCATCCTTAAATACCTCCGTTATCAAAACATAATTTCAAAGCAAACTCCGCTAAGTCATCCGTTGAAATTTCTCTAACAGAACTACCATAACCATCTTCATTCTCTAATGCTGACTTCAAAGCTGCAAAGGCTAAAAGTCGGTCTCGCTTATTCATCAAGTCTTCTACAGACAAGAAAAGCTCTCCATCAAAGTCAAAAGAATCTTCGTCTGCTTGGTGGATACCGCTATGTAAGTCAAAGTCACCTACTGTAGTTTTAATCAAATTGTCTCCAATCTTTGCTACATATCCCACTTCAAATTGGTTATCTGGATAAATAGACCGAGGGCGAGACTTATTCTCATAGTGGTCTACATAAATTTCTTGACCTAATGTAAATTGGTCTTTTGTTAAAGTTTGTTCTAACATTTTCAACCCTTTTCTAACTTTCTAATTCAAAACATCATTTAAACTTAAATTCAGTTGAGTCACCTTCTCAATTTCCTCCCATTTGTTCTCAAACGTAGCTTTGTACTGCTCAGAAGGTGGTTGAGTTTTCGAATAACTTACAATAGCTAATAATTCTTCTAAAGTTAGTTTAGCTAACTTCATAGGATGGGTTGATTGTTCAAAACCATCTTCATGTACAACAGTTTTTACAATTTCCTCTTTATCGGTCATTTGAAGTTTGTATTCTAACATAACTTTACCAAAAGGATCGACAATAGCGTAAACTCCAAAATGTTCCTCATTTAGAGCCAAATAGTTCAACAAAGTTTGAACATCTGAGCCAACAGTTTGTACTGCTTGCAATAATTGTTTTGTACGCATGTTATCTCCTAATCTAACGAACAGTTCAATGGAGGATACCACTTAGTTGCTGCTACAACTTCTTCCCACTTATTCTTAAATGTGTCTTTGTAGTCTTCAGAAGGTAGTTGATTTTTGGTGTATTTCACTAGTTCAATCAATTCTGCTAGTTGAACTTCTCTCAACTTAGTTGGACTAGTCCGTTGTCTACGACCATCATCATAAACTAAAATTCGAACAAGGCGACCTTGACTATCCATATAAACCAAATGTTTCCAAAGAACTCGATTTGAAGACTTATCAACTACCTCAAAGTCAAGTATATTATCTTCACTTAAAGCTAGATAATTTAACAAAGTTGAAAGGTCTGAACCAAGTTCTTGCATCTCTTGTATCAGTTGGTTTGTACTCATCAAACACCTCCTACTAAAAACTTAATTTCTCCCCACTTAGTTGCACAAATTCCTCGATATCTCAAAGGAGATTGTTGTTTACTATGTTTAATAGCTTTTTCCAAATCCACCAAAGTAACTTCCATTGGGAAACCTTTAGATTGTTCAAAAGAATCAAAGGATACCGCTTTTCGTAGTTGACCATCTACTGTTGCGTAAATATCAACTTCCAAAAGAGAACCATCTGGCGCAGTATATAAGTATTGAACTGTATTTGAAGGACTTTGTTGCAGATAATGACTTACTGTTATAAAATCATCATAGTCTTTTTGCTCTTTTACCTGTTTTAAATCAGTTAAAGTTAAAGGGTTCTTAATCATAGTTAACTCTCCTTACAACTCAAAGCCTTTTGGAACTCTTCTTTTGTGTGTTGTGTTCCGCCTTTGTTAATCAAAACGTAATAATCAATTAAAGCGTTCCAATCTTCAATATAAGAGTGAACAATGCTGATGGGATACCGCTTGATATTTAACCATTCTTGGAATGATAAATCAGTTACATAATATTCTTTACCTTCAAAGGTAATAGGGAATTTTCCAGTAAGAAAATCCAAAATTGCAGTAAATCGTTGTTGACCATCAAACAAGACATGATCCATTTTGGCACGTTTTTCATCCTCGTCAAACCACCAATCATTTAAGTAAAACGCACCAATAGGTAAACCATTGAGCATAGATAAAATCAACTGTTCTTTCTGCTCTTGTGTCCAAACTAGACCACGCTGAAACTCTGGGAACCAAGAACCGTTAGGATGTTCCTCACAGTAAGTTGTGTAGGTATTGTACAAGCTTTCAAAGCTGGAGGAATACGTGTCACAACGAACCATTTTAATATCGAGACCTTTGTTTTCTCTATTCGGTCTGAATTTATATAAATCTGACATCTACTCAACCTCCTTAAAATAAATATCTTTCAGCTCTTTCTCAAACATAAAGAAGAAATACTTCCCTTGCGCTACATAATTTCTAACCGCACGTACAAAAGCTAATTGTCGTGTTTGGGAACTCTCAAGTTTCAACTTGTTCGTCTCATTCAATTTCATATTCAAAATGCGATTAATGCACTCTTTTTGACGAGGTGAAAGGTCAGACTCAGAATAGATACCCAATTCACGGGCGAAGACTTTTCGCAAATCTTGAAATAGAGCCTTACGGTTATATTGCCCATTATGGAACGCTTTTGTTGATTTACTATTACGACCTTGATAAAATCCATCTATCACTCGTTGCTCCAATTTGTTAAAATCTAATAATGTTGGTTTCATAAACATGTGTCTCCTTTTATTATTTTCTCTATTATATCAAAATATATTAAATAAGTCAAATAAAAAGAGAAGACACCTTCTCTTTTACCTTTATTGTTCTACAAAAGATAACAATCTTTGTTCAGCACCTCTTAAACTATCCGTCAACTGTGTAGCTGTTGTCTGTATAGTAAACTTAACCTCAGACTCAAACTCAGAATTATCCTTACTCTCTCCAACTAACTCTACAGTTTTTACTCTTACACTACGATCCCAACCAACTAAATTAGATAAATCTTTCGCTGACTTCAACGTTACTTGTACTACTATCTGGTCATCTTTCAACAAGCGTAATCTATATTGAAAAGGCAGTACCTCTAAACTAAAATTAGCAACAGAATTCACTGGAAAAGGTTGATTTTGTATAACTAACTTTGCATAACTCTCTGTACCAAAGTATCTCATTAAAGGATAATACAAAGGAATAAAACGCTCTTGATAGCTTAACCAATCTAAAGCTTCAACTTCTGTAAAAACTTCTAAAATAGCCAGTATCGACTTACAATCAGAAGTAGTTTCAATAAGAGTAAGATACCCTTTATCATTTAGTTCAAATGCAAGGTTCTTTAAATCGGGAGTTTTTAGATGACTATTTAATTCCAAAATTTTCTTTGCAACTCTAAGTGTTACTTTGTTTGTTGTGTTTTCCAAAGTTCAATCCTCAATTTCTTTAATTTGAGCGTTTTTATTTACAACCATATCTTCAAAAGAGTTAAACGTGTTTTGGATCCAAGCAAGGTTTTCAACTAGTTCTGTTTCGTGAATCGCTCGTTTTAAAATAGCTCTAGTACGAACAGGGAACCGTTCACTAGGTATAAGAACTTTGTCAAATACCACCTCACCAACTTTGTTACCTAAATGAGTTAAGTCTTTTTCATAATACTTATAACACACAATAACTAAAAGTTCATTATCGTATTTGAAGAGGTAAGTTATGCCATTTAAAGTTAAAGTCAAACTATCATCTTCTAGCATAGTAGCTCTGTAGAAAGAACCTTTGAAATACTTACATAGTTGTGTGTATAAGTATAAGTTACTTTCTTGATAATCTAACCATTCCATTAAATCTAAGTAGTAATCACTAACAATATAAGCAATCAAGTCAAAACTTGGCTTTGATTGGTAACTTAACCTCAATAAACTCCACGTAGGTTCAAAATCAAACCGAAGTTGAGGGATACCACTATCCTTTAATCTTTGATTCAATTCTGTTACTTTCTTTTCAACTTGTACTCTTTGTTCTAAACTCATTTAACTACCCTCTATAACCTTTATACGGAGTTCTTATTGTTGAACCTGTTCTTACATACTTGTAAGTGTTATTCAAATCGACAATCACATCATCAAAAATAAAAATAATATTACTTGGTTAAACATAACCAAACTCCTTACTTTGCGCCTTTAAGTCCACGGTATGTCGGTGCTCATAATTATCTATTTGGCGACTAATTCGAGTAGCAAATAACCCAAGCAATCGCGTGTGCTCAACAACTTCCTCATAATCTGAAAAACCCCAAGATAAACATGTATCAACAACCCTAGAGTATAGGTCGACCATCTTTAGAAATTTTCTTCCCTTGGATACCTTAATTACTTACCTACTTCCGCAGAAGTTAATTCTTCATATTTGATAATATAAGATACCTTAGACCACACTCTTTTATCATAAAAAGTAATGGGAATGAAAGAGTACAAATCTCCTACTAAGTATTGATATAGTAGCCTTAAAGCATCTTCTTTTACAGAATTATCCAAACCGCTTGGGTCAGAACAGATAAAACTACCTACGTTTAAATCATCTGCAGTCAAGTCTGCAAACTCAAACTCTGAACGCATAAAACTGATACCGAAATCTACCGCTGCTGACAAATCTTCGCTCTCGATTGTTTGTAGCAACTTCAATTTAAACTCTGAGTCTTTATCTTTTGAAAGAGAATAAGGTTCCCTATAAATTTCAAGTCTATGTAACATCATAATTCTCCTACTTCAAGCAAACCCTCACTGAGCATAAAAGGCAAAGGCGCTTGTTTTAATTTATCCTTAGGTACGCAATCAGACAAAGCAGACTCAGAAGCCCTAGCCATATCTATCAACCAAAAATCAGAACCGTTTTGCATAACATCAATAGACCACTGACCCTTCAATTTACAGTCTTTGAGCAGTTTTAAAACTTCAGATACCACTAAGTCCTTGTTTTCTTCATAGCGCTTCATCAAAGTTTCTTCATGGTTGATATAATTGATATAATCGTGGTTCTTTTGTATAGGAGCTGAAACTCCAATATCAAGAAAATTCTCCTTCATAACTTCTGGATGCCAATAAGGAGAAATACCAATTACTTCTTCTGTATCAAAATCTACAAAAACTCGATACTCTGTGTGCAAAGGCAAACCGTTATAAATTGTGGGATTATTTTCCTTATCATCAATAAATTCGCGAACGACCCACTCATTATTTGAGGATACTCCATAAATAACTCGATTATTTAAAGGAGAAGCCATCTGATTTGCTTGGTGTTGAATATACCACAAGTAAGAACCAAGCTCTGAAACTTCTTGACCTTTTGTAACTTTGGCGTTTCTAAAGTCAAACTTAGATGAGAACGTACCTGTTTTAATAAAATAGTCTTTCTCTAAGTCTAGTTCAAAAACCTTCTGAGCATAGCGGTTGATAATCTCTAAAGATAGAGGACTTAACTCTTGATACTCGTAAACACGTGTACTTTGTAATAAAGCCAATGGAACTTTTATAATACGAGTCCTTGGAATTTTAAAGAAATTAGTTTGGTCAACTACTTCTTTTATCGCAAACAACCAATTAGACATAGTATTTGGATCATGGTTCAGTAATTCATAAACAAAAGGATCTAAGTCTAAAATATCTAAACCTTGTCTAAATAAATTATAGAAAATCTTATGCCCAGTTTTTACATAAGACTTATACTGACTCAAAAGAGCTTTAGAGCTAGACTCGGGCATGTCTTGTTTACAGAGATATCCACTAAACTGAAGTCCTTTATCTTGCAAAGATAAAAAGGTTTTCGAGTCTGTTAGATACTGAACTGGTTGAGGATAAGGTAAAACTTCCCCTTTCAAAGAGTCCCAAAAGACTGTCTGTGAAACCAATTCCTCAACTATCTGATTTACTAAAGTTTCTGCACTTTCAGACAACGCTAAGAACTTATCCGACTTATCAATGACTTTTGCTGCATTTTGTTGGAATAAGTTCAAATTCTCTGCATCAACTTCAAATTGTTCATAGAGGTTTTCAAATTCTCTTTGTCGTTCTGGATTGTCTTTAAGAAGTAAAGCAATCAAATCTAGTTCTGCCTTGGTATAGTTCCTAGAGAGCGACAAATCCAAAGAAGGTTCTCTCTTAACTAAATTTCGTAATTTCTCAAACATAAAATTTCCTAAAGTCTTTATAAATTAAAACTTAGAAACAAACGTAAAGTCGTGATACCCTTTTCTTATGTTTCTAAGATGTAACCCTAATTCTTCTAACTCTCTAAAGTAATTGGTGCGCTTAATTTCACCAATTTGACCACTTTTACGCAAAACTTCAATCACCTTATAATCCCAATCTCTTGAAATAATGCGTACATGATGTGTATTAAACCCTCTCTCTAACCTGAAATCAGAAAGAAGACCATGACTTTGAAAATCAGGTTCATCAAAGATTTCTTGGACTAATGCTTCAACACTCATTTCAACCTCACAAACCTAAATCAAATGGAGCACTAGGTTCAAAATAACCAACCGGCCAATTAGCGATACGACCTTGCTCATCAAAGCGCAACTCTCGTCTCCCACCATCTGCAAGTTCAAATTGAATACGAACTAGTTCTGTTGGAACGGAACCTCGTAAAATGCTCTCACCTACTAAGTCAATTAAAGTGCTGTCATAAACAGAAAAGTCGATCGTAACTGCGCAATCTGTAATTAAGTACCGCAAATATTCATACACTTCTCTTAGATGAATTGGGTGGAAATAACTAGTTAAGTTAGGGAAATTCACTACCTTACCTCCAAGTTCTCCGCTTTGAATAATAGGTTTGACTTGAGTTGTGAATAATTCCAAATTCTCCAAAGACGACTTCCGAGTTGACAGTCCAAACAAATCTACAAGTGACTTACCTCGCAACTTTGGTTTCTTACTAAATTCTGATTTGATAATGAACATAATTTACAACCTTTCTATACGAAATTAATACTCCAACAAAACAGGAACTTCTAACTCATAGCCATAACTTACTTCCCAGAAGTAAACAAACTGATACCCTTTGGTTTTTAAAAATCTACGCAATTCTTCATAACCGAACATCCCAACTACAACACTATCTGAACGAACAATCACTTGATGTTGTCTTAAAAAGAGCATATCTAGCAAATAGTCTAGACTACTCTCAGTTAACTCATATTTTTCTTTCTTCACTAACTTTAAACTCCTTTAAGTTTTCTCTTATTATAACATAGAAACGCTGAATTGTCAAACAATATAATAAAAAGAGAAAGTAAACACTACTTCCTCTTCTTAAAAATTTAAGCTTTAAACAAAGGGTTTAGGAAACCATCGGTATTTTGTAATAACTTCTTGTAAACCTTCCATTTGAGACCTTCCGTGTGTTTGAAACCACCTTCTTTTAAGTCTTTCTCAACAGCAGTGTTAAATAACTCTTGAAGTTGAGCATAATTGGATATACGAACACCATCAAGCTCAATCTCCACAAAACCTCTTTGTGCTTTTTCATGAACCTCATGATACCACTGTTTCTTCCACTGCTCTAAATTCTCAAATCTGTTCTCAGAAACTTTCTTGATAATGAAGTCATCACCTAAAAGCCCTTTATTCTCTTTATTTGCAGCGCCTTTTAACTTATTAGATACATAAGGAATAAAGCCCTTCTCATAACCGTAATACCCCCACATACGGAAAGTATTATGTTTAAAGGAAATCGAACCTACGGTACTTCGACTCGTATTTCCTCCGAAGATACCTGCCATCATGTTCACTGTCTGATAAGCACTATCAAAACCTTCTGTGCGGTAACGACCGTTACCCGGCATACCATGAAGAGTTACAAAATTATTATCTACCAACTTGTCAATGCTATCAATTGCCAATTTTTTCTCGTCTTCCGTCAAATCACGCAATTTATCCCACTGATGTGGTTCTCCAATTAAATGGTTTCTATCCGCATTAGTGCGCCACTCTTTATCCATCTTCTTGAACCACTTCGAATTATCTGGTAACTTCTGTTTAATAACAGCATCAGCTTCTAAGTAGTCAAGCATCATCATAGACTCATTGTAGTTCTTCATGTAACTATCAATCTTCTCTCGACTATCTAATTTATCCGGATCATAATTGTATAACTGTTCCCCGTCATTCTTACGCTTATATGCCATATTGATACCGAGAGCACCATATTCACTATTCGGAGTTGATTTATCCGGTGTTTGCAACATACCTTGAGCAAAGGCTTCTAAATCAGTACCCTCACGATGCCAATCCCCACCGTAATAAGCCATACGGTCATTTACGTGTGTTGTTTCGTGGGTAAAGGCTGAAATACCGAAAGGCTCCATCATATTTGTTACCATAAAGTAAACTTGATCATCTTTCCAAGGACGCTCATAAATCTTCGCCATAGCACCCATATTCCAATTAATTTGGTGCCAACGATCAGTCGGGCCGAATAACTCACGGACTGGCGTAACAACCTTACCACCATCACCGTAACCCATACGATTCGCTCCACCTAAACCAGCATAGGCTTGGTTATCCCAAACTGGAGTTGGTACCGAATTTTGACTCTTCAATAATTGATTCCGAACCTTTGGTAAAGCTAGACGAGACCAAAAATCTAAATAACGTTGTTGCGCTTTGGCTACTTTATCTATCTCCGCTTTATATGCGTTACGCTCTTCTTCTGTATTCTTTCCATATTTCTCAAATGAACTAAAAGCTATCGTATTGTAAGTAGATATTACAAAGATATGTGCTTTCTTCAAGTTAAGTAATGGTAAAATCATTCGACTATGAACATCATTATTCAAACCATCATAAATACGATGGCGCTTGTCTTTGAAATCCTCTGTAGTCGTTTCAGGCTCAGAAACATAAACATTTTTAGCAGCATGGATAAACCAATCATTTAAATCTGTGTATTTAGTGAATAAACGCATATTATAGTCTAACAAGCTATTTAACTCACTTTTACCTAATGTACCTCCAAGAACTTCACGATAAGCCTCTAAAGTCCTATCCCCTTTTAAATTCTTCTCAGCAGAACCAATTCTAATTAAAAAGTCTAAAATACTTGGTGTTTTACCATAAAAGTCTGGTTTAAACATCATCAAATGCTTGAAGTTCAACCCATCATAGTCAATACCATAGTAACGATTTAGATAGGTTAGAGCTAACATAATCTTAGCTTTATTGTCATCAATTTTCTTAAGAAATGCTTTCTCAGCCACTTCATTATGATTTAACTGATGATCTTCATTCTCTACCAAAGATTTAACAAGTTTATCTAAAGTTTCTTTAACCTCTGCAAAACTTTCTTCTAAGTACAATGATGCAGGATTTTTTGTAACAACTTTAACCTCAGCAGAATCTAAAGCAACCGAACCTAATTTTTCTTTAACTTTAGCAATTAAAGCATCTCTATTCTTAGCTACCATGTTAGGAGTATATACAACCCCTAAACCATCAACAGTATACTCTTTAACTTGCTGCACTTTAGAATCTGAAACCTCAGATACCCCAAATTCCTCCTTAGTTCCATCAGCATAGTGAACCATTATCTTATCAACGCTTGATAAATCAGTAATAAACTGCCCATCTTTCAATCCGGTAACTGATAGGACTTCTTTTTTCAATAAGTTTGAACCTTCTGCAAGTTTATTTCCTTGATTGACAATCCACTCTTTATTATAAAATGGTTGAAGTTTCTCAATATTGCGATAAGCTAAATCACGCTCTGACTTGTAATCTTGAGTAGATTTATAAGTATCCTCTTTATAAGCAATATGATTCAATTTATTCACTATAGGTGCGTTCGTTTCATAGGTATCCGCAGTGATTCCTAATGACTTAATTTTCTCATCAGCTTCAGCTTGTGGCACTGATTTAATACGATGTTGATGTTTAGAAAAGCCATATGATGATTTACCTTCACTAACGCCTGTCACAACAAGATTTCGATGTAAACGTTCACCAGACCAATATCCACCATCATCGTCAATATCTTCTGAACCATAGAAAACTTCGCCTTGACCTTTATTCACTTTCATCATCGAAACGCTATCTTCTACAGAACCTAACATATGGTTACTACCAATAAAACCACCCACTTTAATAGGGTCGCTCACATTAATAGTTCCCTTAGCCACAGATTTTTTAATCGCACCATCTTTACCGACACCCATGTTGTCTCCACCATTTTGAGACCAATAAACGAGACCGGCAGCTTTCGCTTTTTTACCTATAATATTCGCATCAACATAAGCTTTTTCAACATAACCCTTCCAGTTTTCACCGACAATACCGGCTAAGTATGAACCACCAGTACCAACAGAAGTAATGTTCCCAATAAATGCAACATTGACTAATCGACCACCACTGTCAATTTTGTCAATAAATCCAGATACCCAGTCACGACCTACTACATTACCTGTAACTTTAACATTTTCAATTGTAGTACTACCTTTAATCACATTTGCAACCGGTGCGATTTGATTTTCTCCGGGCATATTAATATTCACATTCGCAAGATTGATGTCATGAATATAACCGCCTTTAATATTTCCAAACAACGGACGTTCAATGTTATGAATGGTATAACGTTTATCTCCATTACTTGACAGTTTACCTCTAAACTCAGCTGTCACGTAAGATTTACCATTCGGTTTTACATTCACAGCATTCAAGTCTGCACCGAGTTTAAACTCACCAGTTGGGTCTTTTTGCATGTCCTCAACTAATTCTTTAAAGTTGTAGTAAACATTATCAACTTTAGGAATAGGCTTCTCAATATAATGCACATACTTGTTACGAACCTTCGTTGGATCTGTATGTTGAATCAAGTCTTGCGCTTCAGCAGTGATTTTATAAAGTTTTTTACCTTCTTCTGTTACCTCCTCTATAGAATTCACTGCTAAACGTGTTATTTTATTATCACGACTAGTGATTTTCAAATACATTTTCTTTACATCTTCCTCAGAAGGTTTGTCACTCATGAAATCACTAATTGTCTCAGTTCCATCTTCTTCTACCTTCATCAAATTAGTCGATGCAATATTTTTAAGCTCAACTTTTTTAAGCTCTAAGCGTAAAGGTTTATCTTCAAGTGTAGATACCTCTTCTCCTTTACCTAAATCATACTTCATAACAGTTGAAATCGTATAGTCTTTAAAGTAATCTAAATTCTCTAAAACCTTAGATAAATTTTCTGTTTTAAAATCGATTGTCTTAACTACTTTATCCCCTTCTTTAATAGTTGCAACAATACTTGTAATCGTTGCATTATCTTGGTTCTCTAAAGTATAGTTTACTGTAGCAGACTTAGATAAAACATCCTCAGATACCGCTTGAAACTTCAATACTGGTTTTTGCTTTTCTATTTCTTTTTTAAGCTCTTCTGTTTTCTCAGGTTTCGTTGAATTTTCCACAGTTGACGGTTCTGTTTTTGGAGTCTCTTCCGTTGCTGGTTTATCATCAGACTTTGATATATCTGCTTTAGGAACCTCTCCCGCACCTTCAGTTATGTTGCCTTCTTTAGAAGATTCTATGCTAGAATTACCTTCTTTTGCAACAGGTGTACTTGAATCATCTTTCTTAGGCTCATCTAACTTCTGAGAACTTTCTGATGAAGGTTGACTTGTTCTAGGGCTTTCTGAAGTAGGTACTTCTGTCTTAGGTACGTCTGTTTTAGGCGCATCTATTTTCGGTAATTCTACTTTAGGCTCTATTTTAGGCACTTCTGTTTTAGGTACTTCCGTCTTAGGCACTTCTACTTTAGGCTCTTCTGTTTTAGGTACTTCCGTCTTAGGCACTTCTACTTTAGGCTCTTCTGTTTTCGGTATTTCTAATACAGGATTCTCAGGTTGTACTAAAGAAGACCCTTTCTCTTCACGAAACTCAGGTAAACTAGGTTGAACTTCAGGCACACCCTTCTCAGAAACAATAGCCTCCGATAATGCAGGTTGTACCAAAGACTCTCCTTTTTCAGATACCACTGCTTCTGATAACTCCGGTCGAACCTCCGGGTCACCCTTTTCCGAAATAACGGCATCCTGCAATGCAGGTTGAACTTCAGGTTCGCCCTTTTCTGTAAATACATACTCTTTCAAAGGAGGTTGCACCTCTGGTGTACCTTTTTCCGTTACTACATATTCAGGTAACGAAGGCTGAACTAAAGGCTCCCCTTTATCAGAGTGAAACTTCTCTTCCGTCTTCACAGAAACATTAGAAGAACTTGTAGAGTTTTCTATAACAGGAGATACAGATACTACAGGATTTTCACCATCTTTTACCATTTCTATACTAGAATTAGAGTCTAAAACTATAGGTTTTTCAACATTTTTAGAAGGGCTTTGTTGTGAACTTACATTAAAAACCTCTTCTAAAGAACTACCCAGACTTTCTTGAGGTTTAACTACATTATCTGTACTCAATACACTAGTAAACTCTTGCACTTGTGGTAAATTTAATTCACTCATAGGAATATAACCTAAATAATGATACCCCTCAACTTTTACAACCCCATCAGAACCACTTGACCTAATTGGAGCAGTTAAATCTAAAGCACTTCCATTATTTAAACTAATTAAACCAATCGAAGTAACTAAAAAGAAAGTAAATAAACGCTTCTTTTTAGACACTAATAAAATTAAAGAACCAACTGTCAACAAACCAAATGAAGTTAAAATGGAGTTAGAAACCCCTGTATTCGGTAGCTCTGACTTTTCATAAATCAATACATAAGAATCTTCACTCTCATCAGGTGAACCTTCTCTTATTTTAGACTTTTCAGAAGAACTCAACTGACTTGAATCAATGTAATGAAAAGTCGAAGCTTCTGCAATATAAGGAGCAACTAAAATACTACCCACAATTACAGAACCAATTACACCTTTTATCTTTCGAATCGAAAAACGCTCTTGTTTATTCCACAAAATCCCTTACACACTATTTCAATAAATAGCCTTTCTGTATCGATAATATAATAACCAAAGTTTACCAAATTCTATAGTAATTTACAAGTCTAAAAAAAAAGATACCGCTTGACGATATCTTTTAGTTGAATCTAACCACTTAATGCCTTGCACTATTCTGTTCTTTCCAACCTTCTGCTACAGAAGCACCTGCTTTCTTAGCTACTCTAGCAAACTTGTTCAAGAAACCACCTACATGACTTGCACCTTGGAACCCAACCCCAAGACCTGCTCCAACAGCAGAAGCCATAGCTCGACCTGTACGACCTTTTGCCATATGTTCTCTCGCACTCTGCCAACGTCTCTGACGGAAAGAACGACCTGCACTATTTCCACGACTAAAGACCTGTTTTCTTCTGTCATAACTAGATAAGAACGGCTGTTTTTCCGTAATCATCTCTTCAATTTCATCACGTTTAAATGTGAAAGAACCAATTTGCAAGTCTTGCAAAGTTGGATACCGCTTAAAGGCACTTTCAACAACCTCACTAGAAGTTCGAGATTTCATTTGATCAAACTCACTATAAGCATACTCCATAGAGTCAAATGTAATCGAAGTTGGACTTAGATAAGACCCAATAGTCTCCCAAGAGAATAATTCACCAAAGCTTCGAGCGTTCCACAAGGAAACACTATAAGGAGATACCGAAGGGCTTAATTGAACGCCTACAATATCAGGCTCATATAATAAACCATTGAAGTACAATTGACGACCTACTACCTCAATCTTACGAACCCTAGACCAATCTCCAAAGTAATTGTAAATATCCTCTAGTAAATACTCTTGTAAGTCTTTATCATCTTTTATCTCTAAACGACTTGCTTCTGCTTTATGAGAAGCAACACGACTCATAACTTTACGACCATTTAAATCATCTACAAAGTCAGCCTTTGAAGAACTTGGGGGTACAGAACCTTGTAAACCAAAAGCAGATTGCAATACACTCAGTAAGTCACTTTCTGATACCCCTAATTGACTCGCTAACGTTGCAGCAACATTTTGTGAAGGTACCCTCTCAGAAGTTCTAGTTTCTTCTCTAGTCCATTTTTTAGATTCACCCTCTAAGTTATCGACCGTTGAATTATTTTCTAATACAGGCTCTTCTGTGGCTTCTGAAAGAGGTTCTGAAACTTCTTCATCAACTTCTGCAAATTCTTTTTTAGCGAAGTTAGGAGTTAACCCCTCTTCATGAGTAGAAATATTACCTTGAGAAGAATCTACTTCACTTTCTTTAGCATGCTCTAACTTATCTAACAATTCTTCAACCTGTGCATAAACAGTCTGTTTCTTACGAGATTGGTAAACTTCCTGATTCGTAAACGCTAAGATAATATCCTCACAAGAGAAGTTCCATTCAGGGTTCAAATCAAGTAAGAACTCCAAGTAAGAACCTGGATAACCTAAACGCTCTACAACCATATCTGCGATTTCTCTCGCACGTACAAAAGAACGACTAATATCACTAGAACCAAGAGCTTTTAGATACCCTAGAACACCTACTCTATCATCCCACTCACTAGGATTATTCGGATTGCAGTTTCGAGACTTAATAGACTCTGCTTTACTACCTAGGTTTTTCTCCATCTGCTCTATACAAGAACCTTTAGAGTCACCTAAAATCAAATAAGGTTTGAAATAAACCGCCCCACCTTCTCTTTGAGAGTTAACCGAACGAGCTAAATGGCGATTCTGAGGAGACTCATCTCGAATAGTTGGATAATCAACTCCACCAAAATAAGCAAATCTACGAGAACTTGCAGTTAAATACCTGTTTGAATCAGACCCTTTTTGACTAGACCAATACTGAGAATCCTCAGTACCTTTGTACCCAACCATAAATCCAGTGTCTAAATTTAACAGACTATATAACCAAGCATCTACACTACCATTTTTATAATCACAAGCACCTTTGAAAGAAGAAGCATCATTTCCTTTATTTCTTGGTAATTTATCAAAACCACCTAAATTAAAGCTCTGCCCTACAATATAAATACTAGAACGTAAACTCTCTTCATTTTGGAAACCTGCTTTCTTCAGCTTGTTCAACAATTGCATACTCTCATCCATTTTATCGTAAATATCTCGCAAATAAGCACGATTACGGAAATCATCTGACTTGTTTGCAATAGTTTTCTCAAATTTACGAAGAGCTTGCTCTTTCATGATACCACCAAGGTACGTTTCTGTACTGTCTTGTAACTCTTCTAACTCTTTATCCGATAAGATATTACTAAACCAACCACCACTTGAAGTTAGTTTACTAGAGCCAAATAAATTAGACCAGTTGGTAACTTCATCGAAAATACCTAAAATACCTTCATCACCACCTAGTTTGTTATATAAACCAGTATCACTTGAACGAACAGTAGCACGCAAGGAAACGATACCCATAACAAGAAGCATATGGCGGTAAAAAGCCATATCACCCCAAGAACCTGTGTAGCGTTTTTCTAAACTACTTACACCCGAGAACCACTTCGGAATAGACTTATCAAACCAACCCATAATTGTTGGGTTATTATCCCAATCTAATTGCTCTGTAATATCATTAGTCACAGGCATAGCAGACTTATTAAATACACCTGCTTGAATAAAGTAACCCTTTGGAATACCTTGAGAATCCGCACCGCCAAAGGCTATGTAGTAAGGAACCATCGTATCAGGTTTACCATCACCACCGAAAACAGGACGTCCATTTGCAATAGATACCGCTAAACCATTAGATATAGAAACCCCTTTACCAGAACGAGAACCCGCCCAGTAAACTAAAACTAATTTTGCACCAGCGTTTACTGCAGCTGTTAAATCATTAGAAGCAGTTAGAATACGACCATCAAGACCTTTCCCTAACAACTGATAACCATAAGTGAGTTTTTCTCCCTTTCTCTGCAACGATTCTAACGCTTTAAAAGCAAATAAAGGCTCACTTTCAGCAATATCAGGATTTGCAATATGAGAGTAATGACTTACAACAACATCTTTAAATTCCTTTTTTAAAGGAGGTTCGAACTCTCCACCGTAATCAAAAACCTCAGTATACAAGAAAGACTGTGGTGTAAAAGCACTTTCTCCCAAATATTTCATAGGAGCTGATACCACCCACTCAGCGGAGGCCCACTTCTCATCTTCCATCATCCCCACGTGGTTTTTCATGACCGCAAAAGTTGAGAAAGAACCTTTAAATTTAGCTAAATATTCTTTGAAAATTTCATTATCCGAAGGAGTTATTGGACGAGTAGCACCTTTACCAAAATATGAAACCTCCTCCGTCCAAAAGTAACCGTCACGATAAGTGTCACAAACCAAAACTAGGTACTCCCAAGCGCGCTTTGTTAAGTAATTTTCTATCGCTTTTCGTTGACCATCAGAACCTCGCCACTTCATAGGCACAGAAGGAAAAGTTAAGTCATCTTTCTCTACAGTTACCTTGCGACTTAATGCAAACTCTAACATCTTGTAAGGGTAGTAAACAGGCTCATCAGATTCTAAAATATCCTGCAAGTTTACTTGCCTTGACGTACTAACCTTAACACCCTCTAAGGGAGAAAACATTGCTTCCCCTGCATAATAAGAAGAAGTATAACTTGGCTGTACCGCAGTTTCCCCCTGTAATATAACCATAGGCAAAGTTTCCGAACCAACGATAACTCCCTCATAACGATCTAATTCATAACCTGCTTCAAAAGCAAAATCATAAATATCTAGCAAACTAGATACTAAAGAGTGAATATCTGCTTTTAACTTACCTGAAGTTTGTAATGCTTCTAGCTTTCTCTTAAAACTTTCATCTTCTACAGAAATTAAACTTTCTTTAACCTCAGTCGATACCGCTTGACTATCAAACTCTAAATCTAAAGCCTTAGAAACAGTTGCTAAATCATCTACTAAACAAGATTCTAATTCACTTGAACTCAAAGAAACCAACGACTTAGAACGTAAGTCAGATACCGCTAACTGACTCTTTAAATGGCTTTCTACTTCTCTTACCGCTAACTCTGACTCTAATTGACGATAAACTGTTTCAAGTTCCTTAAAACCAAAAGTAAAGCTACTTGCTTTTCTATCCAAAGAAAGTTGTCCGAAAGCACATGCTAACAAACAAGTAGCATAGAAATAAATAATTTCATCTGAACCTTCAAGACCTGATTCTACTAAATCTTCAACCGAACTGTAGACCACATCTACAATCTGTTGATTTTCCAAGCCCAAACCTAACTTTTCTGTGATGGTTTCCATCTGATCTTGTACTTTACTCACTGCTTTCAGCTCCTTTCTTCTCTACTAAATTTAAAGCCTTTTGAAAGACTCCGCTAATGTCTATAACCTCACTTGGAGGATTATAACTAAATACTTGAACCATAATACCTACAAAATGACTTGGATCAATTACAGAACGTAAATAATCCCCTTCTTTTGTCAACTGCTTACTACTCAAATAACGATCACTCACTAAACCTTCTTCGTACTTCTCAAAGTCTCTACGGAAACGATAGGATACCCTTGCTGAACACACTAAATCATCAAGTAAAGAAGCTAACTTCGGTAACTTAGAAATAAGAGGCAAAGTAAGACCCCAATCATTAAAATTATAGGCAGACTTCAACACATCAACTGCTAACAAAGAATCAGCTCCCAATAACTCTTCAGCTACTTCATTAGAAAAACGCTCTGCAAACTGCTTAAAGGATGGACGAACTTGTTTTAAATCAGAGCCTTTATCCTCATTCATAAAGTAAGTCTCTAACAAGCTAAAGTCCTTCTTCATCTTAGAATGTTTAGATACAAACTCATTATAACCTTCAAATACTGATTTGGGATGACTTAACCCAAAAATACCAAAACTTGCAAGCTTCAAGGCTTCATTGTCTGATACCCCTAACTCTTTAAAGGAACAAGCCAATCTAAAGAAAGTAGCTTCCTCAAAATAATCTTCAAAAGAACCTGAACCACTTATAACAGACTCTCCAATTACAGCAAACAATGGAGAAACCTCTCCAAAGTTAGAAAAAGCGCAATCAGGTAATAAAACAGACTCCGCTAAGTCAAAATCTCCCTCAAGAGCTTTAAACTCAACTCCTTCAAGATTAAACCCAAAACCTACGAGTAAATTATATATACCTTGATACTCCTCTTTAGTTTCGTCTAAATCCTCTACTTCTTCAACTCCCGCAGAATCCGACTCAGTAAACACCACGTCTCCTTGTTTCTTTTCAAAAAAGAGAGCTAAACCTCTATCATATTCAACCACAAAGTCCGAACTCATATACTCTAACGAAAGTTCAGGAACTTCTAACGACAAACACGTAGAAAGAGCGGTCATAAACCCTACAAAAACTGAAGAGACACCTGATAAATCCCCTGCTCCTTCTCTTTTCTTATGAGCATAAGTAGCAACAGATACCGCTTGTAAGTAAGTTTTATCATCAGAAATTGTTATCTGAGGTAAAACGGTATGTACAACTTCTTTATGTTCCTTGGCATAAGAAATTAAAAGTTTTTTATACTCTGTTGCTAGACCATTATTTAAATCACTGACTTTTAATGTTTCACTCAATGTTGGAAAGTCGCTCAGAATAGAAGAACTATACTTCTCTAATGTATGTACTAAACCAAAGAAATTATCTATCAAACGCAAATCAGAAGCACTTGTTTCAACAGAAACCTCGTCTACAGGTGCAACTTCTACAACTTTCTTACTAGGCGCACCTAACTTCAACTCTTTAAAGTAAGTCCACAAAGTTCCGCCTTCTTCGTCCATCTCATAATACTGAGGACGAAGAGCTGTTCTTGTGTAATACAAAGCATCATTGAAAGTAGAACCAATAAAGCCAAACTGAGTATCTTTCAAGACCAACCCATAAGGATCATTTAAAATCTCTCTGTGTGCTTCTACAAAATCTTTACAAGATACCGCTTCTTCCACCAAACCAACTGCACGCAACCGCTTGAAAGAAGATTCTACTGTTTGTTTTCTACTTGGGTCTAAAAACCAGTCCAAACCATGATTTTCAAACTGTAATCCACTTACCGCAGGACTAGTACCCAATACAATAATCTCTTCCAAACTAGAGAAGACCCTTGAACCAAATAAAGAACGAATATCTCCTCGTAAAACCTTTGCAACAGGAGTTGATTTCGTTTCAATTGTACACAACTCTTGTGCCAACTGCTCCGAAAAGGTGATGGGCATCATCTGCTCTTTCTTCTTAAAGTTCACAGGAGAAACATAAAATTGAACGTAAATCCCGTCCAAACCTAAAATGACCCTACGAACATTATTTGGAGAAAAGTGAGAAATAACACCCTCTGTGATACCCTTATCTTTTCTTTCTTTTAACTGTTTATAAGCTCCTGCACAAAGCAACCGCTCAAATTGTTCTACATACTTATTTGTAGTCTTTATTGCCTTTGGCTTCTCTTCCGCCTGTTGCTGACTACCTCTTAATACATCATACATGAAAAGAACTTCCCTTTCTTTTATCTGCTATTTATAATCAAACCGAAAATCAAAAAATACCCTGCATTACTGCAAGGTAGTGAATTTTTTTTATTAATCAGCATAAATGTATGTTACAAAGCCCTCAGAAGTTGTTGTTGGATTAAACCAACCTCGATGGTTACCAATGTAACGTTTACCGCCATAATTTGACTCAGATACTTGAATACGATTAGCTGACTCAACCGCAGTTACAACAGCAACGTGTCCATACCCACCATCATTCCAACATGCAATAGCACCAACTTGAGGTGTTGATCCTGTTCTAAATCCTGCTGCAGCTGCACTTGTAGCCCACTGTGCTCCATTACCCCAATAGTCTCCAGCCCAAGGTGCCAATGTTTTAGCTCCCCAAGTACACTCACCCATAGGGTAACTAGAAGCGTCTGAGTTGTACTTAGGATGTGCTTTAGGCGTTGATTTAGTTTCTACAACTTCTTCAGATACCGCAGGGGTTGTTTCACTTATTGAATTAGACTCACTTGTAGCAACTACTTCTGGTACAGTAGATGTCGTAAGTACACTAGGTGCAGTTTCTTCCACCGCTTTAATTTGCGCTGCTAAACTAGTGGTAGCCGAAGCAGAAACAACCGCTTCTTGTGCTTGTTTCTCTTCTTTATACGTTTTCTCAGCTTCCTCAGCTACTTTAACCTCAGCTTCTGCTTGTGCTTTTTGCTCTAATAAAGCTTCTTTTTCACTCTCTGCACTAGCTTTCTCTACTGCCAAACCTAATTCAGCTACTTTTAATTCAGCTTGTTTTGTAGTTAACTCTTGACTTCGAATATCTAAAGTATTTTGATTTGCAATAACTGTGTTAATCGCATTATTATTTGTCTCTTGCTTCTTCAAAATAGCTTCTTTATCCGCTTTTTGTTGCTCTAACATCTTATTGTTAGCTGAAACAATCTCTGTCATAGCCATAACTCTCGAAATAGCTTCTGAGATAGATTCAGAATTAACAATAGTGTCAATATAACTAGTACCTACACCACTTGTCTGCGCACTACGAGCTTGCTCCTCTAAAGAACTGCTACGAGAAACAATATTCTTAGACAACTCTGTAATATCTTTCTCTAAATCCTTTGATACCACTTGGAGTTTTTCATTTTCATTCTGCAAGTTTTCTTGCTCTTTTTGAATAGACGAAACTTTATTCTGTGCTTCTTCTAACTCTTTTTCAGCAGACTTTTGCTTTGTTGAAACTTCTTTAATTTTATCATTAGTTGCCTCAATCTTATCCTCAGTAGTTTCCGCAGATACCGCAACTATATGGGCTGATTGGCTTAAAAATACTGTACTTAGTAAAAGTGTCGCTAAGACTTTGTTCTTCATACTGATGTGTATTCCTTCCTTTATTCAAGACCCTCTTAGTATACCAAAAAAGTTGTAATAAGACTATTACAACTATGTTACAATTTAGCAAATTTAAAAATTAGCGTCCAAGTATGGACAATATAATTCTTCAAAGTCCACTAACGATAAGACTTCTCTCTTTGGAGGAACTAACCAACAAATATCACTCGATAGAGAAGGTGCGTGTAAAATCGTGACCTGACCATTTTCAATATCACGTACTACCACCACTTTATCTAAGTCGCTCTTTAAACGATAAAGTCTATAAAGTTCTGCCATGTTAAGATACCACTATTCTGTTGATTTTAACTCAAATAGAGATAGAAAATTTTCTTGGTTCTTTTCAACTGTTTTTATACTCGTTGAAGTGTTTGTAACGTTCAACATGTGCCAAGAGTCTGCACTCAAAACTTTTAAACCAAAGTAAGGTGCCATAAGCTCTGTATCACACCAAGTACAAGATAAGTCCTCTGTCTTTGGATTGAAGATAGCGATAAAAAGATGTTCGTTATTCCCTAACTCACCAAGCTTTTCTACAGATACCCTCAGATAGTTTTCGTAATGTTCTACTAAAACTTGTACTTTCTCTTCTAAATAAGGAAAAACCGAGCGAGTAACAAAATACTCCGCTAAAACAGAACCACGATATAAACTAGTTTCTTTTGAAAATTTAGAAGAAGACTCTAAATCTTGTCTCAAAGTTACTAACTTAGGCTTTAGCTTCTCTAAAAATAATTCAATCTGCTTTGAGTTATACTCAGAAACTTCCCGTAATTTATCTCCGTAAATATCTTTTAAAACCATAAAATAAACCCTCTTAATATTTGTTAATTATAAGCAAAGAAAGAAGTCCGAAGACTTCTTAACTTCACAACAATTACGATATCGCAACTGCTTTTTCTTCTGGTAGTAGTGGAAATTCCCTTGAGTCTACAATAGTTGTACGCTCTTTCTTCGAATCAAAGGCAAGTAACAACTCCTTACCAAACTCTTCAAAGGTGTACTCAATCATAGCAAATTGACCACCATGACCTTCAAATTCCGCAATACAACGTTGAACCAACTCTACTGCTTTCTCATGAAGACCACCCATAATCTCATCTACTACAAATAACATACGATGGTTAGTGATTTCAGTCAACACCACAGAAAATAGAAAGGCAATGATTTGACCCATACCATCTCCTGTTTGTTTCCCGATAACCAACTCATTCCATTGTCCATTTTTATACTCTAACAAGTTTAAATGAACCTTTTGAGCTTTTAAATCCGAAATCAAAGAAAATTTATAGACATTTTCTCCAAATACCAAAGATAAAGCACGGTTAATGATACCCTCCATATAGTCACGTAGAGCTTTTGTACCATCATTGCTCAACATAACGATATACTGCAGAGCCTTAGCTCTATCTAAATACAAGAGTCTCAACTCCTCTAACTTTGCAATATCCGCTTGTCGTCTTACTAAACGATCTTCTTTCAAAGCATAATCTTGCTTTAATGCACCCAAACGACTTGTAAAGGAACTTGTAACCATAACGTGAGACCGCCTTTCACTTTAGCTAGAAGCCATTGAAACTGACCAAATATCTGACGAATCAAAGGACTTAATCAACACATGATGGTAATGCTGTGCAAAACCAAAGCGAATATCATCTGCATATTCTCCTTTACCAAAAAGTAAAGCAGCAAAGTAAGAAATAGGAACGCTAAAATGGAAACCTGAAAGTTCAATTTTCTTCTCATCAGAACCCTCCGAATCATGGACTAACTCAATGGGAGCTTCTAGTTCTAACTCCCCACAATGGAAAGTTGCAACTGTTTTGTCTTCACTAATAACTACTCTAAGTTGTGCAGACTCACCTGAAACGTTCAAACTCACAATTCGCTTATAATACATCTCAACCAACTGACGAGATAAAGAAAACCAAGTCAAATCACCATAAGCATCTACTGGATTATCTTGATAGTTTAAGTCTGAGTCATATAAAAATCCAATAATCGTAGAACCTTGCTTCATAACGCAGAAACTCTTATCGGAGTCTAAATAAAAACTAAACAAACCTTTAGACAATAACTCTTTCAAAACAAGCAAACCTGCAGGTCGGATACCTCCTTCACTCATAAAGAATGATAATTGACTCTTCATACGGAAGAACTGATATTTCAAAGGAAGTTCTATTGTTTTTCTTTCAGGATGAAAAACCAAGTCAGAAGTTTGAGCATTATTACTTGGAATAAAAGGAGACATATTCTGCAAAACAGACATCATATCATCTCTCTGTTCTTCTGTTAAGTCTACAAACTCCACTTCTTCACTATCTGCAATCTCAATACGCTCTAAACGGTGCAAGTCCGAAAGATAAAACGGAGAGACAGTTACAGTAACCGAAGACGTACGCTCCTCTTCTGCTTTATTCGGAATTTTGAGATTTTCTCGAACCGAAATGGCTACCTGCATATCTGATACCGGGTGGAAAGTTAAAGATAAAGGAGTGTTTAACTCACTTGCAGCATAGGTAGATAAAATCTTCTCAAGAACCAATGCAGGTACTTGGAAGTAACTAGGCTCGCCATTCTCACTTACAAAATCTGAAACTTCTACAGAAGACGAGTCTAGTTGTGTTTTTGCAACAACCAAATCTGTCAAAGCAAGTAGAGAAACACCATCGTCACTAACTTTAAAAACTAAGTTTTTACTATCTGCTGACATGACAGAACGCTTCAAGGTATCTATCAGCAAACGGCTCTCATCAACCAATGTGTCATAAGCTACTTTTACAAACATCGATAAAACCTACTTTCTACTCTTCACCAAAGAAGTCTGACCAAGAGTCAGCCCAAGAACTACCAGCATCTTCTTTTGAAGAATCATCTTCAGTTTTTTCTTCATCTTCACTAGCTACATCTTCTTCCACAGTGTTATCTACAGAAAGATCTACTACAGTTGGGTTTTCCTCTGCCTTAACTTCTACTGTGTCAAAACCTAAATCTAACTCAGTAGAGTTTTCTGAGACTGTAGATACTGCTGGATTCTCTTCCACAACCTTTTTGTTTCCACTTGCTTCTACCAAAGCATCATTTTCAATCATTTTATCAGTCAATTCTTTCGCATCTGCTTTAATAGCCTTACTACTTTCAATTTCAATATCGTAAGATACCGCTGAGACATCTTCACCTGTCAACTCTTTAATAGTTTCATAGTCTTTAGTCTCTACCGCAGTAAAGAAACGCTCTAAACGAATTGCTTCCGCTTCTTTTTCTGCTAAAATCTTCCCTGCAACTTCTTTATAAGCTGCAATAGACTCTGGTGTAAATTCAGTTTCACCTTTTAGCTCCATTTTCAAGTCATACCCCAAAGAGTTTAACTTTTCAACGTCCGCTAAAATACTCTGAATACGAGCTTTTTTAAACCCATTGATTTCATCTTCTCTGCGATTGTGCGCTACTGCTTTTTTATTTAACTGCTCTAAACGCTCTAATGTTTCTGTTACTGACATCTAGTTTTACTTCCGTTTCTTTTTTCTGTGATATTTTAATTCAAAATAAATCTGATTTCCAATAATTATTAAAGTTTGCGAGATAACGAGCAAACAAATCGTAATTAGAAGTATCATCACAAGTGAAGATATTCTTCAATCAAAGCCTTAACCGAAGGCTCAATAACCAATAAGTCTACACGTTCTTTTAAAGAGATACCCGCCCAGTTGAAATCTTGCAAATCTTTTAGAGCTTCTGATAACTCCAACTGTTTGCTATCTGACTTCACTTGTTCTGCTATTGAACCTTCCGTATCTGGTAAAAATACTTCAGAAACCGGGCGTAATGGGAATTCTTGTGCTTCAAAATGTACTTCAGGTTGCTGGGTGTGTGGGTTTTTTCTCATCTGCACCAAAGCACACCACACAAACTCATAATCCTCAGAACGTTTTGGGCGAGCCATACAACCTAAATTCATAAAGGCGCAGGACGTGCCACCTTCTGTATTAAATTGAGCTAACTCACTTGGTTGATGGATATGACCATTTAAAATCAAATCAACACCATAAAAAGGTTTATGAGTTACCAAATCAATCGCATCAGGATTGTTCGTAAAGTTCTTCAAACCAACCCTAAAATCGTTGTGAGTTACTGCAATATTTGTTGCACCTTCTACAATATCTAGTTGTTCAAACTCTTTACCATAAGGCACATAGTGAAAGACCACTCTTAAAGGCTCATTTGTATCAGGATCAATTAAGTCAGGGGATTCCAACATTACACGACCTACAGTTTTTCCATCTTCTGCTAACTGTGCAGGAGAATCAAAATAGCCTAAAGAAGATAAAAATAAATAATCATTACGCTCTTCTGAACCATGTAAATCGTGATTACCTCTGTTAATAACCTTATGACCTTGAATAGAATCCAAGAACTTCATAGTGCGACTTAACATAATACGGTCTCCTGATAACCAAGATACTCCTGTACGAACACCAATAAAATCACCTGTTTCATTATAAAGGTCAGGCGCTTCTTTCCAAACTTTTTCTACAGTTTTATCCATACACCAATAACAATTTTCTTGATAATTGACGTGTTGACCTCTATAGACATTTTCAATGTGCCTGTCTCCGAAAGTCAAGGACTTATTTCCAACAATCTTTTTCAAATTCCCTCCTCTTTCTTTAAACTACTCTAAAAAGCTTTCTAGGCTACTCTATCTCAAAAAGATATAAATAGACTACCTGTTAATTAAAATCAATTCTGAGCCAATCTGAGACTTCTCAGCTATGTTCATGCGGACTTACTACAGTTGACCCAATTTGAAAAGGTTTTGTAATCGACAAGTGACCACAATGTGAACACACCCCTACAGGATACCCTTCTTCTTTCAGCTGTTTTAACAAGGTTTCGCTTTCTTTGAAACAACGCTCTTTTTGACGAACTTCTTCTGCTAAATCTTCTGACAAGTTCATAAAATAAGCAAAAGAGTCATCTAAACTACGTAAGATGGTTAGACTTTCCACAGAGCTTGAGGTAACCATTGCACTGCTTTCTAATGAGTTCAGTTCTTCAAAAGCCTTGTCTAAGTTTTCTACTAAAGCTAACTCTCCTACAGAAATACCTTCCACAGTTCCTACTGTTTTAGCACTGACTAAAGCTTCTATTTCCTTAGACATATTTGATAAGACTTCTAAACTACCTACACTAGAAACCTCTACGCTAGGAAGAGAAACCTTAGAACCCAAGACAGTTAACTGCGATTCAATCAAACCAACCTGCTCCAAAGCTTCACTAGAAATTAAATCAACCGAAACGGTACCTTGTAAGTCAGATATCTCTCTCAAATGACTTGCTACATCAGATACCGCTTGGGAGCTTTCTTCTAGCCCCTCATAATGAGAAGTTGCACTCTCAAGTTTATTTAAAACCCCTTTTGTTAAATGACGTCTCTCTACAATATCCTGAGAATAAACTCGAATACGACTCTCAACAACCTCTAAGTCCTGAAACGTCTCCTTATTGTCATCCGTCATATTCTTAATCGCCTGCTCTGCAGTCTCTAAATCCGTTGCTTGCGAGAGCATTTTATTCAAAGAAGCAGGAGATTGCTCTAATACAGGCAACCCTTCTGAACCACGTAGTAAGTTCAAATATCGTCCGTTCACTTCCGCCAAATTAAAATAACGTTTTAAAAAGCTTGGTGTTTCCGTAATCTTGACAAAACGACCGTCAACTAAAGTGTTATAAACTTCTCTACGCTCTTCACCCTCACACAAATAGACACGATAACCATTTTTAAATGTAGAACGGGGTCCTAAACTAGTTCTTGTTAAGTAATACTCAACCTCTAAACCATCCGACCAAACTGTCGTAATCTTCGCTTCTAAGGCTCCATGTTTAATTAAACCTTTGGCATAAGTGATACCAACCCCTTTGGTAGTTAAATTATACTCCAAAGCCTTTAAAGCATTTGACTTACCAGTAGAGTTAAAGGCTTTTAACAATAAAACCCAATTTGAACCAAATTCAAAACGCTCATTTTCATACTGCGCAAAATTTTCTACCGTCCAATATAATAAACGAGATTTGCGACCTCTTGCAATGATACCCTCTAAATAGTCTCTATGCTCTTCCGAGTCAAATAAAGACTTTTGACTTAACTTAGTAGCACTCTCACCTTGAGAGTTCCCTAAGTCCAATAATAAATCATCGACTAGTGACAACTGTTCCCCTCCAATTCTTTTTATCTTTACTAAATTCAGGAATTTTTCTCTAAACTTACTAAAAACAAAGAGAAATTTCTCTTTGATAAAAGCCAAGCGACTCAAACTTGACTTTTTAAACTACTTTTGTATAAAACCCCAAGTGCCTTTCCTACAGGCGAGTAAAAAGGATAAATTACTCAAATACAGTTTTTACTATTGGAGCTTATTCAGCACCAAAGTCCAAATCATTTTCTGGGTTTACTTCTTCACCCGGTGGAAGGACATCCGCTAGACCACTACCTAGTCGGTTTGAAGCTGATGTAACCAAGGTATCTGAACTACCGCCATTCGCTTTCTTCTCACGAAGAGCTTTAGCAGTGTCATTCATCTTCTCAATTTCAGCTTGTACATGCTCTAAGCTTGTGTACTTCGCATTCAACTTAGCGTTCACTTCCTCGTCTGACAACAAACCACAAGCACGAACAGTTGCAACAAGGTAATACTCGTTGTAATGTTCTTGAGCTTGACGATCCCATTCAGCTTGTAAACCAAGTAATTCTGTCATTTGGTAAAGTTTGTAATATTCACCAGTAGGAGGAAGTACCTGTACGCTCAATGATGCACCTGATTTTGAATCCTCAGAGGTATAAACCATACCTCCACCTTTACTTGCTTCAGCCAAGGCTTTCTCATTAATTGTATAATCAAACAATACGAAGAAACCACCCAACTCAGTAAGACTGTCATCTTGGTCATACAGACTAAAAGCTTTCGCAAACTTCTCATCAAATGACTTAGTTGAAAGACGATGCCATTTGATAACCCCATCAAGAGTACGGTCAATTTTAACCTTAGTGAGAACTGGTTTGCCATCAGCATCCACAATCAACTCACCAGATTGATTCATTTGCTCAACGTCAAAGGTCTTAGATACCGCTTTTCCATTTTCATCAACCAACTCAGCAAAATCAGGCTTCATTGCACGTTTTCCTGTTTTTTGGTCTTTAACCAATGGAATCTCTACAATCGGGAACCACATCTCTGACTTACGGCTTACATTCAAGAAGTTATACTCACTAAACTGACGAGTATACTCTGCTTCTTCCTTCAAACCAAGAGCAGTTGCAGCTTCCGCAGGGGTGTCAAAACCTTGACGAGCTAAATCCAAATCCATTTTTGCTGCACGGAAATCCCATCCAGCTGCAATAAAGTCTCTCAGGTATTGGTTAGCACCAGACTGACCTTGAGCCTTGAATACAGGATTGTCGATACCCTCAAAGTAAGGCATAGAATCAGCCCAGTTCTTTTTCTCATCCCCATTGTTCAATTTCTTCAACGTAACCGTACGCATTGGAACACGGAAAGGAATCAGCTTCTTGCTTGTTTCATCAATTGTTGGTTTACCTACACGTGGAATGTAAACCAAAAGCTTGTCGTTAGTGTACCCATCATTTGCACGATTGAAAATGCGAATACCTAACTCAGCTCCAAGCTCCGTTAAAGGAGAACGTTTTGCACCTGCATTGTCTTTACTCAACGCTGCTGACATTGCTTCCAATTGTTCTGCACTAAGTGCGCGTGGGTCAAATTTTACCATGTTTTACCTCAATTTTAATTCTAGTTTTACTTTTTTTTCTTTTGTTGTATTTATCTGTTAAACTTAATTTTAAAACTTTAAACTTCTTAACTTTTACAAAATTTTTCTAAAACTATCCTTTTTGAGGTTTCTACAAAAGTACCTAGTCCGACTTCACAGCCGTACATAAAAACCAACGAAATAACACCTCTCATATAAGTAGTTTTCATTGGTTTGTCCGTTTCACAACAGTCAATTATAACTTGTAACTAAACTCAGATACAAGCTACTTTTTAGCATTATAGAAATAAGTACGTACAGTAACTTTATAAAGTTCTGTAGAAAGTAGTTGAGTCTAACTACTTTCAACGAGATATCAACCGTTTAGAGTTGACACCCCTCTGCTTAAGGACAAAAGCAGAAAGAAAAAGGTAACAAGATATGCAATCTTGAACGGCAGTATGTCTCAACCTGCCTAAGAAACAATAACCGATGAAAGTTATTGCTCCGAGGTATTTTATAAAAGAGAAAAGGCTTACCAGTCTCTTTTTCAGGTAGCTTATTAAGACTAAACTACCTAACGAAGTGTAAACCTTTTACAATCTACACCCCGGTATGTGATTCATAAGAATCTGAAAGGAAACAACTTACACATGGAAAAGGCGTAAGTTCAAGCGGTGAACATGTATTTAAAACCGCTATGAGATATCAACCGTTTAAAATTGATACCCCTTATTAGGAGCCTTTATGTCTGAAGGCTAAAGAAGAACCGATGAGTTTATCATCACTCGGCAAGCTTTACTTGCCTAAGAAAGTACAGCCTTTTACAACTATACTTCCGTCTTGCAAAGAAAACTTTACAAGAGTTAGTTAGATAAAAATGAAAAGGAATCAATCCTAAAAGAATATTGGAGGACGGTTAAGAACGCAACCGTCTATAACGTAACTACCTTTTACAATAGTTACGCAAAAAGACAAAAATCGAAAATCTTTCGATTAAACAGTACGAATCTTTGACAATCCGCACCGTCAAAAAAAAAAAAAATGAAAGAAGGAAGATTAAACTTCCAAAATTCTGGTAACTAACTGTTACCTAAAACCTAACAACCTTTTACAATTGTTAGGTTGACTCAAGAATCACCTTTTAGGATAAAAAGATTAAGTGCTAATCTAAGGATTAGCTAAGAGCTTAAAACCTTTGATAGTCAAAAGCCCCGAACTTGAACTGAATATTAAAACAAAGGAGAGTTCTTCTTATAAGAACAATCTTTATGGGTAGCAAAAGCTACCTAAACGGTAGCAACCTTTTACAATTGATACCGCTAAAAATTTAATCAGGAGATTTATGAATCCACAAAAGGTTCATTTGGCTTCAACAAGTAGTGAAGCAATAAGTACAAGACCTTTAACAGTCTAGCACCTAGAAAAATATATAAAGAAAAATAATTGGAGATTACTCCGATTTGCCTTTAACTAAAGGCTATGCACTAACTCACTTTTACGCAAAGTTAGTGCTTAACGTAGACTCTGAAAAGTCTTACGAAAAATATTTATGAAAAAACCCTCAAGCTACTTAAAGTAGCTACTCAGTACAGACCTTCGACAATCTGTACCGATGAAAAAGAAAAGTTAAAATCAACTATCCAATTGATTTACTTTATTAGTTTACCATAAAACTAAGTGTTTGTCAAGCAAAACTTAGTTTTTAGATAAACTTTTTGAAAACGAAAACAAGACCTCTCACAGTTTTTCGCCTTCAACACTGACAAGTGCGCCAACTATTTGTTGGCTAAACGAATCAGACCTTTTACAATCTGATTCGCGAAAAAATGGAATATAAATCGAATTCTTTTATAGTATAGCACAAAATAAAGGAAAAGTCAAGAAGTTTCTGCTATTTTAGGTATGTTTTAAGCAAAACCCTACTAACTCAACCAGTCTAATCCCCTTGAATAAGCGCATCAGGACGCATCCTACACATAGTCAACAACTGAATTAGAGCCTTTTTAACATTACCCTCAGTAGGTTCCCAATAGTCACTAGAAACATCATCTGCTAACTGAGATACCGCTCTCTCTAAATAAGGAATCGCTTCTAAAGCTGTCATGCCATACAAAGAACGAACTCCTGTTTTATCCTCAGAAGGTGTTGTACTTGGAGTTAAAACCCTATGTAAGTGAACACTATAATTATAAGTCATATTTAGAGAAAGCTCACTAGAACCACCTACTTGATAAGTCCCACCCTTCATAAAATGCGGATTTTCCACCTATAGAACCTCTTTACTTATAGGGTCTACTAAATCTATATCATAAGACACTTTAAACCACCTACTAACTAACGAACCTGTTCTAGTTTCAAATGAACTACAACCTTACCTGCATAATCTGTACGGTCAATATCTCTCTGTAAACGATATGAAATATAATGCTCCGCAATATGAAGATACCCTGCTGCAAGCAATTTATCCTCTACTAAGGCTTGTATCATAGAGATAGTAACTACATGAGCATCCACCTCAAGTAAGTGCAACTCAATCTGTTTTGCAATTCTAGCTAAATTTTGGCGTAAGTCATCACTTACTACGTAAACAGACTTCGCAGCGTTTAACATAGCTGCAAAAATTTTAAGTACATTAAAATCCTCCATAGAACCATTTCGCTTCATAATCTTTAAATCAGAGCGACCGTCTACTTTAACTAACTTTGAATTAATCTCTCTACTTACTTGTTCTAAATCCACTTTATTTCTCACTTTCTTTTACCTTACCACTTTCTCAAAACGACCATCTAAAAACTCAGATAATGGACGAATCCAATGTACCTTAGAAGCTCCTAGCTCTTTGTAGGATACCACCAAGGATAAATCGTACTCAAGGATTGCAATATCTTTAATCGTATAAATTGTACCTGTCTTCTTATGTCTCCATAAGGAACCTACAGGTACTTCTTGCTTTTTAGCACCTAATTCTACTAATGCTTCTTCTAAATTTCTAATCACAGACTTAACCTTTCTATAAATGAACCTTGGCGCTCTACTAAAGGAACCAAAACCTCATGAATCTGAGAGCCAAACAAACTTAGAAAATTATCAATATCTTTTACTTGGAAAGATAAACCTTCTCCAAATTGATACCGTTTCTCTTCTACATATAAAAAGGAAGCACTTGAAGGAACTTGCCAACGTTTCTGTAGCAAAGCCTTTTGACCTGCACTATCATTGTCTGGTATACAAATAATCTTGTCAAATAAGCTCAACATAGAACCTTTATAAGCATTCACATCAGAACCCATAGTCGCAATAGCAGGAATACCATAAGCATCTAAATGTAGTGCATCAAAGATACCCTCAACCACTACAACAGCACCACGATACCGCTTATCGCCTTTAAACGACTTTTCAAGTGCTCTATCCAAGTTAAACCAATGACTTTCCTTAGAGAAATCCTTATCTGCAATGGTGTAATACTTGGGAAAGCCTTTGCGCCACCCAACTAAAGTTGCAATAGATCCGTCAACGTTCCGAATAGGAACGACTACACGACCTGCCAAGGTAAAGGAACCTTTGTCTAACCAACCTACTGAACCTAGGTTTTCATAAAGCTCTACACTAGGTGTACTGAAACTTGCAAAACCTAAATAATGCTCTTTAAGATAGTTTACTATCTCAGAGTGAATATACTTCCGCTGATTTGCAACCTCAGATACCGAGTCTAAATCAATCAACTCTTTTTGAACCTGTTTAAAGACTTCTTCTTTCGTTATCAATACAAGACTTCTTCCTTTCTTTTCATTTTCTATTATTATAGCACAAAAACACAAAGAAAACAAGTCTATGACTTGTTTTCTAGTGAACTCAAAAGAAATCAATCAAAGAACTTGACTGTTCAGCACATCAGAACTAGCTAAACTTAAGAGCAAATTCTGAACGTAAAGTAAACAATCTTCGTGAGATACCCCATTAACTACATCTTTTGGTTTAAAGTTCTTAAAGGACTGCAAACCTATTTCAACTGCATCAGATTGAAGCCAACGAGGGTTTAGTGTAAAAGCACAGTCATAGTGAGTTAATAAATCTAAAAGCTCACCTTTTGTTAAACCGTTCGGAAACTTGTAAGCCAATACATTATAAACATCAATTTTATCTTTAGCTCTACGATCAACGTATCTATTGCACATATAGATTTTTCTTGCTAAGGACTGTTCAATAGGAATAACTTCAGACTTCCAAGTTCCAAGATTTGAGCTAAAATCAATTTTTAAACAAGGAGTGACACAGGTGCCATCCGTTACTTGAAACTTATAGGTAACAGACTTTTCCCTAACTTTAATCGGTTTAAACGATACCGTCAAACCTAACCTAGATAATCTCAATGCAAACCTATCTTCAAAGGAAACATAGTCTAACTCACTTAAATCTCCGAAATAGTCTATATCTAAGTCCGTGGTTTCTCTTGTTTCTTCTGCTAAGTCAATTAAACCTGCAAAGTAGTTCGAATAAATAGCATGTGCGCCAACTACCGTTATCTTATTTGCTAAACCTAAATCTTCTTGCAGTGTACGAAAAGCTAAATTCAACAAATCGTTATAAGTGCGTTTCGTTTTAAGATTAATCAAAATCTTACCTCTTTTCTTATCTTTACTATTTTTTCAACTGCTTCAGAACTTCAAACAACATAGTGATGTCTGGTGCTAAAACAGTTTGAAGAGAAAGTAAAATATAATCAACAAAGCAAACCACAACTATAGAAACCGCGAGTTTCTTTAACCAACGTTTGCGAAAAAGATTAGTTTCATCTTTTGCAGAATCTTGTGCATCCGACTTATACGTTGCTCCTAAATAAACTATCACACCTAACAGCATAAAGAAGGTAAAACTTAGGAGGTCGTTCCACAAATCAAATATCTTATAAAGCTGCCACTGAGAGCGTAGTTGTGAGTAATTCCCTACAAACTGTTGTACTAAATCTGTACTTACATTTAGCGACTTTGCTAGTTCATCAAATAATTTATCCACTTAGTTTACCCCTCTCAAAAATAAAGACTTTCCTAATTCATCATAATTAAGAATAAGCAATCTGTAATTGGTATTCACAACTTCTAGTGAAACGCTACCTTGAAATGCACTTACCTCAAATGTTGCATAGCTAGTCAATAAAATTGAACTTACAACTTCAATTACCTTCTCCAAAGTTAAATAAGACTTCTGATAAGAAATAGAATCGTGTCCTAACCTATCTTCTTCAAATTGTGAGACTACATAGCGTGCATCTTTCTTTAAATGTCTTCTCAATTTCTTAACTACTTCTTCAGTTGAGTAAACTGTTAAGCGTTTTGGTTTTGATTGTTCAGGAAACATTTAGATACCCTTTCTAAAGTTATTTCGTAATGAGCAAGTCTGAACCATTTGTGAACTGTTTCGATAAGTATAAAAGTTCTTCCTCAGGAATATAAGTAATACCCTTACGCTTTATATAAGACCAAGTGCGGTTGTACATTTCATCAGGAACTGAAAGCCAACCATAATCATCTCTAAAGAAAATCTTCAAAATTTGATCTTGAACCATAAAAATGGTTTGGTCTTTGTTTTTGAAGTTAATGCGGAAGGGTTTGTTTTCTTGTACATCTATCATAGTTTAGTCCTCAAATTCTATAACCACCAGTAAATCATCAGCCAAATTCAATTTTGGTAAATCTTCTGGTGACAAATCACTAGCTAAAACCGAGAAAGCATATTTAGAATGGTCTTTTTTACAATAGTTTATAAAAGTTACAATTTGCCCTAATGTTGTAATGTACTTACTCTTACAACGAGCAATCTCATTAAAAACATCAAATACCTCTTGGTTTAATGGACTAAATGTAAACAATAACTCTCGCTCATTTGGATCAAGTAAATCATCACATAAACCTAATGGATTTTCGGTAGTTTCTAAATCCGAAAGTCGAATATCCATTAAATATAAGTGAATCAAGTCGTGCAATCTCCAAGCCATGTTTGATTTCCTTTCAATTCTCATTCATAATAAGTTGCAAGTTCTTCCATGTACTTCGTTGTCCAACGTTTGATTTTTGCAAGTTGATTGTTGTCAAGCATACAAATTTCATGCAATGGAAGTAGTGAGCTTTTACGTTCCCAATACATAGTAGAATCATGCCAAATGTAACCTTCACAAATAGTCGCACCACCGCATGAATTTTCTTCAATTTCAACATTTAAAGGACTATTCGTGTCAGAGTAAATAAAGACTTCTAACTTTAAGTATCTATCTTTCAACTTCTTATTTAATAAGGACTTCAACTCAATAGCACAGTATTCTAAATTTTTAGGGTCTATTTTTACTAAAGGCTCCTTCTTCGTCATAATGATACCCCTTCTTTCTGCAAAATAACCAAATCCTCTAAGTACCGCCTAATCCAACGCTTTACTTTAGCTAATTGATTTACAGAGACTACCCCTTTTAAAGACTGCTTCTCATCGGAGGAAATGCGCCTATAAAAATGAACTGTACCTAAAGCAGAAACAAACCCTGAACACAACTCAAGCTCCAAATCTTTTAAAGCTACTTCAAACTCTAACTGAAAGTGAGTGCTTTCCATAAGTTGAACAGATACCGCTAGACTTATAGGTTCTAGCTTTTTAGATAATAACTCCGATAACTCAGTAGAACAAGCTCCTAGGTCTGTAGGAACTGCCTTTACTATTGACTTTCTTCTTTTCAAACTAAACACCGCCTTTCTTTATGCAATTCCCTAATGTAATCTTCTACAAAACGATTGATTTTATATAGTTGTGGAATAGTGAAAACTGTAACATCACTTAAAGGATTTGGTACATCATGAGGTTCTATGCAAACCCCTTTTGAGATATAACTGTACCCTTTACAAATTGTATAATCAGCTTTTGTACAATCCCTAACTTCAAAATTTATCCAGTCTGAACTATAAGCCGTTATTGAAACTTGAAAGTCTACTGAAGCCTCTACTGCAAACTTGTTTAACAACAGATGCTTTAACGTTTCTGACTCAACTTCTAAAGATAAGGGATTCGGATAAACCGAAGTTTTACATAAATCATTCTTCATAAACCACTCCTAACAAACCTTCTAACAACGTTTTATTTATCAAGGAAATAGGAAAACCGGGTTCAAAATGAGATACCCAAATGTTATTAATAACTAAACTTTCAGTAGTGACCTTCCCTAATAAATCACGTTTTACAAGTGCATGAGGTAACACGTTAAAGTCCACTTGACAACGAATACGCTTCGTTTTCATACCTCGATGAGAAAACTGAAATACTAATTTATTAGCTTTGATGTCTGATTTAAAATAACCAAAAGTAATCTCTCCTCTATAAGAGTCCCCACACCAACTAAGTGATGGACTAGTCTCATAGATAAGCTTTTCATTACAAGTAATTGGACACCCCTTTTCAATCTCCTTGAGTTTATAAACCTCAGTCGAACAATACAAACGCAATACCTCTTGATATTGCTCTAACTGTAATAAACGCTGAAAAATGTCTTTAAATTGTTCCTCAGTTTCAATGAGGAAGTCGTCTCTCCAATCTGATTTAGATTTATAACCTTTGGAGTGAACAGAAGTTTTTAAAAAGTCTTTTAAATTAGACATTATAATACCTCGTAATTACTCAGGCAAATACTGCCAAGAAAAATGTTCAGCGTCGATACCCTCAAAATAGTAACAACCCCTAGAATCTTGCTTCAAAACAGTTACTCTATACCATCCATCCGCTACTTTAACTAAGACAGGTGTGTAAGTCTCCGGTAAATTACCTACAAGAGGGAAAGTAGATTCTTCTTCTAATTTATCTGAAATCCAAGAAGAGTCTTGCATTTCTCTTTGGAAAAGCAATCTACGGTTCCAAACTGAATCCCACTTAAATCTTGAGTGAGGCTCTGAACCATCTGGTACTTCAAATAACACCATAATGGAACTTGACTGCTTTACATAATCAACATCATCACCCTCAGCCATAACATGTTGATAGTTTACATCTTTAATTTCAATATTAGGGTTTTCAGCTACCCAAGCATTAAAGTAATCTTCTGCTCTACAAAAGAATGACGAATCACCCATATAATTACTTAGAAAAATTTTAGTTTGTAACATCAATAACCCCTTAACCTAATCAATCTCATAAAGCAAACAAATAGACTCATGGAAATCACTAGCGGATACCCCACTATCAGCAAAGCCTGAAACATTTGCTTGATAGCGCATATCTAACACACGAACCTGTGGATTTTCTGAAAGCCATTTGTTGGCTTTATCATCAGCACTAACCCAGTTTTCTCTAAAACCAGAGTCAGTTGTGAAAATTTTAATTTGCTGCATTAGTTTAATCACCTCTACCTAATCTACGAATATTTTTATAATAGTAACTATAAAAACGAGACTTCAAGTCTGTAAGCTCTTTATTTGGAAAGTATTCACCAATAACAACCTCACCTTCGTAATATGAACTTGTATAAACACCAAACTCATCAATGTAATAGTAAATCAAATTCTGATTATTCCCAGATTCCATAGCTAAAGTTTCTAAAACCCCTAGCACCAAAGGATGATTTGTTTTAACTTTTAACTCCACACCATTATCAGAAAAACAATCTGTACTCAATACCTTTTCAGTTACACTCTCAATTATCTCTTTAGGAATCGTTAAATCAGTAAAATTAAAAGACACCGCGTCTCTAATACTGCTTAAATTATATCCTGTATAAACCTTCAACATAACAACACCTCTAACCTAGATTAAGTAAATCCTTTTCCTTTATCCATTTTCCATCTACCACCTTACCTTTACGATCTTTGATTTCTTCCCAAGCGTGTTCCACACACTCAGTTAAGTTCCAACCGTAATGCTTCGCAATATGTTTTAAATCTGCAACAACATCTCGTAAAACCCAAATACCGCTTGCATCTGACCAAATTAGATTAGTCGAAATAGCGATTTGGTCTAGGTGGAAACCTAAGTAATTAAACTCACCTTTATCTATCCACCAATACTCTTCAAAGAAACTACGCTTACCCTTTGAAAATTGCTGCACATAAATAATCAAAGTGACTACAATGTCACCTAAAGAATCTTTTAATAGCTCTAAATCCCCTCGATAATAAGCACCGAAAAGTTCTCCAAACTCTTCCATAATCTTGTAGCGTTGGGTTTCATAAGGCAATTTGTCGATACCCCTAACCTTAGACCACTCTTCTATTTTGGCAATTAAGAGGGGCATTTCTTTTAATTCATTTTTAATCATTCTTCTTTCCTTGTCGCTCTACGAAAACCTCAACATCAAAATCAGCACCCTCCAACAACATTTGATATAACAAAATCAAACGAGTTGTAGGTGTCAATTCTTGAAGATAGTCTGCTAGGTACATTTCTTGGTCTACAGAGAACTCCGATAAATTACAGTCTCCTTGCAGTACAGAAGGTAGCTCAGAGAGGGATACCCTTAGAGGTTTGCTAAGTACCGAATCAGAAGTCTTTACTAGTAAAGACTCTCTATGTGGGTTAAAATAAAGTTTTGTGTTGTCTTTAATAAACAACCAACCCTCTTGCTCTTTAGTTGTTTCCAACAGATGAGGGAGGTCGTCTTCCAAACTTTGTTCACTGTAGTAAACAACATCTTTCGGTAATTTGAAAATTGAATTTCTCCGCAAAATTGAGTCTAATTCGTCTGATGTTAAATTATTAAACATAACCTCTCCTAATTCTGTTCCAAATTTTCAATTAAATCAGCATTTTCATAAAGGTTCGCTACAATCGTGAAATCATCCGACAACCGTAGAAAATCACTCAATACCCTCATATTATCCTCATAAATCGAAGACCACAAAGCGGAGTCTTCCAACAACCCATATTTGCTTTTAGTAAGCAAGAACTCAAACCCATCAAACTCTAAAGCAAAATAGTTCTTAAGCTCTGTTTCACCATAAGCTTCATCTCTGTTTTCGTAAAAACCACCATCAGAAAAGGAAACTGTATCAGCTACCTTAATAATATCTCCTGCAAACAAAGGTTGACCCTCAGAATCTACAAAAGGAGTTTGAGGTAATAAGATACCCTCTGACATTGGGATGAACCGTTTGAGTTCATCTTCGTGAACTGGGTAAATCTCTTTTTGGATGTAATCAATTCCTGCTACTTGGAACATTTGATTGGTTTTGGTATCCCATACTTTGTAATTTGTTGTTTTGTTCATGAAAACCTCTATTTTCCTTTCAAAGCTTTAAACAATAAACCAACCAAAACATCTTTCTCTTGCTTCTCTAAGAACCAATATAAATCCAAATCAGAATCAATCGGAAACTCTTCTAAAGACCGCTTGCCTTTCACAATATCTACTAATTCTGAGATAGTTACTTTATAATGATGCGAGTCTCGGAAACCAACATACTCATTATAAAGAAAAACTGTACCAGTTTCAAAATCATACTGATAATGGTTAACACCTTGTTTTACAAAAACTCCACGAAACGCTCTGCGCAAGTCAGACTCAAACTCAACTAATTCATGTAAACCAACCATAGTGTGTGAGTCTGGGTAAGTAGGTAAGTCTTTTAAGGCAAACGAAGTCAACCGACCTTCTGTATATAAGTCTTGTAAAGTATTCAAATTAAGTTTCATCTCAAATTTCCTCTAGTAAATCTTTGTTTTCGTAAATGTTCCCCACAACTTTTACATCAAGTTGATTGTTACCTAGTAATAAATCTTCCAACTCAGCTTCAAAACGATTCGTAATATTCAAACCTAAATCAGTTAATTCTACTACACCAAAATTCATATAGGTATCACCGTAATCTGAATTAAAGTCTTCAAATTCAACAATATCACCTTCGTATATTTCCACACCGTTTAACTTTTTATCAAAGACATGGAAAGACTGCATAACATGTTGTGGATTTATTTCATGCGCAATCACTAACTTCCTACCTGTGACAGGCGAACAGACTGCATAAATCTTACCACTCTCACGTTTCGTTAAACAATGGTCAGGAACCATGAGACAAAGCTCTGGGTCCCAAGCTCTCATTTTTGGTACAGTCATTTACTTAACCTCTTTCAACAAATCTTCCAAACTATAAACAAGATTATCATGTTCCATTTTCTTAATTGAAGTTGGGAGTAAGTGCTTGATTTCTCCTCGAACAATATTATCTTCACAGACTAGCTCCAAAGGCAAGATACCCCAAGGGTGTGTTGACTTAATTGCTAGCAATAACCTCAAAGCTGACTGATAATAAACATAATTACCTTGCTTGTCTGCACATTCTTTAGCATATTGCAAGTGGTCTAAGGTAGTCTCATAATCTCTTTGGAATGACCTATTAAGTACACACCCATGAACTAAACTCCTAATCAAATCCGTAGTCAAATCATCTAAGGTAAATTGAACAACACCACTTGTTGAATTAGTTAAGTCAAATTCGTTAGTTAAAACTTGAGTTAATGAAATTGAAGGAACAGACTTAGAATCACCTTTGGTTGTCAAATATAAATTAGTATGACCCAAATAATTACGTTTTCCATAACACAATTCTACACTATGTGTAGAACCAAATTTCTCAAAGTAATGACGAACAAAGTCCTTTAAACTTAGACTATTTGCACCCTCAAGAGCATGAGAAATCAAGTCTTTAAAAATTTCCGTTGAGATACCGAAACCTTTATCTCTATCGTCTCCATAAGAATGATAAACTCCAATTTCACGAGGTTTGATAGTCATCTTTAACTCGACTTCTCGGTTATCTACCTCAGTTGAAATCTCTATCAAAATCTCACAGATATTTGTACGATTGTCTGCAAAAGTACCGTGAAACTCATGTACTTCATGAACTGTATCAGTAATGTTCTCAATCACAAAATCCTTAAATTTGACAATAGACATAAAATTTCCTCAATTTCTTACTTGTTTAATTATAATTTATTATAACACAAATAAAAGAATAAGTCAAGTATTAAATAACTCGACCTACTCCCATAACAAGTAATAACAAAACAAAGGATACCACTAACAAAACAATTAGACCATTGAAGAACCACTGCACTAAGCGCTTCCTATCAGACTTATTTTTTGAACTCTTAAATAACTTCCAAAAAATACGAAACCAACTTAAAAATAGCAAAACCAACAAACCAAAGAAAACATAGGGATGTTGATCCATGAAACTGAGGAAATTATGCACATAATTTTGGAGGGTTTTCCACAGGTGTGTATAAGTCATGAGTATAATTTTTCTAAATCCGAATCAGAGAGTAAGCTTAACTGACAAATACCCAAGTTGTTTAAAATACTTGTATTCACTTCAAGGTCAAACAACTCATCATAGATATTTACCTTATATTCTAAACCACTATAACTACAACCATAACGCTTATTTAACAAATAAATTAAACGAAGGAACAATAAGCCATAATGTTGGTCTAACCAAACCCAAAAGGAACGAGAACGTAACAAACCCTTTCCACTCTTAGTATAACCATACAAAATTACTAAATCATCTGAAATTGAAATTTCAATAGCCTTTAATTTTGTGTCTAAAAACTCATAAACAACTTTATTTTCATTACCTCGTTTGAGACTACCCTCAAAATACTGGATACCAAGGAAAGTTAGAACCTCTTCGAGCGTTCCGTCTTTCAATAGATAATTAAGTTCTTTCTCTAAGTTTTGTAATGTTTTTAATGTCATATTCGCTCCTATATGAGAATTTTAAAACCTTTGTAAGCGTGCAGATACCCCAACAGACTTGTTTGAGTTGCTAATTCTGCTAGAGGTTTATCTAACCAATGAGCCACAGAGTCTTTTCCAAATGTATTCTGAGTATAAGTCAATAATCGAAGTGACTTTAAGAAAGTCTCTAAAGAAACTGAAGTATCTTCAACTAAAATAACCTTCTGCTCTTTTCTAAGGCGTTCTTTAATTAAATCTAACTGATTTAAGTTCAATTCAGGTAACTCAGAATTAAAGAAATAGTATTCTTTATAAGTCTCAATCTTTTGCTTTAAACTAGAGTAACTACTTAACTTAGGAAAAATATATTGAACCAAATCATCTAAATCTTTAATACGAGTTGAGAAGAGCTTCATAACTGCTAAATCTTCATAAGACAAAACTTTAACCGTTAAATTCTTAAATCCGTTTAGCTCTAAAGCCGTGTATTCATCAGTACCGTATAAAGCAAAGAAGGTCTTCACATTATTTGAGAAACCTAAACTAGCTAAATAGTTTTTCGGTAAATAGTCGAGAGACCCAATGTAATCAACATCTGAGGTTAACCTTGATTCACCCAACAAGGCTAAAGCAGAACCACCTACAATAAGGACATCTGTTGGTGAAGATACCCCTTCTGACTTTAAATCTAAGTCTTTCAATCGAGTTAAAATTTCAGATTTGTTTAAAAACAAACTCATCACCTCTTACTCATTTTTTCGTTCAAACCAACCACCAAGCGCCATCTGTATGTTCAGCCAAGCCTTGTGTGGTAACTCTTCCTTAGACATATCCGCAGAATAAGTACCATCTTCAAAAGCTGAAATCAAGTCGGTCAGCTCTTGATACCGCACTTTGTCTGCCATAAAAAGTCTTTGAGCTTTTAGAAACTCTACTACTTTCTCATCTTTTTCTGTCATATATTTAAAACCTTGTAATTCGCTCTCTATCAAATTTTATATCTGAGAGGTAGAAATTATCGACCTACAATTTAAAATTAAAACTGAGGTATTCTGGGGCTTCTGAGAGGTGTTGTAGAGAACCCAACTCAGTCTACGAAAAATAGCAGATGCCGAATCTGCTATTTCCACCCTCCCAAATGCGTAACCGCCTAATGAGGTATATAGGACTCGAACCTACAGCTCTTCCAAAACTGTTCTAGGAGCAACAGTTCTTAAAAGATACCCCCAACCCCTTGTACAAAGACAAGAGGAAATCATGAAACATCACAAATTACATCTGAACTGATAGGTCTTTAAGACAAATAGAAGTCTATATAAGAATCCTTTCTTTTCTTTATGTATTTTGTTCACGTAAAGTAATCAGCTTTACGCTATGAAATTAAAATCTTTTAGAATTTTAACTCCTTAAATTATAACTTAAACTAAATAACTTTTTGAAAATATAATTATATCAAAACTAATTAGAATAAATTGAAACTAAACCCTGTTAGATCCCGGCCTTTGGAACCTTATCAAATAAATACAAATTTGTTTAATTAATAACTAAATAGGTTACAAAACTTAAAGAATAGGAGAGGCTAGGGTTTGCCTTTGGAACCTTGTTACTTAGGAAGACAGCAAAACCTTTGACTCTATAATGCAAGAGGTAACTAACCTTCAGAACCATGTTATTTAGAAGGTACCTAAAACAACGTTATTCTATATAATCAAGTCTAGGCGCCTGTGGAATCATACTAAACAAAAAAGTACCAAAACCCTTTTGTATTCTTAGTTTCCGTTTTTTGTTCCTTTAGAACCATGTTATTTAAAAAGGTACCAAAACAGCTAAAAGGTAAGGAATACCAACCGAGTTCCTTTGAAACCATGTTATTTAAGAAGGTACCAAAACCTCAGATATTTAGTTTTAAAAGAACCTAGCTATTTAACAAAGCTGCAACATGAATGTTATTGTCTACTCATAAGTTACTACTGGATACCTCTCAAACGAGAACTACCACTTACATATATTGCTTTTTGAGCCGAGAATAAGCATCTGGTTGCTCAGACGTCAATCAAACCTGTGTTTGAATTAACGACCTCCTCACGAAGTCTCCAAATGAACTCCGAAATAGTTTAAAGTCATGTTTAGGACAAGATTTTTAATTGAAATACTCTTTACCTACAGATTTTAAATCCGTAGTTAATTGCGACATAGTAAACTCTTGATTGCGTAAAAACGTATCAAAATCAGATTTACAACCATCAAGATCTACCGTTACACCATTCAAACCCACATGTTGAAGCAAGAACGCTGAATATAAGTCACGCTGAACTAAATCATCACCAATCATTTTCGCACGTGTACCTAAAGAAGTTTTGGTGTATTCTTCAGTTAAGTGATTTAACTGTGAAGCTTTTACTTCTCTTGTATTCGCAAGAATAAAGGTTTTACCTTGGTACATTGTTTTATAGCGAAGTTGCTCAATCAACATAGCTGGTGCTTTGTGTAAAAGAGTTTTACCAAACCGTTTCTTAGATTGGTATTTACCAGTCTTTTCACTAACTTTTGTTTCCTTTGTGCGAGCTTGTAAACCTTTAAACGACATTTGCTCTACTACGAAAGTTGAACCCATACGCACAATTCTGTTAGCTAAGGTTTTATGAGCCAATTTCCGTTGCTCTGTTGCTTTACGGTGTAACTCAGAAAGCTCTGCTTTGGTTTTCAAATACTCTTTTGAATCAACCCAAGGTTTACGAACACCCCTTTTTATAGTACCATCTTCATTATACTTGTGAAGATTGTTCGCTCGACGTTGACGGTCGAGTTTACGATTTAAACGAACAACTTCTTGTTCATCAATCATTACATCTTTCGCTAGTTCTTCTAACTCTGTTTGATAATATGAGGATACCGCAATGGTTGATGTACCAATATCAATTCCTACAGAACCTTCCAATTCAGAAGTGTATTTAGTTGGGAGTGTTCCTTCAAAAATAGATTGTACATAATAGTTCCACTTACCAAACTCAAATCTACGAACCAAACGGTTATACTTCAAAGTATTACGCAAAACTTCTTCTTCAAAAGCATCGTTTTCGTTACGAATAGTACATGAAACTTTCTTTTTGCGAGTTGAGAATGTAAAAATATTATCTGTTACTATAAGTCCTGAGTTACGCTTACCTTCGAAAGAAGTCAAAGTACCTTTAAGATTTACTTTCTCAGCACCTTTAGCAAACATAACTTTGCTAAATGCGTCCCAAGCTCTAAAGCCTAACTTAATAGCAACATCAGAAGGAATATAATCACTGTAATTACGAGCATTACGATAATCATTCGCAAAAGTACCCGCAGTAAACTTACCTACAAGGTCATATTTAACCCCTAATTCTTTCAAAATCGCATTACGCTCTTTTCCTTTAGGAAACTTATAGGCTTTCTTGTACAGAGGGTCTTTCTTCATCTTGGAGTAACGTTTTAACAATGTAATCAACGTTTTCTTGTAAATATCTTCCGCCATACGGAAACGTTTTGCAAACTGCTCCTTGTGAGACTTATTTGCATTCAGTTTACGCGTGTAGATAAAGATTTGTTTACCTTTCTCCATGTGAAGAGACCTCCTTTCAAGTTTTAACTGTATTTAGTTTACCATACTAAGTAAAATTTGTCAAGAGAAAATTAGCTAAAATCTAAAAATTTGTTGAAAAAGTAAGTTTCTATAAATAAAAGTAAAGTTTTTAGGGATACCCTTGGTTAATACTCATCAAAATGTAAACCTCTAAGAAACGTCTCTAATTCACCCTCATTCTTTTCTTGGAAATATTCCCATTCCTCATCTGTAACCCTACCTTTATCTACTCGCTGACCTAGACGACCAAACCGATCTGAATAATATAGCATAGTATTATTTTCAGTAACTCTACCTATATCCCTCTCAACCACCTTGTTTGGTTCTGGTAAGCAGTTGAAACAAACCCAATATCGAGGATTAAGATGAGGATTGAAAGTATAACAACGAGAACCTTTTGGAATAACTGCTTCGCAGTCTTTACAAACTCTATCTACCTTAATTTTAACAATTTTACAGTTTGAAGTTGGGTTTTCAAGAGTAACTTCGTTTTGTTCAACGATTTTATCGGAAAAATATCTAACACCTACAGTTTGGGTATTATAAAGTTTAACCAAATTTAAACCACCTCCACATCAATGGACTACACACCTAATAAAATAGGTGGTTTCTGGGAACACTTAGCTTGATTTATAAAATCTAAGAGTTTATAAACCAGAGGTTAAATTATTTACCAAGGCTAGTCCCTAACCTATTATTTTATCATTTACACAATTTGTAACGTTTTCAAACCTTTTGCTAAAATGTTTTTAGCTGCATTGATGTCACGATCGTGGTGGATACCGCAGTTATTACAAATCCATTCTCGAATGTCTAAGGTCTTCTTACCACTATTATGATGACAATTTGAACATTCTTGACTTGTATAATGTGGTGGAACAACAATCAGTTGTTTACCATACCATTTACACTTGTACTCCAACATAGTGCGAAATTCGTACCATGATGCGTTACCAATCGCTTTAGCTAACTTATGATTTTTCATCATGTTTTTAGAATTTAAATCTTCAATCACAATGACATCATAAGTTTTAACAAGGTTTGTTGATAATTTGTGTAGAAAGTCTTTTCTCTTATTTGCTAAACGCTTTTGTGACTTGGCTTTCGTCACACGAGCTTTTTCAACATTTATAAAATCTAAGAGAGTTCGTGGATTTATGACTTTCAGGGTTTTATCCATAGCGATCTTAACATCTGCGTAATGTTTTCGCCTTGAATAAACTCGTTGTTTAGATTTAATTTCGTTTTCTAACTCAGGTACTAAGAAACGACCTGACTTGAAACCATCTGAACCAATAACCATATCAGTTAGACCTAAATCTAAACCTACTGTTTTATTCGTCTTTTCAAACTCATCAACATTTGCTTCAACTTGAAATGTAATATACCAACGATTTGTTGAATCATATTCTACGGTATATCGTTTAATTTTTACATCTTTTAAAACACCTGTTTTAGAGGTTCTGATACAACCTATTTTTGGTAGTTGTAAATAACGTTTAGCTAAAAGTTTGATGGTTGATTTGCCTGTATAACTTAATTTACAAACTCCAAGTTTCTTAAACTTAGGATATCCAAAATATTTCGGATTCTTAAAAAAGTTAGAATAAGCTTGACTTAAATTTGAAGTTACAACTTGCAAAGCCGAGGAATCGCTATATTCCAAAAACGGAAACTCAACTTTTAACAAAGGTAATAAATAGTTCATATCATAAGTACTAGGCATCACGTGTTTACGTTTTTCCTTAGCTTCTTTTGATTTATCATCAGTGTATAAATGTTTATTGTTTTCATAACGACTTTGTAACATCTCATTCAAAATATTCCATAAAAATCTATCATTACCACACATTTGTCTTAAGTCGCATTCTTGTTGTTTATTTGGATACAAACGAAGTTTTACACCTTTTAAAACAGTTACCATAAATCCACTCCTTTCTAATTTATTATCTAAGTTAATTATAGCATAAACCTTAAACTAACGCACTAACCAAAAGCAAAACAAGTAACTTAAATAGAAATGTCGTTGAACAAGACATTAAAGACAAAATGAAAAAACAGTTTAAAAACCAAACAGTCACAAACAATATAAATCAAATCATCTCTAAGCCACCGACTCACTTAAGTAAAGAATTTTATTAAAAAGTTTTATAAAATAACCTCTCTATAACCTAAAGCTAACTTTTCATCGCTATCATCAACTGCAATTTCTGGTACTCCTACTGAAGTCCAAGTAGGCATGATTCCAGTTTCATTATATAAGTCATCCAATAGATCAGCAAAAAGTTTACCACCTAATAATGGATTACTTTTAACTTTCTTAGGATAGAATACAATATGTACATCTAATGAACCATCTTCACGCTTTTTCACAAAGGAACGTACACCTCTCTTTGTATATCGTTTTTCGAATAATTGTTCCATATTTCGAAACCTTCTTTCGTTTAATTTATTTAAGTATAACATAAAAACCTTGAAAAATCAAGGTTTTATCGAGATTATAACTAGAGAGTTGGAGAAATTAGTGAAAGCAAGAAATCATGAAACCCTCTAAATATAGGAACTAACAAGTCTAAATTCAGTACAACCGTTAAAGCTAAGAAAACGCAAAATAACTGAATAGAAATCTTCTTAAATTGAGCCTTTGGAGGTATATCACTATCATTCAACTTAGACTTATAAATCGAATAGAAAATAGGAAATACTAGAAAGACCCCTAAACTTAAACCCTCCGCATGGGGTTCAAGGATACCGAAATAGAGCCAACACTTGTACAGTATTAGAAATGCAAACCAACCTACTGTAACTGAAGCTAATAAACTAGACAGAATGACAAATAGTTTTGATAAATGTTCGTACATAGAGTCGGAAAGTTCTTCCGAATGTTTCGATTTCGCACCTTTTAAATCCATTACTAAAACCCACTTCTTTAATTTATATATTGCATTATAACATAAAAACCTTGAAAAATCAAGGTTTTATTGAGGATACCGACTGTGTGTTTTCTTCTTGTGCTTCTAAATGTAAAATTAAAGCTACTACTCCATCTATAGCGCAGTGTAAAGCTAACTGCTTTCTATAAAAAAAAAAATGCGAAGGAAAATCCTTTCGCGCAATTATTCGATAAGGTTTAACGTCCCCTATCCGACTATCAAGTGTATCATAAACCTGTAATTTATCACAATAAAAATGATGTAGCTAACGGTTATAGCGCTATAACCGTTACTTACCCCAATCGCATCCGCAACCAGACTACACCGTAAAATTATTTACTTATAATTTCAATTTTGTAAATATGTTTACTCCTAAATGTTATTTTGATAAATCAGGGAACAAGCATTTAGAAATAGTGTAACACACTCTCCATAAATAACTTTGCTAGACAGGGAGCTATTTTATATCAAAATTACAAATTAAATATAAGTAAACTTCGGTTTTAATTCCCCACCCGCGGTGTAACCGAAAACCCTCGCAGAAGCTCGTCTAACTAACCGTGGGGTAGCTACCTAGAGTCAACGCTCGTTTAACGCCTAAGAGACGAAACAGTTTAATGTCTTATTTAGGACAGTCGTTATCGCCCTCGACTAATGGATCGAGGAACACCACAACGTAATCGCCTCCGCTTAATAGGTGGAAGAACACCTTCTTTATTTACGAACTAGGTTATTTATATCCCACAACCTAGTATGTGGCAAAATTTCACGAACCGAATAACTTATACCCCACCCCATCGGCAAGTGGCATTATTTACAAGCGAGTTGTAAGGAAAACAGTTAATTGCGGAAGTAGGACTCGAACCTACGACCTCTTGGTTATGAGCCAAGCGAGCTACCAACTGCTACCATTCCGCTTTAATTTAACAAACACAGGCAGTAGGAATTGAACCCACACTGACGATTTTGGAGACCGTAGTTCTACCTTTAAACTATGCCTGTATAATGAAAAGAGAGGGATTCGAACCCCCGAACCCGAAGGAGCGGATTTACAGTCCTCCGCGTTTAGCCTCTTCGCTATCTTTCCGAATATTAAAACTAACTCCAACCATACAATAGACTATTACTAAACTCAAGCACAACCTTGAAAACTGTATCTATGTTTAGAGTGAAAACTAAGATAAGTAGTCCAAATAAGATCTTTGAGACTAGTGAAGGTAGAATATCTTCAATCGAAAAACCTAACAACTCTAACTTAATTTCAGTTAGATATTTGAAAATTACCATCCCACCAAATGCAATGGCAACTGCACCGTCAATATTAGGTTGAGGAAACCCAAAGTAAACGTGTAATTTATACAAAATTACCCAAGCTAGTAAACCTAAAGCAGAGGAAAGAATACCCCCTGCAAAATAAAGTAATACTTGGTTTCGTAAATCTTTAAACCAACTACCTTCCATATTCCAACCTCTTCAAACCGATGCTCTACCAACTGAACTATCTGTCCAAAAATATGGATACCCCTTGTGAGAGGAGTTCGCACATATAAACCAACAAAACGGTCTCGATGAGAATTGAACCCTTGATCTCTGCCGTGACAAGGCAGCGCGATAACCTCTACGCTACGAGACCTCATGTGATAGGACGGTTTTGAACCGATTTACCTAGAAGTAGCGCTACTTCTTCTTACTATATTACCCTACAAATACTTCTATCACAAATTAAATTTTATAGGTGTGGAGAGACTTGAACTCACCATTTAGACTCAACTATCTCAAGCTCAACCATTTGCAACTAGTTAAACTGATTTAGATTGAAGAATCAGAGCTTTAAACGACCATTCACGTGACTTAGTTTAGCTCTTCCCTTATCGTAAAGAGTCATCGAAATTCTCGATTATCGTTACTACACACCCATACACCGTACGGGGTTCGAACCCATGTTACTGCCGTGAAAAGGCAGTATCTTAACCACTTGACCAACAGTGCATACTTGGGATAAGTCTCTGCTTTTCCGCAGACAGATTTGACTTTCGTGACCGTGTTCTTTATAGGCGACCCCACATCCTATGTAGACAAATATGTAGCAAATGTTTGGTAGTCGTTACCAAACGTTCAGTTAAATCTATCTACTGCAAAAACTTAACTTCATGTATTTAGTATACCAAAAAGTAGGAAGTTTGTAAACCTATTTCCGTTAAAAAGTTTATTTTAATAGATAAATTTAAAAACTTAGTAAAAATTAAAGAGATCTTCGATACCCTTGCAGTAACTTTATTTCTCTTTCATATTCACGTTGAAGTTTTAAACGATAAGACTTCTCAGTGTCTATGTAGAGTACACAAGGACTATGTGGCTTAAACCCTTTAGGGTTGTTTAAGTTAAAACTAGATTCAACAGACCTAATTTCAATAGGTTCTCCTGTCTTCAAACACTTAATCAACCTAGACTCAATATAACGGTTCCAATTTGGATGACCATCATAAGGAGTAGCATCAATTAACTTATACGAAAACTCAGCGTTTTGATGCATACCGTAATTATGAATGAAATATTCCACAGTAGGTAGAGCGTTTCTTACAACTTCATTTCCATCGTTTGAGTAGAAATGGTCAGGTTTTTCTTCCCCACTCTTATAATAAACTAAATCCATGTTATACAAAGTATCAATCTTTAAATCTCTATCACCAACTTTATAAGCATGAATAACTACGTTATAAGCGGTATTTGTAAAGGGAACATCACAAAGCTTAGAAGCATACTCTTGACTAACTTTTTCATAAGTCTCATCAAAATCTACAACCTCAAAAGATAAGAATAAACTCGCATCGTGATGATATACTGCACTTCTTGTCATTAACGTAAACCCATGTTCTAACAAAGTCTTCAAAGGTAATTTAGCAAGTTCCTTTCTTGTTAAATCTGCACGGAGAGCATTTTTATATTTATTTGGTACACACTCAAATAAGCGCAAACTAGATTCATCTCCAAAATTTGCAATAAAAAACTCAATTTCTTTATATCTATAGCTATCCAAAATCTTAAACAAACGCTCGAAAGTCCTCGGAACTGCAAAATAACGCACCGTTCTATCTTTAGTATAACCCTCACTCATTCTCAATAATTTCATGGCAAACCCCAACTTCTGTATTATTTTATAAAGTATAACACAAAAATTGAAAGTTTACAATATAAAAAAAAAAACATGTCAGCTTAAACATGTTTACTTCTCTAGTTAAGTTACTTAATCAAACTCAATCACAAAGAACTAAGAAAAACTTCAAAGCTCTCAGTAGTTTCTTTAAGGTGGTCATCTAATAAAGACTCATCTTCTGAGAAAATATCTAACCAATCTATACTAAAAATGCAGTACCCAGTTTCTTTATATATCTGATTTGAAACCTCTTCTAAGAGTTCAGCTAACTTGTCTACATCAATAGGTTTAAAACTCCCCAGTCCACAAATAGAACCACTATCTTGCCAATAATAAGGATTAATGCAAATATGTACACTACAAGGATATTCAGACAGAACTTCTTTTGCTAATTCTTTAAAACTCATCTTATCTACTACTCCCTCCTCTAACTATTAAATAACACTTCTCAAAACTCTACTTAATATAAAATAAATCCTTATTAAACACCACTATTGACAAAATTTCCTATACACATTTCAAATAATTTATGTAACCATCATATAATTTAATCTTTAATTTGCGATTATGTTGGCTCAATTTAATTAAATCATGCTCTAAGTTTTTACTAAAACTTATCAGTTCACTGTATTTTATATACCCATAAAATTCTCTAACATGATCACTGAAAGAATCTAAAAACCCCGTATACAAAGTTACACTTCTTTTATCTTCATCTATAGTATATCCAACTATATAAGAGTAACTATTTGAATACTTTTCAAAGAAAGCACATCTACAATCAAAATAATAACCCAATTCTCTAACTAAAGAGGGTAAGTTGTGTAAAGCCTCATTTGTAGGTTTACCTAAGTAAGTATCTAAAATTTTACCAAGTTTCATATCTATACTTTCTTTTACGAATAATAAATTTTATGGAGCCGGTGGGAGTCGAACCCACGTCCAAACAATCTTTCCAGTCAACCTTACTGCGCACTGCTACGTTTTAACATTCAACTTTTAGGAAACGTACAAAGCTAAAAGTTATATCTCTCTTTAACAAACTAAGTTGAGAAACCTTAGTTGCGAGTACCGAGGTTTATAGCAACTGAAAGATACCGGTACTTATCTCAGTCGCTCGTCTATTCGACTATTTTACTTGTGTTCGTAACAACTACCGAAGCCAAAGGCTTAGGCTGCCATACGAACTGGTGCATTGTTATTTGCAGTTATATTTAATTTTGACTATAACGTAGTCACTCGGTGCGAGGTTAAAAAGTCCAATCGCCTGTCGAATCCAGACGACCCCTCATTAAGATAAATTTATTATATCATAAACAACGTAAAATGTCAAGAACTAACTGTATTATTTTTAGATTTTGTAGGTGTTTCTGAAAACAAAATCAAACCAAACAAACATGCAAACCACAGAAAAACTAAGGATACCGCTTGTAGCCACAATTTAGTATTGAATACTGACTGATTAAGTCTATTTGAAACGTAATAAATTACATCCATTGGAAAGTTATACTCTATAGAAACAAATAAAACAAAGGCGAGCAAAAGACACAGAACAATACAAAATTTTAAAAACCCAAATTTCATTTAGAACCTCACTAAGTTAAGCCACCGTTCGTTGTGATAAGAAAGATAGTAGCTCCTCAGTAGTTTTAAGTTTCATCATTTGTTTAAACTCCATCTCATTTACAATTAAGGCTTCAAACTCCATACCTTCGTAGGGATTAAAGAAACTCACAGTTAACTTAAGACCTTCCTCAACTCTATTTTGAACTGAGACTAAATTATCGTCAGCTAAAATAGACTCTAAATGCTCTTGAATTTCTCGGTAACTAGAGTGTAGGTCTTCACTTAGTTTCTTCATTTTGTTGTAGGTTAGCATTTTTAGGATACCCTTTCTTTAGTTGTAAAACTATAAAAAAGTTTACCAGCAAGAGGTTATACCAGTAAACAGGAACATTATGTAATTTATATAGCGGTTCACAGCCTTGAGGTACTTAACTCTAGAAAATAAATACCCCAACAACGTTCTTGACCTCTATCCACTCGTACCGCTACGAAAATTTTACGGAGAATAAGGGATTCGAACCCTTGCGCCAGTTACCCGACCTAACGATTTAGCAAACCGTCCTCTTCAGCCTCTTGAGTAATTCCCCTAACACTAAAAAGTCTTACTAAGCAAAATATTGATGAACGTGTTTTTAGAGCTTAGTACCTTTTTAAAAAGGACTTTTACTTTAAGTAAAAGTAGACTAGAGGGTAACTACCTATAAAAGTAAGATACCCTTGGAATAAATAATGTCTGACCTACAAACATCCCTAGGTCAAAGATGTACTAAGTAACTAAACTTAGCACATCGCACAAATTGAAAGCGTGACTAACCAATCACATATAAGCTAACTTAAGGTTAGCTAAGACATGCAAACCTTATCCAAGTTTACATGCCAAGCCTTTATAAAATTTAGAAAGAGGTCTAAATGACCTGTAACTTAGATTACATCTAAGTTAGAGAGCTAGTGGGAGTCGAACCCACGCATTTCAACTATCAAAGTCTATCTTTACCTCTTAGATATAGCTCAACCAGTCTTTATCCGAAGCAGACAACACTTCTACACTACCTGTCGCGAACTTTGAGTGTAACGGAGGTTCTTTATACCCTAACTTTTGTAAGCTAGGGGATTTTGTCACTCCTCAAATGACGATGTTTGGAACTTTAAGGCATTCCGAACCCTTTTTAAAAGGAGGCATCCAAAAAGGATACATACTAGCTAAAGCAGTTTTTCAAATAACTACTATAAATAGCTAAGATGTAGCAACTTTTAACAATTACTACACCACAAAGAATAAAAAGAAATCCGAACAAACGTTCGTAATCATCTAAGAAAAATTTAGATGAAATCTTATCAGATAAGGAGGCATCAACCTATGACAGTCGATACCCCAAACAAGATGAAGAATCTAATAAGTTCTGCTTCGAAACATTCTAAAGCCCACAGAAGTTATTAGAATGAGCTAACTAGCTCAAAGGAGGGTGAGGGATTCGAACCCTCGCGCCATTTTACCGACCTGACGGTTTTCAAGACCGTTCCCTTCAACCGAACTTGGGTAAACCCCCAAAAGTCCGAGAAATAAAAATAAGTAAAAATCTCTCAGACAATGAGGCACCTATCTTTCACAACAGATACCCCTAACTCTTAAAGATAAATGGAGCAATAAATGCTTTGCCTTGTAGGGAACGTCCAAAACCTATAAGGCAATGAGATACCAACCGACTAAAATTGATACCCCTTAGGAAGGTTAAATATATGCTGAACACCTTTTAAGATATTCTACACTCTGCCTTAATAGCGGTTTAGGACATAACTTCACAAGAACCCTGAGAGTAAATGTTACTGACACTAAAATTTGCAGCTACTAAAGCTACGACTCAACAACCTTATTCAGATTGTTAAGCCTAAAAGGTAACACATACAAAAAATATACATTACGTTTGGCATCGGAATTGCAGGATTCGAACCTACGACCCCGTGTTCCCAAAACACGTGCGCTAACCAAACTGCGCTAAATTCCGATAATATAAATGGTAATGAGGATAGAGGGAATCGAACCCTTGGTCACTAATCTCTTACTGCCTTACCACTTGGCTATATCCTCAATAATTAAAATACGAAGAGCAAGAGATTTGCTCTAAGAACTTCTGTAACCCTCTTTCAAGCATTGCACGCCGTTGTGGCACAAAAACAAATACCACCGCAAGGATTCGAACAGTTTTCAAAGAAAACTCCGCTGATTTACCGGCTCGTGTATGTAAGCCATGACCCAAACATAAGCACCATGCTATCGGTGGTAATCAGAATTTAAACGTTTAAACTTCCACTTCACAATGGAACTCCACCATCAGGGCTTGAACCTGTGACATCATGATTAACAGTCATGCGCTCTACCAACTGAGCTATGGTGGATTACGAAGATACCCCTTTGTAAGTTAACCAATGTTTACTAGTTAGGTATCTAAATATTATAGGTTGTAATCACTTAAACCTATAATGGCTTGAGCAGGACTTGAACCTGCGACGCACAGAGCTTCAATCTGTCGCTACTACCAACTGAGCTACCAAGCCTTATTAAGATACCCTTAACTAAGTACCTAATGAACCGAGCAGGGTTCGAACCTGCGAAAACCCCCGGATTAAAAGTCCGGTGCTCTACCAACTGAGCTATCGGTTCTAAAATCAACTCAACTAGAACTAAAAAAGTCTTAACAGTTAAGTTATAGATAATTATTTTGAGTTTAAGTATTCAAATTCTTACGTTTCTTTACCCAATACCCCATTGGAGGTTTACTTAACCCTAACTGTTTAGCTCTCTTTTCTATAGTTTTATCACTAACCCCAAATAATTTTGCTAAATGCACCATAGGGTATTTCCAAAGTAATTCTGCAAGAACTTCCTTTTGCACATCAAATTTGCGCCTACTCAATTTGTTACAATCTAAAGAACAAAATTTTCGAGATTTAGCTTTTTTGGATCCTTGAATACTAAACTCCTTTTTGCAATACTCACAAACCTTAGTGGTGTAAGTACCCCAACCCCTCTCAATAGCATGTAAAAGTGCATGATCCTTAGCGTTAGTTAATTCTAAGTTCTCAATTGTATTGTTTGCTCTGTTACCATCTTTATGATGAACAACCTCTTCAGTAGTTATCCACCTACCTAAATGATTTGACATCACATATCTATGCTCATAAACTATCCCTGCTTTATTTGCGAGAGGATGAGTAGGATTATAGCAATACATATAACCAAGAGTTTTATTAAGCTTAAAGTCCATATTTAAACCTCTATACACAACTGAGCTTATCGAGTCTTAATATAGCAGTCTGTAACTATCCAAAACGTGTCCATCATTTCTCTTGTTAGTTTTGAACCTAACGTGAAAAACTCCTCCATACATCATCCGTTTTAGCTACCACCCCTTCACAATAACTCAGAAGTTAGCTAGACTTCATCACCATTATTGTCGCTCTAGTTCAGTGATTCGAGCGGGGAAATAGTTACAAGTTCATCATTTTTGATTTCCTAAACGCTTTGTCATTGTTTAAGAAACTACACTCCTCTTATGTGTCTCAAGAAGATAATGAAGTGGGTTTACACCCAAATCTATAACGATTCCAACAAGATTCGAACTTGTGACAATTCGCTTAGAAGGCGAATGCTCTATCCAGCTGAGCTATGGAACCTATTTAATTCATACCTTAACTGAATTTCAAACGGAACGTAATTTCCGCACACATAGTCCGCTTAGGATTGCTTTATGCGTTTACTTCTTCTTTTTCAATTAAGGTATGCGCAGAACGGGAATCGAACCCGTATGAGGGAAATCCTCGCAGGATTTTAAGTCCTGTGCGTCTGCCAGTTCCGCCATCCACGCTAAATTTTCTATGGAGACCCCCTGAATAGGGGTGAGGTCGCTCATAACTAGGAAAATTAAACAACCTCAATTTGGAAAGGATATTTTACTTTATTTGAATAAAGGTAAAACTCTTCGGGGACTCTAAGAAAACCCCTAAACAAACGGTAGGAATCCAACCTACTGTGCCTGCAACTAGACCGTCTGTGTAATTATAGGTTACTCGGAAGTGGTGGGCAACCACACCTACAACTAAGCCCAAGGAAGTTAATTCACTAACGAAAGTACCGTGAAACGTGTTTTAGACAACTTCAACCGTCTTGTTGTCTAACGCAAGTGCGAGGAATCCAACCTCATAAAACTCGCTGAAAAGTCACTTGCCAAAAGTAAGCAGAACAGATGTCCTTTAGTCGCTTGGAGCCTATGTACGAGGGTAATTACTTCAGAAACAATGAAGAAGAAATAACTACCGTACACCTACTTTTATATTGTTCGTAGCCTAAACCAAACTCTTCGGAGACCCACCTAGTACCATGCTAGGTGAGAGATTACAGAAATTATTTAGGCTTTCTATCTCTGCAACCTTTGTATTCAAGCAAAACATAAAATTTTACTTAAATGGAAAAAAGTTTATCCATTCTCTGCGATGCAAACCACCGCAACGCTAGATACCGGAATCCCACCGATAAGTCCGAAAACTGCTTGTAAGCTCTAGCTAACTAAGAACCTATATGATGAAGGCAGTTCTTAGTCGTTAACTGATAATAATCTGTAAGCGTAAGCTTTCTATTATTTTACAGCTTCTTTCAATGCTTTACCAGCTTTGAACGCTGGAACTTTAGAAGCAGCGATTGTGATTTCTTGACCTGTTTGTGGGTTGCGACCTTTACGTTCTGCACGATCACGAACTTCAAAGTTACCAAAACCAATCAATTGAACTTTTTCACCAGCTGCAAGGTACTCAGCAATAGCATCAAAAGTTGCAGTTACAGCAGCTGCCGCATCTTTTTTAGTCAATTCAGTAGCTTCTGCTACTTTAGCAATCAAATCATGTTTACTAGCCATTTTTCAATAGACTCCTTTCTTTTTGTTAGCTTTTGCTAACTTACATAGAACATTATACCACACAAACCCAAGCGTGTCAAGAGTTTAACGCAAAAAAGTTGATATATCAGTAACTTTTTATACTATACTTTAAAAAACCTTATTAAATCAACGTTTCTAAGACCTTGCAGTTTGCAAATTTTTAGTGAGTTTTCACTTTTAAGACAGTTTTCAACCAATTTGGTGCTTGAAATTGCACAACTGTTCGAATAGTTTCTTCTGGATAGATACCCTGTCTTCTTGAATCATTCGAATGTTCTAAGTTATCCCCTACTAAGAAATACTCACCTTTCTTCAAAGTAACTTCTTCCCCTTGATTAAAAGCAACCCAAGTGCTTGAGTCATGTAAAAGCTTCTTAGTTTCCTCAGATGAGTCTATCAACTCGCCATTGATATATAACCCCTCTTCTGTTGGTTTGACTCGATCCCCTTCTGTAGCTACTAAACGCTTCACTAAATAAACATGATCTAATACGTCAAAAGCTGTAACAACATCACCTTTTTTCGGATGTCTTATCTGTTTTACTGTGCTAAACCAAAGCTGACCGTCTTTCATCGTAGGAGACATCGAATTACCTGAAACCAACACAGGACTCAAAGCTACCTTAAACACAATAAGAGCAACTACAGAGATCCCAAAACAAGCTACCAAACCCTTAATAAACCAAGAGAACAAAGTAACAGGATTCCAAGAAAATATAGAATCCTCCGAAACCTCTTCGGTACTACTTTCCTGTAAACCCTCATCAGAAGCTTGCTCTTGAGAAGATACCGCTTGAGACTTTTCTAAAATCTCTTCATCTAACTGCTTTTCTTGAGACATATTTAAACCTCACTCTTTTGCTCTTTATGCGCACTTTTTAGTTTAGAGCTAACTTTACCTTGACTCTCCTTTAAAGGCTCGTATAGGCGCTTAAAATAAGCCGTAGCACTATCAGAATCATTAACTGGAATATTCAAACGAGTTAGCAAATAATCTTTCAAAGCAACGGAAACAAATACCAAATAAACAGAATATAAGAAAAGCAAAACAACCAAAGAAAGCAACATAATCAAGAAAGGATACCCTGCTGTTGTGTGGAGTTTATAATAATCGTAAATAGAAACACCACCTAAAAGCGCTAAAATCATAACTCCAAACGAACGCTCTCTTAGTACACCATAACGAGAAACTAGTTGAGACAATGTTTTACCATCCGTTGATTTTGCCAACTGTTTACAAGCAATTTTAAAAATAAAATCTTTCATTTTATAACCTATCTATTTTCTTCTAAAAGGAGCGAAAGCCACTTATTAGTGGCTTCTACTCTATTTTTAAGATTCTAATTAGTCAAGAATTTCTGTATCTTCATCAACTTCCTCAAGAATCGTAGTCTTTTCTGCAAGTTCTTCATCTTCAATATCCAAAACAGTTGTCTTTTCCTCAGAATCCAATGCGTCAGTTGACTCTTCTTCTAACACTGTTGTATGCTCTTCTGAATCAAGAACTTCTGTAGATTCTGCTTCGCTATTTAAGACTTCTGTAGACTCTGCTTCTTCATCCAATACTGTTGTATGCTCAGACTCTTCAAGAACTTCAGTAGACTCAACTTCTTCGTCATTTAACACGGTTGTATGCTCATCAGAATCAAGAACCTCAGTTGAATCTTCTTCTAAATCAAGAACTGTAGTCTTTTCCGCTAAATCTTCATCTAACTCAGTTAAGACAGTTGTAACCTCACTAACTTCGTCAGACTCCAAATTCTCTGTAATAGAATCTGTTTCCCCTTCTACATCTAAAGGTAAAGTAGCTGTAGGCTCACTATCCGAAGCTACACTTGATACCGGGTGTTCTAAAGAACCAGTATCTTTTACAGAATTTAAAACTTCTGCTGCAACAAAACCTGCTTCTATAGGGGTTTGAATATCTTCTTTAACCTCAGTATGCTCAACAGAACCACTTCCGTTAGAGGAAACTAAACCTTCTGCTTCTGTTACTAAGTGAGCACCTAAACGATAACGCTCTAATTCTTCTTCTTTACGCTTACGATTACGAACAGCTAAAGCCCACCAAGTTAACAAACCACCAAAAGCAGCAGTACCAAAAATAGCAAGTGCGATTTTGAGATTATCAGACTCTAATAAAGCTTGAATATCTGTAGCTGAAACCGTGATACCCTCAACTGTTTGATTGGTTGTGTTTCCTGCTAAGTCTGTAACTTCAACTTCAATCGTATACGGTTTAGACGAGTGCGCTAAATCTAAGACTTTCTCACCTTTCAGCAATTCCTCTTTCGTGAACTCATACACTTTACCATTAATTTTAACTAAAACTTTAGCCAAACCAATGTTATCTTTAACCAAAACACGGAACTGATGTTTTGCGCTATTATACTGATTATTGTTTGCAATACCTTCAATCTTTAACTCAGGAACGATATTATCCAATACAAATTGGAACTGAACCGAAGCATTTGAAGAAGAAGCATGACCGTCAACGTCAACAGTTGCTACCGAAATTGACCAAACACCATTTTCTGCAAAAGCACCTTTATTGAAGGTGTAAGTATAAGTGTAAGAACCATCATCTTCTTTTTTCTCATTTACTTTTACTTGACTTGCATCAACTGTAATTACTTTACCGTCTAGTGTAAATGTAAATTTAGTCTTACTTGTATCCAATTGAGTTGTAGAGTGTTCGGATAACTTCAAGTCTTCCGTTAGACGTTGGTAATAAGAACCGTTTACACCTTTAGATAACCAATCATAAGTTGAACCATTTTTATTTACCGCATAAGTAATTGTCTTCTCAGAAACTTGACCTTTATCATCAGTTACCTGTACTTTAACCGTATAAACCCCATCTTTTTCAGGAAGCTTATCTGCTACGAAAGAACCGTTTACCACTCGACCTTGTAGTTCAGTCGTACCCTCCTGAGAAGATACCGTGGCTTTTACTTCACGTACAGAACCTGAGTTGACGTCTACTGTCAATCGGTTTGGATTTTCAGTATAATTCGCTTGGTTAGATACTCCACCGATGTTAATGTTGCTACTATTGGTATTTGTATTACCATTTGTATTATTTGTCTCCACAGGTTTTGTCGGAGTAATAATAGTGGCATTCACGTTTGAAACATCAGTTGAAGGTGTTCCCTGAGGTTTTGTATAACTTGGCTGTTCTACAAAACTTGGAGCCGGACTTGGAGTTGGAGCTGGTGTAGGAGTTACAGGAGCCGTATGCTCAGATACCGTAGGGATGACTGTAGGAGACACAGGCTTAGGTGCTTCTACTTCACTTCTAGGGGTTTCTACACTTGGCTTTTCAACTGGTTTAACCGTATTATCTGCTTTTGGCTTCTCCGCACTAGGTTTTTCTGTTTCTGTTTTTGGTTTCTCCGCAGGTACAGTTGGAGTTAATGGCTTAACTTCGACTGTAGGAGCTACAGGAACATCTACCGAAGGTACACTAGGTACTACAGGTGCAGGAGTTACAGGTGCTTCAGGAACACTAGGTACACTTGGTACTTCTGGAGTAGGTGTTGGCACAGGATCAGGAATAGGTTCAGGCTGTGGTTCTACAGGTTTTACAACCTCTCTCCCTTTCATGTGATAAACTTCTGACATGAACTTACGACCATAAGCCGTGGTCTCACCTTCTGCAATCTTGAAGTCATATTCGCCTTCTGGTAAGTTTGAACTATCAAAACTATAAGAACCGTCTTTTAAGACCCCTGTTAAGGTATGTTTACCATCTTCTGTAGTTAAAGTTAAAGTAGTTGGTAAAGAATCCCCAATAACCGCTGGAGTAATAGCTAAACTCAATTTACGGTCAGAACCTTTTGCAACTACCGCATTTGTCGCAGTATCGACAATCTTACCAACCTCTTTAGTAACTTCTTCCCCTTTTTCATCTGTATAAGTTACAGTAATGGTTGAAGATACCGGGTATAACTCACCTCTTGCACCATTAATCTCACGTACAGAACCATTTGCTAAATTTTGATAAATCTTAACAGACTTAGGTGAAACCCCCTCAGGCACTTTTACAAGAATTGGTTGACGACTACTTGTGTTCAAGGTATAAGTTGTACCTGTTTTCTTGATGATACCCTCTGTTCCTTCTGATGTAAAATCTAGTGAAGGGTTACCATTATTTGTAGTTGGTACTTCTTCTACTGGTTTTGTAGGAGCCTCAGGCTTACCATCCTCTTTTGGTTTTTCAGAATTACCAGTTTCCGAAGGTTTAACAGAACCCTCATCTTCTTTTGGTTTATCTGTATTTTCGTTAGTAGAACCACCTGTATTAGACCCATCTTCTTTTGTAGGAGTCTCAGGCTTACTATCCTCTTTTGGCTGTTCTACTTCTTCATTAGCAGGGTTACCCTCAGAAGGCTTCTCTCCCGTAGGTTTTTCTGATAACCCTTCTGTTGGATTAACTTCGCTAGAACCATCTTCTTTCGGTTTATTCGAATCAACCTCAGTTGAAGTTTCTGTACTATTTTCACCCCCAGCAGGTGTACCTTCTTTAGGACTATCTAAATTTTCTTCTGGTTTAGAAATACCCTCAACACCATCTTCTTTAGGTTTTTCAGAATCACTTATGTTAGAAGTATCTTCTACAGGTTTGTCCCCGTTTGGTTTTTCAGAAGAGGTTATATCAGAACTTTCTTCACTAGGTTTAGTAGGCACACCCTCTGTTGGAGTTGTTGTAGAAGCATTTTCTAAAGGTTTATCTTCTTTCTGCTTATCAGAATCACTTGTAGAAACATTATTTGTAGCATCTCCTTCTGCAGAAGTCACCTCTTTTGGTTTTTCTGAAGAACTTTCATTAGAATCTGAGGATACCGCTACACCTTCTTCTTTTGACTTCTCTGGTAAGTTAGCAGAGTCACCCTCCACATACTGATTGTCTTTCGGTTTAGTTGACTCAATTTCTGTACTTGGTTGGTCTTCTTTTTGTTTTTCTGAACTACTATCAGGTGTAGTTGTACTGTCAACCTCAGGTTTTTCTGATAACCCTTCTGTTGGATTAACTTCGCTAGAACCATCTTCTTTCGGTTTATCAACAACACTTTCTGTGGCAGGAGTTTCTACAGAACTGTTTTCCACAGGTTTATTCTCCGTATTAGAAACAGGCTTATCGGGTTGAACCGTGCTTGTAACCGTTTCTGTTGTCGGATTGTTTGTAGATACCGCACCTGTACTTGGTTGAACTTCTTCTAGTTTAGAAGGTTTATTTGAACTCTCACTAAGCGAATCATTAGATGAACCCTCTTTAGGTTTAACCGTATCAGAAACAGTAGATTCTTTCGGTTTTGCTTCTTCTCTACTTCCTGCAGGTTTTGTAGACGTATCCGCTTTAGATGACGGTTCTCCTAAACTTACTACAGGTTTTTCAGGTGCAACTTCTTTGTTTGGTTTACTTTCCGTAGCCGAAGTTGTTGTAGACGGTTGAGTAGAACCATCCACTTCTTCAGCTGCATGAGCTACACCACCTACAGCTACACTTGCTAAAGCAGCTACCATAATACTACTTCGCTTCAAGTCTAACCGCAACTTTTTCTTTCGTTTCTGCTCTTTCGACATTGAACTAACCTCAAATTTTCACATCATTTTAAAAAGGTGTTTTAATACACCTTTTCTTATTATTTTCATTATAGCACAATCTGAACTTTTTGCAAGACTTTTTCATTAAAGTTCAATATTGTGATATAAAGTCTCTACTTGGAAAACTCCCTTTTGACCATTTTCAAGGGATACCGCCGTGCGCACTTGGCTTACAACCTCAGTTACACTCTCAACTTCTTCTCCTTCTACTAACAACACACCTGTAGATTCCGCATCTTCTTGTGTGAAATCAGGCTCCTCAATTTTTAAATTTGTCGTAGTAGTTATATCATTTTTCATTAAAGTATTTAACAGAGAATCAATTTGACTTGAATCTGTAAACACATCTTGATTTAATTTACCTGTAGTAACTTTCAATGAACTAGTCTTAGAAGCACCTGCAAACATTGAAAATTGTTCTACCAACTCAGTAGTATGCTCCGCTCCTATAATGCCTTTACGAGCTTCAATACGCTCTAAGACACGTTTCTTATCTCGACCTTTATAAGTATCTAAAGTTGCACGAATACCGTATTTAGCAGATACAATCAATAAACCAACAGTAGACCCTACAATAAAGAGGATACCCAAAACTGTGAATATATTCAAACCCATTTTATTACACCCTCTCTAATTATCGAACACCATAAGTTGTATTCATTTTATTTCGAACAACTTCTACACGCGCTTCTAAGTCCGTCTTCGCTTTTTGTTGAGCTTCTGTCTTACCAACATAATCTCCTAAAAGAGATACCGCTTTATCGTAAACCTTAGATAAATCTTCTAAACTTAAACCATCTGACTTCAATCCACCAGAATAAGTATCAATCACATCAAAGACACCTTGTAAATACATCAATTGTAACTGTGCATCAGATCCCATTTCAGACTCCAACTCAGATAGAGCAATCCAATAATCTTTATACATTCCTTTATCTGAATTATCTGTAATAGAACTCAAAATACCTTTCTTAAATGTACCTAATTCTAAGTAAATAGATAATAAGTGCTCATTTTTCTTAGATACTCCAAACTCTTTCGCCTGTTCAAACCAAGGAACTGATTTAGTCTGACCGTTTTGCCCATAATAGAACCAATAAAGCTGACCTACTTGATATAACAAGTCTCCTGCTCCTTCTTTTCCTTTCAAACTTGGAATGTTGGACTGAAGAGCACCTAAAAGTTGAAATTCATCTTCACTTGTAAAATGACCACTAGTTCTGTAAATTTTCACTAACTCAGAATAAGGCTCAACTTCACTTGGTTGAAGTTTAATTGCTGTTAACAAGGAATCTACAGATTGAGAAGTTTTACCTGTAGCTAATGCTTGATTATACTGGTCTGTTAGCGCCATATGACTATATAAGATACCACCGCTCAATAGAACAGAACCTAAAACAAAAGTCGCAAATAAACTGTAAATCATAGCTGCTCTACGTTTAATCGAAGTTGTGAACCCTTCTGACATCTGATCAATATGCTCTAAGTCATAAAGCATCTCATCAATGTTCTGATATCGGTCACGTGGATTCTTAGCTGTTGCTTTTTCAATAATCTTCTCTAAACCAACAGACCGAGAAGAATCATATTGTCGAATAGGTAAGATAGGTAACTCTGTACCATCACGTAACTCAGTTATAGAAGGACTATTCCTTGTAGCTAAGAAGTATAATGTACGACCTAAAGCAAAAATATCAGAACGTTCATCAAACCAAGCTTCTTTTGCTTGCATCTCAGGAGCTGCAAAACCTTTAGTCCCTAAACGTTTCTCTTTTGAATAATCAAAATCTTTAGTAATAGCACGAGAGATACCGAAATCCATGAGAATGAGGTTGCCTTCATTCCCTAACATAACATTATGCGGTTTCATATCACGGTAAATAATCTTAGGATTATGATTATGAAGATACCGCAAGGTTTTACACAAAGAAACCCCCCACTGTATAATATAATTTTCTGCAATGTAATCAGTTCTACCAATCACTTCACGTAAAGAATAACCCTCTACATAGTCCATAATAATTAAGAGTGAATGAGAATCTGCCATAAACTTAATAATACGAGGAATCGAAGGATGATTCAAGGTTTTCAATAAGTTAATCTCGGCAATAACCGCTTTTGCGTGCTCTTTACCTGCATCTGTGTTTCTTACAGGAACTTCCTTTAAAGCTAAAAGTCGATTTAACTCTAAGTCTCTAACTAAATATACTGTTGAGGTTCCACCTTGACCTATCTTCTGAATAATCTCCCAAGAACCGTCAATAATGTCTCCTGCTTTTAAATATGTTCTAACTGCCAATGAAAACCACCTTACTTACTAATTATCTATTCGCTAAAAAATAACCAATAGAGTCCGTTATAAACTGCCAAATACTTCCTGCGGTTTCATACATCAAACCAGATACCCCTAAGACACCGAAAATACTGAAGGCTGCTGCCCAAATAAGAGTATCTCCTAAACCAAACCGCTTCGTTTTGAGTTTCTTATTTTCTTCCTTGTCCGCAAACCACATACCACTAGAACCTGTACGATTTTGCTCAATCGCAATTTTGTTAAAGGTTACTGTACGCATGGCAGGACTATCTAAATAAACAAACCAAGAATCGAAAACATAAGCAAACATCAGAATAGCCGGGTAAATTAAAGCTAACATAGCAAGAATCATAACCACTAAACGAGAACCTTTAATAGTTCGTCTTTGTAAACTAATATCATGCTCTTCTTTCCACTTAGCAATACTAACAGCTTCTTCTTTCTCTAATTTCTTAATCTTATCAATTTTCTTCTGAAAACCTTGGTCTTCTATCCCATAGTCACGGTCTTTTGGCATGTTCGGAATATTCTCCTCAGACCAATTTTTCAATGTTCCGGAAGCAGAACCTCGACCATTTCTACCACCTTTACCGCTAGGACTACCTCCTCCAGATACCGTGCCATAATTATCTTTCAGCTTCTCATAAATTTCGCGAGCCATCTTTGCACGTTTATCTAAAGTATCCGCAGCAGGTCGCTCAAAGGCAGCTACGAAGTCATGTGTAGCAGCTTCAACATTATCTGCCTTCTTAAACTCTTCATAACTATGATAGGTTTGATTTAAGTCGTTTCTACCCCAAACACCATGAATATAACTAGACCAAAAAGAAGAACCAAAATCCGAATTCCCTTGCATTTCTTGATCCATATATTCAATAGAAGCTGCACCTGCTTGTTCTGGGTCGGAAATATCATATCCCTTTTCCTTTACCCAGTTCTCATATTGAGTCCTTCTAGGACTACCTGAAGTATCCGTCCATTGAAAAAGACCTAAACCACGACTTGAAACATTTCCTTGCTCTTCTAAAGTAGCATCAAAAGCAGATTCTTCATTTGCGTTACCCATAAGACCTGCAAAAGCTTCCGCAGTAATACCCAATTCTTTTGCTTTTTTTGCAGCTGCATTAATTGTTTTCCAACCGCTCTCAGAAATCTCACTGGCACTATTATACCCTGCTCTAACACTAAATAAAGGCAACACCAAAGGTAATAAGAATAAACTTAGTACAAGATACCCTTTTAGTTTTTTCTTTAAACTTGAACCCATAGAACACCTACCTCCGTCTTAATCGGTGTGTAAGTCGCTAAGTCCTCTTTATCTTTACCCTCAATAGTTGACTTCTCTGAAGAACCAACTTCTCCTCCTGACTCTGCTACGACACGATAACCACTACCACTAGAAATTACAAACAACCTTGATGCAACATTATATAAAACAAACGAACCTACTACAGACTCTCCTGAACCTAATTGTAAGAGCTTAGTATCAAAATCGACTTCTTTGTTTAAAGCAAACTCAACACTAGGAGTATCTGCTAATAAACTACTTGAACGTAGTCCAATCGTGAAAAATCCACCTGCACCTTTTATTAGTTGCTGAACTCCTTCAAAACCAACAGGTTTAGCTTCTTTAGACCAAGTAGCTACTACATCGCCTTTCTTATTTAGCAAGACTTTTCGATCATCTGTCCCATAAGCAAATAAACCATTTGAAGTAGATACCGCTGAACCACTACTTAAATCCCAACCAACTTTCTCAGCAAACACCAAAGCAGTCTGTCGAACTTTACTACTTACATTTACAGAATCCTTACCAAAAGTGACTTTAGACTCTGCTAAACCTTTTTTCCAAAATTGCCACCACTGTTTATCCGTCTTAGGTAATAAAAACCCTACAGAATGACTTTCAGATAACCGCTTCTCCCCTACACGTTCAAAAGCTAAATGACTATCTGCTTGCTCTCTTGCTTGATCATCCGGCAAACTAGCATCTTGATCTAAACTCACCCAAGAAATAGGCTTTAATACACCATTTTTACCTAAAGAATTCTTATCATATAAAGGTTTAACCCCTTTTGTGTATAACTCTTTATCTAAATTTTTTACACTTGGTAAACTTAAAATAGAGTTCATAGAACCTACAAAATCAGACTGATTACTATACTTCCACTTAAATAATAAAGCAATAGCTTCGTCTTGACTACCCGTTTCTAAAAAGCGAGATGCTAACTCGGAGTCACTAGAAATAACCTCACTCACAAAGGAAGATACCGAGAACTTGTCTTTTTCAACCCCAAAATGAGTCTCACGTAACCATAAAGCCATCAAAATACTTGGTAATAAACCATTTTTTTCGGCAATAGACACGACTTCAGCTTTCTCACTATCTACTGTAGAACCCACTATACTAACACTTGTTTTAGGCTTACTACCTTCTAAATCCTCAGCACCTACAGACAATACAGGAGTGACAGAACCTAAAAGAACACTACTCAAACTCAATAAAACTAACTTTTTTGACTTCATTTTCTTAGTTTCCTTTCCCTACTGTAAATTTAGGATGCACAAAATAATTGTAACCATGAACAGGTTGCTCAATTTTATGATACCCTTTGTTTTCTACATCTGCAAGCTGTTTTTCTTTGAAGATTTTAGTAGCTAATAATTCCAACTTCACAGAACCTTTATACCCAACCCCTACAAAACCTTTAGTGGTTGAATAAGTTAACTCATAATTAGGCGACTGAAAAGTTACCAAAGATTCCCCATCTTCCATAGAACCAACTGCTTTGACCACAGTAAAGTCTTCTCCTAAGGAACGCAAAGCTACTTCCGCTTCTGCTAAAGTATACTGCTTCTCTAAACGACTTAGTTGATACTCCTTAGTGTACAAAAAGTCAATTGTTGATGCATTATCTTCAATAGTCGAAATACTAGGTAATTGGTCAAAAGAAGTGCTACTATCTGAGATACCCTGTGCAATTTGTTGTTGCCTTGGATTTACAGAAGCTTTATCTCTCTCTTCTTTAGTTGGACTAAAATAAGCTACTAATAAGACAAATAAGATAAAAAATACACCGAAAAACCCTACTAAGGCAATAATTGCACCCTTTGGAATATGTCTTTTAGGTTCAAAATCAAATGAATCCACCCTAAACTCCTCACTTTCTTAGTTTCTTTTACAGAAAAAGAGGATTAATCCTCTTTAGCATTTCTTTTATTGTACCACGGAACCAACCTATTTTGCAACATTGATAAAACTTTAATTTTCACCGTAACGATTAAAACGCAATTTGTAATTATCAAAACTTACTGTAGTAGCTTCTCCTAAAGGCAACCCTTCAAGCACACGTTGAAGACCCGATACTCTAGAATCTAACAAGTCAATTACATGGACAAGGTAGGCATAAATCGTCTTCGGACGTTCTCCAAATTCTCCATGATGCTCTAAGATTATTGCTTGCAATTCTCTATAGAACATTTCACCATAAGCTGAAATAATGGAGTCTTTATATTTCGAAATAACTTCAATACCTAAATAAGTATGAGGTACAATCGAAATATCTGTGTAAGCACCGTCTTTTAACTCTAGCATTTTACCAAAGTCATGAACAATCAAACCTAAAAGAACCAAGTCTCTTTCTTCCGGACTCATTGTAGACAAGGCTTCGTATTCTCTCATAGCAACTTCTGCATAAGACAAAAGCTTGCGAATATGATTTAACAGACCACCAACTTTTCCGTCATGATACCCTCCATATTGTGCTGCCATAGCAATGGCTAACTCATGACCTTGCCCTAACATCATTTCTTTTGCTAAAGCAACCCCTTTTGGTGTCATTAAACGAGAAATGATAGAACCAATTTCTTTTGCATTCTTGTTAGGATCAATAGCTTCCATAAAGTCTGAAATTTCAAAGTCATTCGAAAGACCCTGAATACCGTCTAGTTTAGCCGATAATGAACCATTATAATCTTGCATCGTAACTAAGCCATCAGTTACAAAAATAGTAGATACTCCTGACTCTTTAAATTGAGACACAATTAAATTATCAAAGCAAACAAAACGAGTAGAAGCCCCACCTTTTATAATAATGGAACCTGACAACATATCAGACTCATTTCTAGTCTTCCCTACTGTTATACCCTGTAAAAGAAAAGACCCTTGTTTTCTACCTAAACCGCTAATATCTAAAACTGCCATCTAAACTACTTCACTTTCTTTTTAATCTTTTTTATAGAAGATTGCCGAAATGTTATCTTTCTGACCTTCGCCAATCATCATTTTTGCCATTGGCTCCAATTGACCCTCTTTTAACCAAATTAATGAACTCTTCTGAGAAGTTAACATTTCTGAAAAACCATCAGATGTCAACAATAAACCTACTCCACTAGCTAAAGAAATCTCAGGAGACATCTGTAAACTAAAACCTTTTGCAACACCAACTGCTTTTGTTATCATGTGTCGCTTAGGATGTGTTTTAGCTTCCACATCCGTCATTAACCCTTTTCGAATTTGACCTGCGACCCAAGAATCATCTTGAGTTATTAAATTTAATTGGTGTTCAGAAACTTCGTATAAACGGGAATCTCCAATTTGAACATAACAATACTGAGAACCTTGAATAATAGCCACAGTCGCAGTTGTTGCACAAATTTTCTTGTCTGTATACTCACTACACAATTGTAAATGTGCTCTACGAATACCGTTAGATACTGCAATCTGAACTGTACTTAACCAAGTTTCATCATTCTCTAAACCAACAATCGAAGAAACCGAGGTTTTGATAGCCTGTAAAGTTAAAGAAGAAGCATACTTTCCACGCACTCCACCACCCATACCATCACAAACTGCAAGAACATAAATCGGCTCAAAAACAAGGTCAGAATCTAATTTAAAACAACCTATAGTGTCTTCGTTATGCTCACGATACCCCTTAACCCTTGAAGTACCGTTATAACCACCTCTATCAGAATAGACTTCTAAACGCAAACTACACCTCTTTCACTTCAAAGGAAAGCTCTTCTTTCCCTATCTTTAATTTATCTCCCGTTGAAATTTTTACAGGAGAACCTTTACGCAACTTAATAGGCTTTACACTTCCGTTTTTCAAATAAGTTCCATTTGTTGAATCAGCGTCTTCTACATAAAACATAGACTCCGCTTCCTCATAATAAACCCTAAAATGGGTACCTGACATATACTTATTATCCCCTAATTTCATAGCACACTCCGCAGTTGCACTAATGACTTTCGGATTTTTACCAAACACCCAAGTATCAAACCCAGAACGACTATCTAACTCAACAACCTCACCACTTAAACGCTTTATATACCCAACATAATGAACAGGAGAACTTTCTTCCTCTTCTGCTAAGAAAGTAGTATGTTCTTCCTCATCCTCAGAACCTGATTCCACTTCCAAAAAGCCTGTACGTTCCATCATCTCAGTGTCTAAGCTTGTTAAATCAAGCTGAACACCCCCAATAACCTCTACGACTTTCTCTGCTTCTTCTTTTTCTAACGGACTAGAAACACCTTCTAAAATAGCTTGTAATTGAGAAGACTGATACCCCTCTAATTGTTGTTTTCTAAAATCAAAAGCTTCTCTCGCTAAATTGAATATAAATTCTTCTTTACTAAACTCACCCTTTTCTGCTCTCTCCACAAAAGAACGCAAACGAGAAATACCTTCTTGGTCTCTAGCCTGAAATGGTTTTGCATTTTTTATCAAAGAACTTACAAACTGATAAATACCCAAACCCTCAACAGACTTTTGGTCTAACGGATAGACTAAGAAATAAACTCGACCTTGAACATCTAAGAAAATCTGATCTGCAGACCAATCAAGTAGCACAGGATGAGCTTGATTTGTACGAACTAAATATAACAAAGAGTCATAAAAATTAGCTAGTAATAAATAAAACTCCTCAATCGTAATTGTAGAACCTAAACGAACTCTAAATGAAATCAAGTTACTTAAATCATAACGAAAAGCTTTCTTTCCTTCGTTATACTGCATAGGAACACAACTCAAAAATCCACTAGAACTCAATACTTGATATAACTGAGTATCTACTTTTTCTTTTTTATCTAATTCCAACACCAAATAGTGCTGATTGTCTTTAGAATTATATTTTAAAACACCCAAACTAGCTCCAACCTTACCTTTCTTGTCCTATCTGAATATATGGGATACCCTCAGTTACTTTAGACACCAAGAGGATATACTGCTGAGACTCAGATAAACCCATAGACTTCAACTTCTCTAACACATCTGTCATGTTTAACGTTCTACCTCTTAAATCAAAAACACGTACACTACGAGAAGACATTCTTGTTTTAATCTCATCTCCCAACTTATCTGCTGGTGTAATTTCTTCATTTTCAACCTGTAATTGCAATACAGGAAAAGTAAGCATATCTTCTAATACTGCTTGTTGAATAGAAGTTAATACTAAACCAAACCCTAAATCATGTTTTGATAACTCTACCGTAGAGCCGACTAATTCATCTGAAACACTATATAATACCTCCTTGTCAAATTCACAAGTACGAGGATAAACTAAGCTAGAAGCCGTAGTTAAAACAAACGGATAAGATTGCCAAGCCTTTAAATTCTCTAAAATTTCGTCTTCCTTGTATGGAAACTCTTCAAAAGGTTTATGTTTACACGAACGTAAAATCCACTTACCATCTACTTTCGCAAATTGAAAGAGAGCTAACTCAGGATTATAATCACCAAAAGTTACAGGGCTTAAAGCGCCTGTTACATGAATAATTTCACCCAAAGGTTGAGATTTCGGTACACTTACATAAATGAAACCCTCTGCTGCAAACTCTCCTACACCCTTTTTAGTACCTAGCAAACAACGAGCTTGAACAATTTTTACATTGGAAGATACCACTACTTCTGGACGAATAAACCGACTAAACTCCACTTCACTTACTAAATACACAGAAAGAGTGAGCGCAGGAATACGCCCCTCTTTTGCAACTTCATTTAACAAATCAAACTGCTTCATAAGCACCATCCAAATATGATAAGGTTACAAGAACATTCCAATAAACACCTTTATCTACAGAAACTAAATAAGATACTGCATCAAGATCTCTCACACTCGTCTTTTCTGCAAAACGCTTCTCAACTGTAGTATATAAACCATTATTTTCGCCTAAGTAGGTATGAAAAATAGCTCGAAATTCAGAAGAAATCGCACTTGCATCATCACAACTCAACCCTACCGTTTGAACTTCTCCTTCTGCTTCTAAAGTTACTGTTACTAAATACTTAGAACCACCCTCAGAAAAATCAACTGCTCTTGCGATTAACTCTTTTTGTTGGTTTTCAAACCTTTGTGGATCACCAATTACTGCTTTAAATTGCTCTTTTAACGCACTTGTATACGGAAATTTCTCTGCTAAATCACTCATGAACACACCTACACATCCTACAATACTGCCAAAATCTTCTGACCGCTAAATACTCGGTCTTTATCTAAATAAAATCGTTGTTCTAAATTTCTTGTTAATTGATACAAATGGCGCAACTTCTCTTTCTTGAAGTAACCTACAACCTTTTCTACAGGAGCCTTTTCAGGGTCAACGGCAAGTACCAAAGTCATACAAACTTCTAACTCTTTCTCCCCACTCTCTGCCTCAGATACAAAATCAGAAACTTCCTTCTTTTTCTGCACACTAACAGAAACTAAAGACTTGATTGCATCCATCGTAACACTAGATATCTGAGATTCTGGAGTCAGACGAACCTCATAAATTGGATACTGTTTCTCCAACTCAAATGACATACGAGCCAACTCTTTTTCCTGATATTGTAACTCTCCGACAACCTCTTCATTAGTTTTTATGTCCTCTTGCTCGTCTTGAGATACCCCTACTTCCAACTCTTCTAAAATATCTAAATCCATAATCGTCTTCTTTCATCTTTTCTATTTCTTTTTATTATAGCACTATTTAACAGGAATTGCAACAAGTTAGCAAAACTTTATGACCGTTTCCAAAAGTCGTTTTAAAGAGCCGTAAAAAGCTCTCAAACGAGTTTAAAAAATAGGTGGTATAATTTTACCACCTACAATATAAAATTGACTAGAAGCGAAACTGGCGACTCCTATTGCTATTTAAACAACAAACTGTCTTGCAAGACGAACAACTTCCGTTAAAAGAACCTGAGAAAGCCCTACTTTAGGTAGTTTAATAAATTTATCCTCAAGAGGTTGATATAAAATAATTTCAACCATATTCTCTCCACTACCTAACGGAGAAACTAAAGCACCTAACTCTTGATATAAGAACTCACTATACTGAACATACAGAACAGAACCATCTGAGGAAAGCTTCGAACCAAAATCTAATAAGTGCTCTTTCAATAACTGAACCTGACGTTCTCTTTGTTTCTTACGCTCATCTTCTTCTGTTGATACCCCTTGTGTACTTTCTTTCTGACTTTCTTGGATATTAGTCAAGTCAGACAAATCTCTATATTCATCAATAACAGACTTATCAAACCCTTGGCGCAAAGACCAAAGTAAACCTAAACGTTTATGAATGTGTAAATCTGGTAAATGAGTATAGATAAAGTTCTTTCTCTCAGTTTTATCCAACTTTTCAAAACCGTCAGGAAACTCTAAAATACCCTTGGCTTTTTGCCAACTATCTGAAGATGAAGTTAACTCACCTAGTAGGTACTTGTTTAACTCCAAAGCATAATTTACTGGGAATACTCGATCCTGTTCACTTGTTGTGTCCTCAAACTCAGTAGAACGCAATTTATTTTCCACATCTTCTGCGTTGAATTCATGGATTCGATTCTCCGCCCAAACCATGAAATCGTCTATATTTCCATCCCACTTATAAGCATCTAAATTCCACTCCATCAATTCTTGAAGACCAACTTGCCACTCAGTTTTCTTAGCAGTATACCACGAATGCCCCACTCCAAAACCTAAGTCTAATGGACAACCACCTTCAATTTCAACCATAAGATTCTTACGAATCAAACCTAAAACCACATGAGGATGAATAGAGTTATGAACCTCAATTGTTGCTTCATCATGAATGAAACCAGTCAGCAAAATTTTGCCAAGATACCCTTGCTCTTTCAAATCCGAGAACAAGTCTACCATCCCTTTTTTGTAAATATCCGCTGCAGATCCTTGGATTGGGTGGTTTAAAGCATACCGTCTAATTTGGCTTTTCGAAATCCTATCCTTATTGTAAAATCGCTTACTACCAAAGATAGTTGTCGAATATCCTTTGCTCAAAGCCGTGCGAACATTGTTGTCGAACCAGCCTTCAACAGAACGTTGGAACGAGAAGAACTCTTCACGCTTCTTAGCAGCTTTTTTCGCATTCTCCCTCGAGCGAGAACCAAATAAGACCTCCCCTAACGACATATCTGACATACCAAAGTTGATACCGAACACCAACCCTTTAGACATCTTACGCAATTTATCAGTTACCTGCTCTTGCAACAAACCATTCAAACGAGCAGATTGGAAACGGTGGTAGTCATTACGCCAGTCTTTAAACATCTCAATCAAAGACTTTTCTTTTGACATAATGGCGATTACTCGATTTTCCTTAGAAGCATAATCTGTATCCACCATATAATAGCCTTTGCGAGCAGTCATCTCTTTTTTAATCGTATCATCAAACCCTTGAATATTTGGTTTCTTAGTAGATAAACGACCTGTAACCTTAAACATGTCTAACTCAGGAAAACAGAACCCTTCAATGAAGTTAGTCTCAACCTTGTCTAAGAAGGTTGTAAATAAACGGTTGGTATCTCTAGGAGATGCTAAACAAGCTACGAAAGGATGTAAAGGAGCAGATTCCTCAGGTACAACTAAGATACCGCTGCTTCTTTCCACAATCAAAGTTGTTCGATAACCAAATTGATTACCATACAAGTATTTTGCTAAAATTCGCAAAGTCTCATCATCGGTAGAAATCCACTTATCCCAATTCTTTTCACTTAAAACCCACAAAACATGAGCCAACCCTCTTGCTAACTTCTTCAGACTCTTATCCTGAAAAAGACTAGCAAAAGAATCATTCGATACCGGTTGACCTAACCATGACTGTAACAAAGATTTACCTTTAGCAACAAAGTCCTCAAAACTCTCTGTAAAAGGCTCCTTATCTACTTTTGTACCTTGTAATAAAGCCTTAACGGCATTTTTTCCCATAGTAGGATTCCCTGTTTTCTTATCCGTTTGTAAAGGATACCTTAGATAGTCATAAGCAAATGTAGTATTCTTAGGTGAGTTTACTGAGTAACCATTAGGAGCTACTATTACATTTGGAAAGTCTTCAATCGAGTATTTCCACACGCGCTCTTCTTTCGGTAAAGCACCATCTAATTCTTTAATTTTAGCAATAGCTTTCGCTTGAAAAGCCAAAGGCTCCCCACCTAAATGTTTTGGAATCTCCACTGCCAAAAATTCTAATAAATCCCTATACTGAGAAACCAACTGCTTCCCATAGTGCAATCGAAGTTGAGGTACGGATTCTAAGTTTAAGTGCATACCATAAAACTCAGAATAAGCGGCTACACAAGTAAATCTACTATCATTGTGAATAGCTTGCATCATATCAAAACCAGACTTGCCTAAGATGTCATTCTCTAGTAAATAAAGAGCAACGCACAAAGTGTTATCCGCATCGGGACAAGCATAAAAGGCAACAACTTCTTCTTCCAAATCATCAAACGTTCCGCCACAATTATTATATGACCCAGACTTAGTTAAGTCATCTAACTCCGCAGCTTCTCTATGCAAGAAACGATCTGTAACTGCCTTCAAACCATATTCATCACCATTCTTAGCTGTATACGTCTTTCGAATAGCAACCATCGTATCAAGCCAACAGTCATAAACTAACCCATGACGAAATCCAACTTTCCAGTCGAACATGTTATTATGAGCTACAATACGCTTATCTTTCATAAACGGTTGAAGATACCGTTCCACAAATAGCTCTGGATCTCCACTACACACATTTTCAAAACGCTTATGAGCCAAAGGAAAATAATAAGAAGTACCTGCTTTCGCAGACAAGACGGCTCCTACAATCTTAGAACCATGTCCATAAAAACCTCTAAATGTAAAATCCAACCCGTCCGTTTCCGTATCGAACGCAGCTAATTTAGTTACTTTATAATCTCTTTCTAACTGTTCAAAGACTGCATCAATTTCATGAGGTTTTACAACCTTGTATTGACCACTCTCTACTTTACTGCGCACCCACTCAAAGTCTCTAGGTTGTCTTTGCTCTATCTTGGCGTTACGGTTTTCTACCTCTACAACTTCAGCCATAGTCTTATAAAAAGGGTAAAAGGACTTATCATTTAAACCTTTTAATTCTGTTACAACTTCTATCTTAGGCAACCCTAAAAGTTGTCTACGAAGATTATTTGAGACCTCTGTTTTATAAGCAGTACCGATAGAATCCATACGAATAACGTCAGAACCTAACACCAAGGAACGTTCCTTGTTATCCATGAAATCTAAGGACTCATCTTCTACAAAAGCAAAATTGAGAGATACCGCCCTACCTTCATCTTGAGTTGCAAAACGAAGTTTTTGTATTAAACCATATTTACGCTCTACGACACCTTTACCGAAAGGAACTTCAAACTCCACTCGATCCTCAATATCATCTAATTGAGATAAAGAAAGATTTAGCACACTCTGAGTAGACTTAATTTCATTTTTCAAAAACTTAGCATAACTGTAGACCGCATAAAGATAGGCAAACAAAGCAAAAGAACCATGTTTTTGAAAGGACTTAGGTAAGGCTAAATCCACACCATCACTATTAAAATGAACTTTAGGTTTCATTAAACGTTCTACCGTAAAAGATGCTCTTGAAAAATTAGCAGTACGATAAGTTCGACCTAAACTCTCTGCTTGATTTTGTGTTAAAAATTGAGCAGACTCTCCATCTTTTGCTACTAAACGAATCAGACCCCCATGAGTTAAGTCTGATAAATAAGCTTTAAACCTATACTCCGAACCTTTATACTGAAATTGAATATCTGACGTTAACAAACAAGTCTCCTTTCTAAATTAACCGCCTAAACTACTAAATAACCTAACTAGTTCGATACCTCTTCATCAAACCAAGATACCGCACTTGTTTGCTCTTGCACCTCTGTTACATACTTTTCTTTATTGTACCTATCTGCAATCAAAAACCCGGTTTCTTTATTGTAAACAACTTCTACCGAAACAGGTAGTCGATTAAAAGTCTTTAGCAAACCTACTAAATTTTCCTCATAAATCGAATTACAGTGACGTTCATTCAAATACCGAGCAACAACCTTACGACCAACCTCTAAATTCAATACAGAATCGGTTGTGTACGGATGACTTACTGTATCTAAATACTTTAATACTGACTTCAAAGCCTTATCCGTAAACTCAATAAGGACATCTGTATTCAAATCCCTTGGAACCCTTACCGTTTCTCGTTCAATTAAACGACCCCCAGCATAAAATACACGAGTCATAAAACCATTACTTTGACCTACGCTTACTTGTAACACTTAATTTACCTGCACTTTCTTTCCACAAGATACTGCTTCAAAATATAACAACTCTTTGAAGTAGGAACTATAAATAGGGAAATCACCCCTATCTTCTTTAAACTCTAAATACATATAAGAACCAATAACACCAATAAAACGACAAGAATACCGTTTTACAAAATAACTAGCTAAAGACTCTAAAACCAACGATTCTAAGTCACCACCCAAAACAAAACCTTTAAAAGGAATATGGTAAACATCCTTAGAACCTAAACAAACTTTAAACCAATTCGTTAAACCTTTACCAAAATAAGCATCGAATAAATAATCTACATACGATTGAATGTTTACTTTATAAAGACAATAAGGACGACTACTGTTAATAACTAGGAAATCATTATCTAACTTTGATACAACTGGTTTTTTCTCATAACAAAGGTGAGAATCTACCAAAAAGTTCTCTACCCCCAAAAATAAGGCGCTTAAACTTAGCAAAATCTGCTCATATTGTAAATAATAAGATAACCAAGAAGAGACTTTCTTTTGTACCTCTTTTTGAGGTAAACCTACACTACCTGCTAATAAAACCATTATCTGAGACCACCATGTACGATACCGAAAAGGTAGAACCTCTCCTTTTTCTAAATGGGTCGACTCTTCAAACCCCTTTTCTACTAAAAAACGTAGAATAGGTACTGCTTTTATTAACTGTAAAACTTCTTTATCTGTTTTAAACTCTTTTAGGGTTACACTCCTCAAAGATTCTAACCAGTTACTCCAAAAGGACTCAATTCCTTTTGTAACTTCTACGGAATCCCCTTGATAAGATACTGAAGTTAACGTCTCATAATCTTCCACTAAAACCTCAGTTGCTACTACTTGCGCAGTTGTGGCTAACCGTTTAATATAAGACTCTAAAGTAACTAAGTCAATCTCTCGTAACTGAATTAAACGATCTACTACTAAATCTTGAAAATCTTCTAAAGAACCTCTAAAACCACTTTTACGAGCTAATGGAAACCAAGTCTTCGCAATAGGATAAGCAACAACTAAAGCCAAAACCTTATCTACTTGATAGGAACGTAAAAAGGGGTTTAAAATAATATCCTCTCTTCTCAAAGCACTTGACCTTCTACCAACTTCAAGGCACCTTCCCCATATAAAAAGTCTTTAAATTCATCATAGTGCAGTAACTCAGCTAAAGTGTCTACAAAAACCTTATCATTTTCCTCAGATAAAATATCTACTAAATACTCCTGAGACTCAACTTCCCCTGCTAGTACACTTCGTAAAAGATACCGCAAGTTGACTCCGTATACCGTCTGCAAATATTTAGAAACCCTAGTGTACTCCTCAATTTGTTCTTTCAACTCTTCTTGGAAATCAAAGGCTTCTATAGATTGCTTGTTCAAAAAAACTTCCCAACGATGCGCAGACTCAGGTACCAAACGAGAGTCTGAATCAAAACTATCTTCGTCTACCACTCCAAACGGCAAACGACCTGTACCATCCTCACGAACACCTAAACTATACTCACCATTACGAATCTTTTCAAATTTAGCGAGAACTTCTTTACGATAAAACACATCCCAACCATGATAGGCAAAAGACTTTGTAGACATACCACCCCACTCTTTATCCAACTTCTCTGTAACTAAAGTATACAGAGAGCTTTTCACATGAGGTAGATTTATGGTTTTAGGTAAGTGAACCCCTACAAGTTCTAAACTATGATTGGTTAAACGAGTATGCATACTTTCCATAAAACAACCTGTCAAAAACATAAATCTACCTCACAGTAGGATAGTTACATTGTTCAATAGGTAATACTTTACAAGCATTTTCGCACAATTTTACTTGAGTCACTCTATGTACATGACTATCATAAACCCACTCAAGTTTATGAGTTTTCACAAAATTTGGAGAAAAGATACCGCAGTAATTTTGACCTTTCAATTTGAAAACATAGTCACCTATCAATCGTATATTATCACTAAAACCTTGTTGTTTCAAAAACTCAATTAAATAATGAACATCAGTATATGTTAAAGAAAGGTCTAAAATATAATAAAAATCCGGTATAAAGTCTTGTTTTAAAAGCCAAGATTTAACCCCCTCTATATCTAAACCTTGCAAGTTACAAGCAACAAAAATTGGTACAGGAAACTCTATTAAAGATACCGTTCGTAACTCTTCAAAAGACACCCCAAATCCTAAAACAGAAGAATTAATTGCAAACTCAGGTTTCTCTTCTTCAACCTGATTTGTAGGTAAAGAAAATAAACTTACTTTAGTCTCTACTACTTTTTTTACCTGCTCTTCTAACGGTTTTAACCAATCCATAAAAATGGAATCTTGTTCTGATACTAAAAACTGCCAAACTGCAGTCTTACTTACATCTAACTGTAACCCTTTATCAGACCTGTAATCTGCTAAAGATACCGATTTTACTCTCATACACTTCTCCTATTTTTTAATACTACTTGCTCTGCTACGCTATGAACAAATTTAATAATGTCTAACTCAGAAGCCCACTGAGAACTACTTACTAAGGACATGTAATTGACGATTTGAGCCATCGATAAAGCATCAATAGCTTCTAAAGAACGAGTATACTTACCAATATGGTAATTTCCATAAGCACTCATATCAGGAATATTTCCAATTTCCGGGAAAACTTTACCCTCTACAATAAGCTCTTTTAACAACAAAATAGCCTTATAAGAATCCAATAACCCTTTCTGCACACTAGCAAAACTCTTTTGCTGACTTAATTCTAATAATTGTTGCACCTGTTTCGACTTAAACTGTTTTAAACCTTTTACCGTCTTTGTCGTAGAGGTTAAGAGACTTAAAGCAATCTTCTCTACTTGTAAAGATCCAACACCTGCTAACTGTACTAATGTAGCTCTATCTTTTATAGGAATCCCTTCTTTCAAGGTTGCTAAAATCGTGAAAACTGCATCTACATCACGTAGATACCGCTTACTCACTACTCGTAATAAATCCTCAGACAAAACACTTGCATTAGCTACTTTTAACGTAGCTCCGTACAAATAATTAAACTCACTAGCCGTTAAATAAGTTCCAAATAAACTCTCAGGAGTATAACTTGAAAACTCGGAACCTTGTCGAAATTCTTGAAATACCTTATAATTAGAAAAACCAATCACAAATCGAGTAAAACGAACAATTTGAGGTAATAATAAAGCAACCTCCTTTGAAATAGACTGCTTTTGATCCTCTATAATAACTAACCGATAAGGAGAACGTAAAGGTACTACACGCAAGGAATCACCGACTTTTGTTAATTCACTCAAATCAGACAAACGTAAGATAGACTGTTTATCCGTATAAAACTTCTTACGAGCTAAATTTGATACCAAAGCGAAGTACCTAGAACTCTTACCGTAAACAAAAAGTGCTCCAAATACAGTATCTGAACTTAGCATATCGTCTATATGTAAAACCACCTAAACCCCGCCTTTTCATTTTTTCTTATTATAACACAAAACCCCCTAAATAGCAAGTTTAGAGGGTCTTTTATTATATTTCAAATTGTAAACTCTCTAAAAGAGTTAACACTAAAGATTTTAAAGTGCGCTGTTTTTCTAAATAAGCTTGAAATAGAGAATCAGGAATACCCTCAAGTTCTTTTACTTGATGAAACCCTAAATCAACCAAAGAAGATAAATCATCCACAACTATCCGAGAACGTAAACCTTCCAAATAGAAAGAACGTAAAGCTCCTAACACTTCTTTGAACAAAGGATTCACTAACTCTGAGGATACTGCTTTTCTTAATTCTTCTTGATAAAACAAAGGAAAACCGCTCCACCTAGAAAAATCCTTTAATAGAGCATCTCTTGAAGTTTCATCTTTATTCTCACAAATAGCTTGGTAAACTTCCTCTTTTGTTAGAAAGAAGAAAGGGTTTCGTAAATATTCGGACTTACCTCCTAAAGAATATGTTGTAGAATAAGCATACAACTCACGTGATACAAAAGCTAATATTACAAAGTGTAGGTAAACATTCTCAAAAGTCTGATTGCGAATAGGTACTCTACTTTGAGATACTACAAAATTCAAAGGTAAGTCTCGTACAAATTTTAAAGCAAAAATAACTACTAAATCTGCAAAATTATCTTCTGTAATAGGGCGAACTCTACTTGTATCGAAGCCTTGTAGGTAAGCAGTCGTCATTTGATTTTTTGTTAAACTTAGATAACTTAAACTAGACAAAAAGACAACCCCTAAATCACTATCAGGAGTAGTCACAAGCTCATCAGATACTACTCTACCTTTAGAATCAAACAAGGGAACATACTTAGAAGAAAAACGAGTTTCTTTCAAAACCTTCTTAACTAATTGTACATAGGACTTCGATAAATTAAACGGAACTCCCCCTAAGTTCTCATCAGAAGCTTTATATAAATCTAAAACAAGTGTACTTGGTCTAGCACTACTTTGAGTAGACCACCTTGTCGTACATAAGTAATTAGATACCACACCTGAGCTTCCTGTAAAGTCGGCTAATGGAGACAAGAAACCACCTTTAAAGCAATATCTCTCAATCAACCCTCTACGTACAGTCACAGTACGACCACCAATTAACAATGAGATAGGAACCATCCAAATAAGCTCCGTTTTCGTTAGTTGATAGACTGAAACTAGGTTATTTACTTGCCAAATAAATTGAGTATACAAATCAGCAATATAGCCTTTTTCTTTTAACAAACTCAAATGACAAGCAACCTCAGTTTTCAAACCTTTCGTAGAATAAGGAGGATTCATCAAAATAATTAATTTTTGATTTTTCTCTAAAACCTCTTGTAACCCTTTAGGTAACTGACTTTTAAAAGAACTAGAAAAAGCAGAATCAAAAGAACCTAAGAAATCCATCTGAAATACCGATACCGCTAAATCAGGACGCTCTTTTTCAAACCGAGCTTTCGTGAGTTGAACATCTTCTCCATGTAGCGTAGACAAATACAAATGTTTGCACTTAGGAAACTCAATCAGTAAGTTACCTGTACCACAAGAGGCATCCCAAACCACATAATCCTCCAAATCTGATATATCAGAAAGCAAATTATGTGCTTTCTTCGCCCATACTAAAGGAGTATAAAATGAACCTTCTAACTCACGCTCTTGTTTTGTCATCCCTAAATCTTTTATAGACTCTACCGAATCTAATAAACCTAATGAACGAAGTAAAGGTTGCTCCGACTCAAGAAACAAAGATTGCTCTTCAGTGATACCCTCTGACTCTTTTAAGCAAACACTTAGAGGCTTAGAACCTTTTAATCTAGTTTCAAAAAAGGAAGTTACATACTGTAACTGTCCTTGACCTATTTGACCTAATTTTTTAACCACCTAATATATTCTGTTACACAAAATATACTCAAACGTATACTTCATGACCTTTCTAAATTATTTTAGAAATTTTCTTGCTTCATCCTGTCTGATTTTGTCTTTACACTGTGAAGTGTAACGTCTACTCTCATTTGATATAACAGTCCACAAGCTTAACTTCCCGTGTAACCCACGGTAGTGACCTATTTAAACTGCAGTCAATACATTATATTCTTTACATTGTCCTAAGTTAATAGCTGCATTCATATCTCTATCATGTTTACTACCACAATTAGAACAAGTCCAATTTCTTTCATTTAGTTTCAAGTCTTTATACTTAAAACCGCAATCAGAACACAACTTACTAGATGGATAAAATCTACTTACTAATCTTAGTTCTATGCCTAACTTTTTACACAAAGTCTCCAAGTAAAGTCGAGATAAATACCACTGAGCTTTTGAAATAGATTTACTCAAATGACGGTTTTTCATCATATTACGCACTGCTAAATCTTCAATAGTAATAGAGCTTGGTTTTCGCTCCAATACTAAAGAACGCAGTGCTTTTCGATTATATTCCGTCCGAATACGAGTTAAACGCTCATGGATACGAGCTATCTTCAATTTCTGTTTTATAACATTCTTACACTCAGATAGAGGTTTCAACCACTTGTGAGACTTAAGTTGACCTCTTTTAGCACCAGTTTTGTAATAAACCTTATCAACCATATTGGCTTCGTATTTACGGGACAACTTTCTCTGCTCTCTTCGTAAACGTTGTTCTAATTTTCTAATACGCAAAGACTTATTGATGGAAGGAATTACTCTATCCTCAGTAATGAATTGGTCTTTCAGACCAAAATCGATACCCATACTATAATCAGACAAAGGAATACGTTCATCAACTTCATCCTTACACAAACAAGAAATATAATATCTCCCATTTTTCATGGAAATCGTTACAGAGCTGATATTCTTAGGAATATAACCGAACTCTTTCAACCGAATCCACTTCAAAACAGGTACAAATATATGATGGCGCTCAACTTTAATAGTTCCAATCAGATAAAAACTCTCACTTGAGCCTTTCTTTTTAAACTTAGGTTTACCTCTACGCTTAGAAAAGTAGTCTTTAAAAGCTCTATCTGCATAAATTAAAGCTTGTTTTACTGCTTTACTAGGTACTTCTTTTAACCAAGTAGGTGTATTAGGGTCATTATTAACTCTCTTTGAGTAGTTAAAAGCAGAAATAAAGTCTTTATCTGAAGCTAAATTCTCTAAGTTCTCAGCTACAAATTGGTTGTAAATATACCGAGTACACCCAAAAGTCTTATGTATCAACTCAATCTGATTAGGAGTTGGGTCTATTTCTGTCTTGTAAGCTCTCATCTACCTTTAACTCCTTCTTGTACTTTCTCAAACCATAAATACGACAAGAGAACACATGGATAATCGAAATTAAATCATCTACCAATTCTTGTTGTGGCGAGGTAGTTTCATTCTTTACCACTACAATCTCACAGTTATAGTAATTACAAAATCGTTCAAACAAATCAAAACCAAATCGAACAAATCGGTCTTTATAGGTGATATAGATTTTACTTACCAAACCTTTAGCAACATAGTCTAAAAGTAGTTTATTCCAATTCTTACGGTTATAGTTAAGACCAGAACCTATATCTGAAATAACTTCATCTAAAATCTCACCTTTGGCATTTACAAATTGCTTTAAAAACTCGGTTTGTGAAGTTAAATCGTCTAGTTGACTCCTACTAGATACCCTTGTGTAAGCTAAAATTAAACCTTTAGGTTGAGATTTACCTACATACGACAAGTATTGGTCTTCTGTGTAATAACGTCTATTAGTTGGGGTTCGTTTAGCAACTAAAATACCCTCACGATCCTATCGTTGTAATGTTTTTATGCTGACACCTAAAAGGTCAGCCATGTCTTGTAATTTCATCATGAGTACGGTTTAACACAACAGGATGTTCTCCACAAATAGAAATTCAGGAACCTTACCAGTTCTCTCATAGTACACTTCAGTTGCTTTAGTTGGTTTTACAAAAATTGTAACCTTAGCTCCTGCCATGCCATTTGCAACAATATCAGGTAGTTCTTCAACTACCACTTCATAAACATCTCTATTTAAGCGCCTAGTCAACTCAATGCGAGTATCTAAATCAACGTCATCCTCAATAAAAACATTAGGATTAATCGACCGATACTCCATAATAACAGGTCTTTTATCCACTACTAACATCATCTAAACCACCTACTCAAGATACTGTAAAACCTAAGATATCTTGCCTATATACACTTAAAACCTCTAAATATCGTAACACTAAATCCTCCGAACCCTCACTCAAACCAAACAAATCTAAATAAGAGTCAAAATCTAAAGCTAAATCCAACTGCTGATAAAAGTCAGATAAGCTTTGATACTGTTTTACAATATGCTCAATAATATCATCCAATAAAGGAAGGCTCAATGAACGTAAATAAGTCTCCAAAGTTAAATCTGACTTTGCTTTTGATACCGCTTGTTTAAACTCATCAAACCGAGTTTGAAGGCTGGGTTTTTCTAGCCGAACTGCTAATAACTCTAACTTATAAAAATCTGAAATAAACTCACTCGACCAAGCAGAATCTGCCACCAATTGTTCAAAAAAAGAAGAACCAAATTGAGGTAACTCTAATACTTCACAAAAATTCAAAGCTCGTTTCACATATAAAGATTTACAAAATGGATTAGGACAACGCAAACTCGTTAAAGTAGTTGATAATTCTAAATCCACCTTACAATGAGAGCATTCTTTCGGAAATAAATATCCTACCTCTGATGATACCCCTACTTCTTTTATTTTCTCTAAAACAGACATTTTTTCTTACCAATCTTTTTCAGGAAACTTCCCTGTATAACTAATACGCACTAATAAATCTTCCGAACGTAAATAAGCAACTCCACGCTTATTTAATTCACTCATGAAAACTAACAAAGAATCCGAAGACAACTCTTGATTAAACGCACCTAATGCAACTTTCAAACTACTAGTTGTAAACTGCTCAATTTCAGTTAAAACACAGGAAGAACACTTATCCGTCTTCATATAAGTTTTTACTGTAATTACTGTCGACATAATATCCCTCCTTTCTATTTGATATTGTTCTTGAAATTTTCCAGTTCTTTTATTTTACCACATTTTCTTGAAAAGTGCAAGAATTGTTTTGATATAACAAAGAAAAAGTGAATCCAAAACTATTGAAATCACTTACATTCTACAAAAAATATCTAAGTTAATCTGAAACTTTCACCGTTTCTGTCATATTACCGAGTAGTGCAAGAACTACTTCATCAGAGTCGATAGAGGTTACAAACTTAATCTTATTGATTTTATCTTGAACTTCTTCTAAAGAATCTGTCTCAGAAACTACAGGTCTTTCTCGATACCGAACATCAACTACTGCTTTACCCATAAGGTGAGCTAACTTATAGTCTTCATCTTTATCTACAAAAACAACATTGGAATTGTAGGTAACGATTGGGTTATCTTTCAAATAAGCTACAATCTTAGACTCGTCTACATTCAGAGGGTTTGTCCCTAGTGGGATAGAGGGTTGAACTACTGGGGTTTGAAGTGTGACCCAAATTGGGGATACCCAGAGTAAGGATTGTAGTAAGAGTTTAGCGAACACTATGCACCTCCTTAATTTTCTTCAAGATTAACTCATATTTACCACTAAATTTTTGCCAGACTCCATAAGGAACCAAATCAAAGGCAATGCAGTCTTTTGCAGTTAGTTGTGGGAGTTTATCCCACAAGAAGTCATATAGAGCTTGAGAATAATCGTGAACTAATTGAGCTTTCTTTGCTTTTGCTTCTTCTAGTTCAAGCTCTGTTGTTGCTTGGAATACCCAATCATTAGCATTACGATAACGCTCATTGTAATCTTCTATTAGTTTATCTAAGTCTTCGTATACCATTGTTTTACCTAACTTTCTAAAAATCTTTTCTTTGTGAACTTACCAAATACAGACTCTATCACTTCTTTTGTGTTTCTGCCGTAATAGTCTTTTGGATAATAATGAACCAACAAGTTTAAGAAACCTAACAACAAATTGGACTTAGGTATGTTTTTATCTACTAATCCAACAAAATAACAGACATCAAATTGAAAATAAGAAGTATCAATTTGAGGAGTCAAGGTGGATACCGCAAGTTCATAAGGTTTAATTTTATAACTGAAACCTTTTATAAGGTTGTCTAAATCGAAATATGCGCCTTCTGACACACCTAAAGCAAGTCCGTTATCAAAGATAGGGGAGAATCGAACAGAACCATTAGGAACTAAAATAATGCCGAAATTAGATAAGTGACGGTCAGTATTACGGAACATAACGTCTAAAGTCAATAGTCTTAAGAGTTCAAATCTGAAGGATTGACCTACTGTTTGTTGGAAAACCGAGTCGATAAAGTCTAGTTTGGAGTCAAAACCGACTAAATTCTCAGTAGGAGAATGCACTAAAGACAAAAGGTCTTTAAATGAAATAAATTGTTCCTCTTCTTGTAAGAAGTTAGGAGACACACAAGTATGTAACTCTATCGTATTAGGTGCAGTGTACTTAAAGTCATAAGGTACAAAATCTTGAAAACCTAAGTAATTGCAAGACCTCAAAAATGTAGATACCAAAACCTCAGCAAGAGCTTCACCACCTCTTAAATCTTCTTTGTACCAATAACCACCTTTAGGAGAAGTAATTTTAGTTTGATACCCCAACTTAGCAGTAGGTTTAAACATATTTCCATATCCTCATGTCACAATCAAGAAAGTAAGAATAAACCGAAATCTCATCTTCCATTGTACGACACCAACTTGGGTAACACTCACTTCTATTAGCTCGCGAATCAGTTATGGTTAGATTCTCTTTCATCCACTTTCTTATTTCTTCTGAAGTGGACTGCTCACTTAAATTAAGTAAAGTGAACCTGTGATGAATGTTCTCAGATTTAACAAGCGTGAAGTGATACCCTTGTTGGTTTTTAGTGATATAACCTAGCAAATCCTCAAAGCAGTAAATTTCTAAGCGAGAATAAGTCTCTCCATTTGATAAATTAAACATAATCATTATTTCCAATCTGGTAGACCTACTTTTAGGTCTTTTTCTTTCGTAACTATCATTATAAAATGAGACTCTGGGCGTTTCTTACCCAAAAATGACAATTCAAACTCAAAGAAAATTAACGGAGCAGTAGAAGAATTAGGTTTAGTAACCCTCATTGCACTGTCCGATAGTTTACTAAAACTAACTTCAACAATGACACTTTTCTCAGCTTCAATCATACCGTATTCGTAAAAACCATCTGTATCAGTATCTAAAGCTAAAACCTTATCAAACACTAAATCTATTTGACTTCTTACGAGTAGTTTGTCTTTTGTAAAGGAACCAAAGTCTGAATTAACCCACAAAGCACTACGCGCAAAACCATCAAAACGAGTACAAAAGCGCACAAATGCTTCGTAAAGCTCCTCATAATTTATTTCATCAAGTGCAAAACTAATTCCATACGACTGATAAGGATAAGTAAATGTTACTATTGCTTTTTCTTTGCTTACTCTCATAAATCTAAACTCTCCCAATTTTTCTTTAGTATATCACAAAATCCTTGATAATTCAAGCAAAAAGAGAGCCGAAGCTCTCAACAAACTAGATATTAAAGCAAACGCAAACCTTTAGACTCAATCTCTGCAAAAGCTCTATCTGAATTTAATGCAGTAGCTCTAATCTGTGTAATCGCTGCTAAACGTAATTCATCGCTAAATCTAATATGTGCTACGATACCTTCTTTATGTAGAACTGAACAAACTTTATCGCTTAGATAATCAGCATGAGAACCTCCTAAATCTGGGTACAAGTAACAAAGGAAAGCATAAAGCAAGGAAGCACGCTCACTAATTAGCTTCTCATCTGAACTTTTCTCAAAGTAGAAGGCTTCTCCAAACTCATCTAAAACAGAAGTGAAATTAAACCCTTCCCCTCTAATATCTGGATCAGAATCTACTCGTTTTAGAACCTTGGTTATCAAATCTTTACGTAAAGCTTCATCAGACGGCAAACTAGAGCTTGTTGTTGGATTCTTTTCAGACTCTTTTGCCAAACCACCTAAAAATTGAGATACCGCTTCTGCTTGTTCTTCAACAGTAGCTCCAAAATCAACTTCTTTGAAATCTGTAAAACGTAAAGAAGCAACACCTTCTGTTAAACACTCTACAGGAATCTTGTACTTCGCCAATTTAATATGGAGCAAATCATGAATGACTATATAGCTTCTATTAGGCTCCATTTCATAATCATCATGAAGTTGAGTAACCAGACCTTCTATCATCTCAAAGTAAGGCTCTTTTGCTTTAAAGGTTTGATAAATAGCACCAATGTTGTCCTTCAATAAATAAGCCACACCACCAAATTTAAAACTATCAGATAAAGATACCGAGTCAAGTAAGAAAGCAGATTCTGTAAACAAGCTCTCATCTAAAATCTCATCAGATAAACTTACCCCTTTAAGTAAGTTTTGAGCTAACTCAAGCTCTTTACCTACTCTCTCTGTCGGAAAATCTCTAGTAGAACCTAAGGGTAACTCAACCAAATCCTCTTTTGCAGTTTCCGAAGAACCTTCCTCAGAAGATGCACTTTCTGACTCTTGTAATAATGACTTTTTATGACGTTTATCAATTAAGTTCGCTGCACCCACCAAATAAGGAAAACGACCATCAAAATAGGTTTTAAGCATCTCAAAATTTTCAAGATACCACTTGTACTCAGATAAGTTATGATACTCTTCTAAACTACTTGTAAAACTAGTTCTAGGCAGAATAGTAGCACAATAATATTCAAAGGCACGTGCAAAAACCTCTGTAGGTGTTTGAAAATAGTACAATTGACGACCTTTATAAACACCATCATCAACCAAACGCTTTTGATAAGATTTCAAAATTTCTTTGAAATCAGATTGCATAGATAAGGTCTGATTTGACACAAAGTTAAAGTCTAAATGATGCCCAAACTCATGAACCATTGAATTGACATTACGAACACTAATAGTTATACAGTCAAAAGCTGGGAAATACACACCATGAGCTTTTCTATGTTCAATTTTACGAAAACGCAACTCAGGCTTCTTCTCAGCTTTAGGTAAGGCAGTATAAATTAAACCCCACTGTTCTTCTAAATCAGGTAACTTACTTAGGTCAAACTGTTCATCGAATTCTACATAACTAAATCCATTCTGTAAGAAAGAGGTACTTTCCATAGCAGATTGAATTTTTGCTGGGATATTTCTCTTTGTCTCAAAAGATTTAGCATAATCGGACTTTTGAACTCTATCGTACTCTTCCATAAGAGAAATATTAAAATCATCTAAATAAAGCTCATATAGATAACCTGCCATAACTCGAAGCATCGTTTTATTTGTAGCTGATGAACCCATAAGATAGTTAGCTAAACTTCTCATAAATGCCTTGTAAATGAAATTACGAGAGTTATTATCTACAAACTCCTTAAACTCCCTGCTTTGACTATCTTGAGGTAAATCAGGATACCGTTTAAGATATTTTGCTTTATTAGAAGAAACGTTAAAACTAGCTGTAAACTGTTGTGAATTAAATTCAACATAAGACTTCAACTTATCTGCAACAACCTCTTTTGGTATTACATCTAAAAAGTCTAGTACTGCAGACAACTGAGGTGCAAAGTAAATGCTAAATTTATACTTAAAGAAATGTGTAAACCCTACAGAACGATTAATATAAAGTCTTTGAACTAAAGTTTTATAATGTGATGAACGAGACTTTGGTTCTGCATTATTACTAATAAAGAAAATCTGTTCATAATCTTGTTTTTCCTTATCAAACCAACCATAAATGTAAGTGTAGAAAATCCCATTTTCACAGTCCGAATAACCGCTCATAGCAAATTTCTTCATCTGACCTACATAAGACTCTCGCTCTTCCTCACTCCACACAGTCTCATTAGAAGCTAAATCCAAAGTCGGAGCTTCGTTAGGTGTATTCCGATAAACGACACCTATCTGCCGAAGTTCTAAGTCTAATTGTTTTCCACCTGTTTCTGTACTAAAGAAGTCTAAGTTATCTTTATCAAAATAAGAAACTAACTTCTTCATAACATCATCTACAATAAAAGACCTATTTTCATTTGTTTTGTTTAAAGCACTAAATAGAGATTTTATGAAACGCTCCCCACTTGTGGGATTATAAGTAATGACTGAACCAACACCATTTGAAAAACGCTCTCTTAATACATTTTTATAGATTTGCATAATAATACCCTTTCAACTTCATTTAGTTACTTATACTCAAAATAGGTAAGCAGAAATATCCTGCATTACCTATTTGAAATCTATTTCATATCTAAAGCAGCTCTCAAAGCTAAGTCATTCTTAATATCTTGTCCGGGGAACTTATGCCCTAAGCTCTCTTGAGCTTTCTTAGCACGCTCCTTTCGAGAATACCCCTTCTTCTCCCCAGCTTTAATTGCAATATAAGCAAGAGACCAAGCATTTAAAATCCGTCTACGGAACTCTTCATCCATAGTGTCTAAATGCTCTTTATCCGTTGTAAGAGTTCCCATTTTCTCCATAGTATGTAACAAGTGGTGACAACCAATACACAAAGTAATCAAGTTCTTTTCATCATCCGTTCCACCCGCGTGAACGGGTACTTTATGGTGAACAACCAACTGAGACAAGAAAGCACCTTGGTTTTCAACCTTATCTTTCGAACAACATTGACAAACCATCTTATCACGAGCCTTAATCTTGTTTTTAACTTCTGGTGTTAAGTCATCATCCCCATCACCCTTGCGGTCTTGAACGATACCCTTATCTACTGCTTCTGCTTGTTCTAAAGCACTTTCTAAAGTCAAAGTACCCATAGAGTTATCACCCATCTCAAGCAACTCATCGACTTCCTCAGGAGTCAATTTAGAACCTTTTTCCTCTGTATCAACTGAGGTTTCCTCAGAAGAAGAACCCTCCTCAGAAACTATGGCTTCTTTACCAAGCTCAGTAGAAGATAAGATACCCTTGGAGTCCTCCTCAGCTAAAGTATCCTTTTCTTTCCTCAACTTAGTTAACTCTTTATAAGCTTTATCTAGTGTAAACTTACCTGAGAATAATTCTTCCTTAGGTGTCGGATATTCATCTGCTTCACTACATACTTCTTTGAGTTTTAAAATATCTCCACTTTCTAAGTACGGGTATAAGCGCTCAATTTGAGAAAACTTCAACCCATATTCATGCTCCAAAGTAGAAAGACTATTCCAAATCTCTTGATAGCTATGTTGTTGCTGCTTATTAAGCACTAAACCTAATAAAGGAACCAAACGCTGCGCTTTCTCATAATCTGCAAACGTCCACACAAAAGCAGGAATTGTTTTATAACCATTTCTTGAAGCACCATAAACTCGACGAAGACCTGAAATCAAAGTATACAACCCTGCAGGCTCTCCTTCAATATCCGGAAACGCTAATACATCAATTGGAGTTAAAACTTGACCAAAATCTTCAATAGAAGCTGTAAGACCTGACTTCGTCTCAAAACGAGCTTTTTTATCAAACTCAGTCAATACCAAAGAAGTAATTTCAACCTCTTTGTATTCGCGTGTAAACTTCAAACCACTTAAAATAGTATCAATATCTTCAAAAGGTACAAGTGTAGAGGGTTTTTCTACTCCTGTACTCAGTACCTCTTCAAAGCTCTCAGATTGCTCTGTATTCTTCTCTAAGTCATGAACAATGTTTTCCCCACCAAGTTCTAAAGAACTTAAATCTGAGCTTTCTGGAGCTTCTGGAGACCACCCAACAACTTCTTCTCCAACTTCACTATAAACACTCTCTTCTACACCTACAGGTTGAGGTTCACTTTCAATATTAGAAGATACCCCTACCTCTAAATCATCTAACTGCCAAATATCTTGATTATCACTCATGTTCTTAACTACCTCACCTTAAAAATTGACTCAAAACTCTACCATATTGATCACACACTTTAAATAAACCTAGCTTTGGTGCAGACCAAAAATAAATAGAATACTCCGGTTTCAAATCTAATAGAAATAAATTAAGAGGATTTTCTAAAGGAATATCAGTTACCAAAGTACCTTCTAACTCTACTCCTAAATCTTTTCTACTAACTACAAACTCACTCAAATCAAAAGAAATTTCTTCAAACTGAGGACATCCCTCCGCTAAAGAATAAAAACCACTATAAAACTCCCCACCAACTTCATAATCGATGGTTATATCTGGATAAGAAATTACTGCAAAAGGTTTTAAACCATTCAATTCTTGTTGCCAACGAACATACTGTAGTTTCGCTCTCTTAGGCTTAACTAACCAAGCCAAAGGAGATACCCTTATGCTATCTAGCCCAACCTCTCTAAAGTTTTCATAAAAAGCACTCACTACACTTACTCGTAAATGAGAAGATAAACAACTAATGTCAGATAAACTGTTTAAAATATCAACCCAATCGGAAACTACTTCTGATAAAGATAGTTCTCGATCTAGTGTATACCGAACATAAGGAAGCCCTACAAAACCTAAGGAAACAAGATAATTATACTCTTGTTCACGATTCCCAAAGGTCATACCATATTCTACATAATCATAAGCATAGAACCGCAAAGAACTTAAAATAGCGCTTGATAAATTTAATTTTGTATAACTTACAGACGGAGTTAAATCCCCTTCACATATTGGAGTATATAAGTAACCTGTAATTACATTTTTCGCCACTTGACTTAATTTAGGCAACTGTAACAAATCATGTTTTACTAAGTAAGGACGAACTAAAGAAGTGCAATCCAACCCAATTCGACCTTCATCTAAGGATACTGCTCTTGTAAACTGACCAAACTCATAGTAAAGAGCTACAAAATTATTTTGTAGCTGAACTTCTACAAATAAATCAGAACCTACTGAAACCGCTGTCTCAAGTAACTCTTCATACTCTTTGTAATAAGGAACTGTAGAATCTACAAAAGGTAACTGAGCTTTCTTTAAACTTTCTTCTAAGTACAACAAATCTCCTTTCGGAACACTTCTTAATAACTGATGTTTGTACTCATTGTAAGAACGACCTAACTCCGTATCCTCAGAACGAACGGACATAGTGCCATATAGAGATTGTAACTCCTGCTCTAGTAAATGCACCGCTACTAATAAGTCATTACTATAAGTCTTAGAAAGTAAAGCATGGTCTAATTCTCTTAAATAGTTTTCTTTCTTCTCTAATAAAGCCTTTAAACGCTCCCCTGTGTCTAGTACACTCGGAACTTCATCTAAAAATGGAGATACCTCTAATGATATTTGCAATTTAGTTGGCTCCTTCTCAACTTGTTTTATTTCTACTAGTTTAACAGGTTTTTCTAAAAAATGCAAGAACTAGCACAAAAGAAAAAGAGTAAGCCAACGAAACGACTTACCCACTATTCTTTAATGAATCGCCATATAACAGAAAACCATAGAAGCAATTCCCAATACAACAGCAATTAAGATACCGCACAAACGTACTAACTGCAACATACTAAGATTAAACTTCGCTAACTTACTTGTTTTATAAACTTCTAACCCGTTTTTGCGAATACTACTTGCTGCTGATAATAAAATCAAGGAAGCAAAAGTAGTTAACAACATCTCAAAAACAACTACCGTTAAAGTATAAAATCCTGTAATACGACTAACTGTCGAAATTAAGGTAATCTCCCCACTAATATAGTTCGTAGCAATCGTATACCCCAAACTATACCCACAAGCTACAAGAATCATAGATAATACAAAATAGGCAAAAGGCGCACTTGAAGGAGACTTCAATTTGAATTTTTCATTCTTAAATAAAGCTCTACCTACTAACTTCAAACGCTCATAAAGAGTACCGTCTACTAATGACTCATAAACAAAGAATAAAATCCAATAAAGAGCTAGTACAAGTAAAATCTTAACAAACCATCCTGTAGATGCCCCTATCAATTGTCTCAAAACTTCCGCTCTAATACTTGAAAGATGTTGTTCCATCCTCTAAAACCTACTTTCTCAATAAACTAAACCATGTATCAAGGCTTGCCCTGACTGTGTTGGTTGATACTCCAACACAAAACGAATATCTTCTACTTTCGAAAAAACTGCTCCGCAGTTCTGACAAACTGCAAAGGATAAAGTTACTTCTGCTTCACTTTGTCCGTTCGAAACTGTTATCGTCTGCAACTGTTGCGGTAAATACTGAACACCTAATGTATCAAAATGCTTGACCTGTTGAGGAAAATATTCTTCTTCAGGTACTTTACGTAAACGAGACTCATAGTCTACACCAAATAAAGCAATATGAGCTTGTCTCACTAATTCAGCTTTAGAACCTAAAGCCATTTTAATCACATCCTTTCACCAACTTTACCGCCTAAACTACTATTCAGTAACTAAGTGAACATTAACTACTATGTAATACTGATTTGCTTTTTCCAAAAAACCCTGTTTGATACCGAAACTACCTAACTTAGAAACCTCTAACCAATAACTTGTAGACTCTGTACAAGCATGACCACAGGTGTCACTCCACTTTCTAAGAGAGTTAACTGGAACCAAATCCTCTATTTTTAACGGATATTTTACATATTTTTCTGCCTTGCGTTTATCCGTAAAAATTTTTAAATCGGTTTTCTTAGATAAAACCTGCGGTTGTTGGTCTAAGCCATAGACTTTTACACAATGAATTGCTAACCCTAAAGCATCTAATTGGTCTTGGATACCACTTTTTAAATAAGACTCAAAACTTGTAAAATCTCTCCACTTCTCCGCATCAGGATGAGCTAAAGCCTGTAAACACTGCAAAATTTCTTCCTTCTCTGGGTTATTTTTAGACCAAATAGCCTGTTTCAAAGGAGAAACACCTGTCTCTTGACGTAGAGTTGCTTTCCAAGACTTGTTAGATACCCTAAAGAACCTTTTAGGCTTTAACAAATCTTCTGCTATCATATAATCTAAAGTGAAATTTAGAGCATAAGCTACAGACGAGGTACGAGCATTATTTCCTAGCAAAGCTTCTTCCACACATAACATGTCTAAGTCAATATCACCACGTAAAACTTTTACAAGCAAAAAGTCTTTTAACTCTTGCATCCGTAACCCTACAGAATAGGACTTGTCTGAGTCTTTGATACTACTCTTTAAGTTAAAAGTCTGTAATTCAGAACCATTCCAATAAGCAATACCCGTGGAAGTTTTTGATAAGTCTAAAGCTAAAACCTTATTTAAACCAAAACGCTCAGAACCTTCTCTGAAGTAATCTAAATAAGTGAAAGTAGGTGTCTCCATAAATTCTTCTAAATCAAATGTAAACAAATCAATTACCTTCTGCTTTCTTACTAGACTTAACTTCTAAGACTTTATTTGTTAGTAATGTCAACTGAGATTTCAAACCCTCTAAAGACAAAGAACCTGAATGAAACTTCTCTTTCAAAGTTTCAATATTTTCTCGATGAATAGACACCGTATAAGGAGGAGCTTTTGCAAAATCAAAACGAGATTTTTCCTCATGTTCTTCTACCACAATATCCGATAGAGTGAAACCATACAAACGAGCTAAACTCTGTAAAGAATCAAAAGAACTTTTATGAACTTCTCCTAGATACCGCTCTGAAAATAATTTATGAAAAGTCGTAATTGTACCTTTCACACCACAACCAAAGCAGTTAAAAACCTCTATACCTGTTTGAGGGTCAGTAACCACACCTAAAGATGGCTTAATATCATCATGAAACGGACAAACTACACGACTGGATCCTTTACTAAAAGCATAGTAACCATAAGGAGGAAGCTTAGGTACCACAACTTTATCCCAGTAACTAGACACCGAAATATCATACTTACCACTCAAGTCTTTATGATATAAAAGTTGCTCTTCCAATTGTCTATAAGAAGCCTTTACAATCCTACGCTTAACTCGAGACGTACCTATCATTTAAGACCATCACTTTCTACAACTACACAATCTAAGGACACCGCTGACTGTAACTTATCACGCACCAACTCAATTGTAGAGCGAGAAATATCTGAAGGGGCACCTCCTATATAGTGAACAACACCCTCGGAAACAACAAATAAACTATCTCCAATAAGTAAAGATGCCGAACCTTCACTCTCAATGATTTCAATCCTATCTGTACCTAAATAAAAGCGTAGTAAATTCAGTAAGTATGGTTTCTTTAATTTTTCTAAATCATAACGCATATCTTAATTATGTACCGACTTTCTTTTAGGATAAACACCTCTAATAAAGACAGAAGAAATTAACTCATCTACTCTAACCCCTTTTAAAGGTTGTTTAAACTCCCCTTTTGGGTCTTTAAACTGATGATACTCCTGAGCCGTCCAAAAACCATAAGGACGAAGTTGAACACTCTCTATTAAAGTTAAAAACTCCTTAATAGATAAGTTAAATACAGGAACTTGTTTACCATCCAACCACAAAGATTGAGAATCCGTCATATTAACGATACCAAAGGACTTCAAATCTTTTTCTGTACCGCTCAATTTAGGTAAACTCTCTAAAAATCGAACAGCTTCTCGTAAGTAATTATCTTTAATTGAAGCAATAATGGATACCGCTTCTTCTCCTACATAACCTAATTTACTTACATAGTGTTGCAACAAGTGTTCACAGACTACCAAATCTACTAACTCAATATATACTAAAGGAGTACCGTCAATAGGAACTACCCACAACCAATCATTAGCTAAACCCAAATCTAAAACTGCTCGCGATTCACTACTGTTATATTCGTCTTCGTAAATAACCGTATACTTGTTAGTAGACTCTATAAAACCCTCCATGAAAAGGTCATAAAAGTCTTCTACAAATTGGTCTATCAACTCTTGCGTAAAGGAACTACTCATAAAGAACCCTCATAACACCTTTCTTGACAAGCTTAAACTCCAAACTCTCCCACTCTAAGTAACTCTTCCATAAAGAAGAGTTTAAAGCAGAAATAGGAGCTAATAAAATACTCATAGATATTGATATTAAAGAATCATAACTCTTTCTATTCACTCTAAGCACAACTTGAGAACCCTCTTTCCCTAAAAAGAAAGGCAACGGCTCACTACTATTTGTTGAGTTATAAAACTCAAGTAAACGATTTGTGTTTAGATATCCTGTGTAATCTTTATCTAAAGGAATACCTCGCATAAAGAGTTCTAAACTATCTACAAACAAATCCTTAGAATAAAGAGATAAATTGTAACGTTTTGCAAACTCAGGTTTAGAAGCTTCTGCAATATACTTATAAGAACTCTCAGGTAAGGTAACTAAACCAAGAGAACGAACCTTTTGATATAAAGCCTTAAAAACATTAGAATCTACACTAGACTTCAAATCATCAGCGGAAATAAACCCTAGCAAATGAACCAAAGCAGACTTCGTATCTACTGCAAAGTCCCGCTTCAACTGAGTTAACTGAGTAACTAACTCCTCTTTTACATACTCAATCGAATCTATAACCGTAACAATACCTTGCAAAATAGCAGGCTCTAACTCATAAGAAGTTAAATCCATTTGATTACAAAACTGCTCTAAAGCTAAGTAGGATACCCCTTTTTCTACAATCGTTTTCTCAGCAACATCACCTTTTAGATAAGCTAAAACCCTATTTTCTAAGAAAGTACCAAACCCTTTCACATAAACAGGTTTCAACCCCATAGAAAGTAATCTGTTTCTCTCAAACTTAGATAAATCTACTTTCGTAAAAGTAGCTAAAAAAGCATGAACAGTAGCATAAGTCTTATCAGGTACTATAAAAGTCTTTCTTTGCGATTTCTCCCCTACAAGTGGTTTTAAACGTAAGTCCATATACTTCACTAAAGAGAACAACTGACTCGGTTCAACTTGCAACTCTGCTGCAACTGCTTCAATCGTATAATCTAAAGTTGCCTTAAACTCTTGTACAAACTCATAATAAGCAGAAATCAAATCAGAAAGCCAATAATAAGATACCCCTGTAAGCTCTTCAACTACAATTGCTGATGGGTTTGTAGCTAGAAACTTCTCAATAACCTCAGACTTATTAAATACCTCAGATAATTTTTGCACTACTTCATCTTTCGTAAATAAACACAACTCTCCTTTATTTTTATCAAAGAAGAGCTTGCTTACTCGCGGATAAAAACGACTCGATAAAATTTCTAAACCACTTGGCAAAGTAATCATTTCAAATTGAACCTTAGAACGAACTTCATCCTCAGATACTTTGAAAAACTTTGCAATCTCTCTAATCGTCACATAAGTCTCTAACTCACTAGACATCAATATCCCCCTTATTCAAGATGACAACCTCACCATTTTTTATTTCTACAGTTTGGTCTTTCATCTCTACTACGTTGTTTGCCACCTTATCTGTAAATACATCAATAGGTGCCATTTCTCCAGCGTTCCGAGAGGGTAATAAATACATTTTCGCTAAACTTCTTGCTGATAAAGCATCATTGGTATAAAGCATCAAGTTCAAATCTGCTGACTTTGTTAACTCCTTAGAATCCGCAGTAATATTACGCAGTTCCCTATGGATACCCTTACCAAGCTCTTGCACCGCATCAGTAGCCATCTGAGCAGGACACCAAATACAAATATCTAGTAACCCTTTCAAAGACTCTAATTTAGGTGCTAGATGCTCTAACATTGTCTTTTTATCAATAATAACTTTACTTGTCATCGCTTGGGCGTAGTCAATTACGACAAATTTACACCCCTGCTCCTCAGCAGCTTCTCTAACAACAGTTTCTACATACTCCAACTCAAACGGATAATCTGGTAAGAATATTTTACCATAATTTGCGTTTCTTACCAAGTCCATTCGTGAAATTTTTTCTAACTCCGCTACTGAAGGGTCTAAAGTGCCGTAAAGTAAGTCCGAACCTGAAATCTTCTCATAGTTCTGTCCACGCTCAATATTGTAATAATGGTCAAAGTGAATAGCTCTCAACTCCGCCATAACCTTACTAGAACCACCTTCTTTACCCCAAAAACAAATGTTAAAACCATTTAACAAAATTTCATGGGATACCCTCGTAGCGAATTTTGATTTCATCCCCTTCTCAGGAGCCACAAACATAGCAAAAGTATTCGTTCGAATACCCTTAATGGCTTCATTCAAAGTCGGTAAATACTTCAAATCTGTAAGCAAAGTTGGTTTCTTCTGGTCTTCTGACTCAAAATCTAAATCACTCGCACAAACCAACTTAAATGACTGTTCAACCCCCAAACTCGACTTCAAGGCATTTACTTTCTGACCAATGAAGTCCAAAGAACCTTCTACACCAAAGTAACTCTTTCGATTAAATCGAATTGGATTAGTTAAAGCAATAGAAGTTGTCTGTAAAGCATCCACTAACCCTAATCGAGTATACACAGTCTTGAAACGAGTAAAGGCATCTTCAAAAGAAGGCTCCTTAATAAAACTAGGATTCTTATAAGTCTGAAAAACTTCTACAACAGATACCAACAAACCCTCAATAGCTGTAGAACCTTCACTAGCATAAGAGTCAAATTGAATACGGTCATTATCTAAAGCAATCTCAGAAGCATGAGACTGTAAATAGACTTTCAAATAATCAATATCAATCGAAAGACCTCTCTCCATCTGTACTTTCTTAAACATAGAATACAAAACAAAGTTTTCATTTCTGAAATAATCCGACTGTAATCGATTCACTTGACTTCGATATTTCTCAAAGTCCTGTACGAGATACCCCATTAGTTGGTTTTCATAATATTCTAATTGAACCTCTGGGCTTTTATCTCCCACCTCAGTAGCAGTAATGGTTGAAACATAAGATGACTCTGAACCTTCTGCTTCGGATAATAACTCCCAAACTTCTTTATCAGACGACATAAATCCCCTTTCTACTACAATAAACCTTGATCATATTTTCTTTTCTTTAAACGATACAAATCCTCTGAAATCCAACCACTTTGATAAGCTTGCTCCAAATCCGCCTTTGCTTTACGCAGTTGCTCTGCATCCGCAAAGCCACCGCTATTGATTGCATTAAACTTATCTTCTGTAGACATTGGAGACACTTCTCTTACAGGGTGACTTGAATGATACCCTCCTCTTTGTGTACGAGAATAAGAACCTCTTGAATTTGGCTCTTCAAAAGAAGATTGTAACGGACGACCATAAGGATCTAAACCTTGTGCACGTAGTTCAGCTTCTGTATAAGGCTCTTCTGCGTCATAGTTATAAGCAGGATTGTTTGTACGCATCTGCTGAGACAAAGGAGCTTGCTGAAAACCTGCACCTTGTGGTGGGTAAGGATATCCTCCCATCTGTTGTGGTTGTTGATACCACGGTTGAGTTAAATTAGTACGACCTAAACCATAATCTGTAATAGCATCCTGCAAAATACGTTGAAAATTCTCTGTATCCTTACCCCAAAAGTCTGTTAGAGTAATATCATCCTCAAAACCAGTTACAGAAATAATAACCGTTCCAAAAAAGATACCGCGCCCTCTTTTCACACTTGAAATCTGCGGTAAATTTACAGTGAGTTGGTATTTATTTAAAATTAAACCCTTGTCTAAAATATGCAAACGCAAGTTTGTCACACAAACTAAAACGCGTGCTTCACCACTTTTACAAGCAGTAATATAACGTAAATCTTCATCAGCCCTTAGGTTTTTAGCCAACTCTTTTAACTCAAACCCCGTTCCAATAAAGGGAGTTTTTACCAATTTATTTACAACAGGATGTTGCTCTACAAAAGGGAGAACTTTCTCCTCATAATACGGATGTGCCATTAAATTAACCTCAACTTTTACGAACGAAGCTTATTCTACTTCGTCATTATCTAAAATGGAATGAACCTCACCGCGAGTAAACGATAAAGAACGACCAACTTTCACAGGCGCTTCATTCGGCGCACCTAAAAAATATCTACGAACTTCACTTGCACTTGTTGTCTTAGATAAACAGAACCACTTACCTCGATAAGACTCCTCTACGGCACCTATCGTAACTTGGTCACCTGCTTCTAAGGCAAAACGCTGTCCGTTCAACAACTCTACTACAACCATACGGACGAACTCATCTCTTTCTATTATTTACCAGTAAATAAGAACTTCAAACGAGACCAAAATGACTTACGCAATTCACTATAACGTGAACTACCTTTCTTGTTCTCTTCTGACTCTTTTTCTACTTGCTCTTTATACAGTCCAAAGTCTGACTTAAGAGTATCTAATTCTTCTTCTAAGTTTTTAATTTTTTCTTCAGCTTGCTCTTTTAACTGTTCCTGCTCTACTTCCAAATACTTCTCTTCTGAAGCATTAACTGAACTGGGAAATCGCTCAGACAAATTGTCTGAGGATACCTCTCTTTCTTGTTTCTTTTTAACCACTCTTGAAGAACCTAATTTCTTTTTAGAACTTGACGTAACTTCCTTTGAGGAATCTTCTTTAGGTAAACCTACTAAAGTACCCTCAGAGTTCTCTTTCTTCTTAGAATCTTTAGACTTAGAAGAAGGTTTCAATTTATTTGTAGTAGAACTAGCATCCATTTCAGGTTGAGATACTGATACTTCTACTTTAGGTTCTTCTACAGTCTTTTCAGACCCTTCATCAACTGTAACCTCTGCCACTTCCTCTTTAGATGGAGTAACTTCTGAGGGCGTGTCGTCTTCAATATCAAACACAACCCCCTTCAATAACTTTCCCTTTTTATCAAAAACAGGTTGAGGACGACCTTTTAGAGGAATCTTACGATTAATGCAACCCTCAGACATAGATACCAACTCAATTGGAGATAAACCATCAAAAACAAACTCTAATGCTTCTGGTTTAAATTGTGTTTTATCCTTAACACTTTCCACATACTCTGCATCATAAGCCATCATAAAAACAGATAAACCAAGTAAGTGCATAAAGTCTGAACCTGTATAGCGCCAACGATGATTCTTATTACTAATACGAATAGAACCAACGCCAGTATTCTTTGAACTATCTACTGCAATTCGCACATAATCTTTATAACTTTTTACGACTTCTTTTGTTAATTTAATTTTCATTATTCACTTTCTTCCTTTTCTTTACTTTGATTGTACCTATTATATCAAAAAATAAACACAAAGTCAAGAGTAAATTGAAGCGTAATTGAAAATAAAACTTACTTACAATTACGCTCATCTTATTTTATTCATCAAAAGTAACTTGATAAGTTCCATTACTTAACGAAATTCCACCTACTTTAGTTGCAGGTGCTTGATACCCTTTATTAGAACTCTTTTTAGGATAACTCTCTTCTTTTGGTTTAGAATCAGTCTCTTCTACATTTTCTGAATCTTCTTTTTTAGACTTTTTCTTTGATTTTTTCTTACTCTTCCCTAATAAAGGAGAAACAAACTTTTTCAAACCTTTAGCTGGTTTTTCATCACTACTATTCCACAACTTATCTAATGACTTCTCAATATCTTCAAAATCGGTAGATTTTAATTTAGCTGTATCTTCTGAGTCGTTACTAGAAAAATCTTTTGCAAAATCTAAGTTGAAACCAATATCCTGTTTAGGTTGACTAACACCTTCTTCTCTCAAGGTTGCAATCAAACCATCCAAATCAACTGCAACTTCTTCCTCAGATTCTACATCTAATAATACGTCTGATGATACCACTTCTTCCTTCGGCGTATCGACTACACCACCAGACCAAGAACCCTCTACAGACTGAATAACCTTCAAGTCGTTTTCTAAGCTCTCACTTACAGAAATATAAGAGTCTTCTACCATGCTACGATAAGTAGTTAAACTATGATCAATGGCAGCAGACACCCCTACTTTAAATTCAGATAAAGATTGACGTACCGAAGATAAAACCTCAGACTCAATCATATTCAAAGAGTTTTGAACACTCTCTTCAACACTTGTAGCATAGGCTGATACAGATTGAATTAAACTTTCACTACACTCTGATAAATAAGCTACCTGAGACTGTCGTACACTCTCAGAATGTGCAATACTTTCTGATAAGGAAGTCGATAAGTAAGCCGATAAAGAAATAGACTCAGAAGCGCTTGCTTCTGCACTTACAGAAGAGCTAGAACTGCTAGATACCGCTTGTTCCGCTTCTGAAACCTCTGTATCAGCTTCTACGGACTCAGCCAAATCAAACACTAAACCTTTAGCAGTAGTTACTAACTCCTCTAACCACTCTACCATAAACGGAACAATTGTAAGCAAAGCCGTATCTTGAATATAATACTCTTGCGCTACAATTAATTTACCCTCATCTGAAAATTGAACAGGGTAAGTAGAGTAAACACTACGTTCCGCTCCTGTATCAGCATCCGCTACAGTACGAATAATAGAAAGTGTTGATACTAATCCTTCTTTATTCTCAAAATCACTTGAAATAACAAGCTTAATAAAAGATTCATCACCATGTAAATTTGGGTCTTCTATTAAACGAGCAACTTTATTAGCGCTATGGTATTCCACACTTGCTAACAAAGTCATTACATAAGAGGAACCTAAAGGAACCTCAGATTGATTGCTTCTTACTAACTTAACCATCTCTTATAATTTATACAAACTAGTTTCCTCTACACTTAAAACTGCCTGTGAACTAGCTTGCTTCTTCCCTTTCTTTGTTTGTTTCGATTTAGATACCGCTTCTTCCTCTAACTCAACTTCTGGTGTGCTTAAATTCAACATCCGATTCGAATTTCTAATCACTTTATTTGTACGCTTTATCTTCTCTTCCTCAGAACTAATAACTCTAGGAACACCTACATATAAATACTGACGAGCAGAATAACTATCCTCAGAACCTAAACGTTGCAAAACATTATTGATCTGAGAACCATCTGTCAAAATAACAAAAGTAGCCTTGCCTTCATAAGCACGTTGACGAACCAAATCCTCAACCAAATAACCATCTTCTCGAATAGAAGGACTGTAAGCAATAACCACAACATCACTTAACATCAAATTCTCATATTCTTCTCTTTTTTGACGAATACCTTGTAAACGATAAGGAGTTAAAAAACTATGAGTTACTAAACCTGATTTATATGCAGAACCTAATAACCAAAAAGCTAATAACTCAACATCAGAACGAACACCTAAGTAAAACAACAAAGAAGTACGAGGAATAACCCCTTGACTTAAAGAAGAAACCATAGAAATCAGAGAATCCTCAATCTTCTTATAAATCTCAGGATCAAGAGTAGACACCGTTAAGTCTCCTAAAACAAGCTTTAAATCAACTTTTAATCGAGAAAAAATTCTACGAATCCCTAACTTTTCAGATAACCCAAGTTGACGACCATCCTCTGCTTGTGCACCTTCCACTACTTGTGTAGCTCTTATCTCTGCACATAAAGGACAATCTACCAACTTCATCTGACTAGAGTCAAAGACAAAACCACCATTACACTCACTTGAATGACATAATTTCATTTATGTAAAACCACCAACTTACTCTTTACTTATACAAGTTAGGTAAATACTCTTCTAAAGCAGAACCAAAAGCTATTAGGAACTTAGTTTCTACCCAATCTTCTTGAAAACCTTGTACTAAAAGCAAAACTTTAGCGGTCTTCATAGCAGATAACGCTGCTTGTTTTGATTCTGTCATTTCTAAACGAACCAAGGAACGAGCAAATTCTTTTGTTTCTTCCGCAGTTAAGGTTTTTCCTGACTTTTTAGACTTCTCTATTTTAGCACTTAGATTACTGCCATATGTACTTACTGTAGCAAAAATCGTTGTAAAGAGCAAGTTTAAATCATCTTTTTCTGTAATCAATTTTGTAATACTTAATTTACGACCTTGCAACGAAAAACCAATATCAAACTGTTGGAAGTTATTCGCATCATATCCTGTAAATTCATCCAAAGAATCAAGCTCAACAGAAGCCGTCAAAAGAACATCACCACAAAACAATCTAAAGTCAAAACTATTGTTCCTTGAACCACCGACTAAACCAAAGACCCAACTAAATCCATCTTCGTCTGGGTCAAAGATAGTTGAAGTACGAAATTCTACTGCAATATCTTTATGGTTCTTTGTACCAAAATCTTCTAAAAATGTTTGTACTATTTTTAAATCCATCTTAATTTACCTACTGTCTAAACTTTTTTTACTCAACTATAGTAATAATGCTTCAACAAACCTTCAAACTCAATAGAGAACTCAAATTCCACACAAGACGGAGGATACCCAATCCAAATAAGATTATCCTTCATAAGCGAAACCGAAGATTGTATTGCTTCTTCTGTTATAAAGTTCACAGGCTGAATAAAAGAATCTGCAAACATACGGATTTCGTCAGCAGACATCCCTTTCCAAGTACCATCAGAATGAAAACCTAAGAAACGATAACTACCTTTCTTACTCATCTACTACCTCACCATATTTGTGAAAACCGCTCTTATCAAGATACCCTTTCCACAAAACCAACCCATTTGAATCCAACTTCAATAAATTGATACGGCTTTCTTTCAATCCTGAATTAGAACCACCGTCAATAAAATAGCGACTAACCAAGGTTTTCTCATCCACTTGTAAACTATCACTCACAATCTGACAAGAACTCAAGGGTTTCTCATATTGTTTCATAGTATAAGTTGGAGTATGACCTGATATAATAATCTTCCCTTCAAAATCTGGGTGTAAATCAATACCTGTTAAATGATTTAAGGAATCTATATAACTATCTCTAGCCCAAAGCATGGTTTCTACACTTTGCTCACTTATCGGTAAATCCAACTCAAACCCTGCGTGAACCAAGATATTAGAACCATCTTCTAAGCAATACGGAAGAGAACGTAACCACTGCAATTCATCATATAAATAGTACAGTAATTGCTCACGTAAGTCGCTTTCAGATGCATAAGGAATGCCTAAATTCTCTAAGGTAGCTTCTCTACCGTTATGATACCACCAACTTTGAGAAAACGGACGAAAAGCTGCATCTAAGAGAAATTGATCATGATTGCCTAAAACAGCTTGAGCCTTACCACTTTCACATAAACCTTTAATATAACGTAAAGTATTAAGAGTAGCCTTTGGCTTTAAATCATAACCGTCAATATAATCACCACCAAAGCGAATTTCACAGTTGGAATCCTTCATCTCAGGTAAGATATCTAACCACTTCAAAGACTCATAATTAGCATGAATATCTGATAAATACAAGTAAGACTTCAAAACATACCCTCCTTAGGTACTTCTTCTTTTTCTTACGTTTATTCAAAGAAAACGACTAAACTTGTACCGTCTACCAACAAACCAAAAGGTGCGTGAGTTTTATCTTCAACTTCGTTACCTATTAGGTATAAATTAGAAAACTTATCAGTTAAAATATCTTCTTTGAAGTTCTTCATATTATAAAATTCAACTGTAGAAGAACTATCCAAACCTAACTGACCTAATTCTTCAAAGTCCTTTAACTTCATCTAGTATAACCTTGACTTTCCAAATATTCATCAACTTCTTGTTTCATTTTACGAACTTCCGTAGTTCTCTCTTCTGACATCAAAACAGGCTTTAAATAGAGAACCCCTCTACGCTCTTGTTTACGAATAAGTGGATACCCGTGAACCTTGCGCCAGTTATTAGACCAATACTGAGCATATTTGTAATCATGTCTAACAGACTCAAAAATCAATTCTCGATTTTCTGTTTTTTGTGGCTTAGGTTCTACATAAACCATAAACTCACAAGGATTTTCATCATAATTTTTTGGCTTGAAATAACGCATACTTTAAACCTCACATTCAAAAACTACTGCAGCATATACATAATGTTCGTCAACCGACATAGAGATGCTTTGAATAACAAACTGCGAACTTTGTTGTAACATCTCATTGATTTTTGTCTTCTACGTCTTTTGTCGTTTGACCACTTAAAATGCGAACTACGCTCTGTTTACTCATTTTAAAATAACCTCCTGTTTTTCTCTCTCAACCCACTCTGGATAAAATAACTCACCTTCCAACTTATCTGAAGAGTAAGATACCCCCACTATACTAGAAGAAGCTCCTTCTGATATAGCTTGTTTTGCAATTTCTACAACCGAATGAACTAAACCTTTATCTAAAAAGAAATTATTCAACAAACTTATCTCAGACTTCGTATGAGCTAAACGCTCACTAGTGCTCTTACAAGCATCGTCTAAAACATAATACTCCTCTTTACTAGATAAAAGCAAGTATACATGTTTATCATGAATCTCTTGACTACGAACAATACGACCTTCAATCTGATTTGTTAAACCTGAATTGCCTGTAAAAGAATAAAATATCAAATGATTAATAAAACCTAAATTCAATCCTTTTTTTAGGTTAGTAACAATTACTTGATACCCTCCTTCATGAAATTCATCTAATTTCTCTTTCTTTTTCTTAGGAGTATTATTTTCTCCGTTTATCGTAAGTGCTTTTATACCTAACTGATCTAAGTAGTCTACTAAGACTTTTTGAACTTCTACAGTCTTCGCATAAATTAAAGCTTTATCTTTTCCAATACGGTACTTAAATAAGTCCTCAACTACCTGTAACTTTGGTAAAACCTCAGGTGTTAATTCTAAAGAATTGTCAAACCATGAAGGATCATCCCAAACATAACTTTTATAACGAGTTTTACTGTATAAACGATTCTGTAGTTGAGAAGGTCTATACAAGATAATTTCACAAGTAGAAGTCTTTACAGATACTCCTAAATCCTCTCGTGCAGTTCCAAAACACATAAAACGAGTAGCTAGTTTAAACAACTCAGGATCTTTGTACCCTAAAATTTGGTGAGTTTGAAAAGACTTTTGAACAAATAACTCTTCAAACTTCTGTTTAGTAGGCATCACATTAGGAAATAGAAAATTAAGCTGATGATACATACCCTCAATGGATTTTTCAAAAGGAGTAGCATTCATAACCACAATATTCTTAACCATCTGGTCACGAAGTAACTTACAAGCCTTAGAAATATCCGATTTGTGAGAACCTAAAATAGAACCTTCATCTACAAACAAATAGTCAAATTTTCCATTTACTTTTACAAACTTAGCTAACCAAACCATAAACTCATGGCTTTTAGATACCGCTGAATAAGAGGCAACAATACCTTTTAAAGAACCTAACTCTTCTTGTTCTGCTATAAAGTCTTGCACTTGTTTACTATCACCAGTTGTAGTAGGTACATAAGAGCCTGTAAAACGAATCAATTCTCTTCTCGCTTGCTCTACTAAACCAACTTCAGTTAAAAACAAGTAACGTAAAGGTTTACCAACTTTCTCTTTTTTCAAAGAATTGACATGATTAATAACAGAAGCTACTGTAGCCGTTTTACCTAACCCTACGCTATCCATAATTAAAGCAGATTTAGAAGCTAAAATAAAATGAACACCATAGGTTTGATATCCTCTCAAAGAACCTTTGGCTACTTCTTCTTTCAAACTCGATTTTGTCTCAATAACGCGATTTACTTGTTCAGAACTTAAATCTAATAAGCTATCCGCTAAATCCGAATAACCTATCTTATCTACATCTTCTGCTGCTTGTCTGATAATATTATCCAATAATTGATACCGTTGTACAGGTACTTGTCTATCCACAAAACCACCTTTGTACAATGAAACTTCTCTAACTGACACAAGTTCGCCTTTCTAAATCTTCTTACCTAATATTTTAACAAACTAATAGAAAAAAGTCAAGTTATTCCTTGACTTTTATTTCTTCTCTAACTCTTTGAAAAAAGCTTCTAAAATCACATCATCTGCTAGTTTCTTGTCTTGGGTACTTAAAGCAGTTACCACTGGTTTAAAGGTTTCACCATAAAGTCTACGCTCTGGATAAAATACCTTGTAACTCTCACCAATCTTTTTAACTTTGATACCATGAACTACAAGCCAACCCCCCACGACTGCTGAACAGATACCGCAAAGACCGTTCGGCACTCCTGTAGCATTAACCCAAGCAAATCGTATATTTGTAAACTTTTCCACTTTAATCTCACTTTCTATCTTTCTACGAATGTGCAAATATCAACAAACCACTTTTACGCAATACTTTCCCTTGTTTTACCGCAGACTCTATCTCACTAGGAGAGAAATACTCCAAAGCAACTCGCTCTTGAACTCTTAAATTACGCCTACAATAAGCTACAAAGTCTTCATTTAATTGACGAACAGATTTGTCTGCATTAGAGTTTTGAACAGATTGAGAAACTACGTTACCAACATCAGGACTCACTTTACTTACAGGTGTACCTAAGTTTCTCGGTTGCAAAACCTTACGCTCATCCACTTTAGGAGCTTGTGAAGATACTACCTTTGTTTTCGGTGGAATATAAGTCCACTCTTTACGCAGACCAACATAATCTGAACGGAAAACCTCTTCTCGATATTCTCGTAAAGTAGGTAACTCATCTAATCCCTCAATTTGCTCTGTACTCGATTTTTCTTCCTGAGTAGTATTTCCTTCAAACCATGAAGAAAAATCTTCTGTAAGCTCTCCTGTGGCTTCTAAAGCACTTACACGCTCAATCTCTTCTAACTCTCTTTCTAAATCATCTGACTGTTCCTCTTCACCAAAGTCTAAATCAGATAAGGAAAGGTTTGCAAAAGGATCAGAAACTACCTCTACAGAGTTTTCTCTTTCTTGTAACTCTGTAACAGAACCTGAGTTTAAATCAATAGTAGCAAACTGCTCAAAGAAACTATCTAACTCTACAACCTCTTCTTTTTCAGAATCATCAAGATTTAATGAATATCGCTCTGGTTCTTCTACAGGTTCCGTCTCTATACTTTCAATAGACACCACAGGTAAAGGACGAAAGAGCGAAATACGCTCAAACTCCCTTTTCTTTACCTGCTCATAACTCTCATAACGAGAACTTTTTCTAGCAAATACTTGCATCGCAAGCAGAAACCTAGAACTACTAATCGGGTATGTTATCTCCATATCTTCTACAACTCCTATCTTTCTGCCTATTAGTTCTAAATATCACGTACAAAATAATTTCCTAAATCTTGCTTCTTGTTGTCTTCTCTGTAAAAGTCACCCTCAGAACTGTTGATACCCAGTTTATCTAAAGTCTCTTGTGCACCCTCATTTTTCAAACACTGAACATATGCTGAGTTTGCAGCTTCTTCTGGGTATAATTTCGTCCACATTCTACGCTGTGACTCATACAACTTCACTAAACGCTCTTTCCCTTCGTTTAAGCTCATAATCAAAGGAGCATGACCAAATTTAGGTTCAGAAGCACTTGCAAGAGTATAAGCAAAATCACCTTGCTTAGTTGTTGGGAAATCAATCGATCTATAAGTATCCGTCCAAATTGTCTTTTGAATATCTACCCCAGCTTTAACCGCAAAACGATTCTCAACCATACGAGAAGCCGTTTTAGGGAAGTAATCATCATGAAGTTGGTGTGGTACGAATATTAAGAAGATACCGAGGTTAGGGAATGCTGTCAGAATTTCACTTAAGTAAGACTTATAAACAATCTTATCCTCTTTACTTAATTTACCTGAAAAGGAAATAATTTCATCCAAAACAACAAATAAGTAAGGCATCTTATCAGACTCACTACTACACTTCGCATTGTAGTCCTGAATTTTCAATTCATTCCCTAATTGACGTTTTCTTCTAGGAGCTTCTGTTGATACCACCCAATCTAGTAAGTTCAAGATAGCCGGTGCACCTGACACAAATTTCTTAATATGAGGAGCCGAAATTTGATACCAATCCGAATCCTTATTTTTCATATCGCCAATAACAAACTGAACCTTTTTAGGAGAATTTAAAGCAATCATTTGATTGACAATACTTGTAGCCAATACAGACTTACCTGTACGAGCTAAACCTGCGATAATCGTACCTGTATGTTTCGCCAAATCTAATACAATTGGCTCTCCAAACTCATCCGCACCAAATACCACAGGTAACTCATTTTTTGGATTTTCAAAGTAATCTCTCTTTGCAGATACTAATTCCCTCAACATGAAAGCTACTGCAGTTTGCTTGAATATTGTAATAAAGATACGACTACCTCTACCTACGGCAGTAGTATAGACACTCTCACCAAAGTAGTCCTTCATCTGATCACGAAGCAACTCTGTAACTTCTTTAGCAAAAGAACTCTCTTTCCCTTTCATCTTCTCAGGACGGTCAGTAATAATCTCAAAAACAGACACTCGCTCTGTAATAGATTCCACTTGAACCCAATCCATCTCAGATAAACCTTTCAGACCACCTGTTTGAGCGTCTCGTAAGAAAGTCTCCAACTGTTGAAACTCCACACTATTTTTAGGAACGTCCCTAGACCAATCAGGTTTCAAACTAGAACCATCTAGTACAGATAAATATTTATCTACTAGAAGCTTTCTTGAAACTAATTCAGGCTCTTCGATACCGCCTGCTAAGTCTGTGGTAAAAGCACCTTCACTTGCTATTTCATCTTTAGGATTTTCTAACTCTACTCTCGATGTGTTTTCTTCCTCAACATCCACATTATCTATAACCTCAGGAACTTCGACACTTTTCGCAGCTGTAATACCGCTTGCTACAATTGCATCACCCCAAACATCTTTTGCTCTAGTTATTGGAGAGTTTCCGAAAGGGTCTGATAAATCCTCAACCTCCTCTTGTAGCAAATTATTTGATTGAGGTCTTGAAGGTACATCTTCTACTTCATCTTCAAAGTCATCCCAACCCCCTGTCGAACTCATATTCTTAAACTGTTTCGACTCTTGTTGAAAAGAAGACTCTCTAACTTCTGATTGTGGATCAAAATCCTCAAAATTATCCCTTAGAGAATCTTGATTATCAAAACTGTTTTGCGCACGTTGATAAGCATCATACTGGGCTTCTTCTTGCTCTAATACCGGGTTTGTCCAAGCACTCTCATCTTCTAGACCCCACTCAGGATTTTTACTATTCTTATAAGCATAGTAACCACCACTGGAAGCCAAACAGATACCAGACATGGCTACGACAGGAAAGGTTGCAAACTTTGTAAAAATACCAAAGACAAAAGATAAACCAAACACTAAACCATAAAACTGAATAAAGGCAGTTAACCCTCTACGCAAACGGTAATCACTACGAAACATATCATCTGTTTCCCATAGTATAGGCTTAGTGTAACCCCAAATATTTACCAAGCTCTTCCCTGCGGCATTTGCAACTTTACCAGTCCAATCTTGATGTTGATTCATATTTTGAGGAGGTACTTGCTGGTGTTGGTTTCCAAAAGGAGGGGCTTGACGACCAATACTATTAGCAAAAGGATCTCTTTGTGCCCCCTTTAAACTATCTCTAAAGGGATCTGAACGCATAGACATGAAGTCTTCTTCATGGTTTAAACCATTTTCAAACTCCCTACTCTCACGTTCTCTTCGAGCTTGAGACTGCCTTGTTAAATCATCATTTGAATTATTCCATCTCACTAACGACCACCCCCTAACGTAGCTAAAAGCAAGACAACTCCAAAGATAACCACCACCCCAATTACTAAAGACCTGCAGTTTTTTACATCTTTAGCAAGATATCCATCAGGTAGAGATGAACTTACACCCCAAACCCAACCTCCAAAAAAGAGAAGAATCATAAACAATATAAACATCTAAACCACCTACTTAGCTTGTGCTAACACACCTGTTCTAAATAAAGGAGTGTCACTTAAATACTTAGGTAAATCTGCTTTGACTACCGCAGACTCCCCTGAGTTCAATTTTAAAATAAAGGCTTTCTTATAAGGATCTGAGTGTACTTCATCATAACCTGCAGTCAACCCTTCATCTTCTTCAATTACCGCACCAATTTCAGCTAATTCATCCGATAAGTCCATGATACCAAGGGCTTGGCAGACTTTCTCTTGATAAGTTGGAGACTTAATTTTACCTACCATAGCTAAAGTATAGTTGGCAAACAAGGAATACTCGTCTTTTTCTACCAACTTAGCAGGGTCATTGGAAGCAACGATATTAATATCACCTGCTTTACGACCCCCTGTAATCGGAGTTTTCAAAATTTCTACGGCATTTGGTAAGGAGCTAAAACGCTGCAACTCCTCCCAAATCTTAACATTATATAACCCTCTTGCAAATGGATAAACCGTACGATAATAAGCTACAGTTGCAGCATTCATCGGAATCAAAATAGCATCTAACTCAGATAACTGACTCTCAGGAACACCACGCATGTTATAATCACAAATAACAAGTTTAGCATCAATAATATCTGACAAATAAACAGGTTTTGTAAAGTAATTATTTAACTTCTTGCTCTTATCAAAATAAGAACCAAAAGTTTCTAAGAAATACAAACGGTCTGCTTGAAAGGCTTGAAGAGCATTTTTATAAAGCTCTCTAATATCCTCTTCTTGTAAGACTTTCTTGTCATCCTCAGTTACCGACACCAATAAGTCATCAAAGCTAGGACGGTACTCTTTCAAATATTCATAAACCGAATAAATTGAACAACCTGCTAAATTAGACCAAGTTGAAACATCTTGGGATACCCCTTTACTACTATAAAATAAGTCTACACCACGCTCAATAATTAGACGAATCCAAGGATATGTCGATAAGGTCTCACCTCCGGCAACCGCACGGAATAAGTCAATGACATTTTTACGAGAACGAGTAAAAAGAGTTAAGTCCATCTCTTCATCCCCTGTAGGAACCAAAGGTACAGGATCAAGATACCTCCCTGAACCCATTCCAAGGTCTAAAGAAACTACTGGGAAGTCCTTCTCTAATAAAACTCCCAACCCTTTATACTCTCCGCCTTCATAGTCGTTAATCGTCATAATCATGTTGTCATTTGCAGCTAACTGAGTAGCCAACAATTTCATTAAATAAGATTTACCCGACCCTGACATACCAAGAATAATAACAATTTCCGCATCCGTTACGTCACGCTTGAACTGATGGAATACAGGAGAATGAGTTTCAATATTTGTTCCTAAATAGGTTGTACCATAACCAACAATACCTTGCTCAAACGGATGCCACTGCGCTCTCAATTCATCTGATGTGAAAGTAGAACGAATTTTTCGCTTACTCTCCTTCGTCATCTCAGCACTAAACGGAGAAAAGTCCGATACTGTGTCTGCAATGACACCTGTAACCCTACGAACTTGCAACCCTGTTCTATGTTCACACATACGCTCAAAGTCTTTCAAGACACGTGTGAACTCTTCACTACGCTGACCTGTAATGACAATCATAACACGTACTTTATAGAGATACCGCTTATCTTGGTCACTCATAGTCGCATCATTGGCATAATCAATAGACATAGCTAAACGCTCATCTTTTTGACGAGACTTCACATATTTATGGGCATTGTATCGAGAAGTTGTCTGAGCTTCTTCTTGAGTTTTATCACTTACTTCATCTAAGACAGATAAACGAGTTTTTACTTTTGGATCATCCCAATTCAACTCAAAAATCTCATTATCTTCAATGAAGTTCATAGAAATACCTTCTGGTACCATCGTTCTGAAAGTTGCACGATACCCCATCTCAAACTCAGGTGGTAACTCATCCACAACATAATAAGCCGTTACATTTTGAACTTTACTGTAAGTAAAGTTGGAATCCATATACAAGCGTCTATTTGAAGCTAAGGCACGCTCAGGATTGTACCGAGAACGATATTCATCATATACATCATCCCACATTTTAATCAAATCGATGTGACGTGCAATCAGACCTTTTCTCTTCTTAACCTGAACCTTATCTTTCTCTTTTTGTAACTTCTCTTCTGACTTCGACTTTACTTTTTTTTGCTTCTGTTTTTTCAACTATAAAGTCCTCAACTTTCACTATCCTACAAGCTAAACCCACAACGCTCTGTGAGCTTACGCATAATACTATCAAAAGCCTTTTGTTGTTGCATAATACGAGAACCACTTGCAACTGCATAACTTTCAATAGGTGCTAAAACACCTAACTGAGTTTGCTCCCCTAACTCATTGACAATACACTCCTCAGAAGTTAAATCAAAATCTCGCATCAAACGCCTACTTGAAGTAGCAAATACTGTGTTGATACCCCTACCTGTTATAGCTTGATTTCGCTTATAAGTTCGATCCAACACCACATACAAATCCATAGTCGGATACATCAACTCTTGCATAACTGTCTGTGTCGGTGTAGTTGTGTAAATAGCAGGTACTAAGAACAAAGATGAACGGTTCTGCAAAATTGTCTTTGCATCTGCTTTTGCTAAATTCTTATACCGTAAGTCTACAAAATCACTATCATTTTCTACAACAATTAGTTTAGCATTTAGCTCAGGCACTCGACTTAACCAATCGACATAAGAAATCAAGAATGAAGTGAGATACCGCGTGGGTGCTTTTTCTTTTATTACCAAAACTTTGGAATTTCCTGTATAGGTGTACTGAGTATACGCACTAATAGAACCAAAACTACCGAAGGAACTAGATTTAATATTATCTAATTCTTTTTCTCTTTGAGATAACTCATCTTCATAAACCTTAACTTTACTAGAAGCAGATAATAAAAAACTCTGCAATTCTTTACTCAACTCCTCTGAAAAAACTACTTCCTGAAGAGCGTCACTCACTTCTTTATAAGCTAACGAAAGCCTACGCTTCTCTACCTTCGGCTCTTGTTCAAACTTTCCTTGAATATACTGGTCAATAATCACAAAACTATCTGCTAAAACTTCCAACTCCTCAGCTTTAGTAGATACTTTGTTCGTTGCTAAAAATTCTAACAACTCCGAAAAGCTTTCAGTAGACTCAATTAAACTACTATCTGACATCACAAAAGCGCCAATTGTTCGCATAAGCTCTAATAAAATACGAACAGGTCTATCTGCAATATATGCAATTTTTGTTAACGAGCAATCACGAACTGCATTCAATAAAAAAATTGCGAAATCAAAGTCTTTATCTGTATAAGACTCTACAATCAAGGTAGACTTCATTGTAAGTCTACCTATTTCCGAAACACTCTTAACAACCGAAAAACCTGAATACGATACCGGTTTTGTGGTTAAAATATAATCCATACCTTAAATCACCGTAACTCAAAAGTAATAAAAAGTATTACTTTCCCTTTATTTTAAGATTAATTTTAAAGTTTTTCAACTTAAGGTCTTACGATTAACCTATTCCATACAATCTCAACGACTTTCAACATAGCTACACAAACCGTATTATTGATTGTACTTCTAATCATTCTAAACCACTCAGGGAAATGCTGAACTGTCTTGCGTTCTATACATTTATAAGCGGTCGAAAGTGTAGATTTATACAGTATCTACAAAACCTTGACCTCTACGAGCAATCACATAAGATGCTCCCATGTGAATGTTTAATTTCATCGGACGACAATATTTTTGTTTAGCAATCCAACTCGTCCATGCTGGATTAACCTTCTTAACATAAACTAGATTACGAAATGCTATAGTCTCAACTAACTGTGTGAAAGTGGAGTAAGCTAAGGAATGTAGCATTTCATTATACTTCTTACCTCGCTTGGCTTCAGTCTTAGATTTAGTTTTATTAAAGTCAAGACCTTCGATACAGATATCTTTACCTGTCTTAGTAGCATAAGAAACTACTTTACTTACAATAGACTCTAAATCTGTTTTAGTAGCATACCCTGCCTTAAACCTATAAGGAAAGAAACCAGTAGATACTAAATGACTATACTTATTGGTTTCTGAAAGAGTAATAAAACCTTTATTAAAGTCTAAACCAATCGCTCCATAACTATCTGTTGTTATAAACTGATAGTCTTCTACAACAATCTCAAAAGTACAGTAGAGATACCACCTACCATTACGTTTTATAAAACGATAAGATAAAGGACTCAATCCAGTAGAGAGAATATTGAGGATTTCCTTTTTATGATAGTTAAAATATACCTTTCCATATACATAAGCACCACGAACACGCTTATAACCACCAAAGTCTTTTCTAAGTTTAAGATAGAACTGATTGATTTCAGAATTAAAATTTAACTGAAGCATTTGGTTGCCAGCTTTTTCGTCTTTTGAACCTATATAAGATAATTGACTATCCCTCTGTTCTATAAACTTACTATAACTCTTCTGTAACAAGAGTTTTGAACCAAAACAAATACAAAACTTACCGGTAGATAACTGCCATTCAAGGTTTCTGATACGCTGACGTAATCTATTTGCTTTTACCTTTTTAGAGAATAATTTAGACTTCAAATTACGGTACTGAACTAAGTTAACAGATACCCCATTGCTATGTTTGACTAGAAAATCACACTTTTTACCTTCTAACTTAGGTATGACCGTATTTAAAAGGTAACTTAATTTAGATTTAACCTGTCGCAACTCATACTTCTTAAGTTCTTTTATAGCATTGTACCTACCAGTAGCATCCAATATAATAGAGTTGGCAGTACGCTTAGTAATACCATACTTATTCTGAAGATAAGAATTATGACTAGACTTATTGAACTTTTTAGAGTTCTTAAAAATGTGATAGGTTTCTCTATAAGCTTTAGCGTAGTCACTACGAGAACTCTCAATATACTCAATCAACTCTTTATTATTCTTTAAATGTAACTGAGTTACTACTATAAACTTACGCTTTTGCATCAGTAACCTCCTTTCTAACAATATCTTTGTGAACTATTTCGTAATACCTTTCAATTCAAAACCATTTAAAAATTCAACTAAACTAACACAACTGAAACGTAATAAAAAATAATAAAATTTTATTCTTGTTTAATACTTATTTAAAACTGCTGATTTACCCTAGCTGTAACAAAGCCATCACTTCATCTTCTAACTTCGATACCGATTTTCTTTCTTTTTTCGTCAAACGCTTCTTACTAAAAATACGACCACCAAAGCTAAAGTTCTTCACAACCCCTTCACTAGCTACCATAGGTTTAGGAGATTGAAATACAGGCTCTGCTACCTCCTCTTCCTTCGCTACCTTCGTGTAATTAACAACCGGTTTTTCATCTTTCTTAGCAGAATGGTGCAAACGAATATCATCTAAAGAACCTTTACAAAGAACTTTTGCTAATAAGTCAATATTAGCTTGTTCCTGTGGTTGTAATACATAATCGGTATAAATAGGTTCTGTAAAGACAGTATAGTAAGACTGAATCACTTCCAAGTCACTACTCTCAAAAGAACGACCGAACAGAATCACTTCTGTATTCCGCAAATTCTCACTCAAAAACTTATGCAAATTATAAAACTCTTGCTCTGAATTAACTGCTAAACAGTTAATTACTAAACGCTGACAACGTAAAGCTTTTCTACTTGCAGCTGCTATAAAAGCACCTATAGAGCTGAAACCCTCTACATCTTTTAAATCATGCGACTCTAGTATCATATTTACATACTGATCACTATTTTCACCAAAAATTAATCCAATCATCTAAAACCTCTCTACTTAATGTCAAACAAGTCTACTGAACTTGCTGATTCTTTCTTTCCTTCACTACTTACTGTTCCTTTACTCGGAGTAACCCCACCAAATAAATCCACAGATTGATCTGAGTTATCCACAGGTTGTGGAGAAGGAGATAACACTTTATCTTCTACAATATCTAAGACAGTTGTCAAACCAGACGCTTTCTCTGTACTTACCACATCTGTAAATAAGTCTATTGAAGGAGCTTGTTGTACTTCTTTCTGATTATCTACCTGTACTTTTTGTTTCTTAGAAAGACTCTTCGCTTTTGTACTCTCTTGTTTTTGTTGCGCTTTTTCTGCTTCTCTTCGTTTTGCAACAATTTGTTTTTGACGTAACTCTTCTTCTCTTCTCAACTTACCTTCTGTAACCGACTTAGAAACTTGTTTTTTACGACCTTGTGCATCTCCGATCCACAATAAACGTAAACTAGAAGGAGTTGACTTTTGAACCGCTTGGTTCATTGCAGCTCGAATTGGAAAATCTACGATACCATATAAATCACCAACCAAACGACCTATCTGCTCTTCATTCAATACTTGAATTCTCTTATAACTTGCAGTCAATAAAGTTGAATTTAAACTTAATACATTATCCCAAAATAAGTCAGGATTACCTGTACCACGTAGTAAGAAATACTCATAAGTTAACTTAGAGCTACTTGAATTATCTTCCCAATGATGATACATAGACGATAAAATTTTCTGCATAATTGGGGAAGAAACTTCGTTTAAATGGTTATACAAATCGTCAAAACGCTCATCATAAGAGTTTGAAGCTTGAATATCAATTAACTCAGGCTTGATACCCAATACTGCACACTGATTATAAAAAGCCCCTAAACCTTCTCCATGTTGAAAAGCTTTCTCTTGAACATTCCCTACTTGAGTCTTCCGAACACAACGAATAAAAACTCCAAAACTTCCATCTAACATATAACTGATATGAGGGTATACAGAATCAATATCAAAGATGCCAAAAAAGTAGGAGAAAATAGACTCATCTGTTTTACTTTTTAATTCTTCTCGAACCTTAAAATCTCGCTTAACCTTCTTTTCATCAAATACAAACAAAGAAATTAAACGAAAAGGTAACGGAAATAAAAGAACCCATAAACATAAAGCTACAAACCAATTCTGCACAATAACGGATAAGACGATACAAAGTACAATATAAACACCAAAGTACAAAGCGCTCTTCCCTAAACGAATCATACCTTTAGAAGCGACACCATAAGTACCCTCAGCTTCTGCAAAGTTTACTAAATTTGTTACTGTAAGCTTCCCCAATTGAGGTTTCACTAACCAATAGCCCTGAGAGTAATTCCTCCCACCATTATTTCCTGTGTTATTTAGTTCATCCACTACTTAAATCCCCCTTCAAGTATACTCCATGAAGTAACCTTACCACCTCTTGTATAAAGCTCTACTAACATAGTACGCTCACTTCTCAATTCACTCTTGCTTGTAACTGATACATCATAAAAACCAACCCAACGCTCTAAATCATAAGCAGTATAAGTATGATAGATACCCTTAGGAGTTACCAATCTGGTTAAATCTTTTGCAGTTTTCTGTGTATACTCAACTAAAGGCTCTCCCACCTCTCTTTTAGACCAAGGAATCCGATTATAAGCCCTATCTGCTGACTGAGCATCTTCTACATTAGCTAACAAAGTTAAGTAAGACTCCACCTGCGTTTTCGATAAATTCCCCTCTTTTTCAACCCACTGACTTGTGGTTAATTCAAATAAATTATCTGCAAAAGTAGTGTTACTCTCATAGGACACTGAATCGCTTGCGCTCTTCACTTCTCTCTGTGTTGTTACCACTTGTTTTTCACCAAAACTCAACCTAGAGAATAAAGTACGTGAAATGAAAAAGAAAAAACTTAAACACAAGACCAAACCTAACAATATAGAAGCAACAAACTTTGTTTTACTTGAGAATCGATAATCTAATAGAGAGAGAAACCATAAAATTACCTTATTTATCAGCCGTTTCATGGATGATACCCTCCTCTTTCCTCAAAACTCCACACACTATAATCTTGAACAGAACCTGTGTTATCATAAGTGATAGTAGCTACTCTAGGAGCATCCAGACCTACTTTTCTCAACTTAACCATTTGAAATAAGGTCTTTGTATCGGTATCATAACTATACCGAATTTCAACCTCAGTTATAACCCCTTTTAAATTGGGATACTCTGAAAAGACAGTATCTAAGTCTTTATAAGCACCCTTCTTTTCCATACTATCATATTTTAGACTAGTCGTATTTTGACTGGAAACCCCTACCTTACCTACATAAGTCGAAGTCCAATTTATTAAGTACGTCTCATAAGGCTTAACCAAGTCCTCTAAAGCAATCTGCTCAGACCACGCTTTCTCATACTGTACTTTCCGCTTCTTATCAATTAAAGGAGAACGAAATTGACTAAGGGTAAATGAAACTTCTTTACTATTTCCAAAGAAGTAAAAACCACATAAACAAAGGATACCACAAGCACCTATAATGCTTATTATTGTATTAATTTTATTCTGTTTTCCCATACGGAACTAGCTCCGATTCTTTTGTTGCAGTAAAACCATCAGGCATAATCTTAAATTTCAACTGATTATCACAACGAATCAATAAGACCCCTAAAGCAGTTACTAATGACACCGAACCTTTTATGTAAGTATCTTTATGCTTTACATAAACTAAACTACCTACATGTAAATTCTTTAACCAACCACTTCTTTTATCCACAAAAACCATATAAACCACCGCAACTTTTATTGATAAGAATATTTTACTACATCTTGTAGGAAAACGCAATATTTTCCATTCTTCTTAAACGGAGAACTTGACCAAAACCAACTCAAGTTATTTAGCTCTAAAATCGCCTGTAAACCAATTAAAAGAAAAAGAGGTAAACTAGTACCTCTTTTTATCTAAACTTCGTTAGAAGCAAAATAGGAGCTTCTGAGAGGGTTTTAACCAAATGTGTCTGGTCGACCTCCATTCATGTAGATTATAGTGTATACTTCTTTAACTTCGTCATAAAGTAAAACCATCCAAATATCATCATATTTTCCACCTGTTAAAGTAAACAATAACTGAGAAACCTTTGTATCCGCAGTAGACCAAACTTCAAAACTAGAGTCTTTTATCAGATACCCTTGTTCTTCAAGCGCATAACGAAGTGAAATACCTTTTGAATCCTCTTTTAACTTCGGACTTGACTGATGATGACGATAAGAGTCAAATAAACTCTCTAGTGTTTTTCTCTGAAACTCTAACTTAGAAGAATCAGAAACCTGAGAACCTGCTGAAAGAAATCCTCTTGCTTTCCCTAAGTCTACACTCAAGTTACTTGTACTTTCCCCCTTTACACTTTGACTCTCTTTTTGAGATACTGTGCTTTCAGGAGTTACTGTTACTTCGCTAAGACTACTATCGGAAACACTATTTTGATTAAAAGAACTTACATACCAAAGATACCCTCCTGCAAGACCTAAACTTAACCCTATAATACCTAAAGCAATAAACAAACCTTTAAACTTTCTCATCTAAACCACCTATTTTAATAATGGAGCTTTACTTTCATCATAAGCAAAAACCATACTACCATAAGTTCCTGCTTTATAAATACGGTAGTGCCATACAAAAGTCTCTCTTCTATAGTTCCAACCTGCCAACGGAGTGTTTTGCTCAACGGTCAAGATAGAACCATCTTTAAATACCGTACAAACCAAACCTGTATGTCCATAACCAACAGCCTGACTAGGGTCAGAGAAAATAGCCCCTCTCTTCGGTGTTGTTGTTACAGAATTTCCGAAAATAGCTGCCCAAGAGTAGGCTTGGTCTTGACCATTACCCACAACATTTTCTTGTGCACGACCCCATACATGGTTCCCTAGTGAAATTGTTAAAGCTACACACTGTCCATCTAACTCAGGGTCTCCTGTATGGAACCAATTCGTTCCCGGAGGCCCAAAACTCATCCCATAATTCTCAGGGTTCAAAATATAAGGCTTCAAACTCTCTGGCAAATCCTCAGGTCGCCAACCCCAAGAAGAAAAAGCATCTGCTGGGGGGTCATCCGCACCATCTACTGTAGTTAAGGAACTTCCACTAGCTCCTCTTGAACCTCCTCCTTTACTAGAATCACCTGAACCTTTTGGTCGACACTTAACAGCTTTAATAACCTCAGTTACCTTATCATCAGACGATTTTTTCTTATCTTTAGAAGCACTAGAAGAATGGAAAGCATCATAGATACCGCGAGCTAAAAACTTAGAATACAAATCATAACCCTTGTCGTTCATGTGAACAGAGTCAGAAGTAATATCCGCCCATTTAGACTTCTCTTTTACATAACGGTTCCAATCAAGGTAAGCCATGTTGGATTTATCCTTCACATAACTTTTAATAACTTCCGCAATCTTATCATGTTCAACAGTATTATAACCACTACCACCACCTTCTGATGCAGTGTTAACCCATAAAATACGCTTGGCGCTCTTTGCTTCCTTAACGAGACTATCCATAAGTTCAGGTGTTGGCATTTGGTTTGTTCCCAAAGCAACAACCAAACTCCCTTTCATATTACCTGAACCTTCTAAAGACTTCGCAGTTTCTATACCTGATAAACTCGAATCACTATTTTCAAAGGCTCTTGATACTTTACTATCATAAACCCCATCAGGAAGATACCCTTTTAATTTACTTTCAACACCAACTCCTAAAGAATCTCCGATAAAAGTAAAATCTTTAAAGTCCTTTAACCACTTCTTGATTTCATCAGTTAATTCTCCAAAACCTAAGTTACTGCTAGAAGGAGTTATTGTACCACCACTATCTCCGTCAGATACCGGATCACACTCTGTTGTCATAATTGCAGCATAAACTACCGCAGTAGAAGCTCCAATCATCCCAAGAACCAATGTCCAACCAAACATTAGAAATACCATAGAAGCAAGACGACAAGTCCAAATAAAGATACGATTGGCAATCAAAAGAACTCGTGTAGTCGTAGTTTTCAAACGCAACGAAACTTCCTCTCTCGCTGCACTTGCAAGTTTATCTTCTGCTTTTTCTCTTACATCTTCTGATAAATCCTCTTGACCTAGTAACTCCTGTAAAGTTCTTCGGTCTCTTTTAAGTCTTTTTATCTTTGCTTTTGTCTTCGTTAAAGACTTCTTACCAAAATGCCGAATGATACGACCAAACAAAGGATAGATAAAAGTCAGTAACAATACAATGGCAGGAAGAACCACCATCCGAAGCATCGGTTCCCAAAACATACCAAACCCCCTTCTTTACAAAAGTTTTAACAGTTTGTAGCCAATTATTCCAGACTACAAACTGACAAGCAAAGTAACTTTACTGAGATACCGCTTGACTGAAAACGGCTTGTTTTCAGATTTTATTTGTCGAAAATACCTTTAATATCTTCTTTATCTTTGTGTTTACGAGCTTCTTTAAAGGAACTATCTTGTTTTTCACGTGTTCTATCTACGACATCTTGCATAGACTTATTAAACTCGGAATAACGTTGTTTAGACCTATCCTCAGCATAAACATCATTGATAGCCTCTTGAGCTTGTTTATTAGCACGTAATGAATCCTCAGAAACTTTCGATTTCTTCGTATTCTTACCAAAGGTGCGCTTGTACTTGCGACCTGCACCACCTAAATTCTTCTTAGCTTGACGAACTGCACTTAAACCACCACTTACAGAAGCTCTTGCGTCAGATACCGCATCTCGTAAACGAGCGTTTGAAGCTCCTGATACTGAACTGTCTACACCACCTGCAATGTCTCTCATTTTCGCAATACCACCCGTAACAAGACCACCTAACATAGCAGCACCTGCTTTCACAGGAATAGAAACAATGCGAGCATTCTTATAGAGACCTCTAAACAAATTCAAGACTGCAGACCAATATAAGGCACAAGCAATAATGGTTACAAAAATAAGTACACCCATAGTCGAACGAGGAGAGTTAAAGGACTGATTGTTTCCTAACTCACCTGTTACTAATTGATGCCCACCTTCACCCATAAGAATAGATACCGTGAAGGCTAACATAATATTCACAATCAAGACAGTTAAGAAAGGCATCATACACTCAGTCGTGAACGACTTAACCATACTCTTATCTTGCCTAATAAAGGAAGCAAAGATAGAAAGTAACATCGCAATTGGTAAGCTACACAAAATTAAAATTAAGAGAGTTGGAACCAAATATACAACTACAAAGGAGTTAAACCACATCATAACTAATGTAGTAAAACCGTCTTTTTCCGCTACAATCTCGTAAATATCCGATTTCAAAGTTTGGTTATAAACAATACTTTCTCCTGTCGCATTTTGTAAAATCATACGAAGGTAAGCGTCCCAACCAAAGGACTTCAACTCAAAGTTTTGTGGCTCAAATACTACTTGACGTTGGTTGAACCCATTTTGTGAAAAAATACGGTTAAAGTCAAAAGTTGCAATCATAGCACTCGCTGTGTTTAGAACCACATCATCAAGAGTATAGTAGTTCATCACATTTAACCAGTCATTCCGAACCTCTTTTGTAACCTCTTGAATTTTCTTCTCTACTTGTGTTAAGTCAGACTCTTTCAAACCATAATACAACATCTCACTTTCTGAGAATACCATAGGTCGAAGAGTGTATGATGCAGGGTTCATAGGTTCATAAACCACTTGTTTTTCACCTGCATAGGTAATCTCCTCAGGTTTTGCAATATCTAACTCATACAAATAGTCAACCCAAGCAGTGTAAGTTCTATAAGCATTATCAGAAGATAAGTTGAACCAAGTCTTATAATAAGCTTCAGACTCTGTGTTGGTTATTTTTTGTAAATCTTCCTTAGTCGTACCATAACCAGCATAAGGTTTAGTACCGTAAGTATCACTCCACTGTAATAAAGTTTTATTAGCTTCACGCAAATAAGGAATAGTTACCGTAAATAAAGACCCAAAATCTAAAAAGTCTTTCATAGCCCCATAACCGGGACGACCTTCGTCAATCTGATAGTTATAGAAAAATGAGTCATTATTCTCTAACATCATATTTTTAAACTCACCACTTGAACCAGCACGTGTGTTTAAACCATTATCATAAAGAAGCCAAGAGAAATAATAAAATGGAGACTCAGTATACAACGCAAAAGCAGATAAAGATACCGCATCTTCTTGTGGAATAGAAATCCCTGTAGTTGCTTTATTTGCTTTAGCCATCTGTTCCTGTAAGGTTTCTCTATGGTTATTAAAGTTGCGCTTAGATAAGATAAAATAATCTTGATCTAATCCAACTTGATCACCTACTTTTACTCCACGTAAATCTTGTAAAGAAGCTTTCGCAATCGTATTTGAAGAAATAGGAGCATAGATACGCTTCATGAAACGCTGATCGATACTTCCATTTTTTGAAGTACCTTTACGGTCATTCATAAAACCTAATTTAGAACGTTGCAATAAGTTCTGATGACTAACGTTATCTGAACTGTCATTCGATAAATAATCTTGAATAGAAGAACGAATCTCATCTGGTGAAATTCTATCCGATGAACCCATCTTCTTATCTACTTTAGGAAACATTGTAGATAAACCTTCAGACCAAGACCCAATATTGAAAATCAAAGAACCATTAGTTGAAATATTATCTCCCATAATATTCCCATAATACATACGAGAATAATCGGCAATATCCGCATAACCACGGTATAAATAGTTAGTATCTAACCCCGTGTAATCCTCGTTTGAAAGACCATTTGCAAGTAAAGCAGCAGTTAAAGGAGAATCGATTAAAGCAGAACCACTTGGTTCATTATCTTTTCTCCCACCAGAACTCTTACTTGAAGAGTCTGAACTACCACTAGAAGAAGACTTTTTATCATCCTTATCTTCCTTCTTACCACTATCTTTACTATCTTTCTTAGTAACAGACCCTGTAACGTTATTCCCTTCCCAGTCTACTAACTGTGCAGCTACAGAAGTTGTTGAAAGCAAGGAGGGTGCTAAGAGTACCCCTAAGGATACCCCTGCAAGAGTCCAACGCTTCCACTTATCTTTTATTGTTTTTGTTTTCACGTAAGAACCTCCTTACCTTATCTTGGGTCTTTCTTCGGTCTTTCTGGACGACCGCTTGACCCTGATCCTGAACCACCTGATGTACTAGACTGAGTTGCTTCCTCAACATTGTCAGACGTTACTTGTTTCAAATCACGCTTAACTTGTTGAATATAACCATCTTTCTTAGGAGCCATCCAACGAACTTTAACCGATGCACCTAGTGTTTGTTGCCACTCATAAACATCCGTCTCACCCTCATTTTTAGCACCACCCCAACCACCTTGTAATTTGATTAGTAAGGCAGTATAGTTATCATAATTCCCTGCTTGCGCTGCTTTCTGTAACTGAGCTACCGAATCTGAATAGTTTTGGTGTGTAGCCATAACCCAGAACAAGAACTTATCTTTAAAGAAATAAGACGAAATCTGATTGCTTAAACCTGTAGCAGCGTCAATCATTTGTGGTGGACTATAAAGCAGATACCCAAAGGCTACTACTGAAAGTACCGCAGGCACAATCTTAATTTGACCTACAAAGACAAAGATAATCATAAGGAAGGAAGCTATAATGAGAATCGTAACACCCCAAGAAGAGAACTTAGAATACAAGTAATCTGTAAACTTAATTTCATTCATCTTAGGAATAGTTGCAAAACCTGTTAACTCTAAGTATCTTGTAGTACCTGAGTAGCTTGAAGCTGTATTTGCTCCAACCATATCACCTAAAGAACTTAATAAGGTTTGATTCATAAAGGTTTTAGACCAACGTTGTTTGTATTCACGACCTTTTGTTGGGTTCAACATGTAATAAGCCATATTCTTCAATACATAGTCTAAATCTTCTGGTGTTGAATCATCTAAGTCAGACTCATCAATAACTGACGAGTTATCCAAGTTAATAACATAACGAATGTCTTTATTAAACGGATTTGCACGAACCAATACAGTAGAAGCGTATAAGTTTATCGCATACTTCTTATCAGACTCTTCTGTTGGTACTTCACCTTTTGTATCAGCTAAACCACCAATAGACCCATGACCAATCCAATATCCACTACCATCTAAACGAGAGGACTTAAGAGGAATATCTTGAGCTTTCCCTAATAGCAATGTACCATTATCCCCCAATTTCTTGAAGTGTGGATCACCTGCTGCAAACCCTTTATCATCAAAGCTAATGATATCATCAATAACAGGTTTTGTAACAGTCATATTAGACTTCCACTTATAAACATCATCATTAAAAGCTTTTGCAGTAAACACACTCCAAGCATCTGCACCACTTACGTGAGCTAAAAGGTCAAACCAAGAACTACCACCACCAAATACGGAGTAACCATTCGTAGGTTTCCCTTGAGGTAAACCTAAGTCTGCTGCACCTGAATTAATTTGTTCATAAGTTGCACCATAATTCCAACCCCAAGAATTATGCTTAAATTCATTACCATGTGCTTTTGAGTAAGCTTCGTTAAACGGAACATTACGAATTAACCACTGAGTATATAATGAAGAAGATACCACTGCACCTAAGTCTGAGACATTAACTACAGGAACTCCAAAAATCTTAGAGGTAGTATCCGCACCATCTCTCGTAGTATACTGACCATTAGCAACCGCAGTGTAGAACGTTAAACTCTTATCTACAGGGCCTCCTAAAGTTGCTGTGTCTCCATCTACTTTCAAATACCCCTTACCTTTGTTCAAAGCGACTGAGTTTAAATTATTAGAAGCAATAGAGCGCCCAACCCCTTTTTCTTTATCATTATAGATTTCAGCAAGCTTCTCTTCAACCGTCTTTTCTTTCTTGTTTGAAGAACCCTTTTTATCGTCCTTCTTCTCTTCTTTTTTCTCTCCTGAACTTGAACTAGAGGAAGTATCTTTTCTTGCATACATCATAGGATTTTGAGAACCGGGTAAGATGACAAAGTTGGTAACACTCTTATTCCCTGTATTCGAAATTAAATTACCGAACCCATCAACGTATAAACCTGCAGAATAAATAGACTGATCATAAAAACCTTTTAAAGAACCTTTATTACCATCAAAATTACCTGCTGCAGCTGCGGAACTCTTAGGATCAGCTAACCCATTAAAAGACCTATTTAGTTTCTCCGCTAAATCTGCTGGCTGTTCTGTTACCCAATCTTTAATCGTCTGATCATTAGCATCAAGAGTTAAAACTGTAGAACCCCAAGCTTTTTTACTGTCTACAGAAGCAAAATTCGTATAAAACGTAGCTTGTGCAATTGTAGGCTCTCCACTAGGGCTAGGATTCCACTCATAAACAATTTCTTGTCTCTTTAAATCTTTTTCTCCTGATTTACTTTCTCGAACTAAACCTAAGATAGTTTTCTTCCCTGCGTCATATTGATACCTATCTTTTAAGGTTATCTCATTTCCCGAACCTGATGCAGTTAAGACAGAATCAGGTAAAATACCTACAGACCCCATCAAAACCTCAGAATAAGAAGCTTGATACCCTAAGTTTTTCCAAGTGACACCATTATCATCCGATTTAGCTAAGTACAAAATCTCAGAAGTTTTAGCACCAATCTCTACAATTTTCTCTGCTAATTCTGTAGCAGGATCTTTAGCTAACCCTGTGTGTTGAATCAATACGTCTGTAACGTCCTGTTGAAACTCCCCTACAGCGGTACCACCACCCACTGCAACTTGCGTTACAAATGGAGAATACCAGTTAGACACAAAAAAACCAATAGTCTTAATCTCAGCAGGAGAAAGAGCTTTCGCACCGTTAACCAAAGAACCATTCGCTTCACCGGCTGCAATCTTCAATTGGTCAATCGAACGCTCCATAGCCGTACTTTTCTTCCCTTGAGCATTCGCTGCTTCTGCGGATAAATAATCAGGATTTAACCCCATAATGGATAGCCCTGCCTGTAGTGCAGTAGAACCTATTAAAATAGACACACTTGCTAAAACTACTGCTTTACCTACAACTGAACGAACTTTCTTCCTACGATTCTCTAACGCAATCTGCTCCAACGTCATAGGAACATATAGGCTAGTTGATTTGTTTTTATCTACTGATTTACCCCCAAAGAGTAAAATCGAATCCTCTCGTAACTTGCCTAAAAACCGAGAGAACTTGCTTTTTGTCTGTTGAGCGTCTTTTTCTTCTTGCTTAAACATAAGAATAAAGACTCCTTTCTTCTAAAAAAGAAACCTCAGTGTAACCTTACACCGAGGCTCTTACATACTTACGAGTTCCTTCCTACATTGTAAGAAACTACGCAAGTCTCTTACCGGTTAAATATATTGGCAAAGAATATCGCTAAAGCTACCGTATTCCCAACCATTATGTAGGCTAAACAAGCACCTGTAATCACTAACTTCGGTATCGAACGTGAAATATAAGTCAACATATAGTTCATGTTACGACCATCTACTACACCATCCTTGTAAGCATACCACGCTTCAGGTGAAATCCAACGAGGATTTTTATCACTCTTCTTCATGAAATGATACATAAGGGTTGGAGTCATCATAGCAAAGACATCCATCGCAATAGATACCCCTACTGTCGCACAAACTAATACACATAAGACACCTAGCAAAGTACCTAACGGGCCTCTAAAAAACTTTAACAAGTTTCTAGCTTCGTTAATATCTGCCGTGACATCAGTGTTTACTGCTTGTAAGACACTTGCTACGTTTTGGTCTTGATCCTCTACAAACTTATAAAATCTAGCACGATCCCTAGCGGACATACCCCCTGAGCGCTCCTCTTTCAAATTACTTAACGCAATGTTCATAATCTGTTGACGAGTGTCTAAAGGATACTCTAAGAAATTCTTTCTATCAATCGCAACACGTTTTTTGGAACCATTATAGTGAATGAACTTCCAACCATCTGATACACGTTCAGATTGCACTGCTAATTTTACTCGAATTTCATTGTTGATATTGTCAACTACAGAAGAGATACCCGCTTCACTATCTACGATAATGAAAGGTAAACTATTCTCCTGCACCGAAGTGGAATCAAACTTCGCTCTGGCTTGAACCACTTCTACTGTACTAGGAGCAAGTGTTGTAAACACTTGTGTGCTAAATAATACCGAAAGAAAGATTATAACCGCACCTTGTAAAACTCGATAGAGCTTTAAATGAGCCATATTAACCTCCCTTTAGCGTAGAACCTTATTTTAAACCAATGTAGTCTGCAAATAAGGCTGACAACGGACCTACTAACACAAGCATAGAGTTTGTAGCAAAGAAACATAGAACAATCGCATATGCAAGCATCATGAACCAAGTTTTACCAATGTAGATGACAAGTGGGTTACCACCTTTATCTAAGGCTTGGTCATTCGCCAACACAGCTTGTTTCGGAATGATACTAGCTACATATCCACGCATACCTTTGGCACTTTCCGCATCTTTTACGAAATATTGGAAAGAAGGAGTCATGAAGTAGAATACCGCCACTGCTAAGTGGAAGAATAAAGAGAAGGCAGCTAAAATCAAGAATACTGCAATCGCACCGTTAAACAATGGATATGCAGGAGACAAGAAGTTAGATGCAGCATCCCAGTCTGGGGCAATATCAGCAGTAGCTACTGAGATAAGATACCCTGCTACAGAAGCTCGAGTTTGTCGCAAGTCTTTCCAGAAACGATTAACTGTACCTTTAGTTACAGCATTTTGTACTGTATCACCTGCTTCAAGAGACTCAGCATCTTTATCCTGAGATTTTTCAACCGTTACGTTGATGTCTTGAACAATTTTGTTTTTGTCTTTTTCAGTCAACTTATCAAAGTTACTTGTAAGTTCACCTTTTTGGTTGTAAATCTTAGAACCCGGAATACCGTCACCTGTATTTGTACGGTAAGTTTTGTCTGCTACATCACTGTAAACTTTGTCTTTAAGACGCTCAATAGACTCAGAGTTAGAGTCAAAGTTTTCCACACCACCTAAGGCATGTACTTCAGTTGTAGCAGTAAAGTTTGTTACTCCGCTTTGTTCAGCCATGTAACCTGCACCTACTAAACTAGTAGATACCAACAATGTTGCAAGAATACCTCTTGCTTTCTTTGAAATAGACATAATAGATAAACCTCAAATTTCTATTCGCAAGTTTGTTGGAGCAAACTCACTAAAGTTGTTTTATAGTTTATCCTACACTAATACGAAAAATTACTCTTTCGTTCAGCTCTCTTTAAGTTACTTCCAACAACCTAAAGACAACTTTCCACTTTTGAAGTGTGCAAACTGCACCCTCAACTAAAATAAGATAATATTGAAACACCTGCTAAATCCAATAAAACCATAATCAGTAAAGCATACTGTATTAAAGATAAGGCTTTTCGAATAGCCATCTCCCACTCAGAACCTGTTTTAAAGGCTGAGATACCGGGAACTAATCGAATAGTCGTAAATATTGGAACACTTGGAAAGAATACTTTGATGAAAACACCAAGAGCGAAACGCACCCCTTCTGTCGTGAGCATGTCTAATATTATATGGGAAATCACCCCTAAACCAAACCCAGTAACAATCAGTAACCATAGTACCGAATCAAATCGACCCGTGAAACCTAAAAGTGTAGGACTCATCATCAACCATAAAATCATAAGTAAGGTAAATTCACTATGAGTTTGCCATGAACGGTGGATACACCGCATAAATTTTAAAGTCTTGTAAAGCATAGAATGCTTTTTCTGCTTACTGCTCATTTTTTCATCTAAGCGCTTATAAGGTGCATTTGCAATATGCATCACCTTGTTCTGCAACCAAGATGCTGGATCTTTTAAAGGGCTAGACTCCCAATGGTGGTCGTTATCCGGCCACATACCCCCATAAATCCCTGCCGTATAGATAACTAGAAATTGTAACGCTGGAGAAATCAGTTCACTTGATAAAAGATACCCTGAGTCCTTTAATGTTACGAACCCTGCCATCGCACATACGGTTCCACCTATTCTGTGAGTTTTCCCTTCCATAAGCTACTTACCCACTAACTCTTTAAAATCCTTAGTACACACTAATCGAACCTGTACTTCAGCTTGCTTTTTCAACGTCATAACCGCTGAACCTACACGAGCTTTATTCCAAGAACGAGTTGCACTAGGGTTAAATGAGACTAAATTAATATAAGATACCGCTACTCCGTTTGCCATCTCTCTGTAAGTGACTTCCTGAAAAGTTTGAATACACGAACGAACTAAGTTCAAAGATAACTCCAAAGACTCACTCACTTTCGCTAATAAATAAGTCTGTGGTAAAACTCTACGTTCCTCTTTCGTCCATTTCGTGACTTTCATAAATAAGCCGTCAAATACATCAAAGGAGTACCCCTCAGAAATGGCTTCAAAACAACAATCTCGATAGGTCGATACAATAGAATCTACCGTTTCATAAGTTTGATGTAACGTTTTGCTTACTTCCCTTATTACTTCTACATAAGGGAGTCTCTTAACTGCACCCATAAGACACTAACCTACTTTTCCTAATTGAAAATATCCAAACTACGAAAACCAATTAAAAACTGTGTCGGTATTTCTTGTTGTTGAAAAATCAACCGAGACTGTATACTAGCACTAGATAAAACCTCTAACATAAGAGGAAGCTCTTGTTCAGATACCTCTACACAACAATGAGTAACCCTGCCTTTAATCGTCTTTTCCGCTAACTCTAATAAGTCAGCTTCCAGTCTACGTTTCATTAAGTGAGAATGATGATTAGAATAACGAGTGTCTTGCTTGTTCTTTAAATTATTAAAGACCTTTAAATCAAGAAATGCCACTAAAAATTACCTCACCCAAAGAAACCATTCCAACCTTGCATAATCAAGTTTCCAACACCTTTAAGCAACGCCATAACTAACGATACCGCTTGACCTTGAAACTCTGTTGCAAAGGAGGTTGCAAAAATAGCTAAAGCAATACCTAACCAAACCAATGTTCGCATATGTAGGGAGATATAGCGACCTAACAAATTACCTGCCGAAACAGGACGATTGCCTTGACCTCTTTGATTCCCTTGACCATAAGACCCACCCATAGGAGAACCCATAGGAGAACCACCGAATTGACCCATACCGCCACCTTGGTTCATCCCTAAACCACCTCGGTTATAACCTCCACCTTGTTGTTGAGAACCTGTACTTAACCCAGCACTCTCAATAACTTGACGAGCGTCATAAGATAAAGTGAAGAAAGAACCTAATAGACCTAAGAAACTAAAACCTTGCTCTTGGTTGTTTTGTGTTCGACTCATAAAATATTCTCTGGGTCCAGACCATACGATAGATACCACATCCACCGCAGTTTGGAAAAAGAAACCAAACATAGCTAATACCCACAAGCTATTTGCTGCAAACATTAAAACAGAACCAATTGGAGCTGTAAAATCCACTGCCGAATCCCAAGTTGACTCTCGAGCCGTATCTACTGCCTTATTCACGCTTTCTAAAGCTTTCTCCTTAGAAGGCTTCGGAACCGACTCACGTACTCGTTGAATCATCTCATTGGCTTGTTCTCTACTCAAGCTACCTGAAGTTTCAGAAGTAGTTGATGAACCCTCTGGTACTCCACCTAATGAATCTGTATTCGCAAAAACAGTGTTAGGTAATAAAACAAGAGTATTTAAGAATACTACACTACGCAAAGCAAACTTGCGACCTGTAAACTCTCTATCTAATACTAAATTTGTAAGTTTTCCCAAAACTTGCACCAACTTTCTGACTACTTAACCCTATTTTAGCAAAAAAGTTTTTACTTGACAAGCATTTCTTTTTAAAACAAAAAAGGACATCTTTACCTGCCCTTATTTATTCAAAATTCTTTTATTTTACAAGCAATTCTGCAATTTTGTTAGGTGCAAATCCTTGAAAAGCACTATCAACATCTTCTAAGCCATTTGGAAACGTAACAGGTAAAGCCTTAAAACCTGCACCTTTTAAAATCTCCACATGTTCAGGATTTTCTGGGTTATAAGGAATCTCTTTATAGGAGATACCCTTGGAATTTAAGTTGCGCTTTAACATCTCACAACCGGAACAACGACCATCTTCTTTTCTTTTGGTAAATACGACTACTTCTGACATTTTTCTCACTTTCTTTTACAAATAGCTTCATCAATCACAATTTGACTTAATAAACTCATAGATACTAACAATCACAAAGTATCAAACACCGACTCCAACTGATCGGGAGACAAAACTTCCATAGACAATTGAGCCTTTTCTACAGTATCTTTATGATAGGCTTCTCTCTCTTCTTTGTGTTTTTGAGAAATCTGAGCCGTTTCTTTAACTCTCTCATTACCTTGTAAAATGTTTACCTCTCCTTTGGGAGAAACAACTTCAGAAACAACCGAAGAAGGTGTACTTAAGCCACGATACCCTAAAAGCAACAACTTAGTTTCAATATCCCCACTCGTAACACTATCTAAAAACTCTAGCAGAGCTAAAATCTCTTCGTTGCTAAACTCAGAAAAGAGTTTTGTATATAACTTTAACTCTTTTGAAGTAACACCGGGAACAGATAACCCTAACGTTAAATAAAGACCCCTTTTTGTAAACTCTCGTAACTCTTCTACAAAGGTTCGCAACCCTAAATCTAACATAGCCTTATGTACAGTTTTCGTATACAATACTGTATTCTTAGTTCTTAAATAGTTTATAAAGTCAAAGTAAATACCGCTATTTTTATTATCAACGTTTTTCTCAACGTCTTCATAACGAACAGAACCGTAAGAGCGATAAATATGCTCCAGTAACTTTAAAGACTTACGATAAATACAACCTGAACGAACGGCAATTAACTCTAAACCAGACTTCTCAAAGGCAAAACCCTCCTCCTGAGATACCCGTGTCATTAATTCAACATTATCTGAAACAGTTGGTAACTCAATGTTTATCTCTAAGTCCATCCGAGTTTTTAAGGTATCAATCAATTTCTGTGGGTCTGTTGTACAAAATAAGAAAATAGACCTATCAGGAGCATCTTCCGTAAATTTCAACATACTTTCCTGACCCTTATCCGTAATCAAATGACACTCGTCAAAGATATAAATAGAGTAACCATTGTACATTTTAGGCATAGAAGCTTCTTCAATGAACTGACGAACTTCATCTACTTTCCCTGTACGAGATGAGTCTAACTCTTTAACTGAATAAAGATGTCTTGCATCCGCTGTCTCAATATACTTGTTCAAATCCTGACACATACGACACTTGTTACAAGGTAATAAATACTCTTTATTGTGCCACTTTTTCTCTTGTTTATCTTCACATAATACAAGCTTTGTCAACATACGAGCCATAGTGGTCTTACCACAACCACTTTTACCTGAAATCAGTACACAACTTGGATACCCTTGCTCTGTTTTAGAAGCAAAACGGTTCAAAAGCTTTTGAACAGCTAATTTGTTTCCGACATAATCTTCCACATTTTGGGAACGATATTTAGTTGCAAAATTTTCCGCCATCTTACAAATCTTCTTTCCAACGTTGTACTTCAGCCTGTACTTGCGCTTTTATATCTTCTAAATCTCTCCAAAAGCTCAAGCGTCTCAACTCAAATAGAATCCACTCATCTGTTTCTTTATCAAAGGTTTTAATTACAATATCCGAACCTTTAAAGTTAGAATTTAGTTTAACCACTCTTTCAAGTTCAAGTAAACCTTTGTGATTCTTGTAATAGTCACTAATAGGAATTTCTGCCAAAACATCAGAAGTCTTGACATCTACAAAGGCAACTAAAGGATACCGCTCTTTGTTCTCACGTCTAAGTTTTTCCTTTAAAATTTTGCCCAATTTAGGGAAAATAGCACTTAACTCCCAAGTTAAAAAGTTACAAGCAAAAGGCTCAGAAACCTTACCTGTTTCTTTTTCTGTATACGTCACAACAACGCTATCAAAATGATCTGTAAAAACTCGACCGTCTTTAATATACAACTCATAATCTGCTTTATCATAAGGTAAGCGTGGTAGTTTTACAGAACCACTTTCAACTATCTCAGGGGTAATTGTCATCACCTGCACTTTATAATTTTCGTCAATATAGTACAAAGGAGTGGATTTCCCTACTGGAAACTGAAAAAAATTAACTAAGCTCATGTTTAAACCTTCCTTCTTTTTAGTTCTTTAATTATAACACAATTTAAGGTAAATTACAAGTTTTTATACTAAATCAAGTTAACTAACCAAATAAAAAGAAAATAGCAAGCCATAGCTCACTATCTTCCGCAGTTTAGACGATTAGTGTACCCCTCTAGGTACTTTTTTAGTATAACACAACTAAACTGTCTTTTGCAATAGTTTAACTTAATAATTTTTTATCTGACCGTAAATCAACCCCAAGTGCTTTCTCATAAACCTCTTGAGATACCCCTGCTTTTGCAGAATGTCTCCATAAGCTCTCTTGATACTCTTTACTATTATCCGCTCTTGAACCTACACAGTTAGTCACTACACGCACTCTACCTGACTGCTTATACATAAGCACAGATACTGCTACAGGTACTTGAGACCCTACCTCAAAGTTTGCTGCATAGTTCTGAGGTACTGAAACCTTAGAAATATACCCATTAGACTGGAAGTACATATCTACATAATAGCCTTTATCCACTTTGTAATACAAAGGCAAATAAGCAGAATCCTTACGCTCAAAATACTCTCCACGACTAAATAAGTTGTAACCTACAAAAGTACGGAAAGTATGGTAGAGCATAGTGTAGAAAATAGCAAAACCACCTAAAAATACTAACAAATTCAATGCCGAAATCAAAAACCGAGCAGGAAAAACCATATTCTGAATTTGCTGAGTGTAAATCTCCAAACCCATATCCGCTAAAAACCAAGTAGATACTCCTAGAGTAACCCATAAAGCAGCAGTTCTACAAGCTGAACGAACTTGTTTTCCACGTGTTTCTACACGTTCTCTAAAAAGGCTTGCAATGTTACTTTCAACCTCTAAACGATCAACAATTGCTTGGTCGCCATTCATGTAAACAATATTTGATAATTCCATTTTTCTTTTCTTCTTTCTTTTCTTTTTCTAACTATCTTTATTATATCAAAAAAGAAAATCTTTGTCAAGACTTTCTTTTAAGTTTCTAAAATTATTCTAAATTTAGTAAGAGATACCTTTACTATCTAAAGTTTTCTTCAACTCCTCCATCATAGGAATCCCTTCAGGGTCTACTTTCTTGATAAAATAACACATATTCAAATAGTGACGAACTGCCTTACGAACCTCAATATCGCGCTCAATAACATAGTTACGCATCCAATCTACTTGGTCTTCTAAAGACAAGCTTTTTAGCTCCTTGAACCACTCAATATTCGGTACAAAGACCCCGTTCTCTGATACCGCCAAAGCAAAAGTCTCATCAAACTCAGCAGTAGATTTTCTACGAATCTTACCATACATAGTTTGTACCTGCAAACCACTACGAGAAGCTTTAAAGCCACTGTCACTCATTACACGAGACATATAAGGTACACAAGCACTATCTAAAATAATATCACCAAAGCCATATTTTACAGCACCTTTTAAATGAGAAGTTGAAACTTTACCTTTATACTCTTCCACTTTTGCATAAAAGAGAACAATAGAACCTAAATACAACGCTTTCTCTTTAGATACCGACAAGTCTATATTAGGTAAATAAACCCAAATATGACTAGAAAAAGTTGGTTGATTTTTAATCATCTGAAACCCTTTTTCAGGAGAACCATCTGCTTCTTTAATCAAAGCCAAGACCTCCGACTTAGGTCGAACTCCATAAGTACCTAATAAGGCAGGATTTACCAATAAGATAGAAATACCTTTTGCACTCTCTCTCACATCACAAATTCTACCATAAGCACCGATATATTGACCCTTGTAAGGCTGCAAACCAATTCTAGTCTCCCTCTTCCGATTGATATTTCCTAACTTATCTTGTCGTAAAAAATCCAAACCTAAAATCATACCATGTGTTTGTAATTCAAAGGTTGTTCGATTTGCTTTCCCTTCCACTTTAGTCAAATCAATTAAACGATTATCTATCGCAAAAGGAGTATACATCACACGACCACTTGAAGACTTCTTAGAAGTCTTTTTCTTTGTATGCTTCTTCGCCACAACTATACCTACTTTCTAAAATTAAGATTCCGATATAATTATATCATAAAAGTAACAAAAAGTCAACAAGAGAGAGGGTTAACCCTCTCTCTCTCTCTCTCTGCATTCACTATTTTACATAATGTTCAAAGTATTTCGCAAGATTGACTTGTGAAGATACCGCTGGTTGTTCTTCTTTTGGTTGTTTAGTTCGTGTAGGTTTGGAATTGTTAACTTTTTTATCTGCTTTTGGTTTATTATACTGCTCATATACACCAAATACTTCTCTAAACTCTTCTTTTACACGACTTCCGGGAACTGCAAAAGGTACACCTTTAACATCTTGTGTTTCTTCAAATAAATTTACAGGTAACAATAAACCTTGTGGTAATGTGATATTCAACCGACCTGCAACCATTTTCAAAACTTCTTCTGGAGATTTACCCCCTGCTAAGTTATTCTCCACAATAGCTTTTGCTACATCCATTTTTACAGACTTGGCAGAAGCAACCAAACCTAAGGCAGGTGATAATTTACTAAATAACCCCTCTGGATTATCAGGTACCAATACCGCTTCTCCTCTAGCTTGACGAACTTCAATCGCAAAACTCATTTTACTTGCAATCTTCAAGGCTAAATCTTTTGTCAACTCAGGGTGCAAATCTACTAATTGATCAGCAACAACAGGAAGTGCTTCTCCAATTCCTAAACGATTACCTAACTCTTTACAAGTTTGAGCTAAAGCTAAAAGACCGTAACGAGTGAAAGCCTTAGTTTCACCAATAGCAAATGGTACTTTCTTAATTTCACTAATATTCTCAGATGTTGAAAGTAAACTTGTATTTGGCACATAAGCAATTGAATTTCCACTCGGTTTCACTAATACATCTTCAAAAACTTCTAACTCTTCAATACCATCATTTCGTAGAAGATACCCTGCAATAGCAGTCGCAGGTACATATTTCTTACGAGTAAACACCGTAACCGACTGCAAGTTCGACATAATGACACCAACAACAGAAATACCTTCCGCTCTTGTAGCTTGACTTAAATCAACTTCCTCAGAAACTTCACTTGTAGATGTAACTGCTGAAGGAACTTTTTCTTTCTCTACTTCTGGTTTCTCCAAAGTTACCGGCTCCCCAACCTCTTCTGCAACAACTCGATCAAAAGGCTCAACCGTAGAAACTTCTTCCCCATTTGGTTTTACCTCTACAGTAGGTACTGGATTAACCGCTTCTGTTACTGATAAACCACTAGGTACACGTGGACTCTCTTGACTAGGTGCATTCAATTCTGCGGATACCGCTTCTACTACTTTTTCTAATTTCTCTTCTTTCTTTGGAAGAGTGGGTGCACTACTGCCAAGGTTTAACATACGAACCATTCACATTTTCTCCGTTTCTCTTTTGTTATAAGCATTATAGCATCACCAAATAAAAAAGTCAAGCACCTGCATGCTTAACTTATTTAATAATCGAATCTACGACAACCTTGTCTACATCAGCAACTTTTCGGTATTTGACCGTAACCGTATCACCAACTTTCAATTGACTTGCTAAATCCATTGAAATAACGGTCTTAATACTTGTAGAACCTACAGAAAACTCTGCTTGGTAACTCGCTACTAAATCTGAACCAGCTACCAAATGAACACTCTTTACAGTACCTTTTGCCACTAAAAGCTCTGAGGAGACCGCTTTATCATCAATCGTTTTAACTTCAGTATTGCTTGTTGTGTCTTTAGCTCCGTCCAAAGACTCCGCAGACTGCTCTTTCTTAGGAGTCTCTTTTTTGCCATTCTCTGATTTGGACTTCTTAGACTCTGAACCACCTTCAGGAAATATACGGTCATCTGATGCTTTTACCGTCTTCTCTGTCTTAACTGAAGTATCAATACTTGCACTAGAAGACTTTTTAGCTTTATTATTAAAGAAAACCATCGTTCCAAAAATTAAAAGTGCAACTACTATAACTGTTAAGATAATAGAAAACTTAGACCAATGATGCTTTTCTTTTTTAGTATCATAAGGCTCTTGTTGAAAATCTTGGTAAGGAGCTTGTTGAAAGTTTTGCTGATACCCCTGCTGACCTTGAGTAAACCCTTGTTGGGGTTCTTGTTGATAAGAATTTTGATAAGGTTGCTCAAACTGTTGTTGATTATGCGAAAAATTTCGCTTATGAGCAGGACGGTCTTGTTCAAAGTTGTGACTTTCCAAGTCTCCAACCCAATCAGAACCACTACCTTGAGTATTTTGATGAAATTGATTTCCTTGACTCGGAGCACCCCAATCAGGAACCCCTTGCCAACCTTGATTGTCAGAAGAACCTTTATTCTGCCCAAAATTACGCTGACTCATCTAACACCACCTGTTCTAACTTCTTATCTACTTCTTGCAACTCATAGGAAGTATCACAATCTACAATATCCCCAGTCTCACTGTCAAAACGGAGAACTTCTCTATAATTCTCACCAAACCGTTTAAATAAAACCACAATACCGCTACTATCTACTTCGTAAGCAAATTTACAACGCATAGCAGTCTCTCGATTCAACGGAATCGCTAAAGCTCTCAATAAACGATTAGGGTTAAAAGTTACCCCAGTAGGAGGTTGCCCTGCTAAATCATCAGACCACAGTGTAGATTGACCTCTAAGAGCCTCAGAAACGCTGTTAAACCCTTTGTAAAATTCTTTTCGTATAAACTCTTTGGTTTGACTTAAATCGCGTGAGAAGAAATTCTGGAGCTTTCTAGGAAACTCTTCTGTAACACACCACTCTACTAAGTCTTCTCTAAAATCAGATAAGAACCTATCTTTTGCAAAATAGTTCAAACGAAACTGAACTAAGTAAGGACTCCCTTGTGGCTTGTACTTCTCAAGTAACATGTTCAAAATTTGCACTTGTTCAAAAGCTAATATACTTACAGAAAATTGATTTAGAACCAACTGCACTAAATCTCTATACAAACCTTGTTTACCTAACTCTAATACACTTAATGAAAGTGGAATGTCTGATACCACATCTTCTGTTAAAGAAACCTTTAAAGACCAAGGAAATTGACCCTTAAATGAAATATTGTAAGCTAAATCACCTACACCTTTATCTGCAATAAAACGTAAATCTCGAATACGATAGACTAAATTATAACGCTTTTCCAACTCCGTAAAATAAAGGAGAAACCCTTCACGTAAGGCGTCTCGTAAGGTGCTACACCCATTTAAAGAATCTGCAGGTAACACCACTTTTAAATCTTCACTACTATAAAACATACTCACCAACCATCTTTTTCAAACTGCGCAATCCAAGCAACTTCATCAGAAGAATCTTCCGAAGATAGAAAATCATCTAAAATTGACTCATCCAAATTATCCTCTACAGGTTCTTCTTTAACTTCTTCAAAATTAAATCCACCATCAGGCAAATCCACACTAGATTGCAACTTCTGAAACTCGTGCAAAGAAGATACCGATTGAAGCTCTTCTACATCAATTGTTTTTGTTAATTTCGTTAAAGTCTCTGCAACTCGCAATCGATCTAACTCTTCTATACGACTTTGATAATCTCTATTGAAATCTTCTTGCGCTCTTTTTTCTAGTTGTTCTAAGTTACTTAAATAACGCCTCGTTAAATTCAAACCCTCGAAGCGGTTATTCGTCCCAATACCAATAACCTCTTCTACACGCTCAACCGAAGAAACAACATGAGATTGAGAATCCCCACTATCTGATAAAATCTCATGAATAGTGGGATACCCTCTCCTATAAGCAGACTTGGCTTGCTCTTTATAATAAGCTTGTACTTTCTCTAAACTCACAAAACCACCTTCTTATCATTGAGAAGACTTGTTATTCTTGTCTTTGTTCAGTAAGTTACTTGCATCAAAACTACTTACCTCAAAACGACCCGGATACTTCGCAATCGCTAAGTCATACTCTTTTAAGATATTATTTACAACAGTTTCACCTTCACTGTACTTAGCGTAGTTATCTAAATCTTTATCATTTGTAACAAGCCAACCACCTGCACCAGTTTTCATCAAAGTCAAGTTAATAGTAACTGCTTTTTTCTGAGATGCTTCAGATTTCCAATAATTTGTAACATACTCATACAAGAAATTACGAGCCTTTGTCGAATCTGCTTCAGTTTTACGGAAAGCAAAGATACCCTTCATCAACTCATCACTATCAGGCTTCCAAAAATCTTTATTTGATAAGTCTAAAGCTTTGATACGAACAGTTACGTTACTCTTATCATCTGCAAAAGTAGCTTGACTTTCAATACTCTCCACTTCTAAACTAAGCAGAAATTGTTGATACATCCCCTTTTTGAAAGACTCTGAGTAGGTAAACTCCGCATCTGCATTGTAATAGGCATTCAAAGTCTTCAATACTTGGTCTTTATAAGCATACTTCTGAGCAGTTGCAAAATCTAACGTAGATAAAGAACGCAAGAAGGTTCTTACTACTTCTTCCTCAGATAAGTTTTGATCCCCTAATGCTAACCGAGTACCTTCCTCAGACCAATAATAACCGTCACCCGCTTCACCAAACTTACGAATCAAACGCTTCTGCTCTTCCTCAAAAGCAGTCAATACAACATCACTCTTTTGTCTACGTTGAGCAGGTTCTTCTGTTTTATCCTTATCTCCTGAATGTATAAGCTTATTACAAGCCCGAACACCAAATAATAAGACAATAATACCGAGAACTATTAAAATCGTGTAGCGAAAACCTTTCTTTCCCCACAACTCTTGTAATTTTTCCATCTGTTTTAAACCGTTAAAACCCTTTCTTAAACCGCATTGTTACCCAAAATCCAGCTCACTTGGAATGTCAAATGATTCGCTCACTACAGGTGAAACTACTTCTACCTCTGCTTTTCTTCCTGTAATATAGTTAAAGCGCTCTGGTTCTTCTTGAATCATATCATAAACAACACGTAAATAAGCTGTTGAATAATATTCAATACACTCACTAAATCGTAATTGAAATTCTATAATAGATCCAACCGTATAATTACTTACAGAAGTATTGATACCGCTTAATCTTTTCAACCGTGCTAAACTATCTACTAAGAAGGCTGTTTGTTCTTCACTAGACCAAGATTTCGCTAAGTGATTGATTTGACGAACCATATCGGTTTCTGACATCAAAGAATACCGTTTCAACTGCCTTAACTTTGCTTCTTCCTCCTCAGGACTTAGATAGTTTATTTTCTCAATACGACTTAAAGATAATTGTCTTTGCGGATATGCTGACTCTGCAATACCTAAATCATAAAAAGTCAAAAGCAAACGACTCAAACCCTTCATAAGTTTTAATTTACTCTCCTGATAAGTAATAACAGGAGTTAGCTCAAACCCAACTGTTTCAAAGTCTTCAAGTAACAAAGTATCGGTATATAACTCTAAAGCAATTCGAGACTTAGAAGTTAAATTAAACTCACGTAAAGCACCACCTACTCGGTGAGCATCAATTGTAATAATACCTTCCTTAGAACGTTCTTTGAGCTTAGAAACATATCCATTTACGACTGAAACTGGGAGAACCATATACTCACTATCCAAAAATGACAATTGTTTCCTAGGGAAAGTCAATTTATCCTTTGATAAAGAAATACTAGGAAATGGTAATAAACCTGAATTCAAACTGTCTCCAAAACCTTCATAAATCTTCTTCAAGCTTGACTTTTGCCTATCCGACACTGATACCGCTTGTTCTAATAAAGTTAAGTTCAAAGAACCTAACCGAACTTCCTGCTGACCTAAATTAAAACCTTGTAAATCCTTACTATGATAAGGAGAAGTCACAACATAAGCATAAGTGTTTGATAAAACCCATAAGGCAAACTTCAAATCACTAAAAGCTTTAGAAGAACCAATCTCATAAGGTAACTCCTTTAAAGCTGTTTGTCGTAAACGCTCCAATAACAAATCTACTCGACCTTCCGCCTTAAATGACGGATTGAACCGTTCTGAGTTTAAAAACCCTAAAGGCAAACCCTTCTCTGCTAAATAAGAACCCACCTGCCATAATACACGCTCTTGCTCTTTATTAAAAACCAATCGTCTAACCCACCTTTACTAATTCATTAACTGCGCAAACTCTTTTCGAGAAATCTCACCCATCAAATCTGGTAAACCTTTATCAATACACTCAAACAAATTCTCTTTATACATCATATAAAGTAAACCTAAATAATTCTCAAAAGGTAACTTCTCCTTCAAGTAAGTTCGATACCGCTCTGTGCTAATCAAACCGCTATTCTTATAAGCTTCTGCAACACTAGACACACCTTCAAACCACTTAGCTAAAAACTCAGTTTGACTACGAAGACCTACTGACAAGACTGAAGCAAAGACCGTATCAACTCGACCTTTAGGAACTTCTAAAGAACCATCTAACTTAGATAAATACAAGAATAATGCTTCACCATAAGTTAAGTTTGTACTAGAATTACCTAAATAAGCTTCATCAAATTCATCTACCAACTTAAACTTCTTCAAAACTGGTAAACGCAAAACTGCACCTTGTAAATTTAAGACCATAGAACCATCAGACTTATACTGATGAGGTAAGTAAGATTGTAATTGAGCTTCTAAAATATTTTTACCGTCTTCTGCGGATACTCCTTCAACATCAGAATAAACATCAAAAGGAGAAGTTACCTCAACTCGCAAATGAGGAGGCACAGAACCTATTAAATCTTGAGAGTTTTGTTCTGCTAACTGACCTCGCAACTCTTCCCAAGCCTGTCTAAACTGAGAATCGTCTTTACGAGTTGCCAACAACTCTTCCATTTCCTCAGAAATACGGTCTAAAGTTTCATTAGTGTTTGACTTCGTAATCTCAGCTTGAAGTTCTTCTAAAGTACGAATATTAGACAGAGTAGTCTCTACAAATTGCTCTTGCTCCTTAGAGAAACCCTCTGAAACCCAATCTGAAACCTGTTTAGTCAACCGGGAAGATACCGACTTGAAGTTTGAAACACCTTCTAACAAGTTAGTTCGATCTTTAAAGACACCCTCAATTCGGAATAAGGCACCACCTTCATCATCACACAGTTCTAAATCATAACTAGCTAAGTTATCATCTTCTGCAACTTCCAAAGTGCTTAAAGCTTCCCATAACTGCTCACTAGCAGTTAAAGGTAAACTAGAACCCTCTAAAATAACATAAGTCAACTCAACCTCTTTCTTTACTAAAGACTTAATCTTATCTTTCGTTTGAGGTTGATTGATTTTCTCTACAATATTCGATACCGCTACTGCTAAAGCATAACCGCTAGGTCTATAACTAGGCGCTACAATACTTGAACGCTCTAGTGAAACCTCTAATGCAACCATCTTATTTTGCATCACAACTCCCCTTGCTTTTCTTTTCGTACCTGTTGATTTAAAGCAGACCAAAATTCATCAAAGTTTACTAAGTTTGTGAAAATACTTCGTAAATCCTCAGAAACCTTTAACTCCAAGAAAGGTAAAGACAAACCCCCAAAAGTTTCAGGTAATAACTCCAATTCAAATTGACCTTTTTCTCTAATAGGAACAACTAATCGAACACTGCTCTGTATATCTAAACCACCAAAATCATGGGAAATCTTACTCTCCACATAATATTTAGCATCTCGTAAACGTACACCCTGCTTAGACTGCTTCGGTGGAACCCCTTCTACCTCTAATGGATATGACCCACTAACGCTAAAGTAAACCGGTAGTAACTGAAAATTGGAATCTAAATAGTGAACTAACTCTATATCATCTGTATCTGTATAGCGAAAGGTTGAACTTGCTAACTGCAACCCTCTACCACAACTAATTACTCGCGTCAATGAGTGATACCCCTTTCTGTTTTAAACGCTCTAAACTACGCTTTATACTTGTTTTTCGTAAACTGCTCAAAGGAATTAACAACCCCTCTGCTTGAAAACCTGAACCAAACCCTTTTACAAACTCTTTTAGAAACTGCTCTAAATGAACATTCCCACTATGTAATTGAGACTTGGATTCAACCTTGTAAAAGAGTGCTTTATTACCTCTACTAGTTGTTAAATAATAAGGAACTTTAGCTGATTGCCCTTTAGTTCTTGTAAATTCTCCACCTAAACCATTATATAAATTGATTTCAGATAATGGCTCTTGGTTATCTGAGTCCCAACAAATATAATTAAAGAATAAAGGATAAGAACCCTCTTCTTTCTTTGTAAATAAGACTTTATAAGGTGTAAGCGCCTTTACCATCAAGTCAGGATTCTTCTCTAAAGTTTTTTTCAAAACCTTTTCTTGCTGCTCTTTCAACAAGTGATATACCGCTTGAAAGTTGAACTCACTAGACATAAACTCTTGTACTTTCGGATTCGTTGTCTCTATAGCACCTTCTAAAATCAAAGGAAGAATAGACTCTTCTTGATGGCGCTTTAACCCTTGTAGAAACGTCCAACCTTTTGATAAAGGCTCTCCTACTTGCTTTCTTACAAAGCTATAATAAACTTGACCTAAAGATACTTCCAGATTAGTATACCCACCGAAACTAGTTAACTCTTTGTTAATAGACTTAGGCAACCAAACAGGAAATACACTGTTAGATACCCCTTCTGAGAGTTTCACTTGACGAGTTTGAACCTTCTTAGGCACCTGAGATATGGACTTATAAGTGTTAAAAGCAAACTCTTTCTCCAAATAATCAATCTCTTGTTTATATTGTAAGTACCCTATAATTAAATTCAACCCTGTTTGAAATGTATGTCTATGATGAACCACTCTTTTTACATACTCCAAATACCGTAAATCTAAAACTAAAGGAACACCTGTTTTTACATGAGTGTAATTGGTAAAACCTTGTTTATCTAACTCACCTACCAAATACTGAGATAACTCAAATTTACGAGCAACTGTGGGAGAATAGGTAATACCATAATCATAAAGCATCACTTTTAAAACTTCCAAAGCACTGCGCATTTGAAGATACCGCGGGTATAGTGCTTTTGGATTAATTGAAACTTTATAAACCATAAGCACTATACCTTAGATAAAAACAACTCTTGCACAATAATTCCATCAGAAGTTTTTGTCTCTAAAAAAGCATGACCTACAAGATACTTGCTACGCAACCAAGAATCTTTAGCAGCTCGAAAAGCCCCATAAGATAAAGGACGAGCCTGCTTAAAACCATCAGACTCATTATAAACTCCACAAGATACTGTATCCGAACCCTTGAAATATAAACAAGAATAAACCTTTAAAGGAGTAAACTTCATCAAGTCCGTAGTGCTAATGTCATCTAAAGTAAATTCTCCTATTACTCGATTACTTCCATGAGCAAGAATAACCCCCTCAGAACCCACTAATAATTCAACTCCTGTAGGAAAAGAACGCGCTCTTACTAACATAATTTATAACCTCTAAACTGCATTTCCTTAATTTTAACATATTTACTAGGAAAATGCAAGATTTAGAAAGACTTATTTTACTTGGGCATTTAATTTCTCAACCATCTGCTTATAAACACTTTCCAAGTTCTCTAAAGATACCGCTTGAGTAAACAAACCTTCATAATATCGATGAATATACTTTTGACTTACTTCTAACTCTTTCGTTGCCATAAGAGCCGAACCTAAACCAAATTTAAGCGGATAATTAATATCCGTATCAAGAATACCACCTAAGAACTTAGGACTTGTATTGTCTTTATTATTTTGTACTCCTGTAAACCATGCAAGTTTACTATAAGTAAGCTTGAAACCAGTTTCTGTAGTAGTTGAGGCCAACGAAGGTAGCACCAAAGAATCAAAACGCTTCTTCATGCGTATTAAAATACCAACGGATTGCGAGAAACCATGTTCTAAGAACCGAATAACCAAATCTTTCTCAGGTACTAATAAACCATGCTCTGTTACCAAAGAAGTCTTTACAGCAGACCAAGCCCCTAAATTCTTATCATAAGACTCTACACTCGGTACTAAATCTCCTAACAAGCAATACAAGTTGTATAAGGAAACACCTTCAAAGGTATGCTCCATTAAACGATACCGCAAGTTATAAGCTCTCTGCTCTTCCAACTCTTTTAAAATTTGAATACGCAAACTAAATGGTAAAGGTAACTGTAACTCAGTAAACTTATGAACAAAACCTAAAAGGTAATTTAGTTTCGATGTTGGTTTTGCTAAATTATTCTCAAATAAATAATTTAATAACACTAATAAACCATAAGCTAAGTTCTTTTGATACCCTAACTGTTGACTGTACCCATAAGCGTAAGTCAACACCTCATTGAAATAACAAGTCCGGAAACGCACTAACTGATTCTGCACCTGACCTTCAATATTAAAAAAGTCTTGCACACAATCAACACCAAATCGTAAAATCTCCCCAGTTGTCTGCTCTTTTGCTACAAACTCCCATTTAATATCATGCCCTAAAGTACATTTAGCACCACTTTCATGATAATTCAACTCTTCAAAGACCCAAGAACCACCTCCTGCTAAAGTAGCTAATTTATCAGCCTTTTCTCTAAAATAGTTGGTGTCTGTATTTAAGTCTAAATCTAACTTCTCAACACCTTCTTCATAAAAACCTTCTTGTAAAAACCATCGAGATAATAGTTGTCTCTGTTCTTCACTAAAAGTCTCTGAGAAATACTTGGCATAAGAAGATACCACTGGGTATTGAGAACCTTGAAAGTTCTTTAACACGGAACTAGTAGAACGAGCTAAAACAGGAATTTTCATCGAACCTCCTGCTTGATGCTCAAAATACAAGCCACTAGATTTAATATGCTCTAAGACCTGTTGAGATAATACCCTACTTTTATCAATAAAAGCAGTAGGTACACTAAAAGATTTCTGTTTCTTACCACTCAGTAAATAAAAACCATAACGGTCTTTCTCAGGGAAGTAAATACAAGCTACTTGACGTGGACTTTTAATTCCTAAGTCAGCTAAACTCTCAAATTCAGCTAATAGTTTAGCACCACCATCAACTCTGTTTTTCTCAACTTCTTCTACAGATTTACGCTCAACCATAAGATACCCCTTTCTTTTCAAAAGTATCTACACCACGAGATAAGGAACGCAAAATTGTTTTCCACTGATCATAGCGAACTTTTTCTTCTAAAAGCGAAGCCAAGCGCATAAAATCTAACCCATACCCCAACTCATAACATTGACTTAACACAACATTTAAAGCTCTCGTAGCCCTATCGTCTAAAACTTCGGTAGAATTTTCTCTAATGTACCGTAAAAATTGCTCTGGAGAAACCTTAAAACTCAAAGGAGTGTTATCAAAAGCAGATACCACCGCTTCATCAGAATACAATTCTAAAGCAACATTGCTTGCAATCTGCTTCATACGAAAACGTAAGATACCCTCAGAATAACTTACTAAACCCCAACCAGTGAGAGAACTATTCTCTTCACTAGCAAACTTCACTAATGCTAAATAATCTTTACTCATATTTTTATCAACCTTCTTCTGCTAACGAAACTTCAAACATGACTGGTTCCAAATCCATTGTAGGCTCTAACTGTTCTCTTACCAAGTTCGTTGGAAGATACACACCACCAACCTCTTTTTGAATCTGAAACTCTTCTTCAGGAAATGCAAAGCCTTTTGCAATTAACGTATCTTGCATAACTTTAATTTCCTGTAAACACTCTTCTACACTCTTACCTAAATAATAAATATTTTTTGTCTCTGTGTTGCGCATACGAGAGCGATCTTGTACAACTAAGTACAAAAGAGAACCGTTGGTAAGCATCAAAGAAATACCACCTAAATGATTCGCAACCCGCTTCAAAGATACCGTGACAACCTCAGTCTCTTCTCGATATAACCAATCCTCAGAAATCCAAAAATACTGCAAATAAGCGCCTTCGGCTACTTTATCCGTTCCAACATAATCTATCTGAGGGTCAGGACTCTTATAACTATTCGGTACTTGTATCTTACTAGCACAAGCGATTAAACGATACCCCTTGGGTGCTTTTACACTCTCTATAGACAACTTAGAGAAAGCCTTATGACCATCCTCTGAAAACTCTTTTTTGTTTGAAACAAAGCAAAAATCACAAGTCTCTAACTCTTTGAAAATGTTTTCCGAACTAAAACCCTTAATTGAAACAAAGAACTGCAATTCACTACTTACAGGGCTTTGTGCTAAATCCAAATGCTCCAAACCAAAAACCGAAGGACTCATCTCTTTTACAAGTGACACAGTACGCTTAAACTCTTGCTCAAATATTTTATCCATGTAAGGGGAAGAAGGACTTGGAGAATACCCACCAAAAATATCCATCATCTTAAAAACCCTATCAATTTACTTATTTACGCACCAACGAGATAGATACCACCAAGGCATTGTTATCCCTTGTCATTTCCGCACCACCTAAATCAAACCCACTTGCTAAACCAAAACCAGAAATAGATAAAGGTAGTTTACGACCATTAACCTCAATAGCTAAGGTAAAGTCACTATCTCCTAAGAACCTTTGTTCCAAAGAACTCAAAGCCCTAAAGTCAACCGCAAAGGCAGGAATTTTTTCACCATTCAATTTAGTCGCCAACGGAAGAGAGTTCGTACAAAAAATACCAATTTCTTGTTTTGTACCTAACGGTTGCTGACCTAATTTATCTAAAAAGCGCTTAAAAGCTTCTACAGTTTTTGCTCTTGCTTCTAATGCCTTTTGTCGAACTTCCTTATTACCACCTACCAACTCTTCATAGGTACGCATAGCAGGCTCAAAATCAACCTCTAACATAGCTAACTTATCAGACACGTAATAATAAGAAAAAGCAAGAGAATTATTTACAATATCTGCTACTTTTTCATCTGTCCCTTGAACTACACTATTAGAATCCAAAAAAGCACGTGGAACAGGAGACCAAGTAACCCCTAACTCTAAATTTTTCTGTCCGTGCATAACAGGAATCGCTAACGCTAACTGTTTCTTTGCTGATAACTGATTAATTGAAACCATAATTTTCACCTCAAATTTTTAATTTCTATCTATGTTCAATCTGCATTTCGATTTTTGGTCTGCATTACTAAAAAGAAAAGAGCAGATAACATAACATCTACTCTTTTGACCGTACTTCTTAATACAACAAATAATCTCTCAAATCTGGACCTCCGTCATAAGGCGGAACAATCACTCCATTTACAATCTTCACTAACAAAGGTACACCACTAACTCCACCTGATAAAAGTCTATACTCTTCTGGAGATACCGCTTGGATGTCAGAAACTTTATCAAACCCTATGTAGTAAACTTTCTTGAAATCGAAACCTGTACTAGTTAACGTATCTTGCAACTTTGGTACAAACTCCTGACAATGAGGACAAGTTTTTACACCTACTAAAACGAAATAACGGTCTTTAGTCGTTTTAGAAAGCTCTATTACCTCCGAAACACTACTTGGAGTAAATTGAGACACCCGATCTTCATACTCTTTGACTTTTTGAGTTTTCATATAGTTTAACGTAAACAGAAATGAGGAAGCCACAAAGACTACCGCTGTTATTGTAATTACAACTTTCTTAAACATACTTATTCCTCTTTCTCTGAATCTGCTTCCGTATCCATAAAAATACCATCCTCAGTTACCGTTTTAATAAAGAAACTGTCAGAATCTTCCGTAGTAGAAACCAAGTAATAAACATCTTGATACTGATCTTCTTTAGGACGATATAAAGTATAACTGTAACTGTAAGTTAAATCTGACTCAGGAGAAGTATAAAATAATCTATCTCCCTTTCGCTCCAAATAAATAACTGAGTCTGACTCTCTTATCAAAGTAAATAAATCCTTATTCCACTTAGTAGAACTTAAATTCTCAGATGTTATAATCTCTTCAGCATCAACTTCATTTTCTTTAGTAGTTTTACTACTGGAGGTAACAACCTCTGTACTTGGAAAAGAATTAGAGGATTGTATTAAATGCACAAACTCAACAACGATAGAGATGCTAAGAAGAACCAACACAACACTTAACTGAAACCAACGTTCTCTTACTAAGACTTTTATTCTTTTCAAACTAAACCCTTACCTTATCTTAATTTTATTACAGAAACAAGGTAAAGCAAGAAACTTGCCTTACCCTACTTCTTCAATTTTCTAATTACTCAGCATCTTTAGTTTCTTCAGCAACGTTTGTAGTTTTCTTTGCATGTACTGACATACCTGCAAGAATAACTCCGATAAGAGCGAAGATACCAAGAATACTTGCAACACGACCTACAATATTAGTTTCTGTTTTCACTTCTGCTTGTTTAGCAACTTCTGCTTTGGCAGTTGTAACCTCTTGTATTTTTTCAGTTACTTTTGAAGCTTCTTCTTTTACTTCATCAGCTTTCACTTCTGCTGCATGAACAACACCATTCATAGATACCGCTGATTGTTTTTCTGCTGATTTAGTAGCTACACTAGGTACTACTGAAATTACCTTAGTAACTACAGCTTTAACCCCAACTGTAGGAAGAATCGCTACAGATTTTACAACCTCACGAACTACTGCATCTGCTAGCACAGGACGAGTATAACTTGCTACATTTGCTACACTTGGTGTAGTAAAGGTTGGTGCTACAGACACCCCACCATTATTATTCACAACAGGAACTTCAACACGTGGAGTTGTTGGAACAACAGGAGCTACAGGTGCAACAGGTGCGCTTGGAACAGATGGAGTTGTTGGAAGTACGTACTCTGGAAGAGCTGGACGAACTTCTGGGATACCCTTTTCTGTTACAGGATGTTTCTTCAATTCTTCTGCTTGAAGACGAGCTTGCTCTGCTTCGTAACTTGCTTTTGCTGTCGCATAAGCCTTATGCGCTTCTTTGGCTACTTTTTCTTTTGCTTCAAGTACTTCTTGCGCAGTTGCTTGGTTTGCTTTTGCTTCTTTGAGCGCTTCTTCTGCATCTTTCAACTCTGCCTTGCGAGTTTCAAGCTCTTTTGCAGCAACTTTCAAATCTTGAACCAACTCTTTTGAAGAAGTAACTTGTGCTTTTGCTTGGTTAAGAGCTTCTTTGGCAACGGATACCGCTTGGGTAGCTTCTTCTGCTTTCTCTTGAAGAGAAGAAAGAGTTGCTTTCTCTGCTTTGGTTTCTTCTTTTGCTTGGTTGAACTCTTTCTCTGCTTGTTTTGCAGTTGCTTTCAACTCTGCCAATTTCGCTTCTTTATCTGCCTTTGTAGCAGACAAAGTAGCAACCAAGGCATTGGCATTTGACAACGCAACAACGGCTTGATTATGAGTTGTTGTAGCAGATTGAAGATTTCGTTTCAATGCAACTGTATCTTTAAGTTGAGATTCTTGGGCTTTCAAGTTTGAGTTTGCAGTTTGCAATGCAGTTTCTGCTTCAACTACAGTTTGGTTAGCAGTTTTAAGAGTTTCTTCTGCTTGGGCTTTTTCTGCTTTTTTAGTAGCTACCAAAGCCTCAGCTTTTTTAACACTATCTGTGTCTCTAGCTTTAGTATATGGATTTTCCACTTCTGTACGACTAAAAGTTGAGTTAGCCATGAATGTTTCTGGGATACCCGGTACTGTGTGCAAAGTATACATACCTGCTACTTGACTAGCACCAAAACCTCCGTAATAAAGAGTAGTGTCACCTTTTTCAAAACCAAGTGTACCACGAGTATGTCCATAATCATTTTCTGTAGATACAAACATAACCAAAGACTCATAGAGTTTAGTACGAATTTCTGACTTAGTTAAGTATTCTAATTCAGACTTCTTCTTAGGATTAGTTTCAATAAAGTTTACTGAGTTCTCATAACTTTGAAGCCCTCGACCTTCTCCCTCTTTACGGTCAGTTTCAGACATGCCATCATTCAAACCATACTCTTTAGCAACTTTATTGATACCGATAGCATAGTGTCCATGACCATTTTTCTTAGCACGGTAGCTATCTAGCAACTCAGGGGTAACACCATCTTTTTCGTATTCACGTGCAATTTTATCTGCAAAATGGAAGGAATCCTCAGTCACTTTCACATCAGACAAACCAAGTTGACGACGCATTTGATTTGTTAGGTCTGCGGCATAGAGAGTCAAATCACGTTTAAAATCTTCTGGTAGATTATTCAAATCATATTTCTTAGTATCTTTAGAATCAGATTCTACAGGTACGAAGTGATTGATTTGAGCATTTTCTAATTGTGTTTTCAAGATTTCTGCACGAGTTTCTTTAAACTTAGCAGGAACTTCATCTAAACGATCATTATATTCTCCATTTTCAACAGCTTTCAAGAGAGCTACACGAGTTTTTACAGCTTCAATAAACTTAGGAGCTAAAGTAATTGTACCTTGTTTTGTATTTTGAATAGCTTTCAAAGCAGATACCGCTTGGTTATACTCAGCAGTTAGGTCTGTTACTGCTTTGTCTGCCTTTTCTTGTTCTGCTTTAGCATCCGATACCGCTTGAGTTTTTGTAGCAATATCTGCCTTTGTATCTTCAATTTGTGCTTGAGTAGCTTGATTTGCTTTTTCTGCTTCTTTAAGAGCAGTTTCTGCATCTGTTTGCGCTTGTTTGCTTGTTTTTTCGGCTTCTGTCGCTTCTTTTTGCGCTTCCTTGGCATTTTCTAAGCCTTTACCATTAACCGCGTCTGTGGCGATTTGAACCGCTTCTGTGGCACTTGTAAGTGCTTTTTCTTTTGCAGTTTGTGTAGCTTCTTTTTCTGCTACAACTGCTTCTTGTGCAGATACCGCTTGATTTGCTTCTGTAGATTTTGCTTCTGCATTTTTAAGAGCTTCTTCTTTTGCAGGAACTTCTGCTTCTGCCTTAGTAACTGCTTTCTCAGCTTCTGTAATAACGGCTGGGCTTGCCTTTTTCGCAAAATCCTCTGCACGTTTTACAGCTTCTGTTTTCTCATTGACAAGAGAATCTGCCACCGCAGGAGTAGTTGTTTCCACAACCTCCGCCTTTGGTGCTTCCACATTCACTGGTTTTGGAGCGACTTCTTCTGCGCCTACTGTGTTAAATAGAGAAACTGTAGCAGCTGCGACTGCTGTCATTGCGATTGTTGATTTTTTCATAGGTTAATACCTCTTTCCTTTATTTTATGTAACCATTATAACAAAAATTTTTAAACTTGTCAACACTTTTGTTAAACTTTTTTAATTTTTTTTCTGAAATTAAGTAGAATCACTTTCCTTAAAGTAATTCTACTTCTATTTCTTTAACTAAATGCAATATTTATTTTGCGAACAACATCACGATACCAAGATGTAAACTCTTTATGAGAGGATTGAACTTCTGATTTTTCAAAACCTTCTAAAACTCCATAATCTACTAAAGCATTGTAGATATAAACAATACCTCTGCGACCTACTCCTTTTCGTTTTTGTATTTGATCGAGTCGATAAAGTTCAATAATATCCTTTAAAGTTTTACAACCTGTATTCTTCAAAGCATTCATCTCTTTTGAGTTCAGCAATAAAACTCCAATAGGACTACTTAATTTAAGTTGTTTCTGAGACACTACTCGATCTTCTGTTGTTACTTCTTCACTCTTCTCTTTTATTTGAGCTTCTAATAAACGTAACTGTTGCTCTTTCTGATTAAGAGAAAAAGTATAACGGAAAAGAGAATCAGTCAAATTTCTACGCAAAGTTATCAAAGCTTTTTGCTCTATTTGATTTACTCTATTTCTTGAAGCACCGATGATGTCTCCAATCTCTTCTAAGGTTCTCTCAGATAAGTAACGTAAATGAAGAATATTAATGCTACGTTCATCTAAGTATGTTTCTAAAAACCCTTCAACCTGACTTACAACATCAGCAGATACTCTAAAATCGTCTTTCAAACTATCTAAACCAAATAACTCAATCAATAAATTATAAGGGTAGGATTGACGAATACGACCAAGTTCAACTAAAGAACTTAGTTGATACCCTTCTTTAACACTCTTTTCAACTTCTTTTTCGGTTAAATTTAGAATTTGTCGTAAATCATAAGTATTGATGTTTTTTGTAGAGTTTTCATTCTCCAAAGTGTCATATACAACTTTAGCTCTTTCTAACTTTTCTACTTGTTTCAAACTTAAAAACTCTTCAATAGCTAACGGCTTAGAACCACTTAAACCTAATAAATAATCTAAACTAACTCCATAAAAAGCTGCTAGTTTCATATAAGTATAAACTGAAGTGCTTCCTACAGGACTGCTCTCCAATCTTCGGTAAGTTACAATAGGTACATCAATAGCAGAAGCAATCTCCCCTAAAGAATACTTATGTAACTCTCTCAACTCACGTAGACGTGTTTTTTGCTCTTTTAATAATTGTGTAATTTCTTCTCTCAGCATAATGCTTTTTCACTTTCTTTAATTTTATTTAAGTATATTATATCAAAATAAAAGTAAATTGTCAACTAGAAAATAGTTTTAAATAAATCTTAAACTAAATTAAGATACCACTACGGCTTTTCTCAAAAAGAAAGTATTTTATCAAGTGAAGTGATGATTTACAAAGAAAAAGAGAAAAAGACTTCTGCTGAAAGAAGTCTTTAAAATATAAAAATAACTTTAAGCAAGTCTACAAGCCTTTAGACCTAAGATAATCTAGAGTATTTATCCCGTTCACATCAAATGGAAAATACAAGTTCAATTGCCGTTTCATTAAACCCCATTGTTGTGATAACTCTAAAACACTCCAATTAGATAATTCAGAGTGCAATAAAGAGACAAGCTTAACTACATCAAAATCGTAAGGATACCACTCTACTGCTTTCATGTTGCTTTTTAAAGTAGTTCCAAAAGGTTGCATCTTTATCTGTTTATCTCGATGTAAGTAAACTCTTTCTAAGAAAAGAGAACCCTCACCAACTCCTAAACTAAATCCTTGGTCAAATAACAGTGAAGTCCGATAAGAGCCTGATTCAACATCAAACATCAAACCGAAATTTTGAAAATGCCGATCTGTATTGATAAAGATAGTATCTAAGGTTACGAAAACTGAGAAATACCTATAACTATCTTCATAAGTCACCTCTCCTTTAGAATACCAATGTAATAAATTCTGCAATTCCAATACTCTATCCTTGATAGACATTCTCAAATATCGCTTATCCATCCAATAGTTAAAAATAAACAAGCGTCTGACCTCACTAGATTTAGAAGAGACCTGCTTACTTAATTTTTTAACTAAAGAAGACTCAAAGGTATATAAATACTCTAATACAATTTGAAACATAGGTACAAACGAATATCTAGGCTTATATGAAGGACTTTTACTTATATTTGGAAAGATATACCTGTAAGGTACGAAATCTTTAAAGGAAGTAGATTCTAAAAACAAAAAGACTAGAAACTCAGATAAAGCTTCCCCGCCATGATAATCTACTTTCAAGAAATAATCGCCATCATAGCGCTTCGGTTGATTGCCTTTTGGAGATAAACTCATGACATAGCACCTCCTGCTCTCAAAACATCATAATAAGACTGATACCCTTTATTATAAGGCTCTTCAAACTGCACCCAAAAACCATCTTCCACATCACATGCTCTATGAGATAGTAATTCATCTAATAGGGTTGGGTTTTCTTTACCAATAAGTTTTCTTCGACCCCAATGCTCAGGAATCCTACGAGACTCAAACTCACCCGTGAAACCTCGTTCTGTTAAATCATAGAAAGTAAATCTATTCGCTAATTCAATATCTAAAACCTCTGATTTCACAACATAATCATCACTTAAAACCAAATGTGCTACGTCAGTGTCATAGTGCTTTAAAATTGCTTTAAGTCTCATAAGGATACCTCCTTGTTTCTTTTTAATATAGAAATTCTACCACAAAATTAAGAAAAAGTCAAGAAACCCTTGACTTTCAAATCTCTTATAACAAGTGAAGTAGGTGCAAAAAGTACGATGCCAAAAAGACTAGGATCACACAAGAAAAGACAAATCGAAGACTTTTCTTCATCAATTTCAAAATCAAACCAATTACGAACCCAAAAATAAAGAAAACAAGTAAAGTCACCTTAACTCACCTTATTACTTAAAGAACCCAATAATAGAATCCCACAAAGACTTCACAAAGTTCCCTGCTTTTTCTAACACTCCGTGCTCTTCTGCAGACTTCAAGAATTTACCAACGTTCTCTGAAATAGCATCTTTTAAGTCTCCTAATTGATTTAACACCTCTTTAGAATCAATCGCAGATGTTGACTGATACCCTTTAGCAAACTGTACTAACTGATCTACTTGCTCATCCGACAAGACACCTTCAAGTCCATTTTTCTTCAAGGCTTCTTTTACAATTTGTGCAACTCTCTTATCATCAGCAAGTTTACCTTTACCTTGTTTTTCTTTGGCTAACTCAGTCTTAATTTGAATAAGAGCATTATCCAAGAGTTGACTATCAAACCCTTTCTTATCTTTGTTTGCATCTGCAATTAAGGCAGTTGTTGATACTTCTTGATTAGCAACCTCAGCACGTTTCACATCAACTTCTTGACCATTTGCTTCAAGAGCTTTTGATACCCCTACTAAAGCTGACTCCCCTGTTACTTTTACAGGGGAAGCCACTTCAATTGCTAAATCTGTTGCACCTGCCGTAATGGCAGCGTTTCTGTACTGAGTTTCTGTAACTCGAGTAATATTCTCAGGAGTTACAATCTTAACAGAAATACCTTTACCCTTATCTCTTTTAGCAACCAAAGTAGACGAAATCAGTTTAACCCCTGTTGTATCTGACTCATTCATATATTTACCATAATCTGACTCAGAAACTACTTGGCGCTTCACATTTGAAATATCGTGAATATTAAAGGATTTATTCACTTCTTCTACTTGTTCATCCAATAAACTGCTACCATAAACTAAGGTAGGTTTTCCCCACTTCTCATCAATCGTGTCAGTTTGAATACTAGCATGTGCTACTTGTGTACCAAAACTAAGAGCTAAGACTGATAATGCAGATACCGAGAGTAATTTAACTTTCTTCATAATCAATATCAATTCCTTTATTTAAACTATTTAAACTTACTTAACCATAAGAATGAATTTATTATAACACTGCTTTGAGAAAAATGCAAGAAGAAAACCAAAGTAGGAAACTTTGATTTCGTCATTTTAACCCTTTGGTTACTGCTCTTAGACTTGCATTGTACTCAATGCGTGAAAATCCCATTTGTTTAGCAAGTGGATAATAACTCTTCTGAATTAAGTCCAATAAAGCTTCTTCGGAATCATAGTTTCTACCGAACCAAATTAAGTCATTATAAAGCTCGCCTAACCAATGCAAACTTTTTATTGAAGATAAATCTTCAAAGAGCCAACTACCATTACCGTTACCTTCTACAAACTGTAACTCAAAAGTTTTACCTTTCATACGAGAATTGACATTCACAGTTAATTTGGCAGTATTTTGGTAATTTTTACTATCTGATCTAAACTCAGTTTTTGCAGTGGTTCTGAAAAGTTTGAGCTGATACCCTAACGCACCTGATGGTTTGTAATAAGTTAAAATGTAACCTGACTTATCATAAGAGAAAACAAAGCAATTTTTCTTAATTGATTTATCTGGGAAAGCTTGCATTAGAGCTAAGTAGTTTGTTTTTGCTATCACAACTAAACGTTTTAGAAAGTCTGCGAACTTAACTAAGTCTTGAGTTCTTTTATCTAAATCTTTATAATTCATCCTAACTAAATCCTTCGTTTAAATTTATTTTAACATACATTCAAGCTTTCTGCAATAACAACTAAAAATAGGATACCGTCTTACCAGTACCCCGTCAAAAAGTTAAATTTTTTATTTATTACTGTTATTTTATCACAAGTATTAAAAATTAACAAGGGAAAACACATCCAAAGCAACTAAAACTTAACCCAACAAATCCGTGAAAGTCGCTACAGATACCCCTTGTTGAGAGAAATCGTGGGTTGCTTCCTCTACAGAATCTACAAACTCTGCACCGATAAACTCTGCAAAATCTCTCAAGTTCAAAGCCGTTTGAGACTTACGCTCTACTGCTAAGGTCAATTTCTCACTTGCTTGTTCATTAGGTACTCGACCACCTACTGATAAGTTTGTAAGCACTACTGCGCCTTCAACATTGGTAGCAAAGACCATAGCTTTATCTGTTGGAACACTTGCTTGGAACAAAAGAGAACCATCTTCTACAACAGAAGTTGCTTTCTTGTCCAAAGATTTAGAAATATAAACCTTACAAGCATCAGAATCTAAAGTATTGAAAGGATTCATACTAAAGGTCAACCCTTGCACACCTTCAATCAGCAACCCTTCTGCTGCCAAACCTTGACGGTTTAAACAAGTCATGTCTCCTGTGTAAGTGACACCGCTTATGTTCTCAGAATAGTAACCAACGTGGCGACCGTCTACACTTTGTGCGTGTAAGTCTAAATCACCGTTTTGGTTCCAATAGATACCGATTTGGTAATTGTTCGGGACTGCAATGCGAGTGTACATAGGGTAGGAACCAACGAAAGACTTAGCAGTTGTAGGAAGTGCAATCGAAATATGCTCTTCTGGTTGATAGAACTTCAACTCTTTATCTGCAAAGCGAGACTTAAATTCATCTGCAATGCGCTCCAAGTACAAATCAACCAAAGTATACTCCAAACCACTAATCGGAGTTTGTTTAAGAGCTTTCACAAAAGTTTTACCGTTACGAATACGGTAAAATTGGTAATCACCCTCAACCAAATTACGCAACTCACTCAAATAGTTGTAGTAACGAATAAGCTGGTAGTTTGTGATACCGCTCAAATCTTTTGGAAACTCAGTTATTAACGTCTTAAAGGTATGGTCTTTACGAGAAACCTCAGACAAGCGCTTCATAGCGTTGACTTCTTTTTGCAAACCAAGTTTGCGTAAAGTCAACCACAATTGCTTGTTTGGACGGAAATGGTTTGCTAATGGTTGAAGACCATATTTTGAAGCATAGTTTTTAACTAGAGAAACAATCAAGTCTTTCTTATCTCTTTTGGATAGGTATTGAACTTCGTAGCGCAAATGATTGAATGTCATTTTGTTCTTGTAGTAGTCGGTTGTACCTAAAAGGATGCGAATCAACAAACGCACTAACAACTCTGGGTTTTTAGGTGCGATTTTATAGCGATACCCAAACTCAATTTGAAGCTCTTTATTAGCTTTCTCAGTAATATCTACACCATAATGCTCCACTAAGTCTGCCAAGATTGAAATATCACTTGTAGGTAAAGCCAATGGTTGATTTAGAAATTTCTCTAAATCCTCTCGAACTTCCATGTAAGATTTAATTTCAATGGTTGTCAAATGAGTTTTTAAAGCAGTTTGAAAGGCTTTTTCCTCAGAATTAGGAACGAAGTCCGTACCGAAAAAATCTTTCAACCCACCGTAAGTCATTGCGTAATGGCAAAGACGGTCAAATACCACTTCCTCCCAACTTAAACCTTTACGAACCTCAAAAGTTTCGTAAAAAGTAGCGTTGGCGTTTCTTAAATCAACACCATACAATTTAATCAAAGCGTCTGCAGTCTCTTTTGAAATTGGTTCAAGAGGGTCTACGAGGATACCGTGAGTTAGACACAACTGAGTGTGTTTAAGGTCTCCAACCTCTTTTGTGCTTTCTACAACTTTCAAATATTTTGCTAAAGTTTCAATTTGTGCGTAGTTCATTTCTAACCTACTTCTTTCTATTTTTCCAAACGAAAAGCCCTAAAACAAATGATTTAGAGCTAACAATGTGCGAGTCGTAATAAACCATTCGTAGTAAGGGGCAGTACGTCTTACCAAGTACCACCTACTACGAATATTAAATATCTCCTAAGAAAAGGAACGACTTTATGCAATCAATTTATACTGGCGAGGTGTAAATTCATCAGCTTTATGTTTTCGGTAAAGGAACACCTTTATGCCAAGTATGTTTTAATTATAGCACAACTTGAAAGAATTGTCAAGAGAAAACTATATTCTTACAAAACTTTATGGTAGTAATATGCATCACAATCATCTTCATCAATATAAGCACCAAAGTATCGAGCAAGCTCAGTGAACAAATCAATCGCATTTTGATCCATCCCTAATGATAATGTTGTGAAGTCACGGTTGAACTCCGGATACCCTTTATCGATATTTCGTTCAACCTCCTCTGGATTTAAAACAAAACGGGAATCGTAATAATAGAAAATCTGTCTGTACTCACCTCTGTACAAAACAGTTATAAAACCATACTCTAAGAAGTTTTCATTGTTGCAATAAATAATAGGACAAGGAACCCCTTTTATCGTTTTTGTTTTAGGGCGAGTATTGTACTCTTTGAGTTCTATCTCCTGTTTAATAACTTTATTTTCCGCAACAGGAAAATGACTTATATAATTCAAACCTTCAATAAGGTTTTCTACAGAAACTCTACCGGGAATTGCTACTTTTGTATCATTTGCCATTTTTATTAACCTCTTTTATTTTTAATTAAGTATAACAAAAAAAAAAGAAAGTCAAGAATAAACTTAACCTTCTTTTTAATTATTTAGTTTTCTTCCCAACCAATGTAGCTGAACTTAAAGAAAGCAACCCTAGTCCAATACCAACCAAGGCTAGACTAGTAGATTCTCCTGTATTCGGCAACTCTGCCTGAATAGATTTATTAGTCTGATTTAAACTATCAGACTCACTATCAAAAGACAAAGAATCGGAATTAGATACCGCTTGTGGGTTTACTTTAGTATGTAATAACCCTTCTTGTTTTAAGTTTAAATATTCTTTTAAAGGATTTCTGCTTTCTACTAGTACACTCGTTTGATAGTTCAAAGAACTAGTAACTCCAATAAAATCAACTACTTTCTCAGAAGGACTCACAATATCACTTGTCTTTAACTTCTCTAATTCTTTTGCAACCAATAATTCACCTTTGTACTCAGGAACTTCTAAAACTAACGAATCAGAATCGGAAATACCACCTGTAAATTCAGGCACATCTAAAATTTCAGGAGCAACTTCTTTTGAACCAATAGGAGTCACTGAATTACTCTCATACGTTGGAAACTCTTCTCTAACAAGGGGTTCCGAATCGGAAACACCTCCTGTAAACTCTGCAATAGTCAACACTTCTGGTGCAACTTCCTTAGAACCTACCACAGAAGTCTCAATCTCTTTTGGAGATACCGTTTCTTCTTTCTCTTCTGATAAAGCACCTGTGTACTCAGGAACCTCTAATACCAATGGTTCTGAGTCAGAAACACCACCCTCAAAGGCAGGTAAGTCTTCTTTCACAAGTGGGTCTGAATCAAATAAACCACCTCTAAACTCAACTAACCCCTCAGAAACCAAAGGCTCAGAATCAGATACCCCTCCTGTAAACGCAGGAAGTTCTTCTCGAATAAGTGGCTCTGATTCTGAAACACCACCCCTAAAATCAGGTAATTCTTCTCTTGTAGGTGCAGGTAAAGTTTTCCCTACCTCAGCCTTATTAGACTCTACAGGCTTTGTAGAATTACCCTCAGTTGATGATGCAAGAGGTGGAACCTCTTTTAACCCTTTACGAACAACACGCTCTCTCATAGGTTTAACCTCAACAGTACGAGAGTTCTCTACAACCTTACCGTCAGGCAATACCTTGTAAGTTACCTTAGTAGTTTCTTTACCTACCGAACCCTCAGAAAGAACCTCAGTTTTTCCTTTCTCCAACTCTAAAGAGTCTTCAAAACGCTCTTTAATCGGTAATTCTTTTGTACTACTGTTTGACTTTGTGCCAAGCGTAATTACCGCAGACTTAGGATCTACTTTCTCCTCAGATACACTTGAAGATACCGCTCCACTATACTTATCTACTTTGTAAGTCGTAGTTTTAGTTATCAAACCTTCGGTACCTTTCATAACTGAACGGAAGCCAACTTCTTTTGTGTCATCTCCTCGATAAATCGTACCAAAAGCAATCAATTCTTTTTCCACTTTAGGTTTAATACCTTTATACACTACTCGGTAAATAAGTAGAACACCTTCTTTTTCACCCTTATTTTCTTCTGTACGCTCTTTTCCAACCTCAAGGGTATCATTACCCTCATAAGTGGTAATAACCTCTATTTTGGGCTTCTCCTGCGGTTTAAAAGGGGTTTCTGTTTTATTCTTTTCTTTATCAGATACTACTGTGGGGTTACTTGGCTTTTTATCTTTTGAATCCACTAAGTCCTTATCTTTTTCATCAACTACTACTTCATCTTTTACATAAACAGGGTCTTTTGGATGACCTTCAATATAAGAACGAACCCAATCCAACTGCTCTTTTGATAAAACCAAACCACCACTGCGACTTCCTACAACACCATTTTGGTGAACTCCAATTAAAGCACCTTTATCATTATAAAGACCTCCACCAGACGCTCCGGGTTTTGTACCTTCATAACTAATACCCTCAATACCTGACCCAAAATCAGTAGTACCTACTACCTCACTATCTAAAACAGGAGACAAGCGACCATCAGGGAACCCATAGACCGACACTTTCTCACCTTTCCCAATAGATGTTGATTTTGTAACTACCTCAGCAGGAGATACCGCTTTGAACTCTTCTTTTAAACGAACCAAGGCTAAGTCATTTTTAAAGCCAAATACAGAGTCTTTCTTATTCCAATAAACAATATCATCATCTGAAAAATTCACAGACAACCCATTCGGTAAAGTTGCTTTATAAACGGTATTGGCACGACCTGATTTCGTAATTACCTCAGAACCCTTAGTCGTTAAGAAATTATGAGCTACAGTTAGCACCAAGTTTGGTGCAATTAAAGTACCAGACCCTGAACCGTCAGGAGTTTGAATATGCGTAGTCGCATAGAAATTTGTAGAACCGTTCGGAGCTTGTAGCACCTCTTTACTAGGTACAGGTAAGTTCGATTTACCACTTAAATCAACCTTACCAACCTCAATTCTTGCAAAATCAGAAGAAGGGTTAGAAGATGAGGGAATTACGGAATCTACAACCGCTCTTATAAGCATATTACCTAAAGCTAACTTACTGACATATTCATCAGACCAACTAGTATCACTTGCGAATTTGTTAACAGAAATTCCATTATAAGATACCACCTTGGCTTGTGGTGAGTTTGCAATCAATTGTTTAAAGTCCGAATTCTGTCTCAAATGAAACTCTAAAGCGCTTCCTACAGAACCTTCCTGAACAACCTTATCTGAAATTAAACGATTGCCTTTAATATCTTCTACACGTAAAACTACTCGACCTGTTTCTTCACCTTTTACTAAAGTAGCTCTACCTCTTTCATCAAAACTATACAAAGCACCGTCAATTTCTTGTTCCAAGTCTTTTAAGGCTTTATGATTTTCATCATAGTAGTAACGGTTTGCACCATCTATATACCAACCTTTTATACCGTATTGTTCAATCATGGAACGAATCCAAGCCTTGTGCTTGTCCGTGAAAATAGTACCACCTCCAATACGCTCACTTTCTTTAGCGTTTGAAGTGTTCGTTCCATGTTGGTGAATACCGACTACCTCTCCCTTATCATCAAATAAAGGAGCACCTGAAAAACCTCCTAAAGCTGATGAATGGTAAGTGACTGCACCAGTCTCTTTATTGACACTACTCACAGTTGTTGAAACTGAATAAACTTTACCATCTTTCAAGCGAGCTTTATTTTCTTCACTTAAATTCGGAGTTGAAAAGTCATTGGGATATCCGACCATAGAGATGCTATCACCCGTAGAAACCTCTTTATCACTCAACTCTCTTGAGGAGTCTTCTCCTCCTGTCATAGCTTCTACAGGCTTTTTAGTAACTACTACCGCTAAGTCATTGCCATATTCTTTACCAAAATTCTTCTCATCATATAAATGAATAGAGTCTTTTTCAAGAGCTTCTGATACCCCTGAAGTAGGCACTTTATTGTTCTTTTCCGTCTCTGAGTTCATCACCACATAACTACGAGCAGACTCTCCACCACGCAAGACCGCAGACTTATCCTCTTGGTTTTTATCATAGTAATTATGCGCCACTGTCACCATCACATTTGGTGCAACAAATACCCCACTGCCAGAAGCCGTTTGTTTTCCACTTGTTCCACTATCATAAGTGGTATAAGTCATAGCAACACCTTCTGCAGATTTACTATGAACGTTCACATCTTTTATATCATTACCACCTTGAATAACATCCGCAGAAACCGAAGATACCGCTACAGTATTTGTGTAAAATCCTACAGAAAAGAAAGCCAAACTTAAACAGCCTATTAAACCAAAGCTCTTATGCTTTCTTAGTTTCCCTCGACCTTTTACTTGTAATCCCACACTATAACCACACTTTCTCTGAAATAATCTTTATTATATCACAAACAAAAAGAAAAGCGCAAGAACTATCTTACGCACTTTTCTGCCACCTAATTTTTAGTTACCGTAGTAAGTTGTTGGGTCAATACGAGGGTGTACCCAAGCACCACTTGCATCTACTCGATATCCACCAACCCAAGTATCTACTGCTAATTCTCCGTTATCATAAACATAGTACCACTTACGACCTACTTCAAACCAAGTGCTGGCTTTCATTGTACCATCTCCTTGAAGGTAATACCACTTCTCACCATCTTGAACCCACTCATAAGCCATAGCTCCTGAACCGGGGATGTTATAGTACCACTTCTTGTTGTAGTAAAGCCAACCTTCGTTCATCTCACCTGAATGATTAAAGTAATACCAAGAACCTTTCAAATGATACCAGCCGTTAGCTTGCATATCACCAAATTTATCTAGGTAATACCACTTACCATTGTCTTTCACCCAATCATGTTCCACTGGTTTTCCATTACGTAAGAACTGCCAACGACCATTTGTCTTTTGAATCCAACCTTCAGTTTTAGAAGTCGTATTTGCATTGATACCTGTTGTTACCAAGTAAGGAGCCTTGACTAAGTTCGCACGACCAAAAGATACCCGAACTGTCATGCGATAAAGTCCCTTGTTCGTTTTGAAATCAATTTCCTGACGACCTGCTAAATCAGACTTAACGGTAACAACTTTACCATCAATTTCAAGCACCTTGCCTTTAAAGTCATAAACTTTTAAGTCATGAACACCTTCATCATCTGTTTTGACAATATCCGTATTCACATACTCACGCTTTTTATGCTCAATTGCAATCGTAGTTGTTGCATTTTCTCGACGGTCTTTCTGCTCTTTTTCTCTCTGAGCTTTTGCTTCTTTATCCGCTGAGTTATCAGTTTTGTTTGCATAGACCTTACGAGTTTCTGTACGAATAGATAAATCTGTCTTCGCAGTAGCTCTACGATTTTTTTGTTCTTTTTCTTGTTTTTGAGCTGCTTCTTTACGAGCTGTTTCGCTTGAGTGGTCAACCACCTCTGCACGTCTACGCTCAGTTGTTGTACTTGTATTTTCACTAGCAGAAGCACTAGATACCACTCCTACACTCAAAGCAAAGGCACTTAAAACTGCACCTGACATTAATAATTTCTTCATGTTTTAGTCTTACTTCACTTTCTTTTAATCTTATCTACTAGTTTACCAAACTTAATCTTCTTTTGTCAAGTTTTTCTCTTTTCGACTAGACCAGAACTTAACTAACTCACTACCTAAAATCAAAAATAAAGGCACTAACCAAGTGCCTATAATAAAATAAATTGCTATTGTTACTAATTTATTCAACTTTTCACCAACTCAAAAAACAACATTGAAAATTCTAACCGCTGCCATAAGGTTTCTAATTCATCTTCTTTGGTAAAGACAAACTGCTCTAACTGTTGTCTTCTTTCAGTTTTGATGTCATTACTTTCTACAGTTTTTGCAAGTTTCAACCAGTCTTTTTCTAAACGATCTAAGATAGACAGTTCTTTTGCAGAACTTCTTTCTGTTTTAAATGATTGTGTGGCTTCTAAATCTAATAAACGCTTGCGGTAAGGTTCTGTTAAACACTGTGCTTCTTGAATCTGTCTCAAGTATGATGCAATAGTTTTATCGGATACCGCTACTCTTGTTCTTAAATTGACTGGGTGGAACTGTTCTCTTGTATGTAAGTAAGCAAAAACCTTATAAATATTTTCTTCACGCTTTCCTGCGGAGAGGGAAGCCATCTCTCTTAACTTATTTGACACTCTGTAACCCACCTTCTTTTCTGTGCTTTGCAGTCCGAATCTCAACTACTAAACTTAATAAAAAGTTCATAACCGCATCTTCTTTTATAAAGTACGCAGTTTCTGCTCTACGCAATAACCACAATTCCGCTTTATCAGAGTCTGTAAATTCAAAAGTTTCAAAAAAGCCACTAATTTTTAAATAAAATGGAGACTCCGAACACAGTAAAGAAACCTCTGCTTCAGGAGTAAATACAAAGCCGTCAGTAGTTACTTGATACCCCCAAGCAGATAAAATTACCTTAAAATCAGTATCCCGAAAATCCCTAAGATACCCTGCTAAATGACCTACCTGAACTTTTTCTTTTTCAACATATCGTGGCATATTTTTAAATTGCTTATCCAATTCTTTACGCCAAATGCGAGCAATTAACTTTCGTTTCACTTTCGTCTAACCTGCTTTCTGAAATCAAATTTGTAATCTTAGTTTAGCAAAAAAGTAGAAAAAATTCAAGTAAATCAAAGACTTCTTCTACTCTTATTTTATATTCGTAATTGATAACCTGTAGCAGCTTGGAAAAATTCTGCAAAACCGTAGTCAGAAAGACAGAAAGATACCGACTTAGGTAGCCAAACAATCAAATCTAACGGAATAACATAGTTTTCAGCAAACCTAACGAACTTACTATAAAGACGATTTGCTTTTAAAACTTGTTCTAATGTTTGAGTTGGGTCTACAACCAATATGTGATGCAACTGTTTCAAGTCACTAAGAATAGTGGTGTATTGATTTACGTTCAAGTCTGGGTTATCCAAATCGAAAATATAATCTGCTCTATAGTAATCAAGACGAGTATTCAGTTTAGCAAAGTCATAAATATTAGGTAGGATAAACTGTTTTAAATCTTGAAGGTCTTTCTCTCTTGTAGAATAGAACTTCATAATTGCTAAGTCCTCCCAAGAAAGTACAAAAACAGTCAAATTTGAATAATTCAATTCTTTATCAAATGAAACCTCAGAAATGTCTGGAACTACGAAAATCTTCTCAACATCGTTAGACAGTTGAAAGGTTTGTAACTGCTCAACAGTCAAAGGCAAAGAACCAATGTAATCAATATCTCTTGTTTCTCTATATCCACCTGAAAGCAAGGATACCGCAGAGCCACCTGTGACAATAATTTTAGCAAATTTGTCTTGGCATTCTAGTTCTGAATTTAGTTGACTTAACTTCTCTAAAATCTTATTGTACGACAACGTTTGATAAGGTGTAAACATCTTCTTCTCCTAACTCCTTTGCAAAAGTGCGAGTAGACCAAACTCTTTTAGGTAAGTGAATAGAACCGCTTAAGACCAAATTACAATTCTCCTCAGAATTAAGCCAATTTAAAGCATCAAGCGTTTCTTTTTGCCTTGGTTTATCCAAAGAAAAATAAAGAACTTCGTGTTTTAGAATTAAGCGCATTTTATTAATTAAATCAAGTTTTTCCAAATTAAAACCCTCCGTTCCAATTCCTTTGTTTAGTGTAACATAAACAGAAAACAAGCGCAAGGCTTGTTTAAATCAAGTAAGTTAAGAAGTTGAAACTTTATGAAAATTCCTATCCTCACTAGCTTTGTAACGTTCATCTAGGTAAGCATCAAAATGTAAAGCCAATTTTCTTAACAAATCAACCGTAACTTCATTTGTTATAGCACTTATATAAGTCCTAGACAACTCAAATCTATCTCGTTCTAGCTCATTAGCAAACTCATACAAATATACATGTGCATCGTTGTTGTCTTTTGCAAAATAGTAAGATAAGGAAAACTTTTTACCTCGATACCGCACCATGTACTTACCTGAAATAATACGAGTAGGTAAAGGCGGATACGGACTTGATGGGTCATTTTCTCCAAAATAAGTTTCTTTAACAGAACCTTTAATTACCTCAACCTCAACTGAATCTAAAAAGTGTAATAAATCAGCTTCTTTTAAAAATCCACCAATGGAAACTTGAGAATTTAAAAACATAAAACCTCCAAAAATAATCAAATTAAATTAAATTTAAACGCTCTAATTTGCTCCGTATCGCATTTTAAATCTTTAAAGTATATTTCTACCTCTTTGATAATTGAGACGAAACTGGGGCAAATTAAGACAGTCTGAGAACGAATTAGGACAACTCAGAAGGTGAGGATACCCAATGAGTGTAACTCTCTGAGGTTGTAGGAGTCTCAAAGTTAAAGGTGTGACCCTCTTTTAATGACTTAACTTTGCGAATATAAGTTAAATCATAACCCTCTTCGTAACCGTCACAGTCACAGTTTCGCCCCCAATCATGCTTACATTCACACTCGTATTTTCGATCTAGTTTGTACCACATCTCTTTGAACTTTGCTAAAGACATAATAGAAAAAGTTTTAGTAGTGAACCCTGTTGACTTGTCAGTAGAAGTTACTGTACAAAAATGCAACTCTCTCGGTGTATAAGCCAAAGCAAAAGCGTAAAACATATTTAAAGCGAAACTACCATCTTCATGTTTTATGTAATTAGAAATACCACTATTCTCTGCAAAACCAACTAAACTTTCTAAATCTGCAACTGAAACCTCAGCAAACTCGTGTGGGTTTTTGATACCGAAGTCGTAAAACTCAATAAGGAAAGTACCCACTTCATCTCTTGTTAAGTAAGAGTAATCTTCAAAATCTATAATCTCAACTAAACCTTGGTTTGACGAATTAGACTGTTGGCGCTCTGCTTGAAATTCTTCAAACGTACAGAAACCCTTATGAAAAGTAGACTTAAAATCTGATTTCTTAGTACATTCTAAACCGCCAATTTTATAAGTCTTGTAAGTGAAGTGATTTGCGTACTTTTCCAAAAAGGCAATTAGAGGGTTTTTCTTAGAGCCTGCGATATAGAAATCAATTTGGTTCTGTTGTGCATAAACTAATAACTCTTGAATGTCTGATTGTTTTACGGTTACTGTGTTTACCACTTATACTCCTCCTTACTCCACTTTACCAAACTATTTACAACGCACTTTAGAACGTTCAAATACTTTACCAAATCCAACTTAAATTTTAAAGTTCGTTGAGTTTTACACAAAGTTTCTTGACTCTTGTACTTAAAAATATACCAACTTTTTAAACCGTTTTCTAGGGAAACTCTATCATCAAATAAAATAAGTTTTTCTATGTTTCTGTGATAATCAGACCACTTAATCTCTAAACCGGGAAAAACAACAATAGAATTAACTAAGGTTTCAAGTCTTGTTAAAGCGGAAGTCATCCTAGATACATCATAGTACAGACAATTTCTATCAAAGTTCTCTATCGTTAATAACACATCATCTATCGCCCAATTTAATTCTTTTGAATAACGTCTCACACTGTAATCTACCATAGTTAACTTACTTCCTTTTCCAATTTTCTTTATTATATCAAAAGAAATAAAATTTGTCAAGTAAAAGAGGACTTAAAGTCCTCTAAGGTTTAACCCTCCGCAAATTGTACATAAAGTTCAGATAACAACTCTGTTAACTTCACATAGTCATCGTAAGTAGAAACTCTACGTTTTCGTTGAATACGTTCAATCAACTTAACATAAACACCATTCAAAGGAATGTTTGGAGATTTGTAAATTTCCCACAAAATAGAACGGTAAAAGTCTGGTACATAAAACTCCGAGAAAAGCTCAAGCTCTTCAACAGATTTTTGCAACAAGGATACCCAAACCTTTGCTTTTCTAAGTTCTACTTTAGAATTAGTTTCTAAGTAATTTTTGAAATAGTACAAAATCTGAAAGACTTCATCTTTGTATCGTTCTTCCATCTGTTATCCTCCAATCAATCTTACGAAATTAGAACCTTTTAAGTTCAAGTCGTTGAACTGTTTGTTCAATCCCATAAAGGACATAGTTTTAGCTTTTTCAATAGTCTCTTTCGTACTAAACCAATAATAGTTTAAGTGCCAGTTAAACTCAGAACTATAAATACTAACGTACTCTGTATAAGGTGCTGAACGTGAAAGTTCTTTAACTACATCCGTTAAGTCAAATTGAACAAACTCACCTAACTTCTCAAAACTACTGTCAATTTGTTCTTGAGGTGTACCATCTTCGAAAATCAAATAGAGATTTTTATGCGACCAAACTGAGTCGGAAGAAAGGATACCGAGTGGGATGTTTAATTCTTTCAGCTTTTCTTCTACTTTCTTATAAAGCAACTGTGAAACTTCTTCTGTGTACTTAGCTTTCAATGTGAAATATTCCTTTAGTTTTTGGAACTCTTCTTCCGTCTCATACGGAATATAATTCCAAGGTGTTTTTACAAACTCTGGAAGCAAACGCAAAGTAGACCAGTAATCAGATAGTTCAAACTCCAAATCTTTATCGAGATAATTATTGTACAAAGGAGACCACTCTACTCTCGAAGGTTTGAACTTATCCAAAATACTCAATCGCTCACCGAAAATAAGAGGGAGTTTTACTACTCGATTTGGGTTTTTAAGATTAAATTCTTTGTACCAAACACCAAACAAAAACTCTGGATTTTCTTTGAGTTGAAAGTGCAGCATCTCATACGGGTTTTTATTTTCAAAGACAAAGTAACCTTTTGGATATTCAATATTAAATGGAGTTAAACCCAATGTCTTTAAATACTTCAAGGTACTATCCATCATATCTTTGTTTTGTTTCCCTGCGTGTTTTCGTTTAATTCGTTTGTTCATTTAACTTTACCTACTTTTCTATAACTTTGTCTCTACGGAATGAAACAGTACCTTGAGACGGATTATCAGATAAGGATACCGTGACTTTGTAAACAAAACCTGTTCCTTTTTCTCGGAAATAGTCTGCATAATTTTCCATAGCAACTATAGCATCATCCAAACTAAACCAACGAGCTTTAACTGTAAGACCTCCACGTTCATCCACAGTTACAACATTTTCGTAATAAATAACCGGAGTTAATGGAAAATCGACTTGAGAAGTATTTTGTCGAATCTTTTCTATTTCTTGTTCTTGTAAATAAACCTCTGCTTCTTCTTTTGTTTCAAAAATTTTTGAACCTACTCTGTACTGTTTAATTTCTTCTAATTTCATTTTTATTCTCCTTTTAAATTACTGGATTTGCTGGAAGAGTTTCTAAAACTAGGATACCCTTTGTGCTGAATAGCAAAGTCATAGCATCAACCCCAACTTTAGGAATGTAAGCCAATTCCAAAGTCTCTTTGTTGAATAGATAAACCTTATCTTCATGTTCTAAGTGCGCTTTCTGAATGCGGTAAGCACTCACTTCACTCAGAGAGTTAAACTTAAGATGTTGCACTGTATAACTGTAACCAATTAAGTCAAAAACCAACTCTTCTAAACTTTGGGGTGTTTCAATGACTAAAGTTGGAGCTAAAGTAAATTCTATCGGTTTCATCTTTAGTTTCCTCCGTTTGTACGTTCTTCTGCACTAGTTAAAATATCACTAATTGTTTCCAACTCACTTAAGGTTAAAGACTCAAGCAAATTCAACTTAGTTTTAGATAAAATAATTTTCTTTAGCTTTTTAGTGAGTGAGCTTAGTTCTGCATCCTCTTTAGTTAAGTGTAACATATAATCATGAGGATATGAATTGGCAATTAAACCATCACTATAACGGTACTGATCCTTTCTTGATGTTGTTATATACTTAGTTCCAACTTTCTCAACTACTTCCTCAGTTACCTTACCTACTGTATCTTTCAAATAGTGAGCTGATGCATCAACTTGTTCTATATAAACTATTTGACCTACTTGAAACTCTTGTTTATTGTATTTCACTTGCCGTTCTGACATAATCATACAGCCCTTTTCTAATTTATTTTCTTTATTATACCAAAAATAAGATATTTTGTCAAATATAAAAAGCGAAATCTGTTGATTTCACTTAATCTAAAACTTCTACATAGTTCACTACAAACTGTGCATAAGCTTTTCCTTCTGCTTGCGCCTCAAAAATATAACTTGAAAAATCAGTTCTATTAAGAAAACTTTCCCTTACTTGTAGCAATAAGTCCATAGAATCTACTAAACGAGCTAACTCTGGTAATTTCTCACAAGCCAACTCTACCAAAATATCAGGAACTTTGTCTTCTGAGGATACCGCTCCTAATAGTTCTCTTGACCAAACATGAATGTGCTTGTGTTCTTCTTTATCTAGTGAAATAACAAACATCTAAGCTCCTTTCTACTTAACCTAAGCTAACAGGTATAATCATAAGCTAAAAACTTCTTATTCCTTAGAGGAATGTAAATCGTACCAGTGTAATAATCATCCAAACCCGTTTGGTGGACGAAATAGGACACCGAACACGGGGTTTGTTCTACAAATTCAACTTCTTTATCAATCTTGGAAACAATTCGATAATTCCTACAATTCTCTACGGAGCCACACTCATATTGTCCGTACCAAGTGCCTATCAAATGGTTTACAAACTTATATAGAGTAGCACAGTTTGTATAAATCAAGGAGTTAGTCTTATCCGTTAGGATTGAATATGGAGCTAAACCGTTGCCGAACCCACGGTCATCAAAGGAATACCCGTAATCATAAGTACCACCCAATTCGTCTTGATTTAAGTGTAATGCAGAATATCTTCGCACCAAGTCCTTAATCTTCTTGGGGAGAATAACTCCTGTTTTCTTTTTCTGTCTTTTGTTCATCTTTTCTTTTTTACTGCCTTCTCAATTCTTTCTTTTGCAATATAAAAGTATTGATCAGTTAGTTCCATTCCAATAAAGTTACGACTAGTATTCACACAAGCTACCCCAGTCGAGCCACTACCCATGCAATTATCTAGGACTAAATCACCTTCGTTGGTGTAGGTTTTAATCAACCACTCCAACAAAGCAACTGGTTTCTGAGTAGGATGATAGTTTTCTTTCTGTTGATCCTTTGCGAAAACTTGAACGCTTAGAGGATATCGCTCTGTGGAATCATAACCAACTGTAGATTCTCCATAAGAGTTATAGTTTGTAGCTAAAACTGCTGCTTTAGTTCGTTGTCTTTCAACGGACTTCTTTCTAATTAAGTTACTTGTAACTTTCCTTGGATGACCTTGTGTCATTTGAGGATTATAAGTTGGTAACTTCTTGTAGAAAACCAAAATATTCTCATGTGCTTTCATAGGCATCTTTTTAGCGTTCAGAAAGCCTGTTGGAGCTGTCTTTTGCCAAATGATTTCATATCTCAAATCTTTAAGATTAGATACACCTAATACCTTATCAAAAGGGGTTTGAGCGAATAAGAGAATTACTCCGTTATCTTTTATAATACGATTATATTGTTTCCACAATAACTCCAAATCAATTACACTGTCCCACTTGTTCTTAGTTGTTCCGTAAGGTAAATCGCACAAAATAAGGTCAATGCTTTTACTTGGAATCTCTTTCATAAGTTCAAGGCAGTTGCCTTGTTTTAAATCAATCAAAGTCATAATTCAAACCCTGTAAATAAGCAACTGAACTTGGAGACAAATAATCTACAATAGAGTTATCGCCACATTCGTTAAACGCGCTTTCAAAATGCAAAGGAGAATAATCTGTATAACTGTATTGATCACCTTTATAACCCTCAAAAGTTCTACCAGAAGTTAACTCGTACAAAGCATCTTCTAGTGTCGAAATAGGTACGTAGTCAGACTCTACATCAAAAACTAAGACTGGTTCAGAATAGATACCCCTCCAAGAACCATAACCGCTCAAAGGACGAATCATCAAAGGCAATGTTGTCAAATACTTACAATAGTTTATATCCATTTTTAACTCCGTATTTCATCTAAATTTCTTTCAGTATATCACAAAAACCCTTGAAAGTCAAGGGTTTAAGCACTTAAGTCTACAAGATACTGTGAACTTATATAATCGACAAAGGCACTATCCGTACCGAAATCTCCAATCTCATAACACAACTTCAACCTACCTAAAACTTTGTCTAATTCTTCTAAAGTTGGAAACCAAAGGAAACAGTTTAAGTCATAATGGTTAAACAACAAATTGACGAACAAAGTTGCAGTTCGCTTATTACAATCGTGGAAGAACTGTCTGCGCATGAGGTAAACATAGAACATCAAAATTTGTTCAACCTTAACGTATCGGTCAATGTAGTCAGAACTTAAAGTCTCTTTTAGCAAGTTGAATGTTCTAGTAAACTCAGCTTGCGCTTCTTTTCGAGATACCGAAGGTGGCTGATAAGTAGAACCACTGATAACAACTTGAACATCATCAGAACGGAAATGACCTTCTAGTTGAGGTTTGTCAGTGACACCGTTTGAGATTATCTCATGTAAATCCTCAAAGGTATTCAAGTCCACATCAGAAGAATTGAATAAGTGAACGAAAATCCATGTTTCGTAAAGGTTGTTAATTTCTTTTCTTGTTTTGTAGCCAAAAGTCAACGGTTCAAAATGTGTATTTACGATTTGTTTAACTTCTTGCTTTGTTAGAACGTAATCTTCAAAGACAGTTGAACGAGCTACAATGTCTAATAAGTTGTGACCTAAATAGTCTTGGAATAAGGAAGTCATAAAAATTACCTCTTTAATCTTTATAAGTAAATTTCAAAATAACTCTGTTCAAGTTAGAGCTATAAACCTTCAACTCTAAAGGTGATACTTCACTTAAAAGTTGGTTAAACTCAGAGAGGTAACAAGCTGCTAACTTCTCCATTCGTCTTCTTAAAGTTCCGTGTTGAGGGAAGAACTCAGAATAGATAACAGAAATAGGAAACCAAGCTCGATACCCTGAATGTGTAGTGGTTAGGGTTAAATTATAGTTCTCATCTACTACCAAATAAAGGATTTGGTATTTACGTCCCCACCCAATATAACGGAAATTTTTATTTAACTCTGGTGCAGATAGATAAGTTTTAATCTCATACGGAGTTTGAGATTGAGCTAAAACTTCCCTTAATTTATCTTTTCTCTTAGGACGCTCCCACATCTTTGAAACGAACGCTAAATCGCGTTCTTCTTTTGTCTTAAATAGTTTAACCATTTAAACATATTTCCTCAAATCAATCATTTTCCTTATTATACCAAAATAATATATTTTTGTCAAGATAAAAAGAGGTACAACCTCTTTTAAACTATAAATTTAACCTTCTGGACAACCTATAAAACGATAATAAACCATAGGAATACCTGACCCATTTGTTTTGTAAGCATAAACAAGAAATCCCTGTTTAATAAACTTCTCCGCTTTAGCTTTTGACAAAACTGGAGTTACAATACTCCATCCACTTCGATAATTTTGAGTAACCAACTGATAACAATTACCGTTAAACAGAACTCGATCTTTTTCAGTAATCGTATAAGTTTTGCGACCTATCTTTAATTCAAATGGTTCAAACATAATAACCCCATATGCTCCTATAAACCTACAGACTCTTTAGCTAACTTATCTACTAACTCATTAGAAGACACACCACTATGACCTCTAACCCATATAAAATCAATCTGATGAAGACCCTTCATGTGAGCCAAACTCATCAAATAAGCATGATATTTCGAGATGGGAGAGCTATTTGTCGCTCCCCAACAAGCAACTCCATTTACCTTAACGGTACTAGACGCTGCCCAACGGAAGATACCCTCATAATCACAAATAATCGTAATTGAAGTCAAACCTCTTTTAATAGCATCTTCTATAGCTAAACCAAAAGCAGTAATTTCACCTGCTACGTTACGAGCAGTTGCGAAATTCTCTTTTGAACCAGACTGCGAACCACTTCCTACTAAAGTACCGCTATCATAACAAGCAAAAGCTCCACCATAAACACCCGTTGTTGTGTTAAAAGAACCGTCAACCGCATAAACAAAACCATTTAGACCCATTGTAAATGGATCTATTTCCTCTGCTACTTGAATGCTTCCCGAGATACCGCTACTCGACTTATACGAAACTGCTAAACTTTCTTTAGGAACTACAACAGTGCCTTGTAAAAAAGCTTCTGCTTGCTCTCTTGTTGCAAAACTCTTAAAATCTGCTCCGGGTAAACCTTTCACAATCGCTTCACAAGACTTCCAATCTTCGAAAATCTGATTCGTATTACGAACTGCATAGAATTTTGTTTTCTTTTTTGCCATAATTATCCTTTCATTAATAATCTAAGAGAAATTAAAGTACCTACAACCATCAAAACTTGGGCTATCAAATCTAATTGATATGACCACTTAGTGTTATAAACTAAAATCATAGCTAAACTAGATAAACCTGCATAAATTAAGTTAAATAATAGCGCTGAACTTGCTTGCTTATCTGAAAGTTGTAAATAATATTAAATTTCTGGAGACTGCTTTAAACAAACAAAGCTACTAAACTAAAGTAAGCCTATGATAATCAAAATTTAATCTTACCATCCTTCATATAAAACCACAATGTTGAAAAAACCCCTAAACTATAAAGATATTCAAAAGTCACTGTGTTAAGTTTAGAAACCTTAAACTGTAAAAGTGCAAAATCTACTACAATCAAAAGAAGACAAAATAAACATAAAAACCAAAAAGCAAAATGTAAAAACGCTCTATGTTTAGAATAAGTTGAAAACTTACCAAGTCTAAGATACCGCTGACTTACCTCAATTAAACTATACAACCAAATAAAAGTCAGAAAACTAGTTAAAACAAAATAAAACATAATCAACACCCCATCTAAAGTAACTGAACTGATAGTACCACATAGTTCGGTTGTAAACCTTCAAAACCTTGTAGAATGTAAGTTACTTTAACATAGATAATACGCCCTGTATAGGTACCACCTTGGTATTCCTGTAGCTTTAAAGTATCTCCAACTTGAAAGTTTCTATCGTTGTAACGAATCTCAAACAACTTCTCTTTAGAAACCACTTTTTCAAAATACTCAGGTGCAATTTTTAATTCATGAATCATAAACGAACTAACAAACCTCACTTTACATAAGTAAATAAATCAAAAATACCAAAGTTATCTAAAACTCAACCGATTTTCTAAACTCTTTTAAATATAACTTAGAAACCATAAAATTAAACAAATTGTCAAACTTATAAATAAGTTTACCTGAAGCATCTCGTTTAACATCATCTCCAACTAAGATATAAAATAAAACAGTAACAAAATTAAAGAAACTATAAGCAAAGAAAAGCAATGCAATGACTAATACAAATTCATAACTAATACCAACAAAACTTCCATCAAACACTTTCTTTAAGTCAGGACTCAAAGCTAACAAGAACACAGACCAACTTAGAATAATAGAAAAACCAAATAATAAATATTTAAAAGAGTGATATCTATGCTTTAAATAATCGCTAAACATACTTAATCTCCCCAATCGTAAGGCTCTGCTGTGTCAAATTCTGCAACTAATTGAGGATAACCTACCTCTGTTTTTATCGCTCCGTTTACCAACCCAAATAAGTTTAGACGACCCTCCTCAGAATCATCAAAACCTAAAATCTTCAACTCTACAGAACTATTAGGTGGAAACTGCGACAAAAAACTTATTAATTCTGAAACATTCATTTCAATTCACCTTCCTGCTTAATCAACAAATCCAAATAAGTGTCAATAATCTCAATACACTCTTTGAAAATACGCTCACTATCTAAACTCATAGTCAACGTCTGTGCAGTTCTTAGGATACCCAACTGTTCTTCTGATAAATCTGAAAAGTTCTTTTTGTTAACTTCAGGTGCTAACTCTAAATACTCAGAAACACTTACTTTAGGAGCGCACAAAGCAATATACTTATAAGAATCCTTGGCTTTGTTTAACCAAATTTTCGCTTTCTCTAAGTCTTGGATACCGCCCTTATGTTTATAGCGAATCACATATTCTGTAACTGTAGCAATCATGTGAGGAAAACAAGAATACAAAGAAAAATCCCAAGACTCAATTTTATTTTGTGTATAGCGAGAAGGATTTACCAACTCTTCGTTTTCAACATATTTCTTAGTCATATCGTCTAAACCACACTTTCTATCAAATAAAGAACAAACTACCTACTAATACAATAACAAACAAGATCAAATCCATCACAAAAGTTAACCAATTGAAATTTACATCTGTAATATCTTTTGGACTGAAAAATAAATAAACTAATAAAGAACTCACAGAATGGATTAATATAAAGAACAGAAATCCTTGTACTGGAAATTGAAATTTACCACCAAATAGAGCATCTTTCAAGCCAAACCCAATTACCGTACTAAGAAAACGAAACAAAGCCGTCCAAATTGCAATATCTATAAAAGTTCTTAGCAATAGTTCAAATTTAGACTTACTTCTATTTGTTCTTGTAAAAAATCGGAACTTCATCCTTTACCATCTTTCTAAATAATTTTCTTTTAGTATAACACAAAAACCTTTGAAAGTCAAGGGTTTTACTAACCTAGTAATAGAACTCATTATAATATTCTCTGTAAGACACAGACCAAGAAGTAACTTTAGCTTTTGCAATCTGTGATTCAAAGTTCAAGGAAAGTAACCACTTCCCTGAAGGATACGCAAAATACATAGGGGAGTCTTTATCGACTACTACAACCTTACAACCATAACGCTCACTGTATCCAAATTGAAGAACTTCTTGTGTTGAATAAAGAATTTCACCACCTTTAGTCTTGTACTTTATTTCAATGTAGGAACCAACTCTCATCATCATACCCTCACATAATGTTCAATCGTAAAATCGAACTTATTCTGCTCAACTTTCTCATAAAATTCACTACTTACTAGAGAAAACCTTGAGAAGTCAAAATCTCTAGGGAAATAAGTATCACCGTCTACTTCAGTTTGAACTTGTGTGACAACCAACTCATCTACATAAGTTTCAAACAACTTATAAACTTGGCTTCCACCTACGATATAGAGAGGCTTATCTTGGTTTGTGTACCAAGTTAAAACCTCTTTTACACTTGTTACAACAGTTGCGCCTTCTACTTGATAATCAGATTGTGTAGTCAAAATCAAAGTTTCTCTATTGGGAAGAAGCCGTTTGTTCATACCCTCAAAGGTAACTCGACCCATTAAAATAGCTTGATTTAGTGTTGTTTCTTTAAAATGCTTAAGGTCTTTTGGTAGGTGCCAAGGTAGTTTATTGGACTTACCAATAATACCACTCTTATCCTGCGCCCAAATTGCTACGATTTTCTTTGTCATAAATTTCCTTAAATTAAAACCCTCTAAAACGCTCTCTGCTCCATTTTAAATTTAAACCATATAAAGTATCGAAATTAGATTTAAAATCAAATCTGGGGAAATCTGAGAAGTTTTAGAGGGGTGTTTTTGTTAAGTAATCAAAAATAAAGTTATTGTTGATTAGCTAATACTAAAGCTTCGTAACTCAAATAAAGTGCGTTATCATAGATATAAAACTCAGCAAGAACCTCATGTTCTACACTCTTATACAAACTATCGAAGAAAGAATTTGCAGCCACTTGATTATCTACATAAGCTTGAGAAAGAACGTAATGCTCTGTTCCATAAAGATATAGAGGTTCACCGTTCCAAGTTTCTTCAATGTTTAAAGTTTCACGTCGTAAAAAGATTAGTTTAACATCAAACAAAGTTTTGTTACTAGATTTAAATGGAAGTTGATTAAGAATACTGTTTGAGAAATAATGAACTTGAATGTTGCCACCCAACCCACCTACATCAGTTCGAAGTAAAGTTAAACCTTCAATACCAAGAGTATAAGCCACCGCTTCGGATAGCGCTTGAGAAATAACAAAGTTATTTGCATTTGTTCTATTTGTTTCTAACATAATCTTCTACCTCAATATTTTCTTGTATTTATTATAACAAAAGAAGTCTTATTTGTCAAGTAGAAACTCAGCAAATAAAACTTCTTTCTTTTTAATCTTCTAATTTGTAAATAAAGTAAGCATTAATATAACCTTGCTCCCCTTCAAAACGATTAGGTGTATAAACCACAGACAAACTAGATAAGTCTGGGATACCTCCCCTATCTTGAACATCTTGAAGAGCTTCATCTAGGTATTCTGCTAAACGGTCTGACGACTTCGCTGAGATATGTTTTGTTCTATACTTCAACTTAAAACACCTTTACTATTTACTTATGCTTGGGTTCGTTAACCTTAAACGTAACGTCTTTATAACCTGCTAAAGTCCTTAAATTATCTACACACAAGAAAAATAACTCAGGTTCTCGTTCTCTATCAACACCCCAAGAGGTAATTAACTCAGGAATGAGGAAAGAATCTTTTCCACGAACATGACGCTCTAAAATACGCTCAACGATACCCCAATCAGATATATCAAGTTTTTCTAAACCACCTTCTAAATCTGAGAATAGTTCTGCAATCTCTCTACGAGTAAGGTTTCGCACATCATCTTTAAGTTGAATCCACCTAAATAAATCATGTTCTAAACTCACTATACTTAAAAGGCTAACTTTCTCATAAGAAAGATCTAAACTACTTTGAGGTAGAGCACTCGGCAACTGCGTTAAGTTTAAAACAGTACCTAAAGATAAAGCACTTTCGTAAAAAACTCTCGATCTTCTCTCTAAATAATATCGAAAATGATAGATAGCATTAACCCAATGACTTTTATTTAACAAAGATAAAAATACTTCAACCCCCATCAAGGTATATAAAGCATAATCCACATAAGGAATAACCCCTACATACTCATGCACAAAGAAACTACAAGCCGTCAATAAGACTAAAATCATAATAGCTTGTAAATCTAATAGACGACCTACAAAACGAACAACTTCAACAAACGGTGAAAAGAAATAACGTAAGGCATTTAAAGTATAAAATACAAGAGCCTGTAAAGAACTCAAAGGTTTAACTTTCGCTTTGTAAACCCCACCTAAATTAAATCCTGAATTACCATCCGATAAATAAAACATCAGTCTCTTCTTAGAGTCCCCTTTAAGTAAATCAAAAGAAACTACTGAACCAAAGATACCGAATGAACTGTAATCAGAAGCGTAATAATAACGGTCTTCATAGTCCAAAAAGTAAGTTGGTCGAACTACGCTAGGGAAGAAAATGTCACTCTGAGGTTGGGTACCTCTATAGTAACTATCCTTTAAAGAAACCTTAGTCGAAACTCGACTTACTGTATACTGTTGTGAATTATCCATGATAATTCCTCCTTAGAATAAAAATATTATTTTTAAACTAAGGTTTAGTGTGAATAGAATAGAATTAAATAGAATAAACTAAACTTAGTTTAAGAAGATTTACAACCATATTAGATTATAAACCCAATAAACCAAGTTTTACCAAAATACCCCCAACCTAAGTTGAGGATATTTCTCGAAGGAAATATAAACCAAACGGAGTGATATTCCCTAACGTCCGTTAGAACTCATTACTCTTACTTATTAGTTTAACACAACTTAAAATTGTTGTCAAGAAAAACCTACTGAATTTGATGAACTTCTAAAGGAACTTCACGATTCCAGTCAAAAACTCGTTGTGCTTGTGACTCAGCACTGGAGGCACTATTCCAAAAACGAACTCCAAATTTACTTTGAGTATACTCAATTTGATACCCTTTATCTCTTCTTGAATAAGAAAGTTTTGAGACATAAGCACCAATACGTGGATTATATAAAACAAACTTTTTCATAACCTAAAACTACCTCAACTTACTATTGATTGACTAGTACATTTAAACGAGATAACTCTTCTCTATCTTTATAATTATCCTTCAAAATATACCCCTCAAACCGTACTAAACGGTTTACTAAATCAACTAAATCAGCTTTTCTTTTTACTTCAACATCATAATTAGTTGAAACCGAGTAACCTGCTCCTATTGAACCTTGAATCACCACTTTTGTACTATCTGGTAAAATTACCAACTGTACAAAATCATAACCATACTGTGTCTTGAAAGATAAACGAATGTTGTTCATGTTTTACCTACTTTCTAAGGCTTAATCCCAAGGCATTGTTTGACCAATAGCTCTTAACTCATCATAATGTGCAGAACCACTGACTTCTTGGTATCCATAGGTTAATAAATCTCTTAGTACCCACTTCAAATCTGACTTCTTCGCTACTGCGATGTCAGTCAAAGCAGAAATTGGAGCGCCCATACCATAAGTGCTACCTGTAATTGCTAATTTGCGACCGTCTGGGAGAATCACTGCTTGAACATAATTATCTTTGTACTTTAGTCTAATTCCACGTGTGGAAACTACTGCATTTTCCATAAATTTTACCTACTTTCTTTAGTTTAAGCTAACCAATTACGAACGCTATTTTTGAAGATATTCAAATAATGTTTTAAATAAGAGTCTGATGGAATATCTTTAATCATTTGCATGAGGAAATCAGCGATACCATCACTATTTTCTAAAACAAAAGTTCCAGTTTCACCTAAACCACCTTTATCAGTATAAGCAATGGTCACATAATCTAAATCATCTAAAGACCAAAAACCAAACTCTAATTTAAACAAAAGAGTTCGAGTACCATCTACTAAATCTAATGAAATATAATGGTTCTCAGTATGCTTATACCTAATAAATGTACGACTAGTCAACGACACAAAACCCACTGCAGTGGCTACTGAAGTTTTAGATTTGTTGTAGTGATACCAAAATATGAACTCTCTCAACTGATGAAACAAATCTTCTTTAACTTTACTTTTGAAAACCATAAAACACCTCTCTAACAATAATCTTGTATTGCAGTCAATCCTAACCAAAAAGCTAAAACTTGGTCTTTCTTCCTAATTTGAGGTAGAACTTGTTTTAAGAACATAGTTGGATTGTCTCGTAAATCAACCCAATCACAACGAAGACTTAAACCCTTACCGAACCAAATAGTGCCATTCTCCTTAAATGGTCTACTTGCAATCTCTACTACTTGTCTACTCCCACCAAACTTGTCAATCTTAATATTATGGTAGTCATAACCTGTTGTATCTTGTAAGGTAAAGGAAATAGTACCTTTAGAACAACCTACCCAAACTAAGTATTCCCCACCAAGAGGTGAGAGGATACCGGTAGAAAACTTACCCATAGGGTAAGTAGACTGACCCTCTAAATATTTCAAGAACCAAGTTAACTTCTCTACAACCAACTGCTCTAGTTGGTCTCTTTTTAATCCTTTATATTTACTCATAGCCCACCTTTTAAATCCTCTACATAAAACCCTCTAAAGCACTCAAGAAACAAGCTACTTGGAAATCAGTTGCAATAGAATCTACCAAAACTTCAAATCCACGTGTGAATTGTGGAGAACCCTTTGCAGCGTACTGAGCCACGTGTTCTCTTGAACTTGCAGGTAAAGAGCTTTCTTTCCTAAAGACTGCACCTTCAAAAAATACATCTAACTCAGGAGATACCCCAATATAAAGAGAATGAACTCGCTTACCTGAGTTCTTATTTTCTAGTGATAAATAAACCAAGTCTTTAGCTACTTCTACATAAACTAAATATTTAGCAGAAACCTCAATGGTTTCCCCATTTACACTATCTGCTAAACCAATAACTTTGTCAAAAGTCTTTTCTAAAGCGTGTTGAAGTTGTTGTCTTTTATCTTTACTCATCTTCTTTTTCACTTTCTAAAGCCAATTTAATTTGCTTCGCAATCCTTGATACCACAGGCACTGCAACACTATTTCCCGCTTGTTTGTACAAGTGGCTATTTGCCATTTTCTCCGGGAATTTATATGAACGAGGGAACCCTTGTATGTTAAAACACTCTCTTGGAGTCAGTTTTCTAATTTCCCCATCTTCTGTCAAAATTATCGGTACATTGTTTCCACCAGTTCCCATAGAAGCCAATAAAGTAGGGACTACACCACTTTTATTCTCTCTAATCGTATTTCCTCTACGATACTCATAAATACTACCTACAGACACAATATTATCTCTTAATAAAGGGTAATAGTGCTTATCTTCCCTATAGTAATACTGCTCTTCTACTTTGTCTTCAAAATCAATAACATCAAATACACTCTTAGATAACTCTATTTTCTCAGGAAATTGAAACGACTCATATACCGCTTTATCTTTAAATCCTACAATGTAAATACGCTCTCTACCTTGAGGAATATTACCATATTCAGCAGCGTTCATCACTCGATAAGTCACAAAATAACCTAACTCTTCTAGAGTTGTTAGAATTACTTTAAAAGTATTTCCTTTATCATGGTTCACTAAATTCTTTACATTTTCCAAGAAAATAGCTTGCGGTTGCTTTTCTTCTATAATGCGAGCTAACTCAAAAAACAAAGTTCCTCGACCTTTTTCATCACGGAAACCTCGCCGATACCCCTCAATAGAAAAAGCTTGACAAGGAAAGCCACCAACAATAACATCTACAGTAGGAACCGCAGAAGCAGACACTTCTCGAATATCTCCACCATCCAACTGAACATGAGAAAAATTCAAAGAAAAGGTTTCTCTTGCTTTCGTATCAAATTCGTTTGCATAAATCGTTTTAAAACCTTGTTCTTCAAACCCTAAATCGATACCACCTACTCCTGCAAAGAAAGAAGCGCATGTTAAATCTAAACTGCTCATGAACTAAACCTTCTCTATATTTTCTACCCACAAATCAAGCATCTTACTAAGAGCTTGCAGGTGTTTATCTGTAGTCAAAACCTGTGTTAGCAACTCAAAGCAACTATTATCTAAGTCTTCCACAAATAGACTAACTTCTAAAAATCGGTCTTTCTTACCATGTTTATAAGGATAACTACAAATGTACCAACCAAATTTACCTAAACTATGTATATAGCCATATTTTAGATAAGCAGAATATACTGACCGTTTTGTTCTCTTAGTTTTTAAAGTTAAAGAAACCGAATCATTGTTTAAATCGATACCTAACCTGTAAGCACCGTACTCTTTACTAGGTGTGTTTTTAATTAGAGCAATCACATCAGATTTTCCCATATTTGAAGTTAAGAAACTGAACTGAGAACAAACATGACTTACTATTTCTTTTCTATTCATCTAAACCACCTACTTTAAGATGTGGGTACTCAGCTTTAATATGAACCGAATTTATAAAGTTCGTTAATTTAGGTAACACATCAAAGTACGCAGAAAGTAGCTCTTCTTTATGGATACCTTCATTTACTAATCTTCTTAACTCAGTTAATTCTAAAGTAGAGCGTGTAAACCCTGCAGATTGATCTGCTTTCAATTTCCCTCTAAAACAAGGTGTACTATAACCAATATAAATTTGACCTTGACTAAATACTTTAGGATTGTCTAAAGCTAATCTAAATGAATGTTGTGCAACCTTATTTTCTTTCTTGTATAGAGTTAACCCTAAATCATAAGAAAGATACGAACCTCCATCTATTGCAGTAAAACTCACATCCAACTCATATTTAGAATTACAGTCGATTTGGGTATTATAACCTCCTACAAAAGCAAATTTAGAAATAGAATCTAAGGATTCATAATAACGTTTAAGCTTCCCTACTAAATAATTTTGTTTTTCTTCTGTTGTCCATGTTAGTTTACGCATTTCCTTGATACCCTTTCTCTTTAAGAATTATACAACGGAATCTTATTTAAAGCTATTTTGAAAGCTTTAGCATGTGATTTGGGCATAGACTTTACAAGTTCGTATAATTCTTCTTCAACTATATCAGACTTATAAACTTTCACATAAGATTTTTCATCATCAAACTCACCTTGATTTGTAAAAGGAATAGTTCCGTATTCAAAAATTGGAATTGAGTTATAATTTAAACCTATGAATAACTTTCTTACTGGGCGCTGTGTTGTTTGAGATAACAAGGTCACACCCAAAGTTATTTTTCTTTCTGAACGAGATAAATTATAAATAAACTTAAAACCTCCTGAAACAGTAAAACCTACCAACCCAAAGGAGTTTGTATAAGTCTGAGGAGTCAACTCATAACCTACTTGTCGTATTAGTGAAACCAAATCCTGTTGATCTTTTGTTAAAATCGTCATACATAATACCTCTCAATCAATAAAGTTCTTTTCTAGTTCAATCAAGTTACTGGCTCTCTCCAAACAAGTAACTAACGGAGTTAATAAGTCGTCTCTCTTACAACTTGTTAAAATCATTTGATGAAGGTAAGTCTCAAATGGAACTTGATGTGTAAAACCAGCTTTTAAATCAGTTAAAGCTTTACCTCTACTATACGGTAAACTTGTGAAAGCACAAAAACTAACACTGTCATCTGCACATTCAGGCATGTAAGTAATTTCAAATCTGTGTAACAACGAACCAGAAGAGGTTAAAAGAGTGATACCGAGTGTTCTAGTAAACATGGTTCTAGTAAACTCCACCAACCCTCTATACTCCTCCTGTTCATTTAAGCTAAAACATCTCTCAAAAGGACTCTTAGACCCAAAACAATATAAAGTAAGTCGATTGTGTAAATGTTGCAATCTATCTACTATTCGATCGAGTTTTTCTTCTTTAGATTGTCTTTTAATCAAACTGAAACCCCCTAAACAAAGTTATCCAAACCCTTAAACAAGGCTTGCATTTGAGAATCTGTTAAACAGTCAGACAAGAAATAAGCTACTTCCATAAGTTTTGCATCTGCTAAGTTCTCTAAAATTGAAACCTCTTGAATAAACCCCTTAGAACGTCTATTACATTTAAGTGAAAAGGTAAATACACCTCGGTCTTTATCAAACTCACGAAGAATAAATAACTCACGGATTATATAACCTGTAGTAATATTTGTTAAATTAAAGAGCATATAGGTATACTCTTCAGTTATTACTTTTGAGTAACCAAAATCCCAAATAAAATTTGTCTTAAAGTGCACATCTCTCTTTGTGTCTGGGAAATACTCAAACTGAGTTAAAACATCTAATAATTTATCAGCTAACTGTTTGTCTAAATCTTTTATCATTACAAACCTCACATATCCTTCAAATATAGATATCTTTCGTACAGATACCACTAGAGTGAACCCTCTTACCTAAACAAAATATAACGTAGGCAACTTTCAAACTGCTTCAATTTCACCTTAGATGAAAAAGAATGCACTAAGGATAGAAAATCAGAACTAGACACCTTTACCCCACTTGTAACATAAAAAGTAGTAGCTAATTTTGTATTTACCGAATTTCGCAAATAAGGATGACTTAGTACAAACCATGTTTGACTACCTGCTAATTTAATTTCAAAATAATGAGTCAAAAGTCCTTGATAATACAAACTTAGTTTAAATTCTGTTGAACTGTGAGCATAAGAAAAAGTAAACCTAGAGTCATTTAACAAACAACCAACTTGTTCCACCGTTTCTAAATTTGAAAAACTGCTAAATAACTGATCAATCGTACTTCTAAACAAAGTCACTTCTTTCTTTGTTATATTCATATAACTCTCCTTCTATAAATAATTTTTCTCTAACTCAAAGTATAAATCCTTAAAAAGCAGATTGTTGTAAACCTTTTAAAAATACTTGAACTACATCATAGTTCTTAATATCTGCTATAACAGATAAAATCTCTAAACTACCAAAAGAACTAACCGTTAAATCATGTGCAATAACTTTAGAACTACCTACTAATTTTCCATATTTAAAACTCTGTAACTCTAATTTTAACTCTGAGCTATTAATTTCTTTACTTAAAAGTAAACTACATAAAGGTAAACCTGTAGAAGTTTTATATACCTTCAATTCAAATTTTCTACCAAATGCAGTGAACTCATAAGTATAGTCTTTATCAAAATCAAACTGCTCCGTAAAATAATCAAACTCAGTAGATGTTATCTCTAACCACCTAAAAAGATAAATCATACGTTCAGATAGTTCTTTTTGACTAACAGTTACTTTACTCATAAGTTTATTACATCTCTTTCAAACTTGGATAAAGCTCATGTAGATACCGCAAAAGTAATTTTCCTAAGTAGTTGTATTTCATAAAATCCAACAAACCAACTAAATCCTCAAGTCTTCCATTTGGAGAAACTTCAAACTGAGTAACCTCAGTAATCTCACCTTTTGAATCGTAATGATTTGCTTCTACATACACAATATAAGGTTCAGTCGGAGCAGTTAAAACATCTAAATAATTCGTAACAATCAACTGAAAAACCTGTCGTTTACTTCGGTTATAAAAACGTAAATGAAGATTTGGATTGCGTCTCATAGGGTCATTGTAAATAGAGCCAATAATTTTACCCTCACTTGTTAATTTCATCTTAGGTAAGTGCTTGTTCAAAACCTTGCTACTTAAGAAGTCTTGAATTAAGGTATCTAAACCTAAACGAAGATGACAAAAATCTTTATCTGATAACATTTCTTACTCCCCTTTCACATAAGCTAACCAAGCATTATCTTGGTCTAAAATCACTTGACTTGTAAAGGATCTACGGTGTGGGTTCCAAACTAAACCACTGACACTTTCTTGTTGTGATACCCCTACTCCACTGTCAAAACGAGTAAGTCCATAAACTTCAATAATATTATTTAATTTTGAAGCGTAAGCAGTATCCGTTGCATAACGACCTGTTAAGTGCGCAGTTGCAACATCATAAGAACCGGCCACAGAACGATGCGCACCTTCATATAAAGGAGCTTGCAATAACTCAGCATAATCCTCTAAAGAAGCTCTCCAAGAAGGATATTGACGAAAGGCATCTTGTATTGTATAAGTATTTCCTACACCATCATCTTCCCAAGTCTCAAATACTGCACTTGCGCCATTATAAGAACCTTTGATACCAAATAAGTTGTAGTAAGGAGCAACCGCAAGACCTGAAGTTCCAGACTTACTTTCCAAAATAGCTTGTGCAATCATAACAGAAGGGAATAAATCATATTTATTTGCTAAGTCTTGAGATACCTTTCCTATACGGTCAATAAATTCACTTGTAGTGTCTGTCATCCTCACCGCTTCTTCTGCTTTTGCATCAGGTGTTGTTAAAACATAAGCTGCACCACCTAAAAAAGAAAGACCAACTAAACCAAGTAAAGCCATATTTCTTACAAAATTGGAAGACTTCCTCTTACTAGTCTTACGTTTCTTTTTCTTTACCATTTTGCTATCCTTACTCACTTTCTTCCCAGTTGTTTCTGTTATTCAGTTTACCACAAAATCCGAAAATTATCAAGCATTACCACCATAAATAACATAAAATCTAAACTTATTTTTACGAAAACTAAAAAAGAAAGAACGAACTATCGCTCTTTCTTATTGTTTTATTTTAAGGTCTTCTCGATTATCTCAAATCAACCAAATCAATTAAAACTAAAAACCTCAACCCAACTTAAAGAATCTAAGTTATCTACACCTAAATCATAGGTGCTTATCAATAAGTGTTATAAGCCTTTAGGAGCTTATTTAAGGCTTGTTTATTAATTCATTGTAACTTTCCCCACTTAAGTCATTAAAATCGAATCTGGGGCATTCTAGGGCTTCTGATATACAAAAGAGAGAATATCATTTGAGATACCCTCTCTGCTTGTTTTAATCTTTATTACGAAGTTTAGTAGTTAAACCTAATGAAGAGAATAGACCTACAAGACCTAAAGCTGCTAAACCACTAGAATCTTCCAAACCTGTATTTGGTAACTCTGCTTTAGGAGTTTCGACTTGTTGTGGTGTAACATCAGTTATGACTGTCGTAGTTGAAGTCACAGGAGTATTTGGAATTTTTGATTTTTCTCCCTTATCTGGTACTTTCAACTCTGGCACCTCTAAGTTAGGTACATCATTTGGTGTAGGTTTAATCGGTTTGTCATAGTTAGGTTTCTCAGGAACTTCTGAGATATTAGAATGTTCGATAGGTACAGTATAACTAGGAATCTCAACCTTTGGAGTATCATTTGGAATGGTACCAATTGGTTCAGTATACTCTGGAATTTCTACAACAGGTGGGTCAAGCGGAGTTACCCCACCTTCAAATTCTGGCTTCTCATGAACTTCAGGTGTACCTGGAACTCCAATCGGCTCAGTGTATTCTGGTATATCTACCTTAGGAGCATCGTTTGGAATAGTCCCAATAGGCTCATCATAACTAGGAACCTCAACCTTTGGAGCATCGTTTGGAACAGTTGGATACTCTTCTGTCACTACAACTGGATGATAGTAGTAAGTAACAACGGTTTCAGTTGGTACAATACTTCCAACTTTATTCGTAGGCTCAGAAACCAACTCATAAGTAGTTGTAGTTACTACTTCTTTATTCCCAACTTTAGAATACTCAACTTTGTTTGGAATGTTACGTGACTCAGTACGATACGAAGTTCCAACTCCAAGGTCTGTTTGACTTGAACTTGGGCTTAGAGGAATTGTTGTACCTTCTAAATAATGATGTACTACAATACTACTACGCTTCCTAATTTCATCCACTTTTACAACTTCTTTGTAATAGTAATTGACAACTTTACCCTCAGACGGAACCTTACCATCTTTGTCCTCTGGTACTTTTACTAATTCATAAGTTACAGTTTTAGTAATTCTCTTCTCAGGTGTTTCTTCCACAGTTGCTACTGGCGGAATAGTTTTAGGCTCAGTAGTATAGGTACCACCAATATCATGTTTTCCAAGGTTTTCGCTTGGAGATACCGAGGTGGTAGTTCCCTCTTTGTAGTAATTTACAATTACAGGCGCTTGTTTCTTTGTTTCCTTTACATCTACTTCTTTTACATAGTAGTAATTAACAACTTTACCTCCTACCGGAACATCACCGTCTTTATCTTTAGGTACAGCTTTCAATACCCACTTAGTTGTTGTGGTAATGGTTTTCTCTGGCGTTTCTTCCACAGTTACTACAGATGGAACAACTTTCGGTTCTGTAGTATACTTGCTTCCAATTTCTTTCTTACCTTGGTTCTCAGATGGAACTAAAGACTCAGTAGTACCGTCTTTGTAGTAGTTTACTGTAACTGGAGCTTGTTTCTTAACTTCTTCAACTGTCACCTTTGGTACATAGTAATAGTCTACTACTTTACCTTCAACTGGTACGATACCCTCTGCATCTTTAGGAACTTCTTTCAAGACCCAAGTTGTTGTCTTAGTGATAGTCTTTTCAGGAGTTTCTTCAACCTCTACTACAGGTGGAATATCTCTCTTCTCAGTTGTGTATTTAGAATCAATATCCTTCAATCCTCGGTCGTCACTAGGAGATAATTTCTCAGTTGTACCATCTTTGTAGTAGTTTACCACTACTGAAGCTTGTTTAGGCACTTCTGTTACCTTAACATTCTTCACATAATAGTAATTAACAACTTTTCCTTCTGATGGAACAGTACCAGTTTTATCACTAGGCTCTTCTTTCAATGTCCAAGTTGTTGTAGTAGTTACAGTCTTATTCGGTAACTCTTGCACTTCTACTTTAGGCGGAATTATTGCTGACTCAGTAGTATAACCTGAACCAATGTCAAATTTACCTTTATCAACAGAATCGACCAATTTAATTGTTGTACCATCTTCATAGTGATTTACAACTACTGGCGCTTGTTTCTTAACTACATCTTCTTTAACGATAGGACGGTAGTAATACGTCACTTCTTTTCCTTCTGGTGGAACTGTGCCAGTTTTATCAGTAGGTTCAGATACCAACTCATAAGTTGTGGTCTTAGTTACCACTCTATCCTCTAAATCTTGAACTTCAACTTTAGGAGGAATGTTTGCAGAATTAGTTGTGTAATTTGAATCAATATTCTTCAAACCTTGATTTTCATCATCTGCTAACTTCTCAGTTGTACCTTCTAATAAATGATGAACAATAACTGGCGCTTGTTTTGGCGTTTCGGTTGTGGATACCACTGGGCGGTAATAGTAATTTACTACTTTACCTTCAACCGGTACAGTCCCTTCTTTATCCTCTGGGACTGCTACAAGCTCATAAGTGGTTGTTTTCGTGATTGTTTTATTTGGAAGTTCTTCAACCTCTACCTTTGGTTCAATCACTTTTGTTTCACTTGTGTACTTAGAACCAATTTCTTTTTGACCTTGGTCATCCGAATCAGCCAACTTAGTTGCAGTACCTTCTAAGTAATAGTTAACAATGACAGGCGCTTTCTTCATTACAACATCTTCTTTGACTACTGGTCGGTAGTAATAGTTAACAGTTGTTCCGCCAACTGGTACTTTACCTTCCTTATTGTTAGGTTGTTCTACCAATTCATAAGTAGTCGTTTTAGTAACTGTTCTATCAGCAAAGTCTTGAACTTCGACTTTAGGTTCAATTGTTTTAGTCTCAGAAGTGTAAGTAGTACCGATTACTTTTTCACCTTGGTCATCACTTGGTGCAAGCTTCTCTGTAGTACCCTCTTTGAAGTAGTTGATAGTTACCGGGGCTTGTTTCATCACAACGTTTTCTTTTACTACTGCACGATAAAAGTAATTTACTACTTTTCCACCTACAGGAACGTTGCCGTTCTTATCAATCGGTTCAGAAATTAATTCATATGTAGTTGTGGTTGTGATAACTCGATCTTCTAAGTCTTGAGTGACTACCTTAGGAGTAATAGTTTTAGTTTCCGTTGTGTAAGCTGAACCAATATCTTTTTGCCCTTGCTCGTCGCTAGGAGCGAGTTTGTCTGTAGTACCCTCAAGGTAGTAGTTGGCAGTGACTGGAGCCTGTTTTGCAACTTCTGTTGTCTTAACTACTGCACGGTAGAAGTAATTAACAGTTGTACCACCTTCAGCAATTTTACCATTTGCGTTATCTGGAGTGGCTACCAACTCATAAGTAGTGACTGTCGTAACTGTTTTTTCTGGTAAGTCTTGAACTTCAGTTTTAGAAGGAATTTCTTTAAACTGAGTTGTATAATCAGATTTAACTGGTAAATCTGCTTGGTTTTCACTAGGTGCTAGAGAAGTTGTTGTATTCTCTAAATAATAGTTTACGTTTAGAGGAGCTTTCTTCAAACGATAATAATGAGTTACAGTAGAAGTCCCATCAGCTACAACCTTATAAGCACGAATTGGGGTGATGATTTCACGTTTGTTATAAGTTGTTTCGTTATGAGAACTTTCAGATACCACTTTGAAACCTGATAGATCTTCTCGTTCTCTATCCTCTTGCGTGATATGGAATAAGCCATCTGAAGATGGTTGCAATTCCTTGTTAGGGTCATCTACATCTTCAGAATCTCCTGATGAAACCTTGTAGAACTTAGTTGATGGCACAGTTTCCTTAGTTGTGATAGTAACAGAACCGTCATCATTCACTTTAACGTTACCTGATTTAAGTAGTTCAGAATACTCAGAATCAATAGTCTGAATTTCCGGTTCACTAGATGAAGTTTCGTTTTTATTTATAAGATGCGTAAATTTCTTAGTAGTTGTAGTAACTACATCAAAACCACCATCACCATGTAAAGTATACTCTTTATGAACTGAGGTTACACCCTCTACAGTATCAACTTTAGAAGTAGTTTCCTTTAAGTTTGAGAAAGTTAAACCATCTAAAATTTTAGATACCCCTGTTCCGTTAGGAGAAATTAAATCTCTAGCTTCGTCACTTATAATAAAACCACCAGTATCTCCTGTAAGGTAGTAACCTTTTTTAACTGAACCACTAGCAGTGTTTTCAGTTAAGTAAGCTAACTTAACACCATTCTCAGCTAATTTAGCAGCTACACCTTCCAAATAACTATCTAATTTTGCTTTTGTTTCTACAACTTTAGCCTTATCTTCTGGGCTAGTCGCTTCGTTTTGAGCAAAATCTAGAATTTGATAAATTCTATTATACATTTTCTGCTTTTTAATAGCTGTAGCCAAAGTTGGATTAGTGCTAGGGTCTAAAGGAACATAATCCTTATAGTCGAAGAAAGGTTTCAAATCTTCTTTTATAGACTCGCTTAACCACTCACCACCATCTTCGAAATCAAACAATTCATTTTTATCTACAGTCTTACGAACGTCATCTGCCGTTCCGAAAATACCGTCAGCACCTGCTTCCAAAATATTTGCAGATTCACCTGACCCATTTTGAGCAAGAGAATATGTTGGATTATCAAAGCTAGTGTTTCTATCAACATCTACGGAATTTTCTGCAAAACCAAAAGTGAAACCATTATAACGTTTTACGTTTTTAATAGTCTTGCTATTTCCAACTGCATAAGTATCTTTATCTAAAACAAGAATAGAATCACCTTCTTGAAGTGTTACATTTGCTTTCGTGAAGTCTTTAGCGTTTGCAAGACCCGCTTTCCATTTAGAAACAGCATCTTCATCACTAGATACCCCTGTGGTCTCTACGAATTTACCATATTGACCATCAGCAGTTTCTTCTACTAGATAAACTTTACCTGTCGTTTTTGTATAATCAATTTCCCCTAGTTTGTTGTGCATTCCTTCTGGGGACACACTTGCTTCGATATCGTTGAATTGAGTTTTGCTATATTTAGCTTTATCAGCACCTTCAACTTCAGAACGAGTACGCTCATAAACCTTATCATTTAATTCAAGAGTATCTTGTTTACCTGTTTCCTCAGAAACAGTAATTCCACTCTTATCGGCAGTTGACTCACGGTAATCTTTACCGTCTGTATCTGCGGCAAGACCTTTCTTATCATAAGGAGTTTTAATTGTTCCTTGACCTGTCGCTACTGTTTCAGTTTTCAAAAGTGATTTATCTTCTTCCAACTTATAATTCACAGTAGTCTCAGATGTCACTGTTACAGTATCAGTACCGTCAGCATCACCTTTATTTTCATTAGCTTTAGTAGGTTCAGCAACACCTTTATTCAAGACTGCATCGAATTTAGCAACTTTACTAGTATCAGTATCATCTGTGAAGGTATTCGTATTTGTAGAAGTTGTCTTATCAACACTATCTACCAATGCAACCTCACTTCCACCTGCACCATTTACAACATCTGCCGAAACTGATTGTGTTGTTGTAACTAAACCAACACCTAATGCCAAAATTGTTGCACCGATTAGCTTGGAATCTGTACGTCCGTTTTTATACTTACGGAACGAGAAAATTTCACGTCTGTCTTGTTTAAACATTTTTACCTCACACATACTAAATTTTTAATAATATCAAAAAAAGCCTAATAATCATTTTTATTAAGCTTCTATATAACTTAAAATAAGTCTTTATAAAATTTTAACACATTATCAAAAATATAACAAGAAGAAAACTTTGAAGAATCAAAATGACTATTCATCTGATAATAGAAAATTAAATCCCTTAACTCAGCTATATTATTAAAAACTCTTGTATTAGGACAAATGGACGCATAATATTTATGTGCCAAGTCAACATCTGACAACAAACATACCAAACCTTTAGAAGAAGCCTCAACTGCCGAATTTGCAAAACATTCACTTTGTGAGCATGAAAGATACCCTTGATGACTTTCATAAGGTACTTCTTCTAAAAAGCCTTTAAAATGCACATTTTTAGGTAAATTCTCTTCAGTATAACCTTCTGGTAAATTACCATAAATAGTTAAACTCGAATAAGGTAAGTCTCGAAATACTTCAATCGCCCACTCACACCTTTTTATAAACGTCATATTCCCTACAATACACCAATCAGTTACAGAATTGTACTCTTTTTCTATAATATCATTCACATAAATAGGCGGAAGAAACTTAACTGACTCTGAACCTAATCGCTCTTCCAAAACTGGGCTTGCAACTAAATTTTGACACCATTTTTGTAAGACAAATTTCATTTGAGGGTCTAAAATATTGTAATGAGTATAGGCAAACAAGGTACGACCTGTATTTTGAAAAAACTTCCGAAGTTGTAAAGGGTATTCATTAACCATATCAACAATAAACTTATCATCAACAGTTGAATGTTCTGCTAAATATTTTACCAATAAAGTCCACGACTATCCACTTCACCTGTTCTCAAATTCTCATAAACATGATAAGGACTAGACATATCACCCTTTAACAAGACACCATGACTATCAAATAATTCAAAAATAGTATTATCCTTATTCAAACGATAAAGTAAAGAACTAGTGTAACACTCAACAGAGCCATCTTTAAAATAGACCAAACCAACAAACCCGTCGTTGGTTTTTTCAATTGTAGATACCCCTTTAAGGTTTAAGTCTTCCGTTTTTAAGCATGGGTTTTTCCTTGATAAATCCGACAAATCAAAAATAGAATGATAAAAGTTATTAAACCCTAAATCTGTTAATTTCTCTACAAAATTAGGTACTAAAGTACCCAAATTCGTTAAAACTACTTGATGTTCTAAACCTAAATCTCCTAATATCTTTTGACGTGCTAATTGACTGCTCTCAAAACCAAATTTTCGAACAGGTACTTCTTCCTTTATCGTAAATACTTTCACCATAATTCAATTCATCACATCCTCTAGTCTTAATCCTCGACTTCTTGCTAGTCTTGCACGGAAAGACAAACTTCTCTTATAACGCTCCGATAAACGATAGTACGCAGTTACAACATCTAGCAACATAGCATTATTCTTTGTAACTATTCGAGACCACAAATGCCAATCTTCAAAGCCATTAAAATTGGAATTATACCCACCTACATCGTCAAAAGCGGAACGCTTAAAAAGTACAGTTGAATGATTGAAGACATTTCTGTAAGCAAGACCTAACCACAAGTTTTCTCCTGATAAATAATGTTTGGAGTTTAAATTAACCTTATCCGGTATATCTTCCTCCTCCACTACAACCCTAGAACCTATAAGATCAAGTTGAGGATTTTTCTCTAGTTTATACAAAAGGAAATCAAGGTGCCAAGGCAACCACATATCATCTGCATCTTGTCTAGCTACATAATCCGTATTAGATAAGCTTACTCCACGATTTAAAGTCTCTGAGATACCCTTATGACTGCCTGTGATATACTGAATTCTTTCATCTGATAAGTAAGGCTCACACACCTCCGCTGTATTATCAGTTGAACCATCATCAACAATGATTAGTCGAAAATTTTGATGAGTTTGACTTAAAACAGATTCAATTGATTGACGTATAGTCTTAGCTCCGTTATAAACAGGCATGATAATATCAACAGATGTGTTTGATAGAGATAAATTTCGGTAAGGAATACCTAACTTTGCAATAATATCAGACTCGTAGGTTGTTAAGAGTGTTCGATACCCTTGTGTTGAGACCCCTTCTATATCTTTAACTAGTAAGAGTGCAGTTGAATAAAAACCATGTACCTCTACGAACTCATAATCCTCTAACAACCTGTAAATCTCCTCTTCAAAACAAAAATTAGTTTCTTTTAAGTTAGCTTGATAAAGATTTAAAGGAACTCTAGGGTGGTTATAATAGTAATCAATATTTTGCTCCGCTAACACTTTAGCAGTTAACTTTTGAGTGACTTCTAAATCTTCCTTACCTTGGAGAGAGCTTAAATACTGACCTAGAAAAACCTTCACCGTCTTACCATTCTTAGCTCTATGAAAATGATTGGGTTGAAGATTAAGTTTTAACAAAATCTGCTTTTCTTTAGGGAACAAAGTACACCTGTTAAACACAGTATAATGAGCTTTCGATAAGGACATAACTTCATGTAAAGTAAAGTTTGTATAAGGGATACCCCTATTCGTGTTTTGAGTGTACATATTTTTAGGTACTACTGAGGTGCTACCATCATCAAAAGTGTACAAATTCATGGTGTTAGAGTCTAATGTACTCAAAGCCACAGGGTTATCTAAGCTGGCTAGATAAAGATTAATAATTGACTTACCCTCAAAATAGTTCTTAATATCATGAAAGGCAGTTTCCCCCTCTAAAACAAGAACTTCTCTACAGAAATATTTCATCTTTTCAGCATAGAAATCTTGTCGTAGGTCATTAGACATCTTTAGGTAAACCCCTACAAAATCTTCCTTTACATATTCTACTACCTCTTTGGCTACTAATACCTGAAAGGGTGAAGTACAAAATACAATATTCATTCTACTACCGTCCTTAATTCTAAAGTTCATTTTCTAGTTGAATAGCATAATCTAAGTCAGTTTTACAGTTTATGTCAATATTTAATCTACCTTCTTGGAGTATATAACATAAACTACCACCATAAAACGATTTAGTTCGCAAAAAGCTACCCACCCTTACTCCGAAAAGATTTCCATTAGGATAGTAAAGCAAACCCTGATGTTGACGGTTTGTTTCTTCTGCAAACACTTCCTTTTGCTTTAAAGATGTAGGACTACAAGGCTGGACTACGAGTGATAAATTTATATCTAACTTTTTTACCGTAATTACAGAGTCACACTCCTTTAGCAAACTCAAAACCTTCTTGACATCTTTTTCATACCTGAAAGGACTAGTTGGTTGAAATAAGATTATGAAGTCATCATCCTTTAATTTATACTCAGTAATTACATCTAGAAGAACATCTACCATAGTTGCAAAGGAAGTCGCCAATTCTTTAGGTCTTTTTCTAACAGCGATACCCTTAGACGAGAACTCGGCTTTATTGTAGTCTGTTGTTACAATAATTTTATCAAACAAATTAAGTTCTTTGACGAACTGTATCGTTCTATCAAGCAGGCTTAAGTTAGAAATTTTCTTCAAATTCTTATTTGGTAAACCTACTGAACCCTTTCTTGCAGGAATTACTGCTATCTTCATAAGCAAACACCTTTAATAAAGTTCTAAAATTCTAAAATCCTATTATCATCTACCCTAAATAGAGAATTTATTTATATCTAATTTTATTAATTATCTTATAGTTTACCACAATCCTATCGAAAACGCAAGAAAGAGAGCTTTTTAAGCTCTCCTCACATAATTAATTAATTTTCTAAATCAGACAACTTCTTCCATCTACCAAAACCAAGCAAACCAAGGATACCCCAAACACTAAGTGAGCTAACTGTGAAATCTGTTCCGCTTGTACCTGTGTTTGGTAAGGTAGATTGACTCTCAGAAGCTCTCTTTTGCTCTCTAAGAGGTTTATTTTGTATTAGGTTATTATTTACCCTCTTTTGAAGTCTTCGATTGCTCTGGGGAAATTTGTGGCTTCTCAGGCACGTTTAATTCCGATTTGTCTAGCTGAGAATCACTCATAGGAACAACTCCACCTTTAAATGCGGTTTTAACGTGAACTTCTGGTAGAGCAGTTACAGAAACTACATCTTTTTAAGAGAACTTAAAATCAAAGTCTAATTAGCGAAAAGTTGCACACCGTGGATACCCTGAGCTAAATAATCAATACTCGAACCATCAGTTCTCCAAAAAGCAGAATAAGATAAATCAAAGGCAAATTTACGGTAGTGTTCATCAATCATATTTGCATAGTGACCTGATGAATTACGCCATTGATTGTACAATTGCTCCGCAATTGCTTTTTCACTAAAGGCTTTATAGACATTTTGAGGAATTGTAAACCCAGCTAAATTCTCACCTAACCAACTGTGTTCAAAAGGAGTTCCATTAGTGACTGTTAACCACTCTGTTCCTTTTGTATCCCGCACATGAGCCATAATCTCTCCACGCTCATTCCAAAAGCGAATATGACCGTTCTTCCCAATTTCACTAGCACGTTTTTGTGTTAAAGTAAACAAAGAGTCAGACCAAGATAACTCAGGTCTACCAAGTTGTCTACGTTCAGTATTAACCAACTTCATAACTTCTAACCCAACTTGTTTATGATTGATATAAGTTCCATTATTAAGGCTACCAATTACTTCCTCAGATAAAGGAGCATTCGCAAGTGTAACCAAGGAATAATTATTAGAATTGGCTAAAGTAAGATAATTAGTAAGAGAAGTATTAGTTGCTCGACGATTAACCTCGTCTTGACCTAAAGCTTTGATTTCATCTCCTGTTAAAGTAATATCCTGATGAAAATCCACTATATCCAAGTCAGAAGTATGTTCATGTAAACGATAAAGACCTTCTTCTCCTTTATTACTCCCTACTGGTTTTGTTCCATAACGATATATGTGATAAACAGGTTTCTCCACGGTTTCACTTTTTAAAGTGCTATTTAGAATAACACCCTTTTCACCTATAATATCTTCATAGACTTTCGTAACTTTACCCATACGACCTTCTACAATCTTTTCTCTCTCACCAACTTCTTTCCTAAAATCACCTAAATTAAGAAAAGCGGTTGAAATAGGAGTAACGTCATCTCTACGAACAATCTTAAAGTTATACTCAGGCAAAGTATTCACTAAAATTTCAGGTGTACCTTTTTCATAAAAGATACCTAATGGTTTTTCAGGCTCAATTAAAGGCTCTCCCTTTTCAGATATAATACCTACCGGTTTTTCAGGCTCAACTAAAGGTTCTCCCTTTTCCGAAACAATTCCAACTGGGTTCTCTTCTTGAACTAAAGGTTCTCCTTTTTTAGATACTACATAGATTGGATTTTCTTCTTGTACTAAGGACTCACCTTTTTCAGATATAATACCTACTGGTTTTTCAGGCTCAACTAAAGGCTCTCCTTTTTCAGTAACAATTAACTCTTCTAAAGAAGATTGAACCTCTGGTACACCTTTTTCACTTACATTGCTTGTAGTAGAACTATTGTATATAGGAACATCTTCTCTAACCAAAGGTTCCCCTTTTTCATAAACAACCCCTACTGGATTATCTTCCTGTACTAAAAGTTCTCCTTTTTCATAAATTGTATAAGTAGGATTATCTTCCTGTACTAAAGGTTCTCCTTTTTCATAAATTGTATAAGTAGGATTA